TTACCAAATTTCTCCACTAAGGATGATAAAAATTCCAATGCATCATATGAGAATATTAACGTATCACTTTTTACATCTTTTACTTCTAGCAATTTTATACCTCTTATTCAAAATCAATGTCAACCGTAAGTTTGACATGTAGTTTAGGGACACGTAATTGGTTGGCGAGATTGTGACTTTTTGCATCATCTGCATCCAAAAACCAATCAGCATGACCTCGTTTATGCACATGTTTTAAAAAATAATCGTCTTTTTTACCGCAATTGCGTGCCATCATTGTATATACAATTTGATTCAAGCGATCTGTTTCTTCTGCGCTGGCTTTTATCTCTTCCACTTTTCCGTATTCCATTGAGGAAACATCATGAATCATCACCGTTGCATTGGGATCCATGAATCTCAAACCTTCCTCCCCAAATGAAAATAAAATTGCACCGCAACTCATTGCTTTCCCTTCCACAATGGTAGCCACCGGTACTTCAGAATGCTTAATCGCACTAATCATAGACATAAGGCTGTAAACCTGTCCCCCATAAGAATCAATAACCACCGGAATAACCTTTTGACCGGTGTTGTGGGCATGAGCCATGTCTAATGCAAACTTCTTAGCTGCGTCTTCATCAAATTTGTTAACCCTAATAATGGCAGGATTTTTTCTTAATTCATATTCTTTCAATAAAGGTGATACATTCATCGTCCAATGCATTTACAGTCTCCTATTTAATTACACTTACTATTACCACATGCGGCACAACTTACACAACCTTCCTGATATCTCAAACTATCTTCTGCACTACAATTAGGGCATGCCGCCTTGCCTGGCTTTGTTCCATCCTGGATATAATTTTTTAAAACACGGGCAATTACCTTGGAAAAAGAAAACAGGTCTGCATCTTTATCTTTTTGCAATTGCTCCACAATGTAATTGATGGGCGCACCATGGCGTAAAGCCAACGAAATAGTCCGTGTAAATCCTGCATGGTTGGGATTATCAAAGACTGCCACCACATCTTTCACTGCTAATTCATCACCATTTTTTCCAATTCTCAAATCATAACGAGAATTCTTCGTTTTATAATGATGTTTGATAATTTTTCCCTTACGGTATTTTTTTGGAATCTCTAAATAATTTTGTAAACCACCCATAACCTCATAAGGTCGGCCGCCCATCAAACCGACCAAGATTGTCCATGCCTCACCTTTGATGGTTACATGGTGTATGTGGCATCGCAGCTCATCGGGACGATCAGGAGCATCATATGTTTTAAATTCTGCATCATTATCGGAATTAACCAACACCCCTGTTCGACACCCATCCCTATATACAGTAACGCCTTTACATCCTGTCTTCCAACCTGTCATATATACGTCTTTCACTGTATCTATTGTGGTGTCAGCTGGGAGATTTGTGGTATTGGAAATTGCATGACAGATCCATTTTTGGGCCGCGGCCTGAACCTTTACTTTATTAACCCAATCAATATCATTAGAAGTTGATTTGTAATAAGGTGAATCCTCAATCTGAGTTAAACCGGTTGTTTCCATCCATTGCTTAAACCCATGGTGATATACCTCAAATTCCTGCCATCTATCACCTGAATCATCTACAAAATCCACTCTCCCGCCTATATCATTTTCAGTGAGTTTTTTGCGACGAGTGTATTTAAGAAGATATGCCGGTTCAATACCGGATGTTGTTTGTGTTAATGTAGAAATAGACCCTGCGGGGGCGGTGGTTGTCAATGCGATATTACGACGCCCATATTTCTTGCTCATCTCCAAAATATCAGGGGCAGCCTTCCAAATTCTTTCCAGGAATGTATGGCCTTTTTCCTTTTCATGATCATGTATTTCAAATGGCCCTCTTTCTTTCGCCATTATGCAGGAAGAACGATAGGCATTAATAGACAGTGTTTGGTAAAAGCTTTCCACAACGTCAATAGAACGTTTTGAACCATAACGAATACCCAAGGCTGCTAATGCATCACCCACCCCTGTTACCCCCAGTCCTGTTCTTCTTCCCAGGCGCGCCATAGTTTCGATATTAAGCCAAAGATCTTTCTCAATCTTTTTGACTGTATCAGGCTCTGGATCGTTTTCTATTTTCTCAAGAATTTTTTCAACCTGCTCGATCTCAAGATCGATCATGTCATCCATTAAACGTTGGGCTTTTTGGGTGACCTCGGACATCTTTTTATAATCAAATTCAGCATAAGGGGTAAATGGTTCCTTGACAAACGATAAAAGATTGACCACCATCAATCGACAAGAATCGTACGGCGAAAGAATAATTTCACCGCAATTTTTAACACAGACACCTGAAGATTTTACATATCCTTCCTCAAATGTCGTAATCACGTTATAATTGTGATGCTCATCAACGGTGATGTTGTAAACATCTTCGAATCCAATCTTTTTAACACTAGACACTTTGTGATTGTTAATCACCGCAGATTTAAAATTACTCCATGTGCCAAATCTAAACTTATTTCCCACAAATTGTGGCATGCCCGTTTTCTCTGCATGTTTTTTCCACAAGGTAGGAGTAAATTTTCCACTCTCTAAAAAGATGCTTCTTCCCGCTTCGATTAACTCTTCGTTTGTATACCCAGAATATCTACCGTTTGCCTCTCCGGGGTGGGATGCAAAATATTTTTTCCACTCATCTGTCATTTTATGATATGGATTATTTATACCCATCATTTTTTCTGCATGCAGTTTCCTGTGATCCTCATGAAGCATTAATACTAAATTATCAATATTGTCATTTTTCGAATCAAAGTCAGCATGGTGAATTGCATATTTTTTGCAATCAGTTTCTCCATGATAAAATTTATGAATTAGCCTGTATTGTCGTCTATTTCTCTTTGCACCACCTTTCATGTCGGCGCCGGCATTGCACACCTGACGGTATCCATTTGACTCAAACGTATTGAACGGCATTAAGGAAGTTCCCGGTTCCAGATCTTTTAACTTGATATACTCAAGATCTTTAGTGAGAATTCTGTGATCGGGTGTGGCAACTATTGACGAACCATCATCAAGTATTAATTCCCAAACCTCTTTCTTTTCACCTGTTTTCCGAGGGTTTCTGCCCATACGAATTTCTGTTCTTCCCGTAGATGGATTCGTACAATACACAGGAACATCCACAACCTCTTCAGCTAGCTTCTTAATTGACACTGCGTTTCTACCATCAGCTACAGCAATCAGGGTTTCACCAATAACGCAAGGATTAGTTGATTGAGAACCAAACCCTTCTTCTTCATATATGTCAGAAGGCGTAAGGTTCTTGGCATTATCCCAAAACAACAACCCAGGTTCCGCACATGCATGAGCAGACTCAATAATATCATCCCACAATTCTCTTGCATTTACCCACTCACTCACCTCGGGATTGACGCTATCCACGGGAAACCGCAATTCAACCTTTTTTCCACGCTCAACGGCACGCATAAATTCATCAGAAAGCCTTACTGAAATATTGGCACCTGTCACCCTTGTTAAATCTCGTTTAATCTTTATAAAATCAGAAATTTGAGGATGATGAACTGAAATTGTCAACATTAATGCGCCGCGGCGACCATTTTGAGCCACCTCTCGGCATGAATTAGAAAACCGATCCATAAAAACTTCAATACCATCTGTTGTTCTAGCGCAGTTGGCAGTTGTTCTACCGCGAGGTCGAATGGTTGAAATGTCAAACCCCACCCCGCCGCGGCGTTTGGCAATTTGAACCAATTCCTGATCGGTCTTTAAAATACCTCCATATGAATCATAAGGTGATTCCAACACAAAGCAATTGGAAATAGATTGTACCTGGTATGGATTGCCAATTCCTGACATCGGTGATCCTTGGGGAATAACGTATGCAAAATCTTTAAAAAGACTATAAATCTCATTTTCCGTTAAAGGATTGGGGTACTTAGATTCAATTCTGGCAAATTCTTGTGCTAACCGACGATGCATATCATCAGGAGTGATCTCATGTATATCACCCCCCTTGTCAGTTAATGCATATTTTGTTATAAAAACATTTGCCGCTAATTCATCACCATTAAAATACTGCGTTGATGCCTCAATCGCATTTTTGTAATCAACCATTCTTTTCTCCAACCGCCTCTAGTTTAGTCACCTCTTTCCATTTTTCCTTTAAAAGGATTTTCATATCATTTTCGTCACTACGGACTGCCTCCTCCAACGTTAATTCAGATTCATCAACAATCCGAATCATAGAGCGTGCAGTATCAATGTGGATGGGAAAAAGTAACCCATCCCTACCTGCGCGGTTTTTTGCCACAAAAAGACGGCCGCCGCCCGTGGCCTTTTCAGTAGGCTTGCGAGAAAGTGATATCACCAAATCAGCAACCATGGCTTTACCGTATGCCTCCGACATATTTTCCAAACCTACAATTTCAGAATTAGCCGAATCACGATTAGCCTGACTAGCAGTCCATATGGGAATATTCATATCCATGGATAGATTACGTAATTCTTCATAAATCAATTTCAATTCATGTCTCAAGGAATCATAACTTTTTGTAGAACGCATAATATCCGCGTAATCAATTATTATAATACTGGGAACAAACCCTCGTAATAATAATTTTTCAATATGATTGCGAATTGTCACAACGCTGGCTGATCCTGTAGGGTATTCCTTAATGATCAGGCGACCTAATTCAGCATCTTCATATTTTTTCATTACCTCTTCTTTATGATCCTGAACTTCATTACTAGGAATATTACAAAGGTTTGAATCGTAACGAAGGCCTACTGCGTATTCACTCAGTTCAAACGTATAATGAACTACATTTTTACCATGTCGCATCGCATTGGCACCCATTGCAACCAGGTAATGACTTTTACCAACGCCGGTATTTGCTGTAACCACGCCCAACTCCCCACGACCTAGGCCACCTTGTAAAATATCTTTTGCATCCAGGCGACCGATTCCAGTGGGACATACCTGCCTATTGACTTTAACAAACCGAGCGTCGGCATCTTCAAAAAAATCATGACCAGTAGAATGAGGCATGCCAACTGCCACCGCCGTCTTCATCAAATCCACCACACTCTCAAATTTGTCTGTTTGGATTAATTCAACAGCCTGTTCCAGTGCCTCCTTGAACGCCTGTCTTTTACAAAAATCAAGCGATTTGTCTTTTACATACTCAATGTCATTAATATCCGGATTCATTTTCATCCGATATAAAAACTCAACAATCTGATCTCTGAGGATTACGTCATCACCCTCACTAAGATCTTCTTTTATAATTGTCACTAGGAGTGACAAAGTGGGAAAACACTTGTATTTTTCATGGTACGTAAAATATTTTTCAGTCAAATAATGCAAATACCTAACATCAAAGAATTCAGGTACCATCACTTCACAAATTTGTGCTGCCCACCGATGATCTGTGAGCAACCCTTGAAATATTTTTTCCTGAAAAGATTTGCCATAGTGGGCAAAAGTGACATTAGTTCCAATAATATTTTCTTGCATAACCTGCATCTATCTTACCACTGAATTTAAGGATGTGAAAAAAGAATCTGCGTCAAAGGTCTTGATAGATTCTCTCATTAAGATTCTCATGAATCCGATTTTATTGCGACTTGGGGTAAAAGTATCGGTGGCGTATTCAATTTTTTTAATATGCTCACCTGATAAATTATGAATATCTAAAAACATCAATCTCCAATTACGTCTCGCAATGTCGTGGTTCTCATTAATTTCCTGGAATAATTTGAGTTTACTCCCACGAGATTTGTCCATGCTCATTTTAAGTATTTCATCCACTGACACAAATTCCTCATCCCCCAATTGTGGGAATCTCTTTACCAAGGTCTTAAAACCGGCACCTTTAATACCTGGTAGCCCATCAGAAGGATCACCAACAAAACACCTGGCAGTACAAAAATTTTGCACCGACACGCCATATTTTTCCTTTACTGCGTCCATGGTGATAAACCTCTTTTGGCCGGGTGACCATTGTAATTTTTTTTCAGAAATTAATTGATAATAATCACGATCAGAGCTGGCGATTACACAATTATCTTGTCGAAATTTATTACGAATGAGATAACCTATCACATCATCAGCTTCGCAATCACCAACATAGATCTGGCCGGCTGGGGTGTGCTTCAATAATTCAATGCATAACGAAATTTGATAATTCCTATTTTCCACAGTATCCGGAATATCATCACCATAATACCGGTTAAGCTTTTGAGGGCGGCGACCATTTTTATAATCTTTGAAAATAGCACGGCGGCGGGATGATCCCCCCCCTTCCCATATTACAAATATTTGCCTAGGCTCAATTTTATCCGCTAATAACCGGATACCTTTCATAAACCCAACAATGCCACCTACATGATTACCGGTTTCACTCATGGAAGGATTCACAACAAAATGACGAGTAAAAAAATTTAAAGCATCAATCAACAGTATTGGGCGATCGTTCACATCATGCCTCCGGATCTAGGATGGTGTCCCCTAATTGAATTGCCACTGAGCGTACCTCTTCATATGATTCTGGATCCACCATTGAATTGGAATCATCAGTTCTAACTAGTGTCAATTCCAATAATCCTTCAACGTATGGTCCAAAAAATTCATCCTGCATAATATGTTCAAAATCTGCCTTATAAAATTTCTTCTCTTTTACAACTTCGCCTGTCTCTGCACTAGATATAGTGATGGTTTTCCAAGCCCCGCTTCCGGCGATGGCGACCTCACAACCTCCCACAACACCCGTACCTGCTTTTCTCAAAAGATCAAATACCTGTTCATGTTCCTTGATCCCTTTGCCAAAATGAATCTCAAAATTAATTGTTCTAAAAGGTGGGGACACTTTGTTTTTAATGGTCTTGGCGGAAACATGGATTCCAACCACTTCCTTGTCTTTATTTTCAATTTTTTGACCGGCACCTAATTTAATACGCACCGATGAATGAAAAGGAATAGCCTTTCCTCCAGGGGTAGTGGTAGGATCTCCATACATCACACCAATCTTAGTTCGAATCTGGTTAAGGCATACCATCAACACATTTTGATTTGCAATAATACCGGTAATCTTTCGCATTCCCTTGGAAATTGCACGGGCCTGCAGCCCAATAGAATCTTTGTCATAATCACCAATCAATTCCGCCTTAGGAGAAGTGGCTGCCACGGAATCCCAGATAATTGTCACCGGAACATCTTTATCCATGGCTTTTGCCTTTAAGATCGTCGATTCTGCAATTGCCAACACCTCTTCGGTACAATGGGTATCCACATACACAAACCGCTTGCTGATATCAACCCCCAGCAAAGATAGGTTCTCTACGCTAGTTGCATTCTCTGTGTCGATATACACAACAATACCACCCATTTGCTGGGTTGATCTGGCAATTTGAATGGCTACATGTGATTTACCAATAGATGGGGGACCAAAAATCTCAATAATTCTTCCCTCTGGTAGTCCCCCGTCTCGCCTATTGGAAATAATATAATCCAATTGTTTGGAACCAGTGCTGATCCACCTTTTGACATGAGTAGGCGAAACATCATACGCCAAGTTATAAGCCACCTTGGAACCATGTTCCTTGTTAAGTGACTGAATTAAATCTGACGTAAAATCATCTGATTCACCCTTTATTTTCTTCTTTGCCATAAAACATCTCCTTCAGATTATTCTAATAACACAATGTGTCGTGTTCAAAAAAAAGGCGGGTAGAAATCTACCCGCCCCGATAAAACTTAAGGATTAGACCTACAGATCTTCAAGATCCGCAAATGCTTCATCCAGGCTTCCATATTTTGTGTTGGAAGTACCGGTAGTTGCAGTGTCCTTTGTTGTCGGAGTGCCCCGTGGAGTACCTACCTCACTGACGGTATCATCCCCATTCAGCCAATCATTAACGATTTTCTCCAGCTCATCATAACTCTTCAATTGATACATATCATCAAGACTGGGGATGGATCCCATCCAATCCTTTGATTGAGTTTTCTTTTCATGAAGAGGACTTTGCTTGCCTCTGGGGCGGACCTCTGTGGTTGCCCACTGTCTTCCCGGGGCTTTTGTACAAACCACTTTGACATCACGCCCATCGGTCGGATCTGTAATATCACCATAGTCTTCATCCAACATGATATTAAGGAGCGATTGATAAACTGTTTTACCAAAAGACCAAAGCCGGACCCCCTTGTCCTCTTCACCACGAACCACTACAGGTGCATAGCTTCGCATCTTGGGATATAGCTTTTTGGCCAGCTCATAAGATTCCTTGGAACCCTCATCACGAAGCTTGTTGATCAATTCCTTGATGGGATCAGGCTTGCCAAACTGGTAAGGGGCCAAAAGGCCTGGGTTGTTTCCAATATTATAATAGAACCAAAGTTCCTTAAAGGGTTGTCCATCGTTGTCTGGAAATGATAGAAGTCGAACAGTCGCCTCTTCACCCTCTTGTGGGCGCCACAACATGTTCCTCTTTGAGTTATTGCCCGAAAGCTGATTCAGCTTATTACGAATTGCATCAAAATCAATTGCCATTTTTTCCTCCAAATTGCAAATTACAAATTGCAAAGTTTAAATTAATATACATCAACTATAGTATTCAAAATTCAAATGTTCAAGGTTACCATTTTTTTATTGGGCAGGATTTATTTGGTGCGAAAACATTCGCAGGAAAAGCACACCCACACTGATAACAAAGGGCTTTGACAATACCTTTATTAGAAACTTTGTTAGCATTACCTACCGGCCTTAAATAAGGGCACTCAATGCAAATATCGGCTCTTTTTTGTGCCAATTCTTTAATGGTTAGATCTAATTTATTTTGTTCCAAAGATGATTTAAAGTAATTTATCCACCCATCTTTAAAATCCAAGAGCCCTTTTAAATTAAACATCCGATTGGCCGCCGCCAAAATCACTAAATTTTGGCTTTTTCTTTTTTTTGCGTGGTTTATTAGGATATGTAGGCCCGGTGCCGAGTGGTGTAGTAACTCCTGCTATATTTGCAACCACACTTTGTTCGTCTGTTTCTTCCGAACCTGAATCATTATCATCCACCCCATCAGGTTCTGTTAAAAGTTTATCATTGTTTTTTTCATCAGCATCGCCCTTCATTTCCACTAACAAAAATTCCCTAATCAGTTTTCGTAAAACCGTCATTGCGCCACCTCTTTTTAATATATAGGTCGCTCACATTACTTAGACTTGTGAATCACCGCCTGTTTAGCCTGCTGAAGGACTAGTGCCAATGAGGGTTCATGGCTAACATAAAAACGATTTTCCTCAAAGTGAGAACCGGATGCCAATTGAATTGCCAACCACTCATCTTTAGTTAATTTAACCCCAAATTGCTGAAGGAGGAAAAGTGTTCGATGTGAAACAGACATTTTGTTGAGTTCTTCATTGTATTTATAATACTGGCCCAATTTATCCCGATGCCAATCTGAGTCTTGTTCCACAAAATAATCAAGTTCCAAATCACCAACCTTCCCTATTTCATGCAACAAACCAACTTTAAGGATGGAAGCAACGGGAATTTTTAAATCATATGTTTTAGCCAAAGATCTCATTAAAGCCGTCACCTCCAAGGCATGTTCAATCACACCCCCTGGATAGCACCCATATTGATCATTACGAGGTGAAGCAGGACATGCAACCAACCTCTGGCCTAGGCCTTCTAGAAGTAAATTCAAACCATCATCACTAAGTCGCTTACATAGCTTTTCAAATTGATTCCAATTTTTTTCAATTTGTCCAATAGTATCTTCAGACACACATCACCTCCGATATGATTAATCATACCCAGCATTAATAAAAATGTACAGTTATTCTGAGGATTTGTTTTGTTTGTTTTGCTTGGGCTTTTTCTTGGCCTTGGGTTTATTCCAACTAAATGGTTTTGGTGAAGCATAAACCAATAATGAGTTACCAACAATCTCCGATTGCACTGCATCATCAAAACGCAAAATGCCGGCATTTTTTGCGCCCCTCAATGTTTCCCTTACAAAAACCAGCGAATCCCTTGCCGGCATTTCTCCGGTTAGGGATATCCTCACCCCTTTTCGACCATAACGATCCTGGCGTTCATGGGTGTCCTTATAAACATTCTCCATGGCGTCATTGCCTTCAATGGCTTGTGATAATAAATCAACCAACATTTCATGCTTATTATCACCACCGGCAGACTTAATGCCCAAATTCTTCATTAAGGCCATTGGATCTGAGTCAGAAAGTGCCTTTAATCCAGCCAACTCTTTTTTATAGCGGCCTGGCCCAGGACCCGTTGTTTGTTCTGTTTCTGAAGAAATAGTAATATTGGCAGGAGTTTCTTTATTTTCACCTTCTTGTTCAAGTAAAATATGGGCAATATGCCTTCTAACAAATTCTTCCATTTTCATTTAAACATTCCTCCCATTAATTTAATTAGGTTACCTAAGACGAAATAGTCTCCAGGCTTAATGGAAAATTTCCTAAATTGTCAATATTTACCCCTTTATTACACAAATTTTCCAAGGTGGCAATATCCTCATTTTTTACCTCCATTATCAAAGCATCATGTAATAAAAAATACGGTAGAACTTCTATATTTTCTCGCGTTAATATATTCAATAAATTATGAAATCCACAAATTGATGCATCCACGGCAGTGGATTGTATATAGTGATTATATAAAACATGTTCACTAGGTTTTTCATCATATATGATAGGACGCCCAAAATAATTGGTGATTCGTTGCTGCTTTTCCCAAGAATCTTTTAATTCTGCGTTGCGATGTGGGATATTAAAATATTTTTTAATTTTGTTGACAATTTCCACGGCATTTGAAGATGGCATTAATTTTTGTAATTTCCCAATCGATACCCCATATAAACCACACAAGGTAGCCAATTTAACCTGAGATCTGGTAACATTGCCACCAAATATTTCATCCTTTAAATATGCATATACATCATCCTGCTGAATATTCTTGGATGCTGTCAACAAGGCAATGCGAGGTTCCAAGGAAATAAAATCAACCTGAACCACCTGTGAACCTGAATTGCGAGAAACAATTACCGATCTATATTTCGATGGTAATGTTAAAATTTGAGGACCTTTCTTTATGACTGCCCTGCCTGTGATGGTTTTGCAATAATCATAATAAGGTACATCAGGGGTTCCTTCAAACGTCTTTAAAGATGACGCCGGTGAAGCGGAAGATTCATCGTTTAAAAAAGATTGTAATTTTTTATTGTCAATGGTGGCCGGCACTAATCGACCGACCAAATCAAATATTAGGCCATGCGTTTGTAAATAATTTGAGTCTTTTAAAGTAGTATATAATTCACATAATTGTTTCAATATAATTTTTAAATTTTTCTCATATAGTGTAGATGGCATTACATAATTCCACCTTATATCTGACGGCTTACCCCAAATTAATTTTGCAGCACGTTGATATTTTATAGGTACCAATTGAGATATGTCGTATTTAAAGATTTTAGCCGCACCTTCCAACCCAGGTTGGTTACCCTTGTACCCCCAACCCCAACTACCTTCAGGCCTGTTATTAACCCATTGGTAGGTTAAACATTCTGGATCTACCAAGAGATGTTTTTCGGTGCCCAGATAAGATCTATCTAAACAAATCATATTTAAATATATTAATTGCGCCTAGATGTACAACTATTGGGATGTCTCACCTTCACCCAATTTAGATAAAGCAAACATTGCATCCTGTATTGTTTGTGCCAGCGTGCTCCAACTTCCGTACGCCTCTACATTAAGTAACTCAAGTGATGTTGTAAACTGACCATTTTGAATACTATGGTTAACGCTAGTAACTGCATAAACGCCGTCCGCTGTGGTGCCCGTACCAAAATCTATAAAAAACCTTTGCCCCGCCGACACTAAAGGACATCCCATTGTGGACAAACTCAATTTAAGAGGCAATATCTGGAGTGGCACACCTCCCCCAAAATTTCCCATAGGTTTAGATAGCGAATGGCCACCTGTGTCCTGCATTGACAATGCCGCCATTTTTCCATCATTCATAGTAGATAATTTTGCATCAATAATTGCAGTTGCATTACTGCCATAAATCAAACTAGGCATATTGTAGGATACCCATCTTTTCACAGCCGCAAGATTACCTTTTAATTGATAGGGAACATTACTTACTTCCGTTGGTTGACCTTGAACATCCAGGCTCGTTTTATATCCCTCAATAATACCCACATCCTTTGCCATAGATAGGGCATTATTAAACGCTTCAGCGTGATTTGATGGATCATTTTTAGTTTGTGATGCAGCTGTCCCAATTACACCCATTGTGGAATCCATGGCTGCCTGTAATATTTGTTCAATTGCAAGTTGCCCGTTGCATTGGGCATCATAAATATGAACCCTTACTAATGCCCTGGGTTCTGGATTTTCTGATTCATCATCTTTATTTTCCCTTAATTGTACCGTTTCAATTTTGTATTGTAACTGAGGTTGTTTAAACACTAAATTTTCTTTAGCATTTTCATTTTCAGGAGTTGCTGTTCCATAGGCGTCTGCCAATGCCCGCTTTTTGACATTGTGCACCACGGTATCGTCTTCCTGGGCCTTTTTATTAAGAGAATAGGAACCCTTCTTTTTGTCAAACGCATAAGGGCTATTAAACCCATATGGAAAATCAGCTGCAGCGCTCACAAAATACGTGCGTAATATGGACATCAACCGGCTTACCGGTATATCTAACCCGCCCTTACCGGCTTTAGATAAAAGAAACTTAAATCTCTCAAGGTGAATAGGATATTGGGCCAAATTAAAATTTCTTACATAACTAGCCTTGGCATTTAATGAATAAAAAATCAATTGAACCTCTGAATACTGACCCAATCCAGCCATACTGGAACCCAAATATGTCAACAATATTTTACCTAAAGAAACATAACGAGGAGAATGGCTCGTGGTGGAAATGGGCGGATCTATTATTTTTTGTTCACTCTCAATAGGTTTTAAAAAAGGATCATACCCATTTAACAAACCTGCTTTGGCAGCCATCAATTCAGCCACTGTATTGCGATAACTGTTGAGCTCTGCTTCTGCCATAACTGTCTTTTTTACAACCGTAGCCTTCTTTTTATTCCAAATTTTTGTCCTTGTTTTTTTACCAAAAAGTTGCTCCAATAACTCACGCAATTTTGCCACATCAGTATCTTGGGGTTTGGAGGCCAAAAATTTCATAAGTTCTTGATTGGCCATAACATTTGTGGCCAGCGCGGCAGAAGTGGACGCTGCAACATTTAACCATTGTTTGCTAGCAATTGATTTTGCAACATCATCACCGGTCCCCATGATATATTTGCGTGTTCTATTAATCGCGGTGATGATATTATCGACTGCCTTGGTCGCTTGTTGGAATGCTGGGTTTCCATCGCTTAAAGTCATGCTTAAAGCACGTGCCGCTGAGGAGGACACTAAAGAAAGATTGATATTAACGCTGCCATCTTTTTCAAAATTATATGTAGAATTAGAAACAATATACATTTGTTCCGAATTACACCCATTTAAAAATGTTGCGTATAAATTATCGGCACCCACATTATGACCTGCAACTTTGGCTATAGCCATTTTAGGATCATTTGTTCCACTGGCACCTGCAGGATGCGACCACCCAAATTTAATCAATAATTGTGTATCATTATAAACACCGGGTTTGATCAAAGGCGTCAATAGGTGAAGCCTTGAGCGATCATAACAGGTGATGCTTAATTCACCGGTCATTATTTTCATCTGCAAATCGCGAGACTGCACACCAATTTTAAAGGAATTAATTCCCGCCAATGGCCTAAACCTATCAATTATCGGAACAGGCCTAGAACCACCACCCGGCGGGAGATCGTCACCTGCGGTGCTGGTTGCTGGGTTTGATGATGCACCCATAGGCGACAAGCTATCTGACATTTCCACGTAAGGTGTGGCGGACGTCATAGTCTGTGGGCTTAAAAACATTTCCATACCAGCAGTAGAAAATGAATACCCTCTCTCGTCACCCTTATAATCAATACCGACGGAGGCATTTTGTTCGTATGCAAATAAAGAATCCAGGATTTTTACATCAGCAGCGGTGGAAATTAAAAAATCAGGGGTAGTAGTATCTTTGATTTTTATTGACCCCAATATATCCTTTGTAATACCCATAGCCACCAGGCGATTATCGTGATTCAAGGGTTGGTGTGGCGTTATAATGGAAATATCCAACATGGGTTGGCACCGACTCATTTCCAGGGTTGGAATAGCATTCATAAACACCTGGGTGGCACCGGTGAGATTTGAGCTAGGAGTCATCCTGCAATCAAACACTTGAATAACAGATAATTTTGGTGAGGTCGCTGAAGCGGGTGCTGTAGGTGTTTTATTAATATTGGAACTAGTCTCGCTCTGTTGGGTTGCCACGTCGCCAAGCTGTTGCCGAATTGAAACTACCTCAAACTCGCCTGGACTTCCTTGGGTGGGGGTTTTTCCTTTCCGACCCATTGGTTGAGTTCCTTGCTGATAATCCTCACTCTCCACCCCAACGTCGTTAGGTATATGTGCCCTGGTTATCGCTTTTGATGCCGCAAGCGATGAAGGAATCCCTGCTTCCTCATATGTTATTTTAATTTTTTCTTCAATTAACGCCTTTGCTTTCTCCTTATCGGCATTACTAAGATAATCTTCTAATTTTTTTAATATTAAAGAAACACCAGGTCCTGATGCTGAACCCTGCAATTCCATTATTATGGAATCAAGTTCGGGATCGGTTGTAGGTTCAAATACAGCCGATGTAACTGTACCTGGGTTCGCTTCCTGTAAACGCCCTAAAAACTGTTGTTGATCGCCGGTAGAAGGTATACCATAATAACCTCCCAACAATTTGGTTGCGTTATCCCATGGTGTGCTCATCCCACCAACCCTTCAACTTGTGAAATATTGTCTGGAATTGTTAACACAATTCCGGGAGGTACCTGAATCCCCCACCCGATACCGCTAGCGGCGGCAATCACCCACCAATACCTGCCATTACCATAATACTTACCGGCGAGTTGATCTAGGCGATCACCTTCTTTTGTCACATATTCACTAGTGCTAAGCCTACCTTCTTGTGCGGCTTTATAAAGTGGCCACATGGAACGTTGTGTACCATAATGGTGTCCCATTGCTAAACGGCTGGTTTTATTATACCTGCTAAATGCCATGATTTATTCTCCCGTTTAATCTTCTTCAATACTAGGATCGGCAATACCCCGGCTTCGATTAATGGCCCTCAAGGCCTTGTCTTTATATTCTTTGTCGTATACGCTACCATGTAAATCTTTCACGACAGAACCAACTGAATGTGTTGGGGCACGAAGTGATCCATCACTAGCCAAGCCTGGAGTGATATCATGAATCACATTAAAGGTTAAATCCACAGTTGTCCAGATAGGTGCCTTGGCACCAAACTCGTCGCCCCATGGAGCATCATTGTAACCGAAGGCCAGGCTTGTTACCGCTCCCGCCAAACCTTTACCCATGGTTGACTCAAAAGATCTCACAATTGGGTTTGGTGTACCACCTTCTGATTCTGCCTCCTTACCGGCAAAAAATTTCTTCAATAACCCAATATTCACAGAAGAATTTAATTCTGCTGATTCACTGGCTTTATCAAAAGCAGTTGCATAAAGGGATGCTTCATCAATACTAATATTAACCTTCTTGGGATCCAATTCGATCTCTACTTCTTCTTCATCGCCTGAAGGTAATTTAAACGAGACCTTGTATTTCATATTACCGGCTGCCAACAACAATGGGGACGCCTCATCATCCGTGTCAAACACTTTGGCGCCGATGACTTTATGAGCCTCCTTACTCAGGGAGATACCTATGTTGTCCTCACCTTTTCTGGGTATGTTGTCCTTAACTTTGAAAAGAGTACCTGCCCGGATTTTATTGATAACCCGTGGTGAAGGGTTAGGTGTTGTAGTGGTATTATTTGTCACCTTGACGCTTTTAATGTCCTGATTTAATCGTATTCTCAGTTTTTTCATATCAGTGGGAATTGTTCCTGCATCTGGGCCGTTGCCGGCGCCAATTTGTGTTTTAATCCCAATTATTTCTTGTGCAATACCTTCCTCCAATCCTTCTATCCCCTGGGTAATCTCATCAGCTGTCGCACTATTTCCAAATGTAGATAAAACATTTGCATCACCAAGCCCAAATAATCGACTTAAACCAAACCGGGAATAATTGGATGATACCAAATCACCGATCCTTAACCTAATTATTGGTGAAGCTGTCGGAATTTGAGAAAAGGGCATCCTAAACCTTTCGCCGCTATTGGGCCCCTGCACCATAGTTCCTGGTGACCATTGAGGATATATCATGCTCACCAGCTTGTTTACTTTATACCACATCCCAGCCTGATCAACTGGGTTCGTGGAAGCAATCACAAATGACAATGAAAGTTGACGCGTTGTTTTCTGGAGGGTCATCACATCATCCATCCTGCCATAGGCATCATAAGTTCCCCATGTGGGATTAAATGTTTCATTTAAATTGGTGATAAAAGCATGAAAAGATAATATTTCATTAGTCCGTAAATCATGAAAGTAAAATGGGCAAAATTCACCGTCAAGATAAGCTTCCATCCTTTTAACCAAAGCAGGATCTATGATGCCATTATTGCTGGTGGCCAACCCACCAGTGGTGCGCACATCGCCTTTATCATCATCTTCACTAAATTTGGTAAGCCCAAGACCTGCCATCAATGATGCACCAACCCCACCTGATATTTTACCGGAACCCTTTATGTCGGCCAGTTTATAAAATGCGGTGGCAGTTTGAAGGCCACGTGGCAATAGCATCAATGAAAGAGCTTGATTACCACCCCACGCCAATTGATCGTTACCTCCACGTACCCTGGATTTTGCCAACCTATTCGCCGGTGCGGGAGGCAGGGCATTGGGATTTGTTGCATGCGGTGAAAAATAGAGGTTATCAGCATCAAGAGCCCTGTCACCCAAGGTAGCCATCACCATCACCCAACGCCACGTAGTAGAATTGACAATGGAACTCACCAAACCAAGGAGACCGCCTTGCGGGCCACCTAAAAGACCGGTCATGTCTCCCCATGCGCTTTCAATTTGGGCTGTATCACGCATAACACTTCTCATCACGCTGGCATAATACCCAGACGAAAGAAGCAGGTTTTCAGCCATGGACACTATGTTAGCCCCCAACCCTGCCACAATAAAAGTTGCAGCAGCGCCCCCACCCGGGAAAAGTGAACTTAATCCGTTCCTGCCAAACCCAAAGAAAAGTTCAATTCCACGCACGATACACCCTTCCCATGCATGATGAGTATCCGGTATACCTAACATCTTCAAGAACTTTGTCATCAAACCGGCAAAAAGACCACCGCCGGTGCTTTTATCTACCGGGGCATGTTGACCCGGGTAACCATCCCACGTAGAAGGCCTGTTACCCATTGGATTGATTCCGTTATCAGTACCTATGGTTCCCTCCCCCAATGACGAGAAATCACCACTACCGCCAAACAAGCCTCCGATAGCCGCCGGCCCAGCAATAAGGAGTTGAATAAATTGTGCAAACAACCACATTTGTGCCAGAGATGTGGCAGCTAACACCACCATACCTGCGGGAAATGGCCCATCAAAAGGTTCGGCCGGTGAATTGAGTTGACCAAAACTTTTGGCACCTTCTCCCACAATTTCAGAATTGGGAATCTGGAACTTGCCATCAGGACCAAACATCTCCAATCCCGTGGCTACCCCCAAAGGTAATACACCGTCAGCCCCATAAATGTCTACCTGGGTATGACCTTCCTGAACATTTGTTACATCAGTCAAGCCGTCGCTATCACCTAAACCAGTATTGGCATGACCTGTAGCATTTTGCATCATTCGCATAGCCAAATCCTGGAAATCTTGTAGCGTTGCTGCATGTAATGCATCAGAAGAAGAATATTTTCCCAATTCGCCCTGATTATAATATAATATCGGTGAATCATCCTGTGATTTAAGTTGGTTTCCATCATCAATAAACGGTGTCTGACCGGAGGGATTAAATCGATTATATTGTAGGACAGTACTAATATTTTCCTGTATCTTTTTTGCACCCTCGGGAAGGTCATACTGTTTTTGACCTAATAACCCACCACCCGGGGCCTGGCCGCGGTACCCACCCACTGGCACAAAATCTGCCAATGAAGTATTATTTGAAATATTTCGTTCAGATTTATTTATTAAAGCATCTGCATCTTCATTATTTGGGGGCCACTCGGCGCCAGGTTCCACCATGCGATTGTAACTGAAATCTGGCCCCTCGGTAGTAAAATTGTTTTGCGCTTCGGAAGGGATATTACCTAAAAATGTATCCAGGTCAGCCACACCTGCGCCGCCGGTTTGAATAGGTGGTGTCGTTGCCGAATTGGTATTATAATCCGGTGAGGGAACATTGGCCTTGGGATCATAACTTACCTTGAAAGTGTTTGGGCTATCGCCAATTATTTTATTAAGATAATCACCCAAGGTATTCTTGGTTTCCTCAGTAAAATCTGTGGATGGTGGATCAAAGGTGGCTTTTCCATCCTTGTCCTTTGTATCTAATACCACATATTTTTTATTGTCCGCCATCCTGCTTCATCCCCAATTTTATTTGCTAAAATTTCGTTTAAATTCCTCTATTTCTTTCGGGCTCATTTTGCTTAATGCATGTGCAGCTTCACTCAATATATGTGACATATGACGAACCCGTTTTTCTAGAAACTCTGCCTCTGCTTCATTTAGATTTTCCTTAAGCCCGTCTAGCACACCTTGATTTTTCATCAAAGTATAAAGATAAGAATTGCTGTTTTCAGGTTTTTTGTTTTTGTCACTCATAATTTCTCCTAAGATCTCACACTATATTATACCCGGGGTCCTGGGACTAATCTCAGGTTGTCTTCCTCGCGAACTTCCTCTGGTTTCTTACCACTTAAAAATGCCATAGTGTTTATCTTGTCCATGTTAACAGTAATATGAAGATTAAATTTAAAACTTCCCTTCCCAACATCTATCATATAACGATTGGCACCGGTGGCAACGGCATTAGCGAAATTATCTAACGCAACCCCAAAAGTATGATTTTCTACCTGCGCAAACATATCGTCTAGTTCTGCTATTCTTGCGACTACTTCATCAATGGCCACGAGCGCATCATCACTAACATCAGATCCGACCTTAGATAAAACCTTCCCCAGTGTCACAAAGTTCTTGCCAATCTGGGTAGCATCACTTATACCTGTCTCCAATTGCTCTGCAACTTTACCCAAACCTTTAGGGAGTTTCATTGCTGCAATGCTTCCCAAAAGATACTCCACAGAACTGTTATTCATAACCCCATAAGGAACAAAAAACGCAGTAACAAAATCCCGAATTAAATCAGCCTCTGTAAAAGGATCTGTTTTACCACCTGAACCAAATGCACTAGAAAGTGTTGTAATCCCATCAATCACCGGCGCAAGATCCTTAAATGCACTGGCCATTACCTGTAAGTTCCATTTTTGTTTCTTCCCTATTTTTATGGATCCCACACTTTTAAACATGCGATTTAACAGGCCGCCTGAGCCACCGAATTTTTCCATGAAATTGGTAATGGCGGTAATTGTTTTTTCCAGTGGTCCTCCCGTGGTTTTTCCAATAAGGCGTGCCTGGATTGCTACTACATCCATCGTAGGCCCAGAACCTGCAAATGGTCCTTTTGGATCACCAAACACCTCACCGATACTACCGACTATGCTCATCACAGATTTAACAACGTCAAGCCTTTTAATGATAGTGTTGGGATCCTTGAAGACATCGCTACCTACCATACCAAGAAGGCCTACAACGAGGCGTCTAATCCGGGGGAGTGCACCAACAACAGAATCAACCACACCACCCACGAATGTCGTTTGTTGATCTAAGGCATGCTGAAAACGCCTGACGTTAACGTCATATGACACCTTCTTACTCAGGAACTTTGTGGCCAGTTCAATCCCGTCACTACCCATCTTGCCAATCATTGTGATAACCTCCAAGGTAGCTAAAAACATCTTTGAGCCTGCTTTCCACACCTCGGGGCTAACATCACTTTGACCTATTGTCTTCATCATCGGTTGAAGATCATTGGCTATATCATTCACCACGGTTCCTAAATCCTTAACCACGGTATAAAACACAGAATCTTTATTGAGGTGCTCCACCAAATCCATGCCTTCCTCACGCATCGCCTCTTTAAGCCTAGCGCCGGATCTGCTTTTTTGATAATGTTCCAAATCGTCAATTAAGGGTTCTGCAAATTCTCCCATGGTATTGAGAATGGATGACAGGCCTTGAAATATTGGGCCGATAGATTCCATAAATGGACCGATTTTTGAAAAATCCTTACCTGCGGTGGCGTGTGTAATTTGTTTAACAAACAGTCCCATTTGTACAATGATAGAATTGATAATGTGAGCTGAAGTTTCCTTAATCTCACTTACCACATCCCCCATTTCCTTCATGTCCTCGCCCCAGTTATCTGCCGCGGCCTTAAGAATTGTGGCATCGGCGGCGCTTGCACCTAACGAACCCACCGTATCCGCCACTGCACTCATTACACCAGCTAGCGCCGTAGCAACTTGTGCACCTTCCTCTGAAATGTCTGGGAGTTTTGCTAACTGAACCATTTTATCAACAAAGGAAACTAGCCCATTTTGCAAAAGCTTATCAATGAGTATGTGCACCTGGGCCATATTACCAGCAAATGTCTCCACTTTGTCTCCAGACATCGCGCTGGGTTTTGCCGCCTGTATCATGGTACCCACGCCTTGGATTATTCCACCCACGGAATTCAGCATGGAACTGACTGCCTCTGTGACAAGTTTGAATTTGTTTGGATCACCGATCTTGTTGCTTACGTTTTTAATGGATTCTAGAGCTGGAACTAATTCGGATATTAATATCCCAACAAAACCGGCAATAGCTGCAAATCCTACGGCTATAATCCCGGCGCCGATACCAAATGATGCAACTGCCAGGGCACCGACCATCGCGGCAACTGGGATCACCAAGGCCATAACGCCTAGCATCACGCCTAAACCGGTCATAAATTTACCGGTTGCCTCCAGCCTCTCTACCGATACCTCATCCAACATCCACACAATTGCGCGGCCGATGCCACCGATTGCCAACATGAATAGACCCAACAATACCATCCCGGTGGCAGTCTCCTTCAATGGAAATTTCCCAACCCAGGCAGCGGCCATGGCAGCGGCCATTCCCCCGGCGAGCATGGTTGCCATCAAGAGAGAAAAAGCCGTGACCTTTTCGGGAGTCAAGTTGTTAGCCCCATCAATAGCATCAATAAGAGGAATCATCACATATGTAGTCATCGCATACAAAAATGCGCCAATCATAACCAAATTTGCCGCCTGACCCGCTAATTGCTTACCCAGTTGAGACCAAGTCTGGCCCGCCCCTGCGGCATCTGCAGCCCCGCCGGCGGAGCTGGCCCAATCAAACATGCCGCCAATTCCACTGACTAGTCCCCCAATAAGTCTCCCAATACCCATAATAGCGGGAATCAAAATAGGCGCTAACATCAATGCAATCCCAGCACCTAAGGCATATACTGCATATCTCACATATTCGTTATCCCACAATGATGTAATAATTTCACCAAACCATGCCTGAATCTTAGGGGCATATTCTTCCCATTTGTTTTGAAGCATGGGAAATACCACATCCCATAGCTCACCTAACGCCACCCCCAGCTCATAAAATGATGGACCCAGAGATTCCGCCAATTGGGACCATATTGCCCCAAACATTTCTTTGGTAGCTTCCCATAGTTCACTAAACGGACCAGCAGAAGGATTTTGAATCCAGGCAGTAAGCCACCTAATACCCTTCGTAAGGGCTTCAGCAGCAATTTGAGCCAAACCTATAAAAATATTTTTAATGGCTGTCATAAACTCGCCAAAACCGCCCAACACATCGCCGGCGCCTCCGGTACCGCCTTTCAACCATTTCATAAAAGTGTCACTTATGCTGGATAAAAATGATTTAACCCCTTCCGGACCATCTTTTATTGCCTTGAAAAATTCCTTAAATGCCTTTTTAATCGGATCTAAAAGTTGTTTTTGAAAACGATTTTTATCAAACATCTGTGATAAACCATCCAACATCTTTTTAATACCGGGAAAAAATTCAACAAAATCCTTGCCGATTTCTCGAAACGCCCTACGTGTTCTGTGAAGAGCACCCCTGAAATTATTCATTAATTTCATAAATGGACGACTCCAAGTAATCCCCTGGAGAAATCCTTCTTGCATTGCTTCTAGGAACGATTTGAGCGGACCACCGGCATGAACCAATTTTTTAATCTCATCACGCAGCTCACGAAGAATATTCACAGTTTGTTCCTGTGGGGACATTGCAGCTTCGGCACCTTTCTTAAGCTCATCATAAGACTTACCTTGATTTTCAAGGGAGAAAATTGACATCATTGTGGCATCGTCCAACCCAAGTTGCTGTTGAATAAAAGCCTTTTGATGGAAATTCATATTAGATATATCTTTACCGGCAGCAAAAAACGCCCGACGATATTCTTCAATAATTTTAGAGGGATTCTCAGCCTTCATCAGTTTCTGTAAATCTAATTGAACACCCATGGCGGCGCTCAAATTAGCAACGCTGCTAGCTGCATCCTCAAAATCCAAAAATTTATCCATGATGCCCGCAAGAGCCTTAATGGATACGCCCATTTTTTTAGCATGAGCCGCCACTGCCACCTGTGTTTCTGTGCTCATGTGACCGAAGTGCAAGAAATCTTCCGCCATTTCACCCAAAGCTTTACCGATGCGTTTGGTAGAAATCCCAAATTCTGTATACATGGCATGAGCACCGTGGGATATTTTTTCCATATCCTTCACCACATCTCTTCCCATATAAAAAGACGTCTTCATCATCATGGCCTGTTGGTGTGCGGTCAAGCCAAGAATTTTCCGGTATGCCCCTATTGCCGTGGAGGTAGGTCCCTCAAATAAATGTGCCAATTTACCATATGTATCACCAAGCTCAATCCCGGTTTCAACGTTATATCTTAGAATAGACGCTAAACCCTTTTGACCAAAACCAAATACCTGGCCCAAACTTAACCCGGTTCCGGCTAGGTTTTTCGATTCTTTTCGCGCTTGCTTAACAACGCCGATCATTGCCTTACCTTCTTTCTTTGACAATGATCCAAACGTTTCACGGACCTCTTCATAGGCCTCACGTAAATCTGTCACCGCAGGACGACTACCTGCAAACTCTATTAATCCACCCAGTATCTTTAAAGGCAACATAAGTAGGGACGCGCCAAAGGTCACAATCCCTCTCACGGCGCTACCAAGGAAACCTATCACGCCCTGAATGGCACCACCAATTTTTCCAAATATAGATGATACCCCTAATAAACCCGCGGCACCTGTCACCACACCAGCTATGGAGGAACCGAGGCCACTGCTTTGTTCTGCAGCTTCCTCTGCGGAATCTGCAATGTCATCCATCTCGTCTTTGGTTTTATTGGCTTGTTTTGCGGCGTCTTCAAGCCCATCTCGCATCTCTTTAACGCGATTGGTGGTATCAGACGGGGGGCAATTAGAAAGTGCCTTACACATCCGCTCAGATATCTTGGATTGATTTGCAAACAACTTCGCCTGCTTCTTCAGCAAACTCTCGCGTTCCTTAATCAAATCATTAATTTGTTGTTGTAATTGAAGTTGTTGTCCTAAATCCACAACGGTAGCCCTCTACAAAATAAACTGTTCCATAAAGTAATTATGGCGCTGAATAATATTATGGGACTAAAGTGGCCAAGAGAATCCAAAGCATTGCCTAAATTCATTAGCTGCAATGCGTTTTTTATTGATTTTCTCCCTGACAATATCTAGCGTAGATGACTCATCATTAAGGGTTTCATATAATTGCTTTGATGCATTAACAACATTCTCAGCAATAGAAACGGTCTTTTGATTGCCTGTGAATTGCAACCGTACCGGAGAACCCTTAATATGAGCAGCTGCCGAACCTATAAGTTTTTTTGCAAAATCTTTCTTCATAACACACCTTTATATAAATAGGCATACCTTAAGTAAACCTTCTTAATTTTGCCGGTACCTGTGATCTAGATCTACCTTGCAGCTCACGCCCGGAAGGCGTATTTGAATGTAGGGCACGGGAAGCATTTTGATCTTTCTTATTGGCGCGCTCTATTTCTGTATTAATGCGTTTTAAAAACCATATACGTTGCCATACCGGAAGTGCATAAGCCTCCATGTACGTAAAACCCATATAATACATTAAACCAAATATGTGCTCTAAAAAGAATTCTTTATTATCCGGCGTCAGGCCAAAAAAAGCTGGCCCCCATCGGGAGACGTACCTCCGAATGCTCCCCGCAGTGCATGCACTCCATCCATCCCTTCATGTCAATTCCTGGTTCATTAGAATCAATGTGTTTTCTCAGGAAAAGAGAATCTCGAGCCGGCATATTACGTACAAAAAAGTTGATCTTATTTTTATCACTCACACCATCTACAGCCACAATCTGGCGGGAGAATCTTTCCGTAACCAAGGTGTCAGTTTGCACCCCTTGCTTCTTTTTTCTCTCTGCCATCACCATCATGTCTCTTTCATCAACACCTGTCATAAAACGAAAACGGATGGTTTTTTTGGTCAATGGTAACTTCACCTCAAACAGATTGGCACCGGCTGCGACGGGAGCCAGGTTCAGTCTCTTAATTGGTAACTCAGCTAAATTAAATTCCTGCTTGCTTTTTTCATTACATGCAGGACATTCCACCTCTATGGGATATTCCGTACCATAACCCGTTACTCTCACCGCAGTCATGATTGCATTACGATCACCAACCAACATCTCATTAACATTAATATTTTTGTTAACAAGGCAAGACTTAAGTAATTCAGTGATTACAGTACCTTTTCTAATCAAAGCACGAGAAGTCAATATATCTTCCTCTCTTGCCGTCATTGCCTTAATGGAAACAGTCTCTTGACAATATAATGGAGAATCGGATTCATATATGACACCCATGGAAGGGAGGGGTACGTTTTCAACTGGAACTTCATACCCAAAGTCATCTTTCATAACATTACTAGTTTGGGTGCCCGGTTGTAAATCATTGGGAACACCACTAGTAAATACTTCGTTTCTTGCCTGTCTGGACGTATCGTCTGACATCTATCACCTCATGAGTTAATAACTACTCTAAATATCATTAAAATTTAAATTATTGTAAACAAAAAAACCCCTTACCTCACATAAAGGTAAAGGGGCTTTTGCAAATATTTGGGATCACTAATTAGTATTGCAAGACGCAATTATCAAAACGAAGTGTCAAACTAATTTCAGCAGGATCCTCTGAACCATAATCCAGATCACCAAATCCTGCGCTGGTGATAAAGCAACCTTTGATATCCCAAAGTTCAACAACCGTTCCTACAGGATCAAGAAGCTTAAGTTGACAATCCCTCTTGTAAAAATCAGCATAACCACCCCGACCTGACACAGATTCAAAATGAGTTCTAACCCATTCCATAACCTGCTGTGCACCAGAGGGTGCAATCGGATCGTGAAGAGTCACTGACATAGTTTCAAACTTTGTCTTACCCGCAAGGTAACGATGTGAATTGATAAACGGAATTTCCTGTTCTGAAGTTGTGAACGTAGGACGTGCCGCTGTTTTCATCAAATAAGAATCAATACCTTCAATAGCAAAAACCCAACGAAATTTACGCTTTGGTTCAAACTTATTAGGTAACATATCTGTGACTGAAAGAGTCTCTGCCATTTTATTCTCCTAAGTGTTTCCTTTAACTAAATATAATCCTATATTAAAAAGTTTTAGTTTGTTCCCTTATTTAGAGGCCATCATTATCCAAAGTGTTAGTAACCACAAAATCAAGTGATATAAATTCAACCGAACGCGTAGGCTGTAAGAAGATTTTACCCCGAATGGTATTGTTCTCAATATCTGCCTGTGTAGTTGTGGTGGAATCAATCTGCACCTTAAATTTATCTAAACCCTGCTGCTGCTGAATTGTTGCCAACACCGGGTTAACAGCTGCACTAAAGCGAGCCAACGTAGCCTCACGATTTGGCTCAAAAAGAATGGTGTCAGCAATTTTCTTGACCTTTCTCCTAACATCAATCAACAACCTTCTAACATTTACCCTGTCCAGTGAACTCTGGGCTTTAAGCAAGGTTTTCTGACCCCATACAATTGGCCCAGTGCCCACATAACTAGTGATTGGGTTAATGTCTGCTTCATATAGATTGTCAAGATTGTCTTGATTGAGAATTGTGTCTACTTCCAAGACATTGAGGAGTGCACCACGGGTAAATCCTGCAGGTGCAAACCAAGGATGCCCAATGGTATCATTCAGCGAGAAAGCTCCCATCACTGCAACACTAGGTGGCACTGTCATAATTTCATTAGTGCGTGTATCCAGCAATCTCACATCTGGGAAGTATGCCGCTGCGAAAGATGAATCTAGATTACGCTGTTGGAATCTTGTGATTGTGTTATTCACATTAACCAACCCATTAGAACTAGTTATAAAGTTGTTAAGTTCATCCTTTTCTTCAATATCCATCACCAACATTGCATCAAATCTATTCTCAACGGTAGTGATAGCATAATCTGTGATGGTTTTATGCCTAATGCCCGGAATTGAAAGAAGTTTTATATCTGCATCTGTTCTTTCACCCAAGATATCCAATGCCTTTCTATAAGCACGGATTGTAGGCCCGTTTTCAACGCCACCTTGACCTGCTATATCATCAAACTGACGCCTCACTGAAAGGTCTGTTTGGTTGAAATCCTGCTTGTTGAAAACATTTAGACCATTAAATCCACCCTGCATTATCATATTAAATTTAAGATAAGTTTGGGTATTCGGATCTCCAAAGTCCTTTGAAACATTTAGGAATCGACCTGGTTGGGTTGTGCCATCTGATTTTGTAAGATCTGCCAGCGTAGCATCACGTCGATAACGCGCTGCCTGCCAGTTTTGAGGATCAGCTTTATCTGCTGCGCTCTGGGTTACCACTTGAACCCTTTCCAACGTAAAGAGATTGTTGCAGAAGATATCTGCATCATACACAGTCCCGGACAAGGGTGCCTTACCTTCGTTGTCTCCCACCCAAGCATTTTCTATGTTTGTTTGATAATGTGGGAAATATTTTGTCCATGAATCCACACTGCTATCATGTTTAGTGGAACGATTAGGCCTAGTAAGGCTGGATTGAACCGTGGTTTGAACACCCCAATACAATCTCTTATCCACCCTGTCAACACTAGCTTCAGTAATTGAAAGTGATCGCCTATAAGGTACAGGGGGTTGGGTAATGGAACTAAGGGCTGTTGGAGCGCCTTCTAGGGACAATGCGGTCAGGATGCCCGGCCCTAATTGATTACATGCACCTGTCACAGCGGTAATAATGTGAGATCCAGATGTCAATAAGTGCCACGGACCCCTAAATCCAAGCGGAAGTGCTGTGGGATCCATTCCTGTTGCACCAGCATCAACTTCATCACTAACTTTAACCCTAACAAAATTAGAGACATTGGGATATTTACCTTCAATAACTAATTTTTGAGCATCCTCCGTTGTATCCCAGTGGAAATAAGCATTCATATCCCCGATTTTACGACCAATGTAATTCTCAGAAGCAGGATTTAAATCACAACCGATGAATTTTTCATACACCTTTGGATTCCTGTCATTATCATGTAAATCCCTAATGTATACATCAAAGGTACCGTATTTATTGCCTGGTTTAACACTATTTGATTTCTTAATATTAAGAATACTTATCTTAATCCTTTCAGGTGCCAAATCATTAACTGTCGAGGCATAATTACCTACGCCGTCAGACAATGCATAAAACCTGAAAAGGTTTTGCGGACCGTCGCCCATATCTTGAGATACCACATAAGAACTAAATGCGGGTTGATAACGATCTTCGAACCCATCAAAGTTTGGCACACCGGCCTCGGAAGTATCTGGAGACCATGCCGTGTTTCCTGCAGCGGTGCCACTATTATGTGCAATAGATGCTGTCACCATAAACGCAATTTGCTGACCAGGTGCCTTTTGAACCCAGTCCGTGCTTAAGGCATTACCACTACCCGACAAAGCGGAATGTGAACCGGTTACCACGGCAAATGCAGGTTGAATGTTCCAATGTGCATAAAGAAGGTGACCGGCTTCCTCCATTTTAAATGGATCCGTGTTCAGCATATTGGCAAAATATGCATCACCTGCCCGAGGATCAAATGAACATGTATATACGTTAGGATACCCCAAAGCCGGCTTATGTCCATTTAAAAGCATCACAAATGCATCTTGGCCATTGGCATTCTTATTAACGTCACCAATAAATCCACCTGCATTACGCCCGGAATTATAACCGCCCCCAAATTGTGCAGCGGCGTAACCTGCTAGCCCATCTCTTCCTGTAACATATTCATAATATGCAGCCGAAGAAGATAGAGGAATATTGTTTTCATGAAGCACGCCAGATAGAGATGCAATAACACCACTAGCTGTCATTAACACACCGCGAAGAATGGGCATGGAACCGGTTGATACACTAGCAGTTTCGTACCCGTTACCCGTGGTACCCCCCAAGATCCCCGCCTCTCTAAATATCGTGGAATTGGAATTGGATTCTGACATGAAACAACCGAACAAAAATGTTCTTCCGGCAATACCATGTGTATTATTAAGCACACCAGCATATGGGTTATTTCCCATCAATCCATTCGTTTGTACCTGTTGTGCACCCACCACATAACCGGCATTTGTTACTTTTCCTGCATTAGGATCAGAAGGTGTTGCAGTGGTGGATCTTTTTTTACCGTCACCAACCCCTAAAACCCTCATGAATGTTCCGGAACGTGAACCATTACTAAACCACTGTCTCATCGCCAAGGCACCAAACGTGGTTGAATCAGCATTACCAAATTTAGCTTCAAACTCGCTTAAATTAGGTACTGTTATGGGCACAAATGCCGGACCCTTCCTTGAAACACCAATAATCCCAGCAGGGATACCTAAGGGGGATGCAGGGGTGGGACCGGTTAAATCAATTTCACGTCCGGTTACGCCTGGACTTCTAAAAGGGATAGTCTGTTCACTCATTATTAAAGCTCCTACAGTGCTTATTAATATCTATCATCTTACTCAAAACTTACGCCAGTTGCAGTGATAATAAAGTCAACCGCAATAAACTCCACGGTCCTAGTTGGAACCAGGACAATTCGACCATTTAGGCGATTTCCTTCAATGTCCTCCAAGGTATTGTTGCTATCATCCATGACAATTTTAAATTGTTCAATACCTTGCTGTGCCTGAACCAACGCCAACAATGGTGAAGCACCAGCGATAAACCTGCTTCGAGTTGCTTGATTGTTTTGTTCAAATATCAGGTTACGCGCAACCTTGAAAATCAAACGCTTAACCTCAATTAACATACGCCTTACATTAATTCTATCCAATGCTGTTTGCGCCAATTGAAGATTTTTTTGACCAAATATTACATATGTATTTGGGCCGCCTCCATTTGGGAACGTCGCAATCGGATTAATTCGCGCATCATATAAAGTATCACGATCTGCGGCAGAAAGCCTCACATCAACATTGGTCACAAATTCAAGAGAACCTCTGTTGAAGCCGGCGGGGGCAAACCATGGTTTTGCATTTTTGTCATTAAAACCAAGTGCACCCAATGCCGCAACTGACGGTGGAACCCTTGTTATAAGGTTGTTAATATTATCCTGTATATGTACATCTGGGAAATAAACGGCGGAATAATTATTATCAACATTCCTTAACCCAAATTCAATTGTTGTTCTCTCCACATCAGGCCTGATACCGGGACCGGCAAATACCCGATCTGAGTTTTCATCATATAAAGGAATATCCATCACATTAAATATCTGCGTATTATCACGCGCTTTATCCGCTACAAAATCTGTAACCAAAGGTGACCTAATTCCTGGAATTGCCAATATGTTAATATCTGTCACGCGATTGTCGGTCATTATCATCGCAGCCTGTCTATATGCCGCAACTATACTATTATCAATAGATGTCCCAGCAGGATTAACACTTCCGTTAGGTTGTGTGTTTAATCCAGTGTCAGTCCATGATGTTGATGCATATCCACCCCCGATATTACTGGTGGCACGATCATTCATCAAACCTTGCTCTTTATTTAAAATATTAAGGCCATCAAAACCACCATGAAAAATATTGGTAAATTTAGCATAAGTGGTAAACCTATTAAATTCAACCGATGAAGATCCCAAAAGGGTTGCAAGGCTTATTCTACCTGGGTATGAAGTACTGACACTATCAAATGAAGTGTCCTGTAAAAGTGCCAGCCCAACTGAAGGTTGTTTGTTACGTAAATAGGCAGCACCTTTCATGTGTGTAGCAGCAGATGCGGTTAATTGTGAAATATGGCCACTTGCATCCAAGCTGTTAGGCAATGCAACGCGGGCGAGTGTAAATTTATTGTTATTGAAAACATCCGCTCCAGTGCCGGTAACAAGGGTATCCAATTTTTGGATTCCTATAAATTTAGTGTATGCATCCACAATGCGGTTATAGGTAGTACCTTCATTTGCACGGAAGATTTCGTTTTCGCCGGCGCCAAAAGTACCTGTTGGGGCAATGCTAGTATTCATCACACCCCAATAAAACCTACTATCAGTTCTTTCATCGTTACCCGGGCGGCCAATCCAAACCGGTGAGTCTGTGGATACGGCACCACGCGTAACCTTAAAACGATACGGAAGCGGAGGAACAATAGAACCACTTTGTGACACAAGACTATTGTCCAGAACACCGTTATAACTAGCCCCCCACGCCAGGCGCATATCCCCCGTAAGAGTTGATGCCAAAGGTAATTCTGAACCTAATTTTCGCCCATCCCTCCTGATTGTCGTTGTGAGGTCATCTGTTAATGAATCTGTTGTTTTAAGCGTTGGAATACCTCTAAAACCAAACGGGGTGGCCTCTTTTGGAACTTCCCGATTGTATACCTCATCAGCCATTTGTACTCTAATTCGTGAAGATTTATTCGCAAAACGACCCGTAATGACAAGCCTTCTTTCTTCTTCTGCTTCTGCATCAAAGTTAAATGAAACCTTCTTATCACCAATAACACGACCAATAAATCGATCACTATCGCGATCTAAGTTCACATTGGGATATTTTTCTAGAATCTTTGGATCTAAATCAGTATCATAAAAATCACGAACCTGGACTTCAAATGACGGATATGGGTAAGATTCATCTACGCTGGCTACAATGTTGGCGATAGAAATCTTGAACATTGTGTTACCAACCGCACCATCTGTTAGGGTTTCAAAATGAAATAAATCCCATTCTTTACCAGAAAACGGTTGTGAAATGAAATTTGTCGTTTTTGGCGTAGTAAATCTAGTGTCAAACCTTCCGAACAAATTCACAAAGGTCTCTGTAGGTAAACCTGAATCCCCCGAAGTAAATGCAGAACCTGACATTAATACAACTGAAGGTGATTGTATCGTACCAAAGACGCCAGGAGGATCACCTGTGGGAATTGCTAATTGGGCCACCTCTGTATCAACCGGAAAATCTACGTACAATAGGTGTTTCTTTTGTTGAAATTTTGACGGTTCTGTATTTAAAATCTTGGATATATAATTATCACTCTGTGGATCGAGGCTAGCCGTGAATATCTTTAAGCCGGGTAAACCATCTGCCTCACCAAAATCTGCACCATCTGAATTTGATAATATCAACTTAAAACTAAATGCCGGCATGCTGCCTATTGCACTGTCGTTTGGATTGGCGGACATCGGACCTGGAGTGGAGCCGTAGAAGGTGCGCCATGTAGCGTAATCTGTGCGTGGTGTTAACACCTGAAACTGGGTGCCCGAGGCTGTCATCAACACTGCCCGAAGCAACCTAACATGATCATCGCCGCCAGCTGTGCCTATGCAACTTTCGTTATCACTAAATATCGGGAAACCAATTCCCTCCAATGATGCAGAAGCAAATTGTCGGGTACATAAAAATTGGATGTTACCAACCGGCTGGGGCATTGGCTCGCCTACTTTTTGGGTGCCTGTTAACACAAACCCAGCGCTATTGCAAATACCTGCCTTCTCAAAATTTTCAATCTGTGCAGTGGTTTTATTAAGCCCGGTACCTAGCACCCTCATAAAAGTGCACGCCTGGCGATTTTTCAAAAATTCCCTAACTGCATAAGGACCAAATTTACCAGGTTGCAATGTCCCAAATCGGGTTTGGAAATCTCCAAAATCACCTACAGTCACGGGGACAAATGCAGGTCCCATTTCAGCAGTACCAATGACACCCGCGGGAATACCAGAAGGGGAAGTCTGTCGTTGAGACAGATCAATTTCCCTATCAAAAAATCCGGGTGAACGAAATGTTTGCTCAGCCATGTAGCTCTCCTCTGTTCAAGCTCCTCGAACAATAAATATTAGGTGTACTTTCAAATATACCTTTACAGCGCATGAATAATTTAAAGCGCCTCTATCACACATCCATCTGCGGTAAAACTTCTACATCTGTAATTACTTCACCGGTGGATAAATCTTTATAAGTTGTCTCGCCTTGGTTTGTCGTAACATTACTCTCGAGGGGCACATCAAATTTTTTGCCAGTTAAGGGATTTTCACCCAAAGTCTGGGATTTAAATTTTAAACTACCGGCTTTGGCACCACCAAGATTAACATCCAATTTTGGTGAAATTTGATTGTTTTCATTTTCACCATCCACTAAAACTGCAGCTGTTCCATCTTTACCAACCAACTCAGATGCAACAAATCCGTCCCCTACGCCCTCTAAATCTTGTAATACATATTTTGCAGGATCACCAGAAGGCAATCCTGCCTGATTAACAGCTATCATATCACCCTTGGGTTGTAAGGTGTCAAATATAATTTCAGTAGCAGTCGTAAAAGATCTTAAGGCATTAGGGGCCCCGGGAAATGAAGGATTAACAATATATGCCGGGACGTCAATTGTAAAAGTATACCTGATTATTCTTTCACTATCTGCAAAGTCATCAAAATTACTATTTGATTCTAACCCACTGGCAACATATGCCACAAACCAATAACCTTTTGATGTTTCCAACCGAAATGTTCTTTGATGCATATTTTGATATGCTGACATCATTGCCGTTAAGAGATCATTCATTTGTTGGGTATATTGTGACCACAATGTCACTTCATAACGTGCATTATAATATTTAACAGGGGGTACAGTGATTACCTCATAGATGTTATTGCCATCCAACTGTGATGTTAGCAGCTTTCCCTGCTGCACCTCTAAGGTCGGTTGGGGTTGTGAACGTCGACTGGCTATTTTACCTGCTTTTGCACGGGTATCATTTGGGGAATTAGAAAAATGTTTAGGGCTAGCTGCGCTATCCTGATTTTGAAGGCCCGCTTTATTCACCAATCGCTGATAAACTGCATCACTTTTGTCTAGGCGTTTTTTTATCACCAATGGCGCTGTTTGACCTGGGCCTGTGCCCTTTTCCACCACTTGATCTATACCTGTTCTCATTATTGACACCAAGGGAAGAATTAAAGTACCCCCTTTGTCACGTAATGGTTTTCTACGACGTAGGATAGCAAATCTCTCACCGGTGGCAAATATTACCGGTACCCTCCTTGAATCCTTTTTTATACGATAAAAAAACGGAATTTCTTCATTAAACAAATTAAAAATAGCCCTATCAACATCCTCAATGGAACATGAAGGAATGGAAAAATCATCTGGAATGTTTGTTCCTTCATACCCTTGATCTAGCATATTAGAATCGGTTTCTGTTTTAGAAAACCTAGTTGACATTTAAAATCCCCTTTTAAGAATCAGCATAAAAAGCCGAATCAATCATCCCTATTTCGTCCTCTGCCCCATCACCACCTTTTGGTGAAACCTCGGCTGGACCTGATATTGGTTTTGTTAATACCCCTTTCTCTTGTAATGATCTCACATCCCCAGTTGGGCCTTCTGCATTTTCTGCGAATCCACGTTGTTGTACAAATGTTTCTTGAATTGCATCATCATCAGAATAACTTTCATCTGTTGGGCCTTCCGGTACCTTATCAATTAATCCTATACGTGCCTGTTTACCTTGCAACATCACCCCGGTAGTGTGTTCAATTTGGCCATATATAGTGCCTTGCGTAACGACAGATGTTATCTCAAAAAATGTATCACCATAACTAAAAAAATCACCTGCTAATGCGTTTATTTCCTTGTCCAACAAATCCCTACTTTGTAAATACACCTCTATGCTATAATAGTATTCCATCCCAAATTTGTCAGTGGTTACATCCGAAGGTTCCCAATTAACCCTGGCGTCAATTTCGATAGGGGGATCAAAAACCTTGTTGACAGCTTCTTCATATACGTCGTGAATTTCAGACAGATCTTCTCTAACGTGATAATAATATATTTTTTGTCCAATGATATCTTTGACAATCTCTTTATTAATGTCAGCAATAAAATCAATTTCCCGCGGAGTAATAAATAATCTAGCCATTTTTTACCCCTAACCCATAATAATTGCTTTGCCATTAGGAACTGGAATGTTTCTTAAAATACGCTGTAAATTATCTGCTTCATTTGCCTCCGCTTCTATCATTTTACCATATGTCATGCTATCTAGCATTTCCTTCAATTCAGTGCGTAAATTTGTTTTTTCTTCCTGACCTTGTGTAACCAATTCAGTCCCATTTAAATCCAGGGTGGAATCGGCAATAGGGACACTGGAAAATTTGGAACGAATATATCCTAACAATTCTTTGCATGAAGCCAAACAATATTGCCTAATCCATTGGCGCCCAATACTATTGATTCGCTGAAATTGCAGATTGCCAAATGGTATATTGGAAAGATTTGATACCCCATATATTGAATCATCCTGATATGCAGGTTTAAATGGATCTGGACTAAATGCAACATTTATCCACAATTTCCTAGGATTGTCTTGCGTTGGTTGTGGATATATTCTTATTTTGGTACCAATAATCCTGTATGAATAATTAGAGCGCCTTACCCGACTAGACAAATCAAGCTGCCCAGCACGAAGCACATCTTCAAACACTGGCAAAACGTAAAATACTGTTTCTGGGGTGAATGATTCAAAAGAAAATTCATTATTTAAGTAATTAATTGCACTAGTGGTATCAAAAAACCTATATGCAGCCTGAGGGCTGAAATGAAACACCTCCATTATCTTAAGCCTAGATTTAGGGGTGTTGGCATCATTATCAAAAATAAGGTTGCCCTCTGTGTCTTTTAAATCTTGGTATATATCATAATCCTGTTTCTTTTTTTGTAGTTGGATAGATCCTGACATAAAATTATAAGATCCACCCATACCACCGTCCATGGCATAAGGCTCTGCCTGACGAAGGGGAAACTCATTGTTTTCCCTAGGTAACATTTGTTCAAATCCATTAGGACCTATATCAAACGAACCGGAAAGTGAGCTACCGGTAGGAAATCCCATCAAATTCATTAATTGGGATTGTGCCTGATATTGATTAACTATGGAACCATATTCCATCAGCGACTCTTCAAGACAGGCCCATATTTGTTTTTTTGTAAGTTCAACACTAAGAATATCATCGCCTAATTTACGTTTCACAAACGTAACCATGGAATCCGCCTCGGAAATAAAGGCACTATCCGAATTAAACAAGCCAAAAGGCGTTGGATTAAGTGTTCTTGCAAATGTAGACATGAAAATCTCCAGTCATCAACCTAAAATAAATATTGAATCAACCCATTACTTTCAAGGCCCATGAAAAAAACGCCATCCCAAATTGAACAACGGCAAACACGGTAATGGCCCTAGTTTTAAAAATCTTTAAACCTTCAACTTCGCCAATTATTTCTTTTAACTGGGTCGGGGAACATATTTCATCCATGGAGGCCTTCCAATTTCGAAGTTCATCAACACGATCTTCCCTTTCTCGCATACGGGCAATCTCTTGTTTAAGTTCTTGAACCTCGTCACGAAGGCTCTCAATACCTGAGCCTAAAGTTTCCAATTCTTTTAAAACCAGACGTGAATATTCATTCCACCCATTTTGATTACCATTACTCATCTAGCATCCCCCGCTCTTTCAATAATTTCCTTAAACGACTAGCATCCAAGGCATCCTGTAAAGCTGCCGCTGCACTATGCGTATTACCAGAATTATCAATGATTTCCTTTGCCTTTTGAATATTATGCAACATAATAGAATTAGAAGTAATATCCCACGCTATTCCTAAAATTCCCGCGATATTATTTTCAACCTTTCTAGGTACTAATTTGCACCAAAAAAGTTTTGTTTCATATTTAACAAAATAAGTTACCACCTCATCATTAAATGCTTGTTCATGACGTTTAATAGATTCATCCCTTAATTCCGGGCATTCAAACATCTCCTCCAAGGTGGCCGGCGACTGGCACGTAAATGCATTTCCATGTTTCGATAAAACTGTATGATCTTTGCCAATGAACCACATCGTCACAGGTACCGGAAAATTTGAGAAAAAATCTTCAAACATCCTAAAGTCTCGTTTTAATTGATCATCCCTGTCATTAAGTTGATCACATAACCGACGAAGCTTTTCAATATTTTTATTAGGTTTTGTTTTTTTTGATGAAAGTTCCATGAAGATAAATATGGAACTCAAAACGAAAAAAAAGTGCGGTGGTAAAAAATTACCACCGCACATTATTAACTTGAATGTTAAACGGCTAAAATTGCATTGGCATTGGTAGATTGAGAAGTGACAATATAATTTGTACCATCACTATATAATGTTGCCATATCACCGGCAACACTTGGTGCAGAAACATCAAACCTAAGGGTTTGATTCCCTGTTAGGCCGTCGGAATTAGCTCCCCCAACAATATTAATTGTAATAAAATTATTGGTAGTTGTTGTTTCTTCAACATCTAAATCATTGCCCGGTACAGCGGTAAGCATGATCGAACAATGAAAACCAGGAACTGCACTAGCCAGGGGCAATTTTATTTTCTGCGAAGCTGCATTACCTGAAACGCTGACAATACAACCACTATCTCCAGCACCTAAGGTTAAATCACCACTAGTGGCGGTATGACTAAAAACCTTTGCGGTTCCCCCTTTCACAACAGTGTTACCGAAGTCGATACCGGTTCCTGCTTGTGTATACAAACCCTTTTTAGACGAATATTTTACTTTTACATTTGGCATTTTTTATCTCCTGTTAAGCTGCTGTAATATTAGAGCCAGCACTTGAACCGGCTTGGACATAGTAAAGTGTTCCATCGCAGAAAATCCTGGCTCTATCACCAGCCACCGCTGCGGCTGTGGCAAATGTAAGTGTCGTACCTGAATCTGACGCCTCTGTCGCTGCACCACCATCTATACAGATCACTTTAAAGGTACCACCGGTAAATGTTACATTACCGCCCGGGGTGTCCGCTGCATAACATACGTCACAATACCATCCTGCACCTGCTGTTGTTGCGGATGGTAAAACACAAGCGACGCCGCCTGTTGAACTGGCTATAGAAATAATTATTCCTGAATCTCCTGCGCCGAATGTAATACCGCTAGCGGCATCTGCAGTCGTAATTGAGCGCACTGGTCTCAACATACCGCTCATACTATTACCCCCAAATTCAATCCCACTACCTGCTTCTTGATAAAGGCCTTTTGACGCGCTATATTTTACTTTTGGCATGATCTTTCTCCTCGTTTTTATATTTTAGTTTTGGCATTTCAAATTACCATTAAGATGCTGTAATAATGCCAGCAGCTGTAGCTGATGCCATCACATAATAAAATGTACCATCACACCAAACGCGTGCCATATCACCAGCAGTACCACCACCTGCCATTGAGAGAGTGGTGCCAGAATCTGGGGCATTTGTGGATGTGCCACCATCAACTTGTATCACTTTAAACGTTGACGCAGGACTAGTGGTTGCAATCACATTACCACCCAATGAAGTAGCTGCGTAACATATATCACAATGCCACCCTGCACCCGCTGTTTCTGCGGATGGCAAAACAATGGCAACATTTCCCGCAGCACTAACCAATGACACAATAATCCCACTATCGGCGGCACTAAGTGTGACACCGGCTGAAGAATCTGCAGATGTAATTGAACGAACAGCCTTCAATCCACCGGACATATTGTTCCCGCCTAATTCAATACCGCTACCTGATTCTTGATAAAGGCCTCGCGAGGGTTTATATTTTAATTTTGGCATAATCTTTCTCCTTGCTCCCAATGATTCCGGTTTCTCGTGGGTGTCGAGCGATTATATTAAACCGGGCCTGCGTATAATTAGTTAACCCAACCAGGGACTTACCTTCAAATAATAAAAAAAAGGGGTGGCCATTGGCCACCCCTTATGTTCCACTATCTAATATGAATTAGATGATGTTAAGGTCAAGAACCGTAACAGTACCGTAGAAATCGCTGCGAACCATCTTCTTACCGTAGCGAGTCATGACACCCTTACGTGGGGTGAAGTCCTCAGGAGCGAAGATAGTAGGTGTAACGATGAGCGGTACATACGGAGCGTAAACATAACCTGTCTCAAGATAGCTACCGCCCTTGAACCCAACAAGTACCTTGTTGCGAGGGAAGTAAGGATCTTTGTAAACCGTGAAACGATTGCTCAGTGTACCAACCTTCTCGGCACCGAGTGAGAACGGAGCACTGACCTGGCCTTCACCATCAAGGGTGTAAGCAGGACGATAGAGCACCGAAGCCTCAAGCATGGTAGCCACATCAGGTGAAACCACGATAAAGTTGGCAGAACCACGCAGTGTCAGGCGATGAATCTCATTGGCAACATCAATGATTGTCTCAACAAGAGTCTCGTACCACTCACGGACGGTGCCTGTGAAGGCGGGTCCCGGTGAGAGTGAGGAAGCTTTATCAACCGCAATACCTGTGGTGCGATTAACAAACTTGCCCGGAGCACGTGACCAGTAACGCTGTGTCTTCGCCTGTGTAAGAAGATCATTGAGGATTTCACGATCAATCTCGAGAGCAATCTGCTCGGAGAGGATCTGTGTAAGCTCAACTTCCGCATCCAGACTGTGATACGCATTCAAGTCCTGTGCAAGTTCCGGAGACCAGCGAGCACGGAGCTTACGGGTCACAGCAGTAACTGCAAGAGACTCAACCTTGATGTCAATATCCGGAATTGCCGGTGACGGTGTAGCACCGAAGTTAGACTCAAAGGCAGGAATGGTCAGTGTATCCCCATCTGCACCCACACTAAGTGCAGGATCAACCGGGAATGCCAAAGTCAAACCGGAATCAAATGAAGGAGAGGCATGGGTTGCATCAACACCATTACCGGAACAAATCATAAGCAACGCGGTAGTGGCTGCAGCAGGATCTGCCATGGCATCAGGGGTAAATGTAGTACCATCCCATGTACCAATTTGGTTCAAACGTCGAACATTAAGCAGGTTGGTGCTAGCTTGCACAGCATTAGCGCCTACATTGGTCACGAATTTGAATCCTGTACCGCCGGCGACGGGGGCAACACCGTCATTTACGTAAAGACCGAAGTCCTTCACCATAGTCCAGTCAGCAACACCACCGTTGGCACTATCACCGCTAGCATCAAAATTCGCAGTCCTTGCGAGAACAGCGATGTATGACGCGGGGCTGTTCGGGCCACCAACATCTTCAATGCGCGAAGTAAGTTGAGGATCAAACTGTAACAGTTTACCATCAGAACCTGTGGCCCTGAGGAATGTTCCATTTAAACCACCGCCTGTGATAGTGCTACCATCTCCGTATGCACCAGATACCACTAGATCAGCTGTGTCCATTGCGGCTGAATCATATACCCGTGAGTAACCAGAACCGGCCAGGTTATACTGCCCACCAATTCCTAAAGAACCTGATTGCACACCTTTACCTGTGGGCTCATTATATATGGAAGTACCACTAGCATACACTGCGGCGCCCTGGGAGTTCCCTGGGAGTGCGGCAGTTGAACCATAAGTGTAATCAAGATAAAAGAGCAGGCCAGAAGGCAGGCTCATAGGCTGGATTGAAACCAGCTCATTTGCAACAAGGCCACCAAAAACGCGTCGAACGATTGGAAAAGCAATGTTGCTAAAACCACGAAGGTCACCAGAGGAAGTCATGGCACCCCCACCGGTAGAAATGGAGCTTTGCTCCCTAAGTACTTGGCCAGCTTGGTTTTCAAGCATGCGTGACATGTTCTCTCTTTTGACTCCATCGAGTCCACGGAGAAGACCTGTGCGCGCCCACTTTTCAACTAGCCGACGGTTTTGGGAACCCAAGTGCCGTTGGCGGATTCCCTCTGTCAGTTGATCAAGTGAAAAATTCTTCATTTTTTATTCTCCTATAAATAAAAATTGATTTAAATCGAGTTAGTTCTTGTTCGAAATTCCCGCAAGAACAGCCCATCGATCTACCTCATTTCCATTGTTGGTCGCGCTTGCTGACCGGATTGATCTGGAAGACGAACCGAGCGTCCTAGCATTACGTCCCTCAGCCAACGACTTCTTGGAAGATCGCTTGTTCAGGGAAGTAGTCAAGCTCTTGTAAAGCAACTTTGCCTCACGAAGAGTTTTTGCATTATCCAATGCCTCAACAATTGCTCGTTGCTGCTTGGTGTTGAGATTCCTATTCTGCATTAACTTGTTAACATAAAGAAGCTTTGCATTAAACAGATTCATCTCAGTAAGTTGGGTCTTGAGGGTACCAACAGCCTTGCGGTACTCAACCAACTTACGCTTAAGAGCACGATTGGTGCGGCTCTCATTCATTCTTTTTTGCCGACGAGATTCAACAACAGGTTCCGGCACATCATCGGGACCCAATTCATCAGCCAAGGCATTAATGAGATCTTCCTCATCAATATCCAATATTACATCGCCAAGATCTTCAGCAGGTGATGGTACAAAAGTATCCACTGCCTCTTCTTGCTCACGAAGTTTACGCATGCGGTGTAATTCCCTGCGAAGAACGGCTTCATCGATTTCCAGGACTTCTTCTTCCTCGACATCAATTTCAATTTCCTCTTCACCGGCGGCTTCAGCTGAAACGTCTAGGCCTAGTGCATCACCAAGATCCTCAATGGCATCCTCGATATCTGCAACAGGCACAACTTCGCCAACGTCCTCAATGGGACTAGCCTCAACCTCAACCTCTTCCTCTTCAACTTCAACTTCCTCGTCTTGCTCCAAGAGCTCCTGCAAGTAAGCCTCCATTACCTCATCAGAAACTTCCTCTTCGGCGGCGCCTTCCTCGTCCTGAACGACTACGTCAACGTCCAAGTCCTCTAGGCTAGCCGAATCCTCCACTCCCAATGCCTCAATGTCATCTTCATCGAAAACAACATCGAACTCATCTAGATCTTTGTGATCACCTTCATATTGGCCTTCGAAAAGCCTATCAAACAAAGTGTTAGTTCGTCGTTTTGACATTTTTTTTATCTCCTTAACGATATAATTGTATTTCAAACGAATTTCCTCAGTATTCGCCGTACCTTCAGTAAGTATTACGTCTTGACGTAAACTTATCATTTCTTTTATCAACTGTGTGTAATATTTACGCACAGTCTCACGTAATGCGGAATTTTCACCAACATTCCCGATGTGTTTTACAAGGCGCTGTAAAACTTTGACATTACCAGATATTTTATCTAACGCCTCAGAAAGCCCGGTGGGACCATTCAATCTAGATGGATTCCTGATTAGTGAGGCCAATGCCCTTGCAGATTCTGCATTTAAATTCAAAAGTAAATCATCGTCCACTTCTTCATCACCTGTGTCATTTTCTACTTCCATATCACCGGTGGTCACTGCAATGCTAGCATCACCATCAACATTAATGTTAACAGTTTGAGAAGAATCGTCAACATCGGTCTCATCTTCTTCTATATCTAGCGCATCTTCTATGTGCCCATATATTTCTTCATCTCCCATTAATTCATTTTCAATTAAAGAACGAATCTTGGGTGCCATTGCATCTATGATTTTGTTTTTTGCATTTTGCTCAGCCAATTCCTTAAGCTTTTTAGCATCCGCAATTGCTTCATCGAACATTGTTGACATTAGTGTCTCCTCGTTTTAAAAGTAAATATAACAATAAAAACGTTTAATTCATTTACTTTTTTTTGTTTGTTCCCTCTGGTACCTTCTTTTACCGGCATGTTTTTTCCGCCGGCGCCGTTCGCCCTTGGGTATAAAAAAACGTCGATCCGTGACTTCTTTCACTATCCCCTCTTCTTTGCATTTTTTTATAAACCGCCTAATAAGCTGTTCCTGGGTCCTTATTTTACCACCCAATTTCACGCTTACATTCACCGGTGTTTTTTTCCCCACAACTACCACCTGTTTAAAATACTGTTAATGTTTAAATATTTTGTGTGTTTTGATCATGTATTCTTTGCATTATTTTTTCTATTTTAGCCAAAGTCATTTCATCATCACTTAAAATATCCTGTAATCTATATGCACCAATGCCTTCATCATAATCAACCGCAATCTGAGAGGGTGGAGGGGCGTGTGAATACCCTTGTTCAGTACCTGTACGTTTAGCCGCTGCAGGATCAATTGAAGGATTAGTTGAAGAGCCACCTGAAATTGCCTGTATTTTTTTACTCCACCCCGGAAAGGGAACAATACTATTTTTCATATATGGAAGCGAAGACTCTGAAACGCCCCCTATACCCGGAGTATTTCCTGCAACAAAATAAAAAGGATCTGTTTTATTTTTTGCCAAAGAATCAACCGGTAAATAACCCATGTTAATTTTCTTTACAAATACGTCCAATTCATCTTCATCCATGCTAGTTACGTCTTCACCATCCTCATAAAGATCTGGTGCCATATAAGGAAAATCAGAACCTGCATTCCTAGGTGCATTAAAACCGGTTGGATATAATTGACCATAACCTAACCCTTTTCTGTCGTCATAAAATACCGGGCTATGGTTTCGATAGGTACCATTAATATTTACCTTTGCTTTTTTTGGAATGTGGGGCATCTTACCCAACCTCGGGTGGTGATGTAGGTTCAAGTGTCATGCCAGATTTACCTTTTAAATACGTACCCAAAACATCCGGTGGTGCTTCATGATCTTGATAATTTTCCTGAAGTGACCAGCCAGGTGTACCTGGATGGAATGGATTAACAATTCTTTGTGCACCATCATGTGGGCTCACATTTGTTCCCTCACCTACAAAAGGTGATGATCCTATTTTTGCTGGTGAATTGGCGTCTTCTTTTTGTTCATCATTAGGGGCAGGTTGTGTATAAGGATCTGCGTTAGGAGCACTATTGAGGTTTGGAACAAATGAACTAAATGGATCACCTGCTTGGTACACATATGTATCACCGAGCCCAAAATCATAAGAAGGTGCACCTTTGTAATCGCGACTATATGGCACCGGGAAACCCCAATAAGAAGTAGATTCAGGCACATCACCCCTCATCACTTCTTTTGTAAATTTCAGGCTAACACTTACGTCAGTAAGATTATTCGTATTGCTAATATTGGGGTCACCATTAATGGGGCTGGCTGGAAATTGTTCTGAAAGCGCTGTGGAATTAGAGGTGGAATAACCATTAACCGGCCCTAAACTGGCTGCATCGGTTGGGTTATCAATTTCCACCACACCATGCTTCATTTATCCTATCCATCCGTATAGAGTGACTGGCCAGGTTGATCGGCAGGGGAGAGGTAATCCCCTAATTTAACGCTGGCAATTGCGTTCGATGTTTTAGATGGGTTCTCAGTACCAGCACCCTTACCAAACGTTCCGTTAGTGGGTTGTTGACCAAATCCTTCTGGCGGAGCCGGTATATCTGTTGGGTTTGTTGATCCTGGGCCTGGTGATGCTGGATTTGGAACGTACGGAGAAGCGGGATCGCCACCGCCGCCGGTCTTCACATTGTCCATGTCTGGCGCGCCACCAAATTTAGGATCAAATTCAGGAAAATCAGGATTAGAGCCTTTCCATGCAGATGAAGGTTTTTGCAGCACCGTCTCAAATTCGCCGGTAGCCTCATTATCATCATAGGTAATTGTCTTTCCAATAATCGGTGAAAATGTAAAAATCTTGCTCAGGGTTTCTGTATTAGATTGTGAATAACCATTCACCGGACCAAGGCCGCCTTCACCTTTATTAGGTTCCAGCATAGTTTGTTTTGAAGACATTTCTTTCTCCCGAAATTTAAATTAAAGTTTCTTAATAATTCTTTTACGTAATTTTTGTTTAGCCTCTATAATTCGATTGAGGCGTTTCTTGAGTTTTCCTTCCTTGATTTTCAAAGCTGACATCCACTCAACGTCATTCTCTAGGGAATCTGCCAACTCATCAGCAGGTACTTCTTCTACTTTGTCAGCAACATCAATAGAATCTTCTTCACCTGTTTCGAGAACTTCCATCATCTTTTTCTTTTCTTCCAACACCAATTTCTTAAGTAATGCCGGGGTTAGTTTTGTTTTCTTAGCCATTCCCTATCTCCTCCAATGAAAAAGCTATATGCATATACATATTTCGTTGAAAAAGTTTCTTTCTGTATTTTTTAATTATGGGAGTTTCTTCTCGGCGAATGCCAACGTTGCCCAATTCCCTGCAACGTCACCAAATGCATCTAATGATTCCCCAGAAGGTCCTGGGCCGGAGCCCATCATTTGTGAAGACATTCCTGGGTAACTCTCTGCAGATGTTTGTTCTTGCAGTGTGGTAACAGCAGTATCAGCTAATATTGATGCCATAACAGGATCATCGGTGATTTGCCCAACGGTGGATTGCACCTTTTTCTCAAATTTAATATTGTCAAGCGCTTGAGTTCGCCTAAGGTGTTGGTTTTCTAATTCAAGTTGTTTTTGTTCACGAAGGTGTGATTTTTTGATTTTATTTTCACCAATACCCTCTGATAGAATCTCAACCAGACATTCCTTAACAAGCGATTTTAACATTTTTCTAGAAAGCTTTGCCATTTTATTATTTTATTTCCAATCCAATATATCGTTAAATAGACGATCAACCCGATCGGTTTGATTAAAAACCTTTTTAAGATCTTCCCTTCTTACCTCACGGCCTTCTTTCATCATAAATGCGCCAGGAGTTGATGGTTCTGAAACAAAATCCCAACATATCAATTGGAAATCATCTTGTACGATATCATAATCGCCTTGCTGGTTTGTGGAACCAACACCTCGTGAAGATATACCTAATGTTACCCCAGATTCAACAAGGCTTTTGAGTATTTTGCCACAAGGGGTATCCAACAGTTCAACCACCCCGTAAACAACATCACCCTCCATATACGCCTCACGAATGATATGAGAAACGTTTTTTAATTCTACAACAGAACTATCTGGGTGATCGCATTCTCCTAGTGCACGATTTTCACGAATAAACTTTTGGTAGTTTCTAATTTCTCTCTCTAAAATCTCGCGTGGATAAACACGGCCATTTTGATTTAGGGTTTCCGCCTTTTGGAGAACACCTTTCATCATAATCTTACCATTGTTTTTTTCCATTGACTCCTTTATCATATCTTTGTTATATTCAAAAGGCGACCAGTCGGTAATTACTTTTAAATTAGCACTCACTTTGATTCTCCAAAAGTTCCTGTTTCAAACTTGATATAGTTAATAGGCGAGAAACGGTAGCATCATCAATTCTCTTTACCTGAAAATTTTCAATCTTTTTTATAACATTGCCTACTTTTTCATTTAATACTTCGTTCTTGCATGTTAAAGCAAATTCACGAATCTCATCAACAGCCAATTTTTTAAGAGTATTGTATTTTTCAATTTTTGCAGGATCATTTAATGATGTCTCAAACACGTATTGTTTAATAATACCTTTCTGTTCCTCATTTAAAGACTCACCATATTTTTTATTGAATTTTTCATTCATAATTTTAAGTGTCAATACGTTAATATCTTTATTGTCGTAATCCGGTGTTACAGAACCAGAGGTAGTACCCTCTGCTAGTAACCAATTTATGACATCATTTTCATATTTAACAACCCTGGCAATGTCTGCATGTTCCCTCAATCTCCAATCATTTAATAATGTTTGGATTGTGGCATAACTACGATATTCCTTAATACGTTGGTTATAAAAATTGGAATCATCCAGCGTATGATTAATTTTTTTAATTAACGCGGATTTTTCATGCCTAAGTTTATTACCGTCAAATTTTCTAGATGCATTTCTAGCATCCTCAAGAATCCTATTAGCCAATGCCTCCCGGGGAACACGGGTTTTTACTAGTGCATTAAACAATCTAAATTCACGATATAATTGACTCCCCGGTTTAAAACATTCTCTAATTATTCTCAACGTTATCCTGGCTTTTACATAATCTTTTTCAAGCACAGCTTTGGACATATATTTTGTTAATTGTTCAAATATGATCCCGACATTTCGTTTTTTATTGTGAGATCCTTTACTCATTTTCATTCTCTCCGTCTGTGGCTACATCTTCCGCCAACAATGATGATACCTTTTTTTTCAATCCAAGTTTTTTCCCAAGATTTCCTAAAGTATTCTCCAATTCAAAAGTCATTTTTGCGTTTTGACCAATCTTAGTATCTAAATAAGTATTCATAAAAGAATCTTCCAATCCCTCCCCAAACGGATTTTTCAAAGACTCTGCATCATAAGGCTGATTCATCGAATCTTGTTTCCTGGCAGGACCGCCAACACTGGCCATTTTTGCAAGATTAGGCATATGGGTAGAGGCCGGTCCGGAAGTTACTTTTCGGCTTTTCCTAAGAGGCTCGTTAAAAACATTTCTAATCTGTTTCTCAGCCTTGGCAGGTGCGTCTAAATCGCCTAAGGACAATTTAAGGATATCATCATCATCTTCCTCATCATCTGTCTCGTCGGTTTCATTAATTTCTTCCGACGATTTTGCTATCAATAATTGACCTTGTGGTTCATCAGCCGAGAATAGGCCTCCGCCTGCTTCTCCTTCTGGTTCAGGGGCACCGGCTTCAGGTGATTCAGCTGAAACATTCTCTAATTCTGAATCTCTTACTTTATCTTCTTCACGACCTTCTTCAATCCTTTCTACCTCGAGATCTGTAAGGCCCATAACATTTTTGCGTATCCAGTATCTGTCTACCACACCTTCAGGTGCTGCGGCGGCAATTTCAAATCTTGTCCTGATCAATTCCAATTTTTGTTGTTGGGCAATTGATGAAGGATTAGATAATGCCAATTCAAAATCAATCAAGTCATCCCCTTCATAACCATGACAATAAAGGTGAATCATTGCTAATTTATTAAGTTCAGAAATAACCGTTTTTTGAATACGTTGTATTGAACGTGAAAAACGAATGTCTTCCTGTGCCAAGGTTGCCTTGGCACCGACTTCTTCATCATAACCTAAATATGCCCTAGGGATTTTAAGTGCAGCAAAAAGCTTTTTCTGAATATATTCCACATCCTCGATGGCGGCGGTGTTTTGACCACCCGCCAATGTATCAATCCTTGTTCCTGATTCACCGCCACGAACGGGAAGAAAATAATCTTCATCTACACTAAGCGGATTGTATCTTAAATCAACCTTGCCCGTTGTTTTATCCACCACCTGACTACGTTTAAGACTTGTTTGTGCCTGTTGTAAATAAGTCGCAACATCCTCAGGTGGGACGTTACCAACATCAATATAAAAAACACGCCGTTCAGGTGCACGAATAACACGATAAACCAACATGGCATCTTCAATCAAGATAAGCTGACGCCAAATTCTACGCGCTGATTCCAGAACGCTTGTACCATACGGAAGAAAAGCATCGTTACCTAAAAGCCTAAAATGACTAACTTGCCAATTCTCCAATACTGTATTTCCCTGAGTCATCCACCTAAAACGCACAGCCGCGGGGTTGTTGGGATCAAAATTTTCTTCCCTTTCAATCTCTGAAATGGCAATTGGAAATGCATTAATAACCCCATATTCAGGTGAGATATCATTAAAAAGAAAAAAGTCTCCATATTTACACAGGTTTCTAACCCACATAACCAAATTGAATTCAACATTTAGGATGTCATAAAAAAGATTGTCCAGCAATTCATGAATACGCCTGTTTTCCGAGTATATATGCAAAACTCGTCCGCGTTCATCAGGAGAAACAGTTTCCTCGGAGTATATGTCAAGTGCAGAAGCAATCTCAGGTGTAGCCTCCATTTCACTGAAGTCACTATACCTTGACATTCTATCAAAAGCACCATAGGCACTTAAGGTACTATTATAAACATCGCTGTGAGCGCGCTGGAATAATTCAAGGGCTGTACTAGCACCTGGTTCGGCAAAATTACGTACTTTACGTTTAATTATCGGGCCGGCACGAAATAATTGTGTCAACCTCTGAAATAGGTTTTGGGTTTGTCTTGGCATCTCTTTCCTCTTAAACCATAACTATTTTACTTATATTGCAAAATATTTAAACCTTAAACTAACCAGGATAAATCTCCATATACAGGATGATAACTACCACTAACCGGTGCAGGCGTTTCATTCAATATAACGGGAAGGAATGGATTCAATCTTTTCTGTACCCATGGACTCTCATGTGATACTTGATTTTGTGTCTCATTAACCTTCATTGCATCTAACATGGCTTTGTTAACATCAACCGTGTATTTATTGTAAGAAGGTGTGGTATCATATAACCAAACCCCAATAGCGACTGACATTACAAGATCATCATTTTTTCCTTTTTGTGCCTGTGCCTTTGCACCTTTCCAAACAAATGTTTTTAATTCTTCATATAATCGGGAGGAAGGAATTTTAAGTTGACGGTTTCTTATCACTTCCTCCAATTTGGTAAGAATCTGGTTACGGCTTTGGCCCGAGGTGGTAAAACCTATTTTGTGTAAATTGCTTTCCCCTGAATACATGCTAGCATAACGATCTTTTTGTTTCTTAAAATATAAATTAGGATATCCTAATTCTTGCAATTTCATAATAACCGCATAGCCGTAGGTGTTATTTTCAGGACACATTAATGCCTTATTATAGCGCATACCAGCTTCATTTAAAAGCAATGCAAACTGATCAGGGGGTAATTTACCTTTATATTCTGCAACAATCTCAGATTCCATCGTGTCAATTACATGAAACGCAGAATAATCTGCGGCATCCCCACGTGCAATATCTGCAGAAATAATATACCTGTGCTCTGTTAATGCATATTTCCAAACCCATACCCCCATATCAGGGCCCCATTTTTCCAGCGGGTTCTTGACACCCACCCTAATGTATTCAAGGTCATCGGCGGTTAGAAATGTATCACCACTGGCTGAAAAATCACATAAAAATTCTTGAGCCACTTGCTTTTTAGAAAAACTTTTGGATTCATTTTCAAACCATTCTTCATCATGTTCCGGATGAACCCACCATGGTAATTTAATAGGGTTAAACTCATTTTCTCCGGCTTCAGCTTTTACATATAATTCATGGTATTGTCCTCCCACACCATTAGGGGTGGATAAAACAATAGACCTACCACCTGTTGAGATTGTAGGATATAAACCCATCCATAACTCATCAAAATTTCTAACAAAAGCTGCCTCATCCACAATCAATAATGATAACGCCTCTGAACGACCTGCATCATCTGAGGTAGGTACCGCTTTAATTTGTGAACCATTACTGAATTCCAACGATTGTTTATTATTGGAAACTATTTGTGGAAGAACCAACCATGGTGGCAGGTTTTTTAATGCAACCTTAACTTTTTTAATGAAATTTTGTGCAACTGCCAATTTAGTTGCAATGATTAAAATATTCTTATCTTTATAAAAAATAGCCAACCAAACAGCATATGCAGCAGAAAGAGTTGAAATACCTAATTGCCTAGATTTCAAAATAATATTGAATCGATGATCAACAAAATCCTTGAGACAATCATTCTGAAAACTGTATGTTTTAAAGGGAATAAGCCCCCTTGTGGGGTGCTGAATTTGTACATATTTATTTAAAAAATAAACAGGATCCTTACCACATTTGAGTATCTCTTTTACTTGGCGTTGTTTGGTAGTCAAAGCCATTATGCATCAACCTGAATATCTGCAAATCTCCTATAATACGCAATTTTTCTCGGTGAATTGGTGGTTGCCTGTATCAATTCCAGATCATCACGATTTGATAATTCCTTTGTATTAAGATCATCACCGGTTTGATTTTTAAATTCATCCTTAAGAAGTTTTAAAACATTCTTCAATCTTTGCATAGACTCATCAACTAAAACCACCGTCTGATCACGCATACTGCGTTCACTGGCAAAATGAACAATTGTTGAAAACCTTAGGGACAACATATCACCTTGTAACGTATAGGTGATACCACTCTGTCCATCACCACCTTTACCTACAGAAAAATCCAGTATGTTCCCAATCGCGTTAATTTGTTCGTTATTTAACATTTTTCTCTCCCTATGCGTATAATTATCACATCATACATCACTTTATCCTATATGTTGGTTGATTCATGAGAAAGTTCACATGTTCATCCACTTGTTCCTTTGTTGGGCGCCATCCATCCATCCACGCATGCCTATTGCCTTGTGCCCATTGAAACATGCAACTTTGACAACATTTATATTTATCGTAGGAAATTGTATCATTAATATCTTTCATCAAAAAACCGCATATGCTACAATCCACCACAAAATCAACTATGATCTCTTGACCTTTAATTATTTTAATGTTTGGAGATACTTCCTTTATTATTCTACCACCAAAATATGTATTCCATTCCTCACTCATAAACAATCTTTGCATCCTTACCGACACTGGTTATATCTAATACATTATCCACCGCGTCCTTAACTGCATCAACATGTGATATAACCATAATATTTTTAAACCACTTCTTTAAAGAATTCAATAAACGATTGCATGCTTCAACATTCATTTCATCCAAAGCACCGAACCCTTCATCAATAATAAGCATATTAGTCTTAGGTAAACATGAAATATTTATTAACGCAACCCGAATGGCCAGACTAGCCATCATCTTTTCCATTCCTGATGCACATTCAATTATGCGTTGAGAATCCCCGTAATTAATAACAATATCCATATCATTTGAACCGGATTCAGAACTTAGCTCAACCGTAAAGCCCACAACGCCTTGTAGGATTTTAGATATCTCTGCATTAATAATAGGTAATTGAGATGTTATAATTTGCAACGGTATACCTTTTTTGGAAAATGCACCCATCATAATATCATAGCAACGCCATTCCTCGTACAATTTCCCGTATTTGATCTTTTCGCTCTGTGAAGTTTTTATTTCCTTTTGCAGAAGTGCAATAGATTCAGAGGCAGATATCCTTTTGGCGTCAAGTTTTGCTATTTTATCACGCAAAGCCTGAATCTTTCGGCGTAAACTGGAAACTGCTTTGGCATTTGAATCAGAGGAAACGCGTAATTTCATACTAGACAAATTGTTTTCAGATTCTGACAATAATTTACCGGCTTTGCTTTTTTGTGTCAACAATTGATTAAACAACATTTCGTCCCTTGAATCCTCTAATAATAATTCTGCCTCTTGCTTTAAAACATCATCATATTTATCAATTTTTACCTGTAATTGCTGGTCTTCTATTTTTTTCAGTGCACGCCTACTAGCCCTTACGTTGGATATTAATTCATTCACTGCCTTTTGTTGTGATTCCATCAAAGACTTGTTGGAATGTGAATCCTTAATAAATTTACACGTAGGGTATTTATCCCCGCACGGTACCTCGCCCAATCTTTTTACGGATTTTTTTTGCTCTTTTAAGATTGTTTTTTCTTTTTCGTGAACATGTTCCAATTCTAATAAACTCTTCTCCAAATCTCGTTGGATCTCTAGTTGTTCCTTCAGTTCATTTATTGGAAATTGTTCCTTAAGGGTGCTGATTCTTTCAATTTTTAAAAGATTTTCCTCCCTTCTTTTTTCCATCGCCTGTATTTTTTCATTAGAAATAGCTAACGTAGAATTAATCTTTTCAATTTTTTTTACCTGATCGTCAACATCCCGTTGGGTAACGGCATCTTTATCTTTGTGTGTTGCCAAAGTGATGTTTAATTCCTCCAAATTGGCACGGGCATCTGCATATTGACTATCTAGCTCTTCCTTCCGTAATTGTTTGTTTATTACCCTATCTTCTTTTTCAGCAATTAAGGTATCCCAATCTTTATCAGGCACATTTTTTAGCATCCCTTTAATATCCGCAGAATCTTCTTTTGCAAGGTATGCCATCTTCTCAAATACATCAAGATCCAAAAATTTATTTAGAATTGCCTTTCTTTGTGTTGCACGATTCTTGATAAAGGTATTCATCTCACCCTGGCTAGCAAGTGATGTAAGAAGAAAATCATCTGCAGTCCCAACCAAAGTTCTCATTGTTTTTTCAGTTTCACGACGCTGTTCACCATTTAAATCCTGGATAACTTCACCGGCAGAATTCAATCTAGACAAATTAAGGTGTGTAACAGCATGAACTTTACCTGCCCTGGTTTGGTGTTTAACAGATTGACGCTCAGCCCTATATAGATTACCGTTCACCACAAAATCCACTTCCCCGAGACAATGACCTTTTCGGGAATTTATAACATGTAAATTTTTGATAGGACCACGATCTGTGGTATTAAATAAGGTGTACATCAGCGCGCCTGCAATGGATGATTTACCCGATCTGTTTTTACCAAAAATACCGGTGATCCCATTTAAATTATCAAAATTTACTACATTCTCTTTACCATAAAGAAATAAGTTGTCAAATTGCAATCTCTTAATTGAAAAACGTGTATTCCTAACAGTCGATTCTTGGGTTGCTAATTGATTAACGTATTTAGTGACTAGCTTTTCAATTCTTTCCCATGTATCTAGAGATATATCACTTTCTGAATAATAATTCTTTAAAAGCTTGACATGTGTTTTGGGATCACGTAAATCCTCATGAAATATTTCACCATCAGCAGTTTGAATTGCAGAACGGAATTCATCATGTTGTTCATATTTAAAAACAATCTCGTAAGGCTTTTTTTCCTTTTTTAATGCAGCATACAGTTGTTTAATTTCAGCCTGTGATATCAAATCATTAGCACGAATACGGTACCGTGATTCATTAGGGTGTTGACGCGCTGCATCCAATATAGTCTCCGCGTCGCCGTCCCAATCCAATGTCACAAATGGGTGTTTATGAATGACGGGATAAAACGTGCTTTTAAAATTATCCCTATCATCAATCTCCCAATATAAAAACCCTTTTCCAGGATCTTCTCCGTAATTCTGTTGGATTGTACTCCCGCAATATGCAATACGTTTTTCGTCATCCAGATATTGAACTTTGTGAATATCTCCCAAGAATGCAAAATCAAAGCCGTCAAAAAAAGCTGCGTCAACCTCACCATCTATTTGCCAATCAATATCAGTTGCAGAACCTTGCACACCACCATGGTACAAGGCGATATTGATTTCACCTTTCACCGGTTTTACATCTTCCCAGCCTTCTTCGTCAAAACACGAAAACACCCCCCAGTTAATTCCGGCAATTCCGGTTGGGTATATACCAGACTTTTTGTAAAGATGAATTCTAGGGTTATCTAGTGCCTTGATAATAGGTGTAATTGCATCCTGGCGGTGTTTATTGAGAACCAGGCCGTCATGATTGCCCAAGATAACATGAGTGGGTGCCAATTCAGCCAAACCTGTAAACCACCAATTCAAGATATCGATCAATTCAGGTGAAATCCCCTGGGTTTTTGAATGTACAATGTCACCACCCACATAAATGACATCAGGTTTCAATTCTGCAACTTGACGAAACATATCCTCAAAAGATTCCCGGTATTCCTTATGCCGAGTTAATCCTCTAAAATGTACGTCTGCTATGTGTACACAACTAAATTTCATATTAATCCTAAAATATTGTACCACTCTTGATTTTGCTGATCATGTGATAAAGCCGATCGGCGCGCTTCCAGGCAGGAGCGATTTTTCTTCTTTCTTCAAATATTTTCTTTGTCATGGAGCCTACATCATCATATCCTGTCACATCCATCATTCTAACTGTTACACCAAATTCACTTAACAATTTCGCAAATTGATGTGATTTTTTTGCAGCATCCGGATCCAATGCCAATAAAACCGGTGTTTGGTTTTTAACAATTTTCTGAAATATTGCGTGATCCTGTTGAAAACTAGATCCTAGGATGCATGTGGCATTTTTATTACATTTCATTAAATCAAATGGACCTTCAACTAAAGTTAATTCATTATCCCAGTCTATATTAAGATCATTAAAGATAACCTTTTTTTTAGGAATTTTAGAATTAAGATATTTCATAGCCGAAGTGACGTCAATTGTCCTTGCCACCGTGTAATTAAGTTCGCCTTCACTATCAAAAGAAGGCATAATCAAACGCCGACGATAGCGGCCACGCAAGCATGTACCTAATTTATAATACCACAGGTCTCTCTCTTCCAGATCACGAGAAACAGCGTATTTCAAAACAGCCAATGCATCAGGATCAATGCACCGATGGGAAACCACATCCGTCAAAGGAACAAACCCGTTAGGTAATTCAACACTGAATTCAGGATCAATGTCATCATTCTTTGATAACCTTAGTTTTCCCCCAAAAACACTTAAACATTCATTAACCAAAGCCGGTTTGTATTTGCGGATTAAATTGACAGGTGCACGCCCCTTAACGTCACATACCCAACAATGATAATCACCTGTATCCAATTTAAAAACAAGCTTTTTTTTATTACTACCTTGCTTACAACAATTTGGGCATTTGAAGGCATAATTAATACCATCATAGCTTCGATCATTTTGCCCAAATGCCTTACGTAAAAAAGAAAGCCTGGAATTTACATCTGTCATCTTATAAAGATAAACTATTTTTTTTATATGTTCAAATCATAAGTGGTGGCAACTGCTATCACATATGCATCTGCCATGTCAAAAACGGAATTATCAAAAACAACCTCACCTTTTCTCGGGCCATTCTTTAACGTTTTCATCGGCCATTGGTAACCCGGCTGTTCTCTCTCAATTCGATCTGAAACCCAGTCATGAATTTGGTTTTTGGTTGGTTTTCCACCGTGATTTTTTCTAATAATACGGATTCCCAATGTTTTTCTAGCTGCATTAACATTAAGGTGACGCGGCTTTAAACCGAAAACCTGGTAGCTCAACAAAGAAACTATCCCATTAAACCGCGCTAACACCGAAAGTGTTTTGGCTGATGATAAACCCGGCCTAAATGCCTGTAAGTTTTCCTCAATCGATACCCATTTAATCTTGTATTTTTTTACCAACCCACGAAGACATTTTTCCACCGCGTCGGCCTTTTGATACGTATCCTTGATTTTATGAAGTGGTATACTACCAATGTCGACCATCTTTCCGGAGGGTTCCACAATGCACCAACCCGTACAAGAGGTGCTTACATCTAATCCTAATATTAAATCCATCAGAAATCTATTTTGACCCTAAAAAATAATTTATCATTATCTCTCTTGATCACCGGCTGAGCAAGATTTGTTCTTGCTATAATATTAAAGTTATCATCATGAAAGTTTAAACTGGTGATGTAGGTGAAATTTAAATTTTCATCACTTACATGATCCGAAGGTAATAATGATTCATAGGTTGGGTTGGAAGATGAGGCAAACATATGTGCCGGCGCAGGGATCATTACCTCCAAAACGTGCACATTTCTTTCACCTTCAAATTCCAAACGAAATTGTTCTCCAGGCGCAATTTGTGTACCCCCGCCACCTTCTCCAGGGGTCTCATCACCCGGTAAAAACCCAATTATTTCACTAAATTGAGCACCATTTCTTCCCAATGTATATAAGTGAGGTGATTTTATTACCGCGAGGCCTTCTTCATATATAATGTCCCCAACATTATTCCATGTAGCATGAGGAGTCTTGCAATCAGCCCTGTAAATGTTTCCATGACCATCATCCTTGAGGGTAACCGATAAGGTGTTTTTAAAATCTGCATTCACCGTAGACTTCACTAATCCCACCCTACCGGTGATTGTCATTGATTTTTTCCTTACCCTGTCACCATAATACAATTGTGGTATTATGAAAAATGTAACCATATTACTACTGGTGTCAAGTAATTCATAACCAACAGATGTTATAATACCACCCTTTTTTTCAAATCCTATCAATGCATCATCTGGGTTTGGACCATAGCCTAATCCGCTAATAAAACCAACTGGAAATAGATTTGTTAAAAAAGGTGTTGGACCTGCTAACGAAGATAAATTTGCCCATTTTTCTGCATCTGATAATTCAGGTAAGCCACTTTGTTTTAACAGCATATTATAACGTTGCAACATTTTATTACCCGGGGGTTGCCACATTAATTCACCTAGATTAATCAAACTTAAATCTAGATATCCGGCATCAGTGGTGTATTTATCAAGCATGCTTCCTGAAAGTGGCTTGAGGTATTGGGTTGTGTAATCCAAAAAGTGTTGTTGCTCATTTGTTAACCCAAGTTGCCTAGTTATAGAACCGGTCAACAATAAGTTAAAATCGGGCCTAAAATAACCATTGTCATTTGGCATAAGCAACCCATTGGCTTTTGCAACGCGTTCCACCGTTGCCGGTAGATTAGAACTGTCTCCCATACCTAATAATGTGTGATATGGAAGCGCATAAGGGCCCGCCAGGCCGGCAGGCCTGGATATCCAGGTGCCAAACCCATCTGAATAATATGTACCGCCTGATGGGCTAGCCTCTGTGGTAGGCCAGTTTCCTTCCTGATTAATTGATGCAGTAAGATTATAAAGGCGTGGATATATCCCTTTACGTAAATTTGGTAAACCTTCACATGCAAAATTTCTCACAAAATTCTGTAAATTGATTTGCAGGATATTGTTCGTTAATGACAAAGGTGCATTAAATGGATCAATTGTAGTTTGAATCGGCATACCTGTTTTCATTTTAAGGGGTACAGTACCTGCATTATAAAACGGGGTAATTGGTATGTAACGATATGGTGATTCCTTTACAAAAAGAACGGGTAAATAAAACAAAAGTGTAGCCCATGTACTAAAATCATTTTCATCGAAACCCCTAGGACGCGTGCTCACATTTGTTTTACCCTTCACAATGTATGCAGAAACCTGTGATAAAGATTGACGATTAAGCGTAGAATGACTGGGCCCGAATTGGCTCCTAAAGCCCCTATTCCAAATTCTTATTTCGTGAACTTCAGCACGAAGATCGTGGCGGAAACCAAAATTAGAAGGATCTGCAGTTGCCGGGGTGGCCTGTATAATCCCTTCGCCTCGGGCTACGCGACTATTGAAAAAATCTGCAATTTGATTCCCTTCTACCGAATTATTAGGCCCTTCATAAAAATTGCCCAAAAATAGTGCATCAGGATCAGAACGATAATTATTGCTGGGTCTTTTTACTGCAAATGTTGTTGTGACATTTAAACTCTTTGAAGGAATAAAAAATTTAGAATCTACATTTCCATCAATAACAAAAGAACCCATCCTTCTATTGGTTTGGGTATCCCAATTAATGGAAATGTGATGCCAGTGATTGTGTTTAAGTGAAGCACTAGACTCAAATATAAGATCATTCGGAAAAGAGCGTGTTGTTCCCCCGCTGTTGTTAGCAGCGCCCAACGTAACGGATGATGGTGCAATTTCAGCACTGTGACTTAATTGTAAGAGCAATTTAAAACGTGATGGTTTATTTTCTAAATCCCTCTCACTTCCTGTTACCAAGGATACCGCATAACACGAAGACATATGTAATATGGTTCCAGCCTTGAAATGACCCGTATGATCTAAATCATTATAACGAGGATTAATCCAGAATTCAAAATTAAAACCACTCGATATAGTCCTGTAAGGTGCTGCAAAAACACCACCTGTAGCTACTGATGATGTAAAAGCAGGATAAATTAAGGCTGTTCCATTAGTGGGATCTGAGAGACTTTCATGAAGACCATGGGCAGCATTTAATGAACTAGTGAAAAAATTCAAAGAATTGTAGTTTGTATAAGCCCAGTTTAAATTATGATACTGGTGCTTATAATCCTCATATAATATCTTCCTAATGTTATTTTTGGCCAAACTAGCAGACGAAAAATTAGGGGTAGGCCTAGATAGTGCTATTTCTACCTGTTGTTGTTTTCTAGAAGCTGGGCCTTGAATTTTCACCAATTCCAGGTAATTTTCCAACAACGTTGATATATCTGTACCATCCGGAATAGGATCTGGTAATAAACCCATAGCCTTCAATGTTTCCAAAATGGTGGTTAAATTATCTGCCCCAAAATACACATTATCGGCGTCCTCCACCGTATAATCGGCATCCTTTTCAATATCAGAACGCTGAGCATACACATAAATCGAACCGGTTACCCCAACGGAACTGGAGGCAAACATTCTTTTTGGATTCACCTGTAATGTTACAGTATCAAAATTTTTAGGGGCTAACCCAATAACTGACATTATATCACATGCCTTGTAAATACACTAGAAATCTAATCTCACCCTAAAAGTTATATCCTTTTGATCATTTTTCTCCACTGGGCGTGATAATTTTGCTACCGCCAACAATGTATCAGATGCATCATACAAACCAATTGTAGTTGGCATTGTAAATGCACGTGTAGTTGGATCATTGGCGTCTAACACTACTATGTTATTTACACTATCCACGTATGTAGGATTGGCAGAGTAATTAAATTCATCTGCTGATGCACGGCAAAATATTAAAGTAGAGTTTATGGTAGTTTGATTTTGGAATGTCATTGCAGTTAAAGCAGAACCTGATTGAAATCTGCACCCTGCAAAATGATCAAGTATGTTATCCATGGATGCAGATACCATGAAATCAGGAATAAATTTTGACGCAGGATTATTGGCTGTAACACCCATTACTGTTTTTCCGGCAGCAATGGAGGCACCGTCAATTGTCTGTGCGGCAGAAATTGCATCAATAGAACCACTGCAACGTTGACTACCTGAAATTACCTTTGCCATATCTAAGATGGCACAACCTTGGTCATAATATACCAACCCAACACTGTTCGATGCATTAGATGAATCCACAAGTCGGCCGACGCGGCCACCAAACACACTTTGCTGCTTGTTTTGTGAAGAACCGACATCGGTAATTATCATGGCGCTACCGGTTGACGTACTGTCAATATTACCACCAATTGTCTCGCCTGCACCGAATGGTGCCAATCCACCAGCAACAGATGCAGTAGAAAATAATTTCAGTGCAAACGTTTCTGGTTTAATGCTATCACGAGCAAACAATCTTTTAAAACTTAAAAATAATGCATTATCAACCCTATCGCTGGTTGTGGTTGAGTTATAAGGCGCATAAAATGCATTATTAGCGTTTCCTAAAAGGTTTTGCGCAAATTGCCTGTAAACATCAACTTTTTCACGCATCATTAATGATGTAGAAGGAAATAACAGTTTACCGTTTGCATCCTGTCCTGTCGAGGCAGTTAAAACAGTACTGCCTGAATAGTAAAGACCCATGGTAATATCAAAAATTGCATTGGCTGTTTGCAACGTATAATTTTGATCATATATTGTTTGAAAAAGCGAAGAAGTAACACCAGGCCCCAAACCACCTGTAACAAAAACTTGTGCTTTTTTACGGGTGGTACTTCCTGATATATCAGCCTGAACTATATCAATAAGTTGGTTAAGCGTAGATCTTGAGGCTTTGATATCACTACCAGGTTTCAACGGTTTAAAAATTGCCATTCTATATTCCTTTCTTTATCTTATGCAGCTGTTGTGTTCCGGATTTGTACCTCAATGTTGGCTTGAGCACCGGTGAAAAACCCTTTTGCATTAATGTAGGTTCTTATCATATTCGTATCGTTATATGTTGCATAAACATTAAATTGATTAATGGGACGCGTTGCCACGGAAAAAGTGACCCTGCTCCCTCTTTGACTAGTTGGTTGCCCTCCGGCATTTAATAAATATGTTGCAATATTATCAGTATCAACTACCGGTGTTTGGCCGGGAATATATAAAAATCTATTTTGCATTTTAATTTCATATAATCCATCATATAACTCCGGGCCAATTGCCGCAGATGTGGACATTGATTGTGCAATTTGGACGGACCTTTTATTTGCTGACACATCCGAGGCAACTGTCATTGACAATAGGGAGGTATTTCCTTCCAATGTTACCTGTAATGACGGCAATCTAATCAAGGTGTTAGAACTCAGGCTTAATAATTTATGCTTTATCGCCAAATTACCATGAGTCTGTGCTTCAAATACGGGGGTATTTTTTATAATTTTCTCTTTTCCCACCGTGGTACCAAATTTTTTAATTATGGTGTAATCAACTTCATCATCGCCTAAAGCAAATTTAGTAATAGCAAACGATCCATTATTTAAAGCCATGGCTCGACGACCTGCATCTGTTAAAACCGCGTCTATTAAAACATTATTGGTTGAATTATCTAAAAATCCCATTTAATTCTCCTACATACTGACAATAATTATACACCAAATAAATTCAAGCCTCAATTGTTAAGATAAGCTATAAAAAAACAAAAGTTAATAGACTTTAAAAACCCTTAAGGCCACATAAGCTGTTTTATGTGATGCTATCAAATTTTCTGACATATAATTCCAATGCTTGTGTTTGATGCCTATCAACATTTGTGATTTGCATAATATATCTTCCAAAAGCATCGCTTTCTGTTTGTGCATCTTCCTCTATTTCTTGGTATACAACATGTTGTAAAGATTCCCCGTCAACTGTTACGTCCATACAATCCGGATCAAATCCCACAAACATTTGATCATAATTACTCACTGATATTAAGTCTGTCGTTAAATTAGTCACCCCGGGAAGTGTGCTAACATTTTCTCTCACAAACCAATTTGGGTACGGTTCAGGGGCATCGATTGGTGACATTAACTCCACTTTCAATTTATTTGTAAACCTGTCAAATGATACCACATATTGCGCCGAATAATTACTGAAACTCCCAAATAAATCACCTGCCACCACAGCGTATATATAGGTGCTATCCATATCAAATTCAGTATCCACATAAAAAGTTTGAGGAAATTTCATTTTTTTAATCAATGAAGGCCTAATCCATGCCGTGACAGGTATTTTCTGTGAACCACACCAGCCCATGGGACTAAAATCATAAAACGCCAACAATTGAAATGGTTCTGCCAAGGTTTTTCTTCTATAGACCTTAAAATATGCAACATCCCCCTGGCGTTCGGGCGGAAATCCCCAATGAAAAGTTAACTCATCACGATAATAATCCCACACAAATTTAAGATCCCTGGGTGCTTGTGGGGGAGGATCAAACTTAGAAGGTTTAGAACAATCCACAATCATTGCATAACCTGGTTTTGACATAACCAGAATGCGTTGTAAATATAAACCACCTGACACTACATCATATATGGGCGCATCAATTAATGCCAATGTTCTAGGCCTGTATAAATAAATTGCACCCACCTTTATTTTTGCATCAATTCCCTGCAGGTGATAAGGTGAGCCAAATACGACAGTATCCCTCCTTTGCCATGCAGTACCTACCAATGCACCGTCTTGAGACAAGAGTTCCACTAGTTCAAATTTTTCTATCAAATAACCTGCAGCTTGAAATTTCCATTCCAATGGTGTGCCCGGAGGCAGTTGGCCTATAACCTGGGTTTTGTATTTATCTTCTAACAGATCCTGAATCAAGGGAATCTGTAAATCATATTCTGCTAAATTCATCTGCTCAGGATTAAAAAATGCACGAGCATTTGTTTGAAATTGAGACAAAAATTGCAAATCATCACAGATCACATTTGAAAATGGGCCCGAAGGTTTAGATGACATACGATTGGCAATTTGGTGCGCAAATTTTCCATTAAGCTGCCCATAATGCACAACACGAGAAAACGTTTCTTCCTCTGCCAAATAGTCGCCGTTTTCAGGATCCCAAATTTTGACATTAGGATTTGACATAGCTGCATTAGTGGCATTATCAACAAATGCAGCAGTTGTTTCTAACTCATCGTTGGCCAAAGTATGCTCTTTATCTGACGTTTTAAGATCAGCTACTAAATCTTCCAGGCCGGTTTTGGGATCACCTGCTTCACCTAGCAAATACTTTATTTCACCACCCATAACCGCCAATTCAATCAATTCTTGTGCCGCGTTATTATCTTGCAATGCAAAAGAAGTATAAGGAACACCGGAATAACCTAATTTTGAAAAATATGATTCATCAACCAAGGTATCAAAATTGGCACGTATAAGTGCCTCCATTGACTCAACGGTAATTTGAGCGGGTTCATTAGGCATAGGTAAAAAATCAATACTAAGATCTTGAGCCGGTGTGCCAAAATTGAATAACACAAATCTAGGAACAAATGAAAGAAAATCCACTAGATTAATAATGGGTTCACCATTTTCCGGAATAAGGTAACCGGAGAAATCAAGCACCGTATCACCACCGGATAAACCCAGTGCTTCCTGTAACGCCAGTGATTTTGGTGTTCCATCAAATAAACCGGAATCATTTTCACATTCATCCTCTGTATGTTTATTATAAAACCACTCTGCACTAAATCCTTTTGGTTTAGGTATCTCTAGGACATTAAGAGGAATTCCGGGAAATGAAGTTGCATTTATATAATCTTCATTTACATATCCGTCAGCAACTGCATCCGGGCCTATAAAGCCTGCCTTGATACCCGCCAATACGGCCGCTGCTACTTTTGGAGGTGTTGTCATTTATATACCCCACATCGGGTTTTGGTGTATTTGTTCCACTTTATCTTTTTCCACCAATGATATTGTTACAAAATATTGATCCGCTAAAAGATTGTCTTGACCAGCCCCAAATTGTGAATGTTTATAAACATATATAGTCTCATCCGGATAAATTGATTCATATGCGCTAACCGCTATTGTGTCATCAATTAATACATTTTTTACATTTTCAATTATACCATCAGTCACATAGGATGTAATTACATCCGGATCATTTTGGGACTCACGAATTATAAATCTATCTACATCCACGGGAATAGCAAACACCCTATCAAATATCTTCATTGAAGTGGCTTGAGAAAATAGGTTGGTGGATTGAAAAGCAGCAGATGAAAGCATTAACTTAATATTGTCAAATTTCGCAGTAGTGAGATTCGTTGCCGGGCCTAAAACATTGTGATTTGCCAATTTAACCGGATGCAATAATTTTGATTTATCAACTACACTGTTCCATTCTGGGGATACCCCTGGATATTCAGGATCTGCGTTGCTGCCTGCACCTTTGTGATTCTCACCGGCCAGTGCGGCAGGTATACTGGGTATATATACAGCTGTTGAGAATGGGTGTGCCATTAATGTAGAGGGAAAAATTTCACCGGTGGACACCATATTTGCAAAATCCTTCGGGGTACCTTGTTCACCAGGTGCCGGAAGTGCATTACCTTTTGCAACCTGCGTCAAAAATGCCACTGCATCAGTTGTCACATTTAAACCGTTTGAAAAATCATCATATGCATGTGTATATGTCATCTCATCCAATTCCATACCATACATCGAACGATAATACCTACCAAGTAATTCACTTACAATGTGATTTTTTAACAGTGATTGTTTATTGGTAGAACTCAACATATCCCAATATTGCTGAAACAAGAAATCCTTTTGATACATTGAAGTACCGGTTGGATTATTAAGTAAATTATTCCCCAAACCTGTTCCTGATACCCCACCAAAGTTATTGACAAAGTTAGGGGATCCACCTGCAAATGTGAAATCCGACGTCGGTTGTGTCATCGGCACAGTCAGGTAACGTGTAAATCTTGTATTTTCTAATATTTCATCAAAATTCTTGGGGGATAAAGCTGTAACGCCACCTGTAGGGGTGTCAAACCATTTAATCGCAGGTAATTGACTATCAATTAAAAACATGTTCATATCAAACAAATAAACCAAAGGTTCAAACACCAAAGACGATCTTGCATGATCTTTACGATGAACCTGTACTTGTACGATGGTTGAATTTGATCTCCGATAAGGTATTTCCTTAAAATCAATATCAGTTGCATCTATGTTTTGTTGCGTCCTTTGTAGCGAGCTCAACATGCCCGCGGGGATTCCTATACACATCACACGTAAATTTGCAGACTCCTTACCTTGAAAAGCCGGGAATAATCCGTTTTCACCAAACATGTTTCGTAATAATTTAAGATCAATATCATAAGGAGAATACCCAGCCCAATCACCATAATTAAGAACAGAACCCGGAGGTAACATGCCTGGTCGTACTGCGATTGATTCAAGTTCCCGGGTTCTCTTGCAAATCAAATTTGCTTGATGTGTGGTAATAGCTGCAAATTTAGATACATAATACCGGTGAAGCTCTGGGTGTGATGTTTTTAAAGTTTGTAGTGAAAGTTTTAAATTACCACCACCGGCTTCGGGGGTTGACGGAAATAAGCCTACTTCCCCACCAATAAAATCACCTGATACATTTGCACCATTTAGTTCCGGAACACCCGTTGTGATCTGGGTATTAAAATTATTTGCAGCCGCATCAATGTTGTTGGCGTATGATTTAAGCAATGAAGTGGTGTATTTAATGAATGCATTTTCCCTCCTTGCCATCCGGTAAACGTCAGATAACGCATCCCATCCTGATAAAGTTGCATTTTGTAATACAGTATTAATCAATTCATTTCTTTCATATTTGTGTGTCGTGACAATTATTGGCTTGCCGTCATTGAGTTGATATTCCTCGCCATCCATGGTGTAATTATCAAAATTTTTATAAACCAAAGGATCTAGCGTAGATGTAGGGTATAAAAATTCAAACCAATCTGAATCCTGCAATTGGTTTTGGAAAAAACTTGCTATTGTAGATGGTGCAAAACTATCTTTTTTCATCCCTAAAATATCAATGTAGCTTTGTGCATCCATATCAAAAGCCTCAGATTGCTTGGGATCTTCTAGGTATGATAACATGAGTTTCATGTATATAGCCAATTGCCTATTAACCTCAGTTTGAGCACGGACGGTTGTAACACCAGCGGCGCCTTGATATGAATCAATTACAATTAAATTGGCACCAATATATTGTGGTGCAGAGGATGCAAATCCACCTTCCTCATAAAAATTCTCATCATAATTTTGAAATAACTGAACACCTGCACCACCTTCAAAATAATCCCAATAACTCGTTCCAGGCCAAAACCCAGATACCCACTTTTTCATATAATCGGGATCAGCCTCAGGGGGTTGCAAATTATTTGCCGATAAGTAAGCAGCTTCCGCATCATACTCATATGTGGTTGAAGCCTGCCCTTGCCCTTCAACATATACGGCGGGTACATAATTGCCCCCTAATTCAGTAAAAGTCCATGATGATGCCCCACCCAATGATGGAACAAATGCAGAACCTGCTTCAAAAGCAAACTGGCCTTGTAACCTAGGGGATCCGAACACATCTTCCCAGGTTAGCGGTTGCCAAAAATTCCCGTATTTTTTAATCATCTTATCTTGAAATTCATACAAAGCCGCGAGGTTGCCGTCCCATTCCTCCCCCCAGTATTCATATGGACCACCGGTTTTGTCGTTAAAATTGTCATCATTCAACCACCCTTGATTTGGTACATAACCAAAATGTTCGTTGGTATCCGGTGTCAATGACCAGAGACACAAGTATGCAGATGCTTTTGAAGTAAGCCATGTCACCCACATCTCATACACAAACGCAGCCAAGGTATCTTCATCTAAACCATTATATATCGTTAAAATGGCACCGGTACCCTGTAACGATTGCGGTAAATTGCCGGCGGCGACGTTGGTTCCTTCAGGTGTTAATACGGAGTTACCTTTGTTTTTACGACTTAAATATGTGTATTTATCATCATTTTTACTAGCAACGTGATGTGCCTTGTCCTCTAACTCATCAAGATGTCTCCACATATTGTAACCAAAAGATCCGTAATCAAAAGGTGCAGAAGTATTCACTCCATCAAATGGCATTTGAAATCCTAACGCGCTTTTTAGCGATTCCTTTATCCAATTTATCCAATCCAGCGAAGCCCCCAAAAGAGGTTCATTTGTGGGCCAATCACCCGGTTGCATTTGGTGGAAAAATGATTTCCAGGCCACATCAACCCCGCGGGTAGGTAGATCAAAATGTTCCCAAAACAACGGGCTTTGTGCCTTGCCAGGTGTAGGAGTAAACCCATCTCCAAATTGGATACCTTCCACTGGCTGATCGGGATCTGCGGTTATTTTTGTTGTCATTACCAAATTGTAATTGGCGTTAACATTGGGTATGTTTGTGTTTTCCCCATATGTTTTTTGGGGGTATTTTTCCCCTGCGTGATACCCTAAAAGTGGACTCTTGTCTGCCCCACCTGCACCCATTGCACCCTTTAAAGGAGGGTGCATGGCATCGGTACCCATGGGTGGTGTTTCGCCCAATCCGGCAGCCCAATCTTCACCAACCCAAGTTGGAGCTGTATTTGCAACAGGTTCAAAATCAGCCGACATTAAATCATTGCCTATCATCTCAGCAACAGCTTTTGAAATATCATACAATAAATTCTCAACAGCTGCTTCAAATTCACCACCAATAATTACATAATCTTGGCCCAAAGGATTAATATAAGCATCATCGATGTCACCATCTACATCATTTTGAGATGCCGCAACAATAATTGGCGTATTGGAGTTCATTACCCCATATCCGGCACCGCTGGCTTGTGGAACACCATATCCCAACATATTTTTCTCTTGATCAAAATTAATGTTCTGTGCCGTTAAGGTGATATCTTCGGTACCGAAAATAAAAGGTGACGCATTATCCGGTGCATCAAATAATTCCTTCCTGAATTTAAGTGTTGCAAATCTCCATAACGTAAATATTTTATGAATAATATCAGGATGTTGATTTTCATGTTTGGCAATATTCAGGATTGCCAATAGAATCAAATTATCTTTTCGCACCCCTTCTACACTACTACCCCAATATAATTTACCTTCATTAATGATATTATTAGGTAAAACCTGATGTGCATTTGGCCACAGGACAGTATCACTAAAATGAAATAATTCCACACCCGTATCAGAATAACCTGGTACCGGGAGCCACCCACCGGGGAAATCATTGGGATCCGGCTTATGGGCACCAAACAACCATTCTGTCTGATCCATGTGACTACGATCAGAAATTGTGAACAAAAAATTGCTGCAATGCCTTAAAAATGGGCGTAATGTGTCGGTTGCAGAATTCACTCCATGGGTATGTTTGGAACCGTCTGGCTGATCCCCGAATTTAAAACCAAAACCGGACGCGATATTAAGAACTTGATCTGATAAGTCGGCGGTGGTTTTCAGTTCTCCAACAAAATTTTGATAACGATCAAATTCTAATAATGGCCTATCGTTTACCGGTGCAAACAATGGTTTGAAAAATATATCATTGGCAGCACCCGCAGGAGAAACCGGTGCTGCGGCGCCCCATGTACTTGGGCGTGTTTCAAATGGGAGATATTTGCCATAATTACCAACCCCTCCAGGGTATTGTGAATCCACAATGTTACAAAAACTCATCAAAGTAAAAATAGGAGCTTTTGCTAGCATGTGCATCTCATCACCAGATGCTGTACCTCCCACAGTACCATATGTTAAGCCATTAGCGGCCAACAATAGTGAATGTGGGTTTTCTGAAAACATGTTGAATTCATTTGGCACACCCAATACCCTGGAAAATGGCTTATCATCTGTCAAAAAACGACCTTGGATATTGAATGACATTTGGTTGCCTGCGTCCAAAGATACTAGATTTGCAATTCCGGCAGATACAGAAAATTCACGTGACAATGCCATATTCAACAAAAATAATCGTTGTCTCACCTTATTACCGGCGGGTAGCATTGCCTGAAATTCATCCCAACCTGTTTTCCAATTTATAAGAACCGGAGAAGGTGATTTTTTATAAGAGAACTTTTCCAGTGAAAAAGAATGAGTGCCTTGAGGTGACATATGAGGATTAAGCCGATAATTTTCAATTAAATCAGACATACCTTCAATAGCCATGGGATTGATTCCCTCAAATTCAGTTCTCCACCCTGAATCTACACCTGCACCATAAAGTGGCGACAGTGGCGAATGTAATTTCATTGCACCATACATGTCGTGAACCAATTGTGCATAAACCTTGGTGCCCGGAAATGTTTTGAATGTTTCTTTTGGAAAACTTAAAAACGTTTCAAATATATTGCTGGGGGTAAAGGCTGATGTACTAAAAACCTCTGCGGGAATAAAATTTGATTTATCATGACCGTCATATTTGGCCATTATATCTTCTTTCCACGTGTTGGTCCCGTTCTCGGCAGCGCCGGTCCACCCGCGTAAATTGGTGAGATCCAATATGTCTTCAAGCCATATTATCCATGCCGTCAGGTATTGGGTCATCAAGGCCCAGTTTTTAGTTGCAGGTAATAACTTATTTTTAAAACCCCCTTCCAACTGATCTATGGTTATCTCATCCACACCCACAAATTCAATTTCATCACCGGTAATCTTGCATTTTTTTAATTTTTCATAACATTTCATCATGATATCGTATTTCAACTTACTTTGTTGCATACGATATTGCAATAATTCACGATAAGTTCGACGAGTGGGATTTTTGTTTTTCTCCAAAGATTGATCGTACGCCGCTTGGGATTGCGGATGGTTCATACTCAAATCTTCCAATGAAAGAAAATCCAATGACGCTATTATTTCCACTCGTGGACTAATGAATGGATTGGGTTTAGAAGGCATGCTCGAGCCAAACCCGGGTGGCGCGGCATCCCCTCCTGGCGGGGCATCCCCTCCTGGTGGGGGTTGGAAGGTGGTATCAGAAGGTATGTAATCCAATATCGAGGTATCATTCCCGCTGTCAAAAGTTATGGCATCCTGGCTACCCGGAAGAGGTTGGGGATGAGACTTAAATCCATCAGTACCATAATTCCAAAATTGAGTGATTTTGTTTTTACCCACTGCCGACGAATAAGGATCGGGTTTATCGGCAAAATCTTCATATGAATTATACATACCTGGAGTTGATGGGGAAATATTGCCACCAGGTAACGGTGCATCAGGTTCCTTCTCCATGAATTCTTGCCAGGGTTGTGACGTCACTTTAGCTACCATAGAACCATTAGTTAATGTAGCCCGCTTGGAACCGTCTTGTTGCATATGCATAGGTGAAGCAGTTTTAAAGGCATTTGCTTCATTATCATCCGGTAACATGCTGGTTTCTGATTTATTAATCAAAGAACCATCCGTATCATTCCCTAGCCCAGGTGGGGTTAATTTCTCGTTGTATTGTTTGGTAACTGCCTGAGCCACCGTTTGCTCTTTGTCATCTATTCTTAATTGAGCATCCAGTTCTAAATTAGCATCCGGTAATTCACTATTTGCCACCGGTTGCATATTAAATTTAACGTTTTGAAAAGAATTATCAGTTGCCATGTAAACTACCGTTCATTAAAATGTTCTATTGTATCCCTGGGTTGTTGCCAATAAATCAGGTTTTCTAGAATTGCCTTCTGTAACATTATCCAAATACCCAAGATTTGCATTAATATCCACTGTCACACCTTGTGATTCATTGCTCATCATATAATTGTTAAAACACAATCGCACCGTATATTTCCTTTGCCCAACCAAACCTGATAATTTAGTATCCACAAATTTATATTTTCCAATACCTTTTAAGAGGTGAACAACACCAACAACAGCCTTAGTACCCTGGTATTCAGCCAACACCTGAACGTGATCAATATTGTCTGTATTTCCCACAAGATCCCAAGAAATTGTAACCAAACGAGTCAACCCTTGTGTTGAAGCAACAACATTTTTTATTTCCACCGGTTGTACCGGAATTTCAATATCTTTAATAATCTGATATGTAGTTTCACCCTCTAAAAAAGTTTGCTCTATGTTTTTAGAATCCTCCGTGTCATCAAAAAATTCTGATTCCATTGGTAAGGTGGCACTTTGTAATGTTTTTTTACTAAGAAATTTTGAACGCAAGGTTTTATATTTATTGAGGGTAAGCTGATCTTTCACCTCAGTGGGTGCATCAATTAACATATCAAAAATAGATGCCTTTAACAGAGTTATCACGTAACGATAGCGATGTCCAGGCTTTAAATTCGGTGCCCGATATTTACTAACCTCAAAACTTTCTCCGGCATCAGTTGATTTATTTAATCCCAATTTTTTGTCATTAGTTACCCCATCCAAAAATTTTCCCAATGGTTGAGCACCAAAATTAATTGAAGTGCCCGTCGTTAAATTTATCCGGTCAATTTTTACGCGTAACAATGATTGAAATTTACCTTTATTTTTTTCAATATCACCCACAAAACTAGATAAAGCCTCATTTTCTTTAATGACACGTACTATTTCTTGGTACCCTTCCTTTAGGAAACCTGCCTCGGTTTCAAACTGTACCTTCGATGTTTTACCAATTGTTGTAACCTTTGGTTCACTTACACTCAAACTTAACCCTTCATCTAAAAACACATTATGTGTATAATAAGCCACATTTGGTGCCCTATATAGACTTCCATCTTTAGCACTAAACACCAACGTATATCGATATGTGTGACCATGAATTAAATTGTTATGCATAAATGTTTTATTGTTTGCCATGGAATCCAAGATTTCAAAACCATAAGGCGAAGTGGTATCCTTTCCAACTAATGTCTCCCGACTAAGCAAACCTAATGTAAAATTGCGAGGCTCACTTTTTGGTAGTGCCGCACTAACATCATCTGCCATCATATAACATCTGGTTGCAGGAGAACTTATGTTATGTGCTTCTACCTGAACCTCTGTTTGTGACACACGCTGGGTGGTTATAACGCAATGTCCAATTGTTGTTATATCATAAGCAGGAACCGCGGTATCATAAACATAACTTTTTGTTTTTGCTGTTCCAACAACCACTGCTGAGCTAAATGATTGACTAAAATTACCATGTGTATCCTCGGCAATTGCCCGATATATTACAGTGGTACCCGGTTTGTTGTTATCTGTTAATACACCGTTGGTGGGAAAAGCCAATGGCACTTTTTTTACAAATTTATAACCACCCACCCCGGTTCCATTAAAGTAGTTCATCAAATTAATGGTTTTTTTATAAATGCTGACAGATGTTGCACGGGTATCCGTTTGATTGAACGTTAATTTAACAACACCCCTTCGTAACACAGATGATTGTAATTCTGGTTTTTCCAAAACAAAATTTTGCGATATAGCACCAATATTTAAAGAATGAGGTAACGTAATTGTATCCTTTACCACACCGTCATCATCCAATACTTCAAAGGTAAAATAAATAACTTCCGGTGACATTTGATCCGGATAATTTATGGTGATAGGTAATTTAAATGTAGTAAAAGTAAGCCCTAGATTTCGAGTAACCAAGGTTTGTTCCATGGTATCAGCAGCACCCATAGAATCCCGGGCAATTAATACACCATAATATGATTTAGACCCAATAGGTAATAATGATGTTAAATAAGGATCTACATCAATATTGTCTTTGGGCATCCTCATAATGGAATCTTTCACATTGGAATAAAATGAAGGCATAAATTGATGTGAATTATACATATGATGAGGTATAATACGACCCATTCTCGCCTGAACCGGATCTACCGGAAATGCATACGAAACAGCAGAAGCGGGATCCAATCCATCTAATACAGAATATAAAGCCAATCCCCTATTTCCGGATTGGGGGATAAAATTACTTCTACCACCCCCGATATAAGATACTGTTTGAACTACATGTGTTTTGGAGTCTTTTTTAGCGCTCATCATGGTTGCATTTTTATCCACAATTTGCGTTACCATCGCCTGTTGCATAAAAGGATTTCTTATGTCAACGCCATCTTTTTCATATTGAGAACATTCAAGTGAAGAAACATTTGATAATAAACTACAATTTACCTCACCTACCTCTGTATTCTTTTTTTGTTTTCCAGAGCGTAAAAATTCATTTGCCCTTTTTTTAATCACTTTTGCCAATTGACGTTTAGATACAGATTTTATATTAGACTGGCGTGAATTACTAGGGTTTGTAAGGTGAGCCTTTACTTTAATAAAATAAGCAGAATTTTTTACTGCCTCTCTAATATTAACTGAAAATGTTAATTCATAAACATTGCGATAACCTGCAACCTCTCTGGATTTTGTCATGACAATTTCTGTCACAAAAGATTCAGGAATATTTAAAATATTTCCCCTTTCACCAATATTTCCGCTTATTATTGACATCTTACTCAGAACCTAATAAAAATTTATTATTGGGATTAATTAAATATTCATCAAATATTTCGGCACCCGTTGCTGCATTTCCTACTGAACTATTCAAAATCATTGTAAAAATATTCGCAAATCTTAAAGAAACTGCGCCAGTATTATCTTTATCCTGATACATTTTTCCTACATAAAACAAACGCTGTTGATTCCCATTGGGATTACCATCCGATAATTCCCCTGCATCAATTACAGCTAATTTATTTATTTCCGCCTTATCCCTAGGGAATTCAAATATTTGCATAATTAAATTATTGTTTTTTGAAGTCTCGGGAAATGTCACCAAATTACCTATAATTTGTTTATTGCTTTTGGGATTATCGCCGGCTTTTGCTTTAAGCCTATCAATTACTTGGCTCAATTTTGTCTCACGCTGTTGGTATTTTGTTGCCGCCTCTGCAGGCCATTGCCACTGATAACACAAACGTGCCGCTGCAAAATCTTTTTCATTTAAGCCTTGAACACCCAATGCCACTGCACCTATTTTATCCAATTCTGTTGCAATATCACCTTCCTTATAAGGTGTGATTCCTCCGCCAGTATATTGTTTCACCTCATCGGGAGCATGAAATCCATCTTTAAAAAGAGATACATTTTCCAGAACACCGTTGGGTAAGCCGTCAATTTTAAAAGCACCATTAGGTAAAAAGTGTTCCAAAATGCCTAACATAACCACTAAGCCTAGACCATCCAAAAGACCGAGATCATCACTGTCAAGCAGTTTTACCACAGCGGCAGGTAATCCCATAAACTCAGACATTTTTTTCATTGCTTGTTTGAAATCCATTTCCGGTAATTTCAAACCTGTCACTATGAAAGGTAGGATACGTGCCATTTGTGCACCGGGTGGGAGTTTGTTAATGGGTGGCAAATACAGGAAATTCGGAACATGGGTAAATCGATGATCCTCCCAAACCCTGGGCAGCGTACTTCTTTCTAACGTTTGTGGTACATCAGGTGAAGCCGAAGATTCATCTGTGACTGCTTTGGGTTCTGGGAGTGTATCAAAATTAATACTTCCTGTGCTGATTATAAACTTATTATTGATGGCAAACGGATCAATGCTGGCCAAAAATCGCTGTGACTGATAATTCCCTTCCAGCCCTTTTATAAATTCATTTGGCATGCCCCCATTCAGTGGGTTAATGTTAACGCCTGTTGGAAATGCCCCAGTAAGGGAGAATTTATTTAATAAATTCGGCAACAATTCAAAAATACTACCTGAATATAATATGGGCGGTGCCTTAAGTGCTGTGATTAATCCATTGTGATCTGTTTCAATACACAACGTATCCTGAAACCTTTGCATGGCTTCAAAATAAATACGATCCCCTGCATCACCCGCAACATCAGAAGCGGTTGGCGCCAACGCACTATCATAAAATGCATGTCGGTCGGTAAATGTAACATACCTAAATTGCATATGACCGGATGCGGCCTGGAATCTGCCGGGGGTGGTGATCAATGTATCCATCACCCTTTGTTTACTATTTAATATACCTGCCATAAGATTAATTATCCACCTTAAATATTTTACCGCATTATTGTAAATAAGAAACAAAAAAAAGGTGGGCGACCGAAGCCGCCCACCCGCTATGGAAACCCAACTATTCTACTAACATTTAGTTAGTGGAAAGAGGGGGAGGTCCATTCATACCAGCATCACGACCGGTCGGATCAATCTCAGTCATATTTAACTGAAACCACCTTCCGTTGGTGTTGTTACGAATAGTAAGCATGGACTCTTCCTCGACGATTGTCCAGTTACCACGGCTATTTGCAAGGTGAAGGTCACCTGTGTAGATGTTACCAAACCTCAATGCCGCCGTACCTAGGTCTACACCTAAATCACTACTAGGCTGGATTGAAGCAGCAGTAACACTAACATCATTGCTACCAGCATCTATCACAATATCAGCGGCTTCACCTCGAAGTGCAATAGTGGAATTACCACTATCTTCACCGATCCGAATGGTACGTGTACCGTTTGTACCGATGTTGATGTTTTGGTTAACATCATCACCACCCAAGGTAATTGTGCCACCGGATGATTCAAGCGCTATATTGCTTGAGGCATCAACCTCGAATGTGGTAACATTTGCAACACTTAATGCCCTTGCATCAGACACTGCAATAATGTTAGAACCACCTTCTTGGAGATTTAAACCACCAGCACCATTAACTGTCAATGCACCAGCAGATGTTGACCAAGTCGCAGCAGCAGCAGAAGTAAGCGTAAGCGCACCTGCAGAACTGGACCAAGTTGAAGCAGCACCAGCTGTCAATGTGATTGCCCCTGAAGGGGTAACAGACAATGACGTCATACCTGTTTCAGAAACAGCACCAGATCCATCAAACTCCCATGTACCTGTGTCATCACCAAGTGAAGCACCACTAGCACCTGTCACAGACATTGTACCAGCAGCCGAAGTTACATTAACATTACCAGCGGCGGCATCAATGGAAATTCCACCAGATGAAGTATCAAGTGTAATAGCACCAGATGCGTCCAGATCGAATGTTGATGAATCAACATCAAGTGCAACATCTGCAGCAGTACCAATTGAAATGCTATCAGCGGAGTCAATTGTCAATGCACCTGTAGCATCAATGTCCAGTGTTGTACCGGTATCCATGTTGATACTACCAACATCGAAGTGTATACCACCAGCAGCATCTGTAGTCTTGAATGCAAATGCGTTAGCACTTCCAACAGAACCTGTAAACTGCAATTTACCACCATTACTACGCATGAGCGCACCATTATCGGCTTCTATATGAACACCACCAGCACCTTGAGCACTGTAAAGCTTCACTGCAGGCCATGAACTCCTGGAACCTGACATAACGTTCCACCCTGATGATCGTGTGTACACGTTTCCACTAGCACAATTGACATCAAAGTCACCGCTGGAAAGATCAACATCCATCTCTGCAGCATCTGCATCAATTTTACCGTTGGCGCTCAGGTGAATACCACCAGAAGTACCATTGGCGACTAGTTGAACCGCCTGGTTGTCATCCTCACCACCGACCAGTTGAACCGATCCGGCGCCGTTAGTCAAGACAATGTCTTTTCCTACACCACCCTGGGCACCCAGGTATATACCACCAGCAGAACCGATGTCAACTGCACGAGCCTGAGCATTAGCACCAGTCAAAGCCAGCTTTGTACCCGCACGGACTGCGAGCCATTGGCCGGAGTTATTGACATAGTTAGCTGCATCTCCAAAGGTGAGCTTGTTAGTGCTATTGAGTGTCAGACCTGTTCCGTCAGTATGAGTCAGAGTTGTATCAGAATCAGCACCAAAACTAAGGACAGCTGAATCAGAGAGAAGCTTGACATCATTACCAAGAACTGCATCTTTAACAACACTCAAACCACCGTCAGTCTGAAGTGAACCATCTGTTATAGAAGTGGCATCAGTTGCATCATCAACAATAACCCGACCACCAAAATAACCTTGTTTTACAACACTCAAACCACCATCAGTTTGAAGTGAACCATCTGTTGTAGAACTGGCTTGTGTTGCATCATCAACGATGACTCTTCCATCGGCGGTAAGTTGACCGGCAGACGTAATAGTAACACCGGAAGAACCGGCTCCGCCAGCAACATCAAAATCGCCATTGTCTTCAACGCGGAAGACCTCCGTGCCATCATACTGCTTAAATACAAAATCATCAGAATCAACCTTGAGTTGCATAATGATCTCGCCAGCGGTTCCATCCATGTCAAGTGCCAATTGGGCTACACCACCGTCTTCGAATGAAATGTCACCAGAATCGGAATCAATTTTGACTGAATTGGCAGCATCCAGTTCAATATTTCCATCAGAAACAAGATCCAAAATACCGTCAGCAGACTGATAAATGTACGTACCGGTATCACCAAAGTTAAGTTTAGCGTCAGTTGTCGAAGCACCGATTGTCACATCACCTGTGCTATCATTGTAAGTTAAATCAGCAGCACCACCAAAATCACCGTCATTATTGTATTGAACTTGTGTGTTTGAGCCTTTAGCATCACGATGGTCTGAACCTGATTGTAGGCGAACACCATCCCAATAAAGATGACTTCCAACATTATAAAGCTTGTCGGTTGTATTACTGGGGGCGCTCATTTGCTCAAGGTTAAACGCACCGGATGCCACCAAGTCGCCACCGAAACAAGCAACACCAAAAGCATGCTCGCCAGCTTCCTTACCTTTACCGTCAATATTACCGGAAACGAAAAGAAGCACATCCTGACCGGGAAGGGCCGGGAATGCTGTTGCAGCGGCGGACTTTTTTCCACCTGGTCTAGCCACGATAAACGATCCTGTTAAACCTACATTATGTTGGCCATTACCTGCATTAGAAGCAGACATCTGGCTAAGTATTAATCCATTTGCCAAGAGATTTCTCCTAAGAATCCAAAAATGCGCTAGGATTCAAATAAAGAGTTAAAAAAAAAGAAGAGCGTAAATTCACATTAAAAACGTTTGCGCAGACGACAAATAACATGAAATTACGATCTAATTATTAGTGCAAATACAAAAAAACTAGAGTATTTTTGCAAGACACAAAATTTTAAAATTTAAAATATTTTGCTATTTGAAATAGGGTGAATTTTATATTTCTGGCGGGTCAAAAAAAAAATTAATCTTTTATTTCTTCAAGAACAAATTTGTAATGTTTACCATTTTTATTGTTTTTAATGGTAAGGTACTCTTCTTCCTCAACAATTGTCCAATCACCTCTTTCATTTCGTAAATGAAGGTCACCGGTGTATACGTTGGCAAAACGATTGGTGGAACTCCCTAAATCAACAGTGGAATCTAGGCCCGGGATTATTGATCCGCTCATTACTAAATCCCCACCAAAAACAGAGGTTCCTTTTATGGTCGAGTCTTTAGAACCAATGGCTCCTGAAACAAAGAAACTAATGTCAGATGCCTCCTTGGGTTGCATTGCACCTGCAGCCATCCTGCTACCAGATAGAAAAATTACCTGCCTGTTACCGGCCCCATAATGGTCACGCAGTCGCATTATTTCTTCTACAGAGGTACCATTAAACACATCAAACTTTAAATCATTAGTGCTTCCATCATGTGATATAGCAGCCCCCACAGTTCCACCTGAACCCGCAAATTCTAATGTAGAGCTCTCTGAGTTATTATTTCTTTGAAGCCTGATTGTTGGGCTTGAGTCTTTTGCATGCACCAATGTGCTAGGGTTATTAAGACCAATACCAATCCTGTCTGTATCACCTTTCACATACAATGTGTTATCGTCTCCAAGCGTTCGCACTTGAAAATCAACATCACCGCCATCCCCAATCTTTACGATATCCTGCCCAGCTTCAGATACGGTAATAAGCTGTTCGCCCCCTACTGTAATTCCAATTGCATCATCAGCAAACTGTATAAATGTGTCACTATCGCCGATGTGTTTGATGTACTCTGCAACCTCTACATCCCCTAGAACCCCAAAAGATCCTGTAATTCCAACATTTCCGGAAAATTGTGATCCGGTCAAGGTGGCCACAACTCCATCGTTAATGTTGAGTGTGACATCCCCACTGGTTCCGCCACCGGTAAGACCAACCCCAGCGGTTACACCGGTAATATCGCCCACCGTGCCGTCATTAATAATTGTAACCTGACCATTGGAACCGGTTGATATACCAATCCCTGCGCCGGCAATGAGGTATGATGTTCCATCAACAAGGTGGGTCAATGATCCAGACAGTCCTTGATCAAATTTTACGACGCCAGTAAACGTAGAACCAGATATAGTTGCCACCACGTTATTATCAATATTTAGGGTAACATCACCACTAGTGCCCCCACCTATTAAGCCTGTACCGGCAGTTACCCCGGTGATGTCGCCATCTAGTGTTCTAACGGTAATTGATCGCGATGCAGAGTCGCCCACCAATGTAACATTAGCACCCGCCTTAAGGGAAAATGTTTTATTTGAAGAATCAAACGATATAGCAGAATCGCCGCTAACACTACCACCATCTGCAGTAAGTGAAATTCTATTAATACCATCACCCACACCAGAAGTTCCAGAAAGTAATGGAATTCCAGAAAATGTCAATACACCATTTTCATTATATAATTTGTTTAAAATTTCCGGGGGGGCGCTGTGAGGTTGGAACACAACACCACGACCTGGCATATTAGGATCCTTTAAACCAATTTGAAAATCAGCCTGAGAAATTATTCGCCTAACTTCTTGATTTTTGGAATCTTTTAATACCAGAAAAGTTTGTTTTAGCGTTTTGTTTTTATCCTGTATTGCCATTGCATAATCAACCTATATCATAGTTCGTCTATTTCCGTTATAACTATAGACGTTTTCAAATATGGATCATCATTTCTATCAACTGCAATTCCGTCAAAATAAGGTAAGGAAGATGTAGAGTGCGGGCTTAGATTTTGGGATATTGTATCCATGGCATCAATTAAATCGTTATCATTATTTACAAATTTTATATCTATCGCCGGCTCCATTACCTTAACTAGTGCATCGATAGAATTGTTGTAAAATGCAGTATATTGTCTTTGTTCTAACCTATCCCTAAATTGACCGTATCTATCGTAGCGATACACCGCAGAGTTATAAAGAGGATCAATATTAATCAAACCATACCTTAATGCATGGGCACCACTAAATTTTTCATCATCAATGACCTGTGTTCTTGTGGCCATTGTTCCTCCAGATAATTTTTTGGTTAAGAATTGTTCATTATTAATCCCGACCTGAAATATAAATCTTCTTACATCTTTGGGTTCTGTTAAAATCTCAATCTGTGTATCACCAACAGAACCACTCAGTACCACAAAACCGTCATCAGAAAGAACACGTGTTGGATTTCCAACATACGGAAATGGCAAAGACCTGTATCCTTTCCATGTAGTTGTATCTCCATCTTGGGAAATTTCAAGGGCTCCTGAGAAATAATAGGCATTAACGTTAATTCTCTTAAATTGCCTTTGGCTGAAAATTGTACCACTCATCGCTAATCTACCAAAATAATTTTGTAAATTTGGCATCAATGAATCATAATATATCTCATTACTATCGATTATTTTTACGCCTTTAAGTAATGATCCTGTTGTGCCTTGCGTTCCCTCAGTGCACCGACCAACAACGCCCCTAGTTCCCGCAGAAAGTTTTCCATCATACACTTCGTCAATATAGGTGCCTCTATACGTGTAAAAAGGTTCATTCTGGTATTGATCAACAGTATCATAATTACCTAATGCCTCATGAATGGCGTCTGATGTTAGAGGCTGGTTTGTTTGACCGATGGTTGGGTAATTATCACAAACAATGGTTCCAAACATCGTTATTTTGCTCGGTCCTTTGGACATTACGTTGCGAAAAGTCTGAGCAAAGCCCGCTTCTGTGGCAGGATCACCGGTGGCTTTGTTCAAGGCAGGACATTGTTGGTTTGCCATCCCTATCACTAATTTGTCTGTTGGCATTAAAATATAGGGTGAATAACTCCTTAGGCTTCCATAGGGTTGGATGTATTGTTGATTTGGGTATACAGTGGAAGGAAATTTAAATGCGCTACCACTAGTTATTCCACCTACCACGCTGGCTTGAAAACTCCTTCCTGAAGCATTGGCAAACATATCACGGCCACCATCCGGATTGCCAAAATATGTCATATCATAATTTGCGCTGTCATATAATCGATCACGAGTAAATGTTCCCACCAATGCATTAGGATAAATTCCCGGGGTAACTGCAATCATTGGCAACTTAAATGTTCCCGTAACACCTGCATTGGTTCCGGTTAACACTAGGTTTTTTCGTTGATAACGACTTAATTGGTGCACAGGAGCTGACGATTTACCGAAGGTACCGTATGTGATAACCTCTTTTTCCCTGTTGACAGTGTAAGGTCCATTAAAATTATCGTAATATTCATCTGTTTCAAGATCAAAATATATCTGTTTACCCGTATATACCTGCCTGTCTACCGGGGTTTCAAATTGATTTAAAATAAAGAATGCACCAGCTTGCGCAAATTTACCGTCATCTAATGCATCAATTGAAAATGTATTAACACTACCGGTCCATTCAAATGTTATTCTTTCAACCATAAATGGGTGATTAATATAATCTGACATATGCAGCAATTGAGAACCGGTGGCATCAAATTTTGAAGCCAACGGAAAACCGGCAAAATTTGAAGGAGCACCAGATGCCCTACCGGTTTTTTTAGGCACTTCACCCGTCAGGGCATTATCGGCTATGCCATTAGGAAATGCAATATAAGAAGACGATCTAACTGTGTTTGACCTATTTAAAAAATCAACATTACTACCGGTTGTAAGATCACCGATAATCTCCCATTGTTTTTGTTTCCAGTTAAAATATGCAATACCAGAATTAATTCCTGCCGCCAATCCCAATGCAGAATTTGCATATGGCGAACTATGTGCCGATGTACCGGTGCTGAAATATATGTCGGTGTCGGTGGCAGGATTGAGTTCTATAACAATCTGTCTTTTATCTTTTAAAGGTGAACTAAACCCAAAACCCATTGCAGGTTGTGGTCCACGCAAGGTATAAAACGACGATGTTGCGTTTAAATTAACCCGAGAATCATCATATGGTTTTAATGATTGTGAAGATAAATTATTTGTTGTTAAACGAAACATTTTATCTGATACACCGGCAACAATACCGCGTGAAACAAAAATGCTGCCCGTGGTATTAGGATTGGCTATGCCGATAGAATAACCCTCTTTATTTTCAACAGAGGATGACCCAAAAATATAATCCGGTGGTAACATCAAAGGATATGACATTCCAACGGGTGATTGTGAATTATTGGGAACTGATGCTGAAAACATCAAGGTAAGAGTATCATCAAAGATAGATGGTGTTTGCTTTACATAATCCTGATCACCGGTTCTTTTCAGTGCAGGATATGTTCCCATCGCCTCATCTTGCAACCTTAATTGCACACGGGGTGGTAATCCTAAAAATGGTCTTTTATTGCTCACGACGCTATGCTCCCCATTTTATTTCTTTAAACCCCCATATACTATAGAATCAGTGCCCATATTCCAACCTGTATGATATGAAATTGCATATTCAAATCCGGATGTGGTACCATATACGTTCTTATCAAACATTGATAAAACAGCAGACCCAGTGGCATTAAAAAGTATATTTTTAAATTCTGAGTCATTTTCAAGATTATTTGTCAACCCCCTCCCTTCAGAGGAAAATATAGAAGAAATACGAGCCTCTATATAACTTTCATCAGCAAAGGGTTTAATCTGGCTGGAGGTAATTACTGTTTTAACAATTCTATTTGTTGCCCCTGCAGGTAGAAATATAGGTAAATCTGTAATATTTTGTACCGGCGGATTTAAATTATCTGTGGGAATGTCTATATTAAATGCGGCAATTTCCCAATTTATATTATAAGTTATCCATTGATCAGGTGTAAAAGACGGGTATTTCAATCTTCCAAACGAACCCGATGTATACCTTAAAACACGTCGATCATTAAATGGAGATATTGGTTCACTATAATGCCTTCTCCCATTACCTGGTACCTCTTGTTCTTGAACAATGAATATATTAGGTCTTTGATTTATTGTGACAGGACTAGAATAATCAAGTGGCTCATTACTCAAATCTGCCTGCATAGATTCACGTTTATCATATGAAAGAGGTACCGTAAAATCAATCTTTTTACGAATGGGAAAAACCTCCACAATACCGTTTAATTGCCCTAATGCAACATTTGATTGGCATCTATCTAGTGGTGATAAACTAGCAGTGATTGAAACATCATTAAGTAAAAATGCATTAGACCCCGAAGGATTTGTATTGATGGAATTTTTATCCACAAACATTATTCCATCGCCAATATTTCTTTCGAGTGTCGTTTGACCAAACATCAATTCTTCATATTCGTGATTAATGATAACATGATATCCTGGTCGTACCCCAATATTTTCACTACCTATTCCAGCCTGGGAGTCGTTAAAAGATATGCCTAATTCGCCATGGCTACCCGACAGTGCCAAGCGTGACATTGGGCCCATTGATAAATGGGGAAGCAATGACATAAAATTATATTTTAATTTATTTGCACTAATCCCTTGCCTAAATGAAGACATGGTACCTGATAGTGTGATGCTGCTTCTTTTAGTACTCGCCATTACCTTTCCTATGAACTATTGGGAACAATTGTTATAACCCATGTATTTTCTGTGTCAGATATTTCCACAAAATTTTCATACACCTTTTGAGGTGCAGCACCGGGACCAACATCCTCATAACCTACAACTTTATCTTTCACGCGTAACCTAGGTGGCACAAATATATCTGCCCAATCATATCTAAATTTTGCCCTCTCCAACATGTGTGATTCAATAGTAAATTGCACACCTAAAAAGTCTGTCTTTCGCGGTAGTAATCTTTCAATGATTATACCAATGGAATCATCAAACCACCGATAAAATTCAAAAAACTCTTTAATTTTAATTCGAGACGTCAATCTATTAAAATAAATGTCTCTTAAATTCTCTAATGTAGGATATTCATCTGCAAACAAGTATTCCGTATTGCCTATAATGTTGTTCCATTCATCAAGAGTTGAAAACATGTTTATTATATCTTCATTTAAAGCCTGAACAAATGAATTTTCTACAATAAAACGCGTGTCATCCTGTGGTTCTTCGCTTCTTAAGACATTGTATGTCGGTGTTGCAGAGGCATTATTCTCTATTTCATCTGCCCGATTAGAAAAACTTCTTATCCTCACTTTGTTTTCAGCGCTTCTTTCATCAAATTTTGGATCAATATATGAATAATCAAACCTCTGTGAACGAAACGCCAACCTGTTGGGTTCAAAGCCGGTACCCGACATTGCGTACATTACTTTGGTACCATGGCCGTCCTCTGTAGAAGGACGCCAAGGAACGCCGCGGCACCCGCTAGCAAAATTCTGGCTATAATCAAATAAAACCACGTTGCCGCCGGCGGAGGCAGACTTTATTAATTGATCACCGCTAACATCCAATCTTAACCTTTCAAATGATCCGGTGGGAGTGGTGGTAAAGTTAAAGTTGACAAAAGGATTATTAACCCCTAGTGATTTAGGATTCCTGGTGCGCTCCTTAAATTCTGCATCTGTTAAAGCCTTGCTCCAGAATCGGATTTGAGAAACTTCACCGCTAAACCTAGTTTGGCGTGAAAGAGAGGGCACCACGGGATCGTCTTGATTTAAATACAATCCCCTAGCATCTACATATAGGCTTTGGCTTCCGATGGTAATAAACGATCCCGAAGTATTACTATCATATTTTTTACTTAATGCATCTCTTTCAGGATTTAATGATGCATATTTATCTGTCCATGGCAAAAACAATGTTGAGCTCATGTGATATTCGGTAATGCTTCCATAACTTTGCTTTGCAGCCTTAAGAAAATACGAAGAAGATATTACCGATCCAATTTCTTCACCGCACCTTCTCCCCCAACCGATTTTCCAGGTGTTACCATCAAAAATATTTACACCTGTTAACACCATTTCCAGTGTAGGCATTTGTATAGAGCCAGGTGCAGCTGTGTCAATCCTGCCTGGGCGACCAAACAAAAACAAAGATGATGTGGTCACATTTCCCACTTGACCCACGGTACCTGAAATTGCTATTAAATTAAACATAACACCGTGTTGACCACTTAAATTACTATTTGTGCCGGTTACATTAAGCCTCATTAAACTCTGGGTTGCAAAATGAGTTGAGCTAGTAGGGATACTGGTAACGTCAAACCTATATAATGCTTCATATGTAAAAGAACCAGACGTAAACAATCCATCGTCAGGATTTCGAGAGATACCGTGTAAAAAAGTATTATGTGAAACATTTGGGCCACCAGATGGTGCATATTCATATGAACGCACCATAGGCCCTTGAGGGGAAGGCATACCGACTTCAACCCTGGAAGCTGAAAGAAATGGGGAAATAATGAATGGCACATTAGGATGTACGCCCAGTGTATCTGTCGTAGCTGCAGTGGGGTTGGGTGCCAACGTTGCAGAATAATTAAGCATTCCTAAATGATCTGTTTTTAAACGCCGACTATCCTGTATTTTTGTTGATTTTGGACCACCGAATTCTCTAATTCTAAAATTATTATCCGGATTTAAACCAATAGATCTTATTAGCGCCTTGATTGAATGCACTGTGCCTTTACTGGTTATAATTTCTTGAATATTGGTTAAAACTCTGCGCCATAATTCATTTTGCACATACCGTAATCCAAATTGACTATATGAAGGATCTGCCAATAAATTTTCACCATCCAAATATTGCTTCAATCCTGCATTAGAATAAAAACTCGGTAGCTGAAACCCATAATGATTTCCTAAAAATGTCAAAAACTGATCTGCGATTGTATTGTCTTTATCGTAATCCACACTCAACAAATCTGAAAAGTGATCTGTATACATTTTTAATTCATCAAAATATTTTCCCCACATTAACATCATTAATGACATTAATTGTGAAGATCCTAATTTTCCGCCCCCTGGAAAACTAATAGAACCTGTAGAATAAGGTTTGTCTAATTCACCCTTTATTGTAGAAAAACCTTCTGTAAATTGAGATTCCATCAAATAATGCGGTGGTATTAATTTTGTAATGAGGTTTGGATTATTTGCGTCATAAACACTGGCAGAAAGTAATAAATTTTTATTTAAATTCATTACATTATCAACATAAGGAAAGAGTATCGGATTTAATTCAGCTCTTTCGTTTTTAATGGGCATTTTACCGGTTAAACCTATAACCTTTTCTACCTCACGTAAAGAACTAGTAAAATTAGTAATTGTTGAATGTAACGATTTTCCTGAACTATCTAAAACTAAATTATTGTTAGAATATGAACCACTAGGCTCATTAAACTTAAAATATAATCTTAAATCTGGTGAAGAATAGACGTTTTTATAAAGAAATTCTTTTTGTTTAGTTTTTTCAATTACTGTATTATAAAGACGAAATTCATCAATTGCACCTGACAATGTTTGTTTGGGTATAAAGTATTCTGGTTCCAGTGTAGTTGCATTTGTACCTGATATTACCAAACTTCCCGAACCTATAATAAAATCACTGGCAATGAATTTAAAATCACCAAATGTGCCGGCGCTGCGAGATTTCGAGAACAATGTACCTGTTTTGTACATTTTAATGTCAGCCAATGTAGGCATAGAAAAATTATCATAAACAACACTAACATAATTGAATCTACCTTTTTGTATTTGCATACTCGCAGATAAAACACCTGTAGAATCAGCAGAACTTCCGGAACTTATTACAAAAAATAGATCACATGTCTCAGTTGAACTAGAATCTGCAAGACCCAGCGTCAGGTGATTGCTGGCATCATAATATTTTTGTGCTATTATTTGATTATCGTTTACTTGTGGTGGTACAAATACTGTCATTTCAAATGTAAGTGAATCATTTAAATTAGGACCAATAACAACATCACCCGTTTTGTCTTTGGATAATGCAGGATATAGGTTACCCGCCGAATCTTTAACACTTATATATGTTCCTAAATCTTTAGAAAATCCATTGGCCGGTGTTTCATCCACCATAGTGCCTGAAAAGTGTAAAAAGCCTCTATATTTTGGGAATCTATCGTAGATGTATTTTTCATAGCCTGTAAGTTCATCAAAAAATGCCTCAAATTCCTTTTTATTCCCATCAAATGGAAATTCATTAATTATTTTATCAAATGATACATTCACCTTTGATTCAGCTGAATTAAAAAATGTATGATTTTCAAAATTCACCCAATTAATCGGAAGTTGTTGAGTTGATTTCATACCTTGTCGCCAGTGTGTAAGATATCTAAACGAACTGGTAGAATCCACATTAGTGTCTATAAAATTTTGCGATGAATCCAAAGCGGTTGGTGCAGATTCATAAAGTATTTTTTGTAACGTTGTTGGGGAAAATAACGACGTTTTTTTAAATAAGGAATCTTCGTTATTTGCCATAATTAATTAACCTTGAAACTAGTGTTAAGCGCCTGACTTATAACATTTCCCCCGGCTTCTTTATGAAGAAATTCAATTGTATAAATTCCACCTTTAGGTAAATCCATTGTCATTTCAAAATACATGCCTTCCGAATCAGATGATAATTTAGTCCCATTATTTTCTGTTTCAAATGGGATATATATTTCGCCGCTATTCATATCCTTTACACGATAATAAACATCACTCATAAAAATACTTTCAAGACTATAAGGTAGCCTTTTTGCTTTATAGACTGCATTAAAATCCCTCACAAAGACCCTGAACAAGGCTTTTTCATGTTGTTTATATTCGTTTTTTGAATTAGTTATAATAAAATTTAAATCCATGGGATTAACATTAAATGCCACCCTGTTAATTCTATCAATTTTAAGGCTACCGGTATAATAACCAACAGTTCCATCTGCAGAGCTCCAATATTCATCAAATGTAATTGAACCACTACGGGTAATCATTTCTGCCAGCGTGGTACCCCATGATACAAAATTGGAATCATCAGATGGAATGGCAAATGAAGCAGAATAAACCCCTGTCACATAATTAATAAAATCTGCGCCGCCTGCATGGGCTACGCGGGTGCCGGCTTGGTGTTGTGAAGCATTTGCGGTAAAACTAAACGATCCGGTTCGTAATGTCAACAACATACAATTAGCACCAGTCACCTCAGTAAGGGCTGAACCTGAAACAATATTTGCCGGTAGGCCACGATGGAAATTCTTTAAAAATAAAGAACCACTTAGATCAAAATAAAATGATTTGTGATGATCTATGACTGTATCATCCCATATCACATCCAACCTTGGCCTTAATTTTGCATTCCTAACATGGCGTGAGGCAAATCTTTTAACAAAACGTGTTTTGGTATCTTCTTCTTGGGAACCTGTGAATGAAAGCCGAAATCCGTGATCAGGTAAAATGCCTGCCAATGTTGCTGAGACAATTTTTGTCACGTCCATTGTAAGATTTTCAGTGCCTAATTCAAAATTCTGCGAAACCCCCAAGGCCTGCATCCCTTGTCCATCATTTAGGTTTCCAGAAATTATTATATCAATATTGGCCGGATACCCATCGGCCGCTGTGGAATCAATATTCCCTTGTGCATTAGCCCCTGATAGGTGCCATTTGTTTAACGTACTGCCAATAAAAGAAGAAGTCAAGAAATTAGCAGCGCCGAGATCATTATATGATGCCACATTCCTACCAATTCCTTCCTCAAAACTTTGAGAAAGTGGAAATAGCATTACATTAAAATTGGTTGGAGTAAGTTGTCCACCCATTATATCATATAGGTTTAAATTACATTTAAATTTAGAACTATTGATATTGAGCGTCTGATTCATGTGTTCCCTAATTCTAGAATAATCAAACTTAATCAATAATCGGGTTAGCTCATTAGGTTTGTCAGTACCAGTAATCACAGATTCATTATATAAACGATATAAATCAAGTGTTGATGCATATCCTACATTGGCATTAGATGCACTAAAATTATTATCAATGATTTTATTGGTTATGTAAGTATCCTTGCTGGCGCTTAATATAAGATACATTTAAATTTTCCCCTTAAGCCGATGTTCCCAAAATATCAAAATCAGGAAATTTTAATTGAAAAATGCTTCCCGCCGGAGGGACTATCATTCCTCTCACCTCCAAATTTCTGGGGGTGAATGTCACATTATCATAATTTCGCCCATCTATTATACCATAACGTGCCGTTATGCGTGGTAATTCAACCATTGATATTACACCCTGGGTATTAACAATTATATTCACAATATCAGATAAAACTATGGGTTGATTAATTTGAAAATTATCAACTGTAAGAATTCCCTTTAATCTTTTTGCAACTTGTTGGATCACCAATTGTTTGTTGGCGCTTGGATTTGACACAATTGAAAATGAAACTGCAAAATTTAAAACCCTTGCGTCTAAAATATCCATTGCATCTGACACTAGTCTAAATTCATTCAAATACGTACTTAAATTCTTTTTTAAGGCATCTGTAGCCGGTACCAAATGATGTTGTTGGTTTTTACAAATAACATGCAAATTTGCTGCCAACATATTATTTGGGTTAGATGAAATTGCCGCACGATAAACCCTGCCAAATGTGGTAGGCAACGTGTAAATCCTGGCCAGCGTATCAGCCTTGCTAACCATACGAGATTGCATTTGTCTTGCCTGCGGTATTTGTGCCCTTAGTTCTTCCAACGTGGGGGCGGGTAAACCGCCGACTGCATTTGTTTCATTGTTGGCACTAACAGAATTTTTAACTTGCTCACCGATAACGGGATCTACAATATTTTTAAAAGTAAACCCAAGTTGAACAATTGTGTTAATTGCGCCGGGATCTGCATTATGACTTAAACCACCACCATGCCGGTACTTGATTCTAAGCGTTGTGTTTTTAGGAGAAAATCCCAATGTTTGGCTCTTAAGTAGCGAATTGGGATCAATAACAAATCTTGAAAAGGTTTTTTTACCAAATAATGGAAGCGCTAACTCACTGGGATCTGGAATAATATCATCATCCAATGTATCTGCATCTCCTCCCCCAAACACCAATTTTGTGGTCCTATCAAGCGGGTCTGTAAGCACCATAAACCTTCTGGGGGCAGGAATTATTTCCATTTGTTGCTTTACAATCTCACCATCTTTACCAATTGTAGGAGAGCCGCCATACACCACATCCTGACTCAGTGAATTCACCTCATAATACTGGTTTAAATTTGAATCCACAACTGAAATAACTTCTGTAATATTAGGGTGAGGTAAAGGTATTCTCCTAAATGGAACATGTGAATTTGGTATATTAATAGTGTAAATAGATTCATTACCAGAAACACATGTTCCAACCAAACTCAACGTATATGACATAGGCAATCCATTACTGTCTACTGTCAAAACCTGACTTGTGGCCTTAACATCCCCGAAAGGATCTTTTTTTCGAAAATCCAATTCATCCACCAGATTAAAAATAATACCATTATTGGCGCTAATACGTGTACCTATTTCAATAACAGGCAAAGCATCCTCCATGGGACGCTTTTGACCATCCGGAGCTGTTTCTGCGGGCACAATTATACTAAATGTAACGTCCGCACTTGCGGGTGAGGCACCCGCGATAGGAACCCCGGCTGAACGCAGGTGCCTTACTACATTGCTGGGTTCAACGGCCGTTAATGCGTTTAATTCATTGAATTGGTGATCCAAATAGAAAGACAATGAATCACCCACAAAAGCGGCCATATCCAAAAAGAGCCCGCCTACACTTCCTTCTGAGAAATCCTTGATTTTATCTGGGAAGTATGTTTTTGCATAACTCAATAATTCCGCCCTAAAACCATCGAAGTCCTTTGAGAGATAATTTCTCTCTTTTTCTTTTTTAACCTTTTTCTGAATATCTTGAGCCATCTCTTATCCCGCAATAAAAAGCACTATTTCAATTGCTCTATTAAATGAATTCAATAATGGTAAATCATATGTTACCAATATAGAAATTTTTGCAACGTGTTCATTGTCATCGTATAAAGTTTTAGGAACAAAATCTATCAAATTAACATAAGGCATAAAATCACTACATGCCTGTGTGATTCTTGACATTGCCTCAACGTCTGCATTTTCTGTACCTAACTCAAATGTAAGTTCCCTTAAATTTGCACCATAATTATACATACATACTCTTTCGCCTTTATTCGTCAGCAAAAGATTCCTAAAATTATCAGCTACTTGATTTGCCAAATCTTTATTCATGGCAAACAAACCTTCGTAATCATAACCAAATTGCAGAGGTGTTTTTATCCCAACAGGTATCTCAACACCTTGGGTATTCTTAAGTTGTTGTTTTTGCCCTACTGACAACCCAACACTTTTAAAATTATATTTTTTAAAGTTCTCTGCCATTATTGTCCTTTAAATAGACTACATTTTAAATATGACGTAAAAAAAAACATCATACATAATTAGCCAAAGAAATAATAAACAAAATTATTGTTAAAGGAAAATAAAGGTGTTATTCTTTTTTTTGACGAATGGCCTTGGGTATCACATCCCACCTTCCGTCAGGGCATCGCTTACCATAGGCAAATATCATCGCAGGAAATGCACAACCACATTTACTACAACTGCGCCACTTTCTATTTTTGTTAAAAAAAGTTTTTTCCTTCATGTATGGACATGTCATACACGCTTGAAAACGCTCATCTAGATAATTTTGTAAGGCAGGGGTAGGTTTCCTTGTTTGAAGCATACCGGACATCAGGTAATTAAGCCAACCATCTTTAATGTCACCTAAGCTCATTACGGTTCCTCTGTCCCCCCTTCTCCCTCTTCTTCCTTCTTTTCGTCTATTTCTTCTTGTGTAAAAGGTTGTGGGGGTAATACACTGAGGATGAGATCAATTAAACAGGAACTTAAATTAATTGCAGCATCGAATGTAAGTCCCCAACCCACCAATATCTCCGGTAATGCAATTGTAATATCAAAATCAGGATCCAATGATAATTCCATCAATTCCAAAGGTAAAGTAAATAGCTTCAACACAAAATCTATCCCAAAATCAAAATTGGGAATGGGCAACCCCGGAAGTTCAACATCAATCCCGGGGGGGAATTCAAAAGCAATGCTGGGTAATTGAAAATCAATGTCAATGAATAAATCAAGGGGAAAAGCCGGTGGAATCTTAGCCTGAAGCTTAAGAAGAAAATCAAGTTCTAATGCAAATTCCGGGATGGGTATTGATAATCCCGCCCGAAAAGGATCCAAGTATAGATCAATGCTAGCTGTAAACATATCCAACATTAATTCTAATTGCGGATTGTATTTGCAATCAAAATTTTCTGATGGTGTTACTTCTGCCATTTCACAATCCTACTTGGTGTATGTGGTGGTGCTCAATGCTGCCTTAAGTGCGTCTACAAGGGTGGTGTTGATGGATTCAATGGTACCAACCACCGGTGCACCCAAATTACCGAATGTATTGGTATACAAGGCATTGTGAAGCTCACCAACATATACCTCAAATGCATCAACAACAGCTTGTCCATGGAGCACGGGTTGTGACTCAACCCCTGCACTATTCTCGCCTAGATAAATCTTTCCAGCGTCCATTGCTATTTTACCATTGGAAAGCATGTTAATCTCACACTTATTCTCACCTTCTTTAACCAAACGTATGCTGCCACCTTCCCTTGCGATGATGCGCGCTTCGTCAGATTTTAATATTACATAAGGGGCGTCGTCCACTGTGGTGGCATCTGCGTTAACGTATGTCAACCCAAAATTAGTATCACCACTAGTTTTCATTGAAACATAGATTCTAGATAAATCTGATGTAAAATCCGGATCTCCTTCAGCTGGGTTAATCAAACGATTGCTAATTGGATCTTCCTGTGCATTAGGAACATTTCCAAAGTTAACCGGATTTTTGTTAGTTTCCTTAAATTCCCACGCATTATTTGTTTCAAGTTGTTTTGTGCCGTCGACTTGCCCTCGACCAACGACCAAATCAATGGTACCTCTATTATATGGTTCGCGGGGTTGGAAAGGATTTTCATCCAGGTTGCGCCCATAACCGGTGTCATCCGGTAAATCTGCCACCGGAGATATATCTTCTACCCAGTTTCCTGCTGGTGTTTCACCCTTTGTATCTTTAAAAGCGTTGCTAATATTCCCAGTACCTGCATCATTTGCCTTGTCTGTTTTAGGTGAAAAATCCTTTGTATATCCCCTGTCCATTCCCAGGCAAATCATTGCATTATTAGAACCCTGTAATACCAAATCGCCAGGCCTTTTAGTAAAACGAGGCACAGATTCAAATGCAATTGCCTTGTTACCGAGTGAACCGGTGTAAATTTCTTGATATGCATGCAATGGAGTTAAGGTCCAGTTGCTTTTGGAATCGGCCCCATTAGGAAAGCCGGGAACTGAAGGTGTATCTTCCATTACATCAGAAGAATCAAGTAGAGCCCGATCAAAATGCGTAAAATTAATGTCATCCACATAATTTGGGCCTGTAATTCTACACATCCAATACATAAGATCGGATTCTTCACCAGGAAAAGGATCTATTAACCATACCATTTCACCCGGATTTAATGGCATGCATAAATGAGGTGGAAAAAATGGGTAACACAAAAATAACGATGATTCACTAATGCCCTTGCCTGCAGAAACTAATTGCACAACAATTGAATTTCTGGGGGCTGAATTTATAAATTCCTGATTTTTACATCTATTATGTAAATTTTCAAGATATTCGGCCGGCAAAGAAGACAAATCATTGAAAACCTCAATAACTACACCGGCCACAAGGGTAGGGTTTATTTTAGCATTGCTACCTAAGTCAAGCAAACCAGGATCTTGATCATCAGCACTGCCTCCTCGTAACACATAATCAGCAAAATTCATAACAAATCATCCACCTATTTGGTTAAATAAATCATCAGGATCAATTTGTTGTGCCTTTTCTTCGGATTTTGCTATTAATTCAGCCAACCTGAGAATCTGTTCATTTGATTTACACATTCTTTCTATATATTTTGTTAATGTGGATCCCAATGTTACATGTTCGGCTGTACCTGTTTGCATTTGCTGAAAGGCATCAGTAAATAACATTCCTGCATTTTCACGATCCATAACGGCATTGTGATATATTTCTTTCCAGAGGATTTTTTTCTTATCATCTATGGAATTTATATTATCTAATAATTCATTAAAATCCTCAACTTTCTCAGTTGTTGTTTTTAACTTATCCATGGCATTAGATATTTTCTCTTCACTCATTACAATACCCCTGAATTTAATTTTTCTTTAACAATATTTTTATAATGTTTTCTAATAGATGACATTGCAACAGATAATTGTTTTGGATTTAAACCCGAAATCTCCCTAACATATATAAAAACCGCGCGTTTGTTTAGAAAATCCAAATCATCAACTCTCTCAAATACTGTGATAATTGCATTAATACATATTTTTTCTTTGCTTCCTGTTACTTTCTTTTTAACCTTTTGTATTGTGTCAAGTATTTCATTTCTAGCATTGGCATTAATTAATAGTTCATCAGGAGAGGGCACAAAATCAAAATTTGATAAACATCTTTTATCACCCGCAGACATGCCGTTAATGTCATCTAAGCTTACGTTTTTAATTGCCAACTTTTTATTTTTTCTGGAATTCATGATCAACCAATTTTTGGCTACCACGTTAAAATACGAAAATGCCTTTGTTCCCCTATCTGGTTTCCATTTATCGATTGTTTCATATAAAAATGTAACACAATCGCTTTTTAATGAATGGTAATCATCTTGTGGGCCCAAAAATCCATACACAAAAATTAAATTTTCAGCCAACTTATCAAATGCAACATATATTTTATCAACATAGATTTTTTTTCTCTCTTCTTCATCTGTACTTTGTTGATATAACTCTATATTTTCCTGTGTTTCTTTATCAAAATAAAGTCTACCACCTGATTTACGTCGCCTGATCTTCTTTTTTCCCTTCATACTTCATCCTCTTCACTCACCATGGTTACGGCATCATCAACTTCTTCAACTTGAGTAAGGGCTGTGGCAATTTGCAATATGGAATCACGCGTTAAATCTATATCATTTAACACACGCCTAATTTCCGGACTATCATAAAATAAAGGTATATTCATCACATCTGTAATACTAGCATATCTTTCATCAAGAACATCCAGTGATTGTTCAATGGTATCTTGAACATTAAGAATAATTATGCCAAATTTATAAACATAATACAAACTTATACACAAACCTCCAATTGCCAATACCAATAAAGCAATGAGCCACCACATTCTTACATGTACCTCCCAAGTGCCTCATTGTACTTTGCGTTTATAGCATTTTGTGTATGGGTTTTCAACAATTTTTCCCTTAATTCTTGAGCCCATTTTTGAGGCATATAAGGTGATTTTCGAAATTTTTGTAATCTCGATATTGCATTGGCCTCGTCAAATTCCGCCCAACTAGAACCTTGCATGAATATCTGGTTATCTGTACGAGATTGTGGAATATTTTCCAACCTATAACTCACAGGAATGAATTTTCCTAAATTTAAAAAATCTAGATGGCCCGACCAATTGGTGGCAATAATAGGTAATCCGCTGGCAGCTGCCTCCAATAAAGGTAATCCAAATCCTTCACCACGCGTTAATGAAACCAAACATTTTATTTTAGGGTGACGGTGCAATGAAGCAATTTCAGAAGAAGAATATCTTCCGTGTAATAAATGCACTTTTGGATATTCACCGATCCGCACTTCACTTATAACCTGCCTAACTGTTTTTTCCGTGATGCTTTTGTCTATTGTTGTATTTCTACCGGAATTGGTTTTTAATACAATGCCAACATTTGGATCATCTTTAAAAATATGGCACATTAAACGTAAGGTATTGAATAAATTTTTACGATCGGTCTCAGGCGAATGTCCCGTAAATTGACCAAATAACAAAAAATTAAAATCTGTTTCAAAATCCAAATTAGACTCTGGAATGTTTTCTTCCACAATTTCATCATAAAAACATTCAGGGACTACTGTAATTGGTGTAGTGCAATGACCCGAATTTAATAATACATTTTTTGTAAAAGTAGATGGCACTATCACATGTTGCATATTATTGCAATTCATAACCCACTGTGGATTACACCTATCTGTTTCTACCACTGCAGATATCCCGATATTCACCGTTGCCAAATTTGGATCCCACTCATTAGGAAGTTGCACCTGCAAAGAAACATCAAATTTATGATTTGTTAAATCATTGCTTCTCTTCATTATCTCGCCAACCAATCCACCCTCAAAATCCGGATTAATCATCCATGGTGTAATCCCCCAGGGAACCAATTGACAATAAACATCAATATCCGGCCTTGTCAATAGCCAACGAAAAATCTGCCTTGAATGGGTGCCGTATCCTGAATATGTTAGTAGAGGTGCTCTTAATAAAACTTGCTTTTTCATATTTTTCTATATTGTTATCTTGGTGTTAAAAGAATAAGTGTCCCTCCAATTCTCTATCGTGGACTTAAGTGTTTCATGCCATAAATCTATGGTGGTATCATGTGAAAATTCTTCTAGCACATATTTCCTGGCTTTTTGACCTAATTTTTCCCTACCTTCATCACCTAACTCATACATTTTCATTAATGCATCAGCAATTTCTTGTGCGCTGCAATAATCTTCGTAAATGTAAGGTACAGTTTGTGAACCAACCAACGACTTTAAACTAATGTCAAGTGCAAATCCATTTTCGGAATCATCTCTATGATCCACAACCTGGCGAGTTAAACCGCCTGTTTTAGCAGCAATGATAGGAGTACCGGTTTGCATGGCTTCCAACGTAGGTAAACCAAATCCCTCTGCATAACTGACATTAATACAACAATCTGAAATGTTATGAAGGGCATTCATTTGATCAAAATCAACTCTATCTGTTGAAAAAATAACAACATCTTTTAAATTAAGGTGTTCAGTTATCACCATTAAATTGGGGCCTTCCGGATCAGCGGGATCTGTGTGCATTATTAAATTGACTTTTCTATGACCGTATTTTTTTTCAAGCTCATCAACAAACAAAGACCATGCCCACAATAAATCACCGGGACGCTTTCGGCGCGCATTTCTATTAACCCACAAGCATGTAAAATAATCATGCCTTTCAGGCCCTATTAATTGATTTTTCCAATAAGATTTTTGTTGTGAATTTAATGGCTTAAATATATTTTCAGGTAATGAATGAGGAATAAAATTACTTTTTTCCGGAAATAATTCAGAGCACATTTCATATGTTAAATGTGAATGACAATTAATTAAATCAGTCGCTTCATATAATACTTTATTGTACTCCGGGGTGGGCCTATTATCCCACACATGCCACCACACAATGGGACAGTGCTGGTGAATTTCATCCTCCATTTCAAATAACCAGATAAAAAATCTGGGATCTGTAAAAAGAAATATTGCATCTGGGCGCTCTGTTGCTAATGTTTGTCTCAATAAATCCGGATTACCAAACCCATCAATTGGTTTGATAATAAAATCCGGATTAACTTCAATAACATCATAATTTGCATGTTTAATCGCGGCGCCGAATTGTCTAAATGACCATTCCCCAGGATATTTTCTTTGTAAACCCTCTATCAGGTGACGACTTTGTACCCCGACACCAGAAGTACATAAAGCGTGATCAGATAGCATTAATATCTTTTTCTTCTTTATTTCCATAGTGTTAAATTAATCCACTAAGGTGTTTTGTAATTACTTGAACATAACACCTTTTAAAGTTAGTTTTCAATTGAAATATTATATTCTTATTCTAATATCGTAAATTCAATCACGTGAACACTATGTTAAATAATGGCTCTCCCAACCATCTCTTTCCAGTCTTCGTTTTTTCTAACTTCATCATTTTTTTGTTGTACAGAAGTTAATACAGTCGAATTTACGTCATTTTGCTGCATCTCATGAATCATTGCTGCCAAATCTTTGGGGAAACAATGACCCCCAAAACCAAAATCGCCATCAGGACCAGGAACAGAAAAATGTGAAGTTCCAATTCTTTTATCATAAAGTGCATATTCCACCACTTTATCATAATCTACACCAATTGCCTCACAATATTGGTACATCTCATTTGCAAAACTAACCTTTGTTGAAAGGAAACAATTAATAAAATATTTAACCGTTTCTGCATGTGCAGCCGATGTTTTTACAATGGGAATCATTGGAAATGCCTTTCTAAACATAGACTTAATACGAGTAGAGGCTGGGCGATCGGCACCAATAATAATACGTGTTTGATTTTTAAAATCATCAAATGAATTTGCTTCAGTTAAAAATTCCGGACTAAAAGCCACTGTGATATTAGAGGCATTAATATTAAGCCTGTCTGTGGTACCAGGAGGAACTGTTGATTTAATAATGGCAATACGATTTTTGTAATTATTTGTGCCACATATCTCATCAATATCATTAATTACACTTTCCACAATACCGGTATGACACATACCGGTTGAAGCCATAGGTGTAGGCAAACAAACAAATATGATCTCTGTATTTTTTACCACATCAACTAATGACTCACAATTTCTTAATTCGGGATTTAAATCAAAAGTATGTACATCATAATAACCTTTGAACCCTTCCCGAATTGCAGAACCCACAAACCCCTGTCCAATCACGCCTATTTTCATCTTGTTTTCCATCACTTCTCCTTAAATACAATGTTCTGTATTTGCATATTCACAAAAACGGCATGCATCCCTATTTTTAAAATACAGGCCTTTCCTTACCGAAGAAACCATGTTTCTTACCATTTTTGTAGCTTTTTCTATTGCCTTTGGTCCTGCTGATATTTGAAAAAATTCACAAACATTACCTGGGGTACCGCCACGCTTTAAAAGAATAAAACCAGTACCTACATCTTTTAAAGGAATATTATTCTTAGTTGCCCAATAGTGTTTATAAAGGATAATTTGTGCAAGTGTTAAATTATCTTGTTTTTTTCTTCTGTCCCAGCCATAAGATTTAGCTGTTTTCCAATCCAGTATCCAATATTTGTATGTGCCGTTTTTACGAGGCACTTTTATAACAACGTCTATAAATCCTTTAAAATTTATATCTTTTCCTTCAACGTTTTCATATAACATTTCCTCCGCTGATACTAATTCCCAATTGGGAAACGTTTTATCAAGAAAGGCAGGAACATCATTCCACATATTCTCTGCCCATGTACACCATGTTTCCAGGGGTTCATATTTATACCAGCCAGGTTGATTTTTAACCCATTCAGGATCGTCAAATCCATGTTCTTCCCAAGCATCCTTGATGCCTTGAATCAATTTTTCTTTTGGGATAATTCTAGAATTTAGATAACTTTCACAACCTTCATGTACAGCTGTCCCAAAATCTAGGTAGGGAGAGGGTTTTGAAAGATCTATTTTGTCTATATGTTGTAACTTATGCCTATAAGAACATTCCTTCCAACCCCTAACTTCAGAGTAGGAAATATGTTCCTTTCCGGTGGGAAAATTAATAATCATAAAGTTAATATAAAAACTTTTTCATTTTTTTACAAATTTTTATTTTTCCAATTAGCAACATAATCAGGAAGATTTATTTGTGGTACCCAATCAGTTGCCAAAGTGGTTTCCTTAATATCGGCCAAAGTAATTTCAGCCTCACCTGGACGCTTGGGAATATAGGTTATATTATCGCCAAAAAATCTGGCAACTTCGTTAATCGAATAATTGGTACCTGTCCCCAATTGAAAAACATCACCATCCCACCGATCCTCTGAAAGTGCTATTAATCCCAACACAATATCACTTACGTGAGTAAAATCACGTCTTTGCTCTCCGGAGCCAGTTACAGTCAAAGGCTCAGATTTTTTTGTTTGGTTCTCAAATATACCAATCACGGTAGCATAAGGGCCTACCTTGGGCTGCCTGTACCCATATACATTGAAAAACCTAGCAACCACTGTGGATAGACCATAAACCTTGCTATAAAGCTCACAGGTTTGTTCTCCGGTGTATTTTGCAAAAGCGTAAGGATTTAGCATAGGACCACCAAAAGCAGAACTGCTTCCCGCATAAATCAATTTTGCATTTGATCTTCGACAAAATTCTAAAACGTGTGAAGTTCCCATAATATCTATTGACAAATATTTTAATGGATCTTTAAAACTGGGTTGAATCCTTGCCAATGCGGCTAAGTGATATACTACGTCAAACACTTCATTTACATATTTATAGGAATTTAAATTCCTAACATCATCAATCCAATATTCAACATTATCCCTCATATATGCCCTGCTGCTGGATTCAGAGCACAAATTATCCATCACAACAATTTCATTATTTGAATTTGATGCCAATTCATCTACTAAATGTGATCCAACAAAACCTAAACCACCTGTTACCAAAATTCTCATTTAAAATCCCTTATTCAAATATATTAATATTTAAAATTCACATATTGATTATAACCAATCTATGAATTGTTGTACAGAAACTAAATTCAAGTAATTTTGGCGATTTTCCACCAAATCATCCCATTGAAGATCAGTATATGTTTTATTGATTTTAATAGGTGATTGATTTTTCCTAACTCGTATTACACCGCATCCTTGGTCAATATTTACCGTTATCATGTCTAAACTTGGTTCTTGCCTATAATGAACACATGCCTTCCAGCAATCGCCGTTGGCACCATCTTTAAATTGCCTAAATTCCTGTAATGGATTGCAATCATGCATAAGAATTGTGCCACCGTCATTCAATATATTAAGTGAATTTTCTATGTCCTTATATACCTGCTCAGCATGGTGTAATCCATCAATGAAAATAATATCAAATTTATCATTGTATTTTTCAAAATATTCATCACTAGTCATCCGGTGTTGTCCACCCATATTAGGATCAACACCCACCTTTTTATCGCAATTAATTTTATCAAAACAAGAAGCTGAATGGTTTACACCTATCTCCAGATAGGTTTTGTATTGAAAAATTTCAATACAGTGATTAATTAATTGGTCTCTAGAATTATACAACATTGTTTTCACCTACTCAAGGAGTTATTTCCCAATCACTTAAATGATACATGCATATTTGATCATACCATTTGCCTTCACGCAGCAAAGATTTCAATAATTTTCCCTCTACCTTAAATCCCAAGTATTTATATACCCTTTGGCCTATATGGTTATATTCAACAGTCGTAAGACCAGTTCTTTTTAGTTTTAAAGTATCATAGCAAAAATTAAGCATTAACCTCCACATTGGTTTGGAATAACCTTTTCCCCGGTGGGTAATGTGAATATCTGCACCAAGTACACAATTCAAATTATTATGATCAATCTTGTAAAATTTACAAAAACCCACCTTTTCACCATTTACGCAAAATATTTTCCTAATTTCTGTTTTTCCATCAATGGTACCCCACCATTTCATGTGATCATTAAGGGTGATAGGGGTTGGGTTTGTAAGATTTTTTAATACCAAAGGATCATTATGCAATTCCACCAACCAATGATGATCATCATCTGTTACGTCTCTCATTGTATATAAATTCATCTTATTTTCCCTCAAGATAATATTCACATGCCTCATAAAAATAAATGGAATGTGGGTTATCCCTAAATTTATGCCTTAATGATCCTCGTTGGTGACACAAAAACGGGGTTCCATCTGGAAATTGATATTCTTCGTTATATTGTTTTACGCCTAAAGGTAAATCACTTGGATGTGCCGGTGGGCATAAGACCTTTATGTCATGACCTGTGGGGGTTACACCCAAAAGAGGACTTCCGTTAATGAAGGTAAAATAAGGAATATTTCTCTCTATACAATAAGGCGCAATTTGCCACCCGCTATCCCTATGCAAAGAATAACCGATCGGTAAATTAAAAACAGATGAAAGCTCTTCAGAATCTATAGGTAAAGGGGAATCAAGAAATACATCCAATCTTAATTGTGAAAAATCATAGTTTGGTGAAAGAGCAAACCAGGTACAGCTAGGACTATTTTTTGCAGTTTGAATCCTTCCTTCTCCTGCACAAGGCTGCCCAATATCTTCATAAGTGGTTGCAATTATGCCATATGAATTATCTTCCATCATTTTCTGAACCTTGGTATCCCATCCCTTATAAACAATAACTGTATCAGTATCTGCAAAAATATTTAAGCATTGGGGGTTCATTTTTTTTAATGCATAATGCAATCCATCAACATGATAACTTGATGCATTTTTTTGATCAATATTAACCACGTGGGCGGCACTTAATTGTAGTTCGTTTTTAACGGAATCCACAACACTTTGCGGGGTGTTTAAAAAATAACCACAAAATTCCAAAGAATTTGTTCCGCTACTGGTGTCACGATAATTAGAAACCAAATAACGATAATAGTCCATGGAATTATTATCTATGACAGAATGTATTTGAATAGCTTTCATTTCTCAACCTTTTGTAATAATTTCGGCTATCTTTTTAACACTAGACCAATGATCTGTTGCTTTAATATACGAAATAGATTCCTTTATTTCATTATGAACCTGATCCAGTGTTTTGTTATGTATTTCTTCTATGATATCCGGAATTTCATCCATACATTCAAAAGTTTGAATCAATGAAATGTTATCAATCCCGTAGTGCTGCATACCATCCCTTTTATTTGTGACAGCATAACATCCCATAGCCGCAATTTCAATATCTTTTGTCCATGGGTAACCAAACCACATATCCCATTGTTTACCTTCAATAATAAAAGGTGGGTTATGCATATTATGCAAAAAGATTTTAGATAATCTCATAGACTCTAAAAAACCTTCATGATTTTTTCTAGGAAGAAATTCCACATCAACTTTCATAGATTTTAAATTTTCAAAAAATTTCTTTCTATGGGATTTCATTCCTCCCATAAAAACAACGTCATATTTTCGCTGATTCCATGGAATATAGTTTTTGCATAATTCTGGTAAAATGCCCATAGTAACAGACATTCCGGGAAGTCCTCTATCACGAATAAAATTGGTCCAAAATTCCGTTGTATTGACAAATGTAATTACATTTAATTTTTCATTAATGTCATAATATGAACCTTCATAAGGTCCATCGGTAATAAAAGCTTCCCAGGGATCTTGTTCGTAAATAATTACAGGATGATTATTTAAATAATCTTTGATCAAACCTAAATTTTGTACCAATGTTCGCAGCCTTAATGAAGATATTACCATATCAAATTTATGCAATTCACCCTTTATTTTATTTCTTTTAATATCATCCAAAGTAATATATGTGGTATTGAAATGCCGTCCTAAAGAAATTTGAAATTGCCTATTGTAAGGAACCCCGGCAACATATTGATGAGAATCTATAATGGATAAAACATTTGACATAAATTATTATACTACCTCTTTTTTATAAACTCAATCTTTTTAAAAAGTAATTTACCTTCGGAATCTTCTAAAAACACATTTGGATAAGGATCTTCTCGACACCTTATCATATTATACAAATCACGCGTAGAAAGTGTTAACAATTTATCCGGGGTCAGTTCACTATCACTTGGTTTGAGTCTTTTACACTTTATATGTGGCACATTTAAATCCTGTGCAACTGAAATGTGATTAGGATATGTGTCTAAAAATTCCAAAAGTAACTTCAATCCCTGGTACCTTAATTCCAAAAATATTTCAGTAATACCCTTTTCAAGGTTTAAATCACACTTGCTAATTATATTACCTTCATCATAGTTTTCATTTAATTCAAATAAACTCAGTTTTGTTTTAGTGAGACCATCCAGTATTTGATTTTGAATAGGTGATCCACCGGCATAATTGGGTAAATCTGAGGGGTGTAAACCTACAACGGTGTTTTGGCTGAGGATTTTGGGGGTTATATACCAACTCCACCCGGCTAAAATTATAATGTAATTTTCACTTTCTTTGACGCAATTACTTAAGGATTCTGGTGATGTAACATGAATAATGCAATGTTCTGTGTTATTACATAAATCATTTAGCAAATCTATTGCCCAACTTCTATAACCACAAAAAATAATATTTAATGCCATTATTTCATGCCTCAAAAGGATGATTGGTGTACCACCAATGATTGTGCGTTAAAAGATATATGGATCCTCTTGTTTGAATAACATTTTCCGGCGAATCATTTCTCCAACACAGGTGAGGATTTAATCCTTCATTAACGTATGTTGTTGATTTTAAAATACGGGAATCATACGTCTCATATTGTAAACCCATATCACTGATTTGCTTCCAATTTTTTTCTACATAAGGTAAAGAATTATAGACGTAATTAATATCACGATGACATGCAATTCCCTTAATATCAAAAAAACAATTCAATAAATTAAATTCCGCATTCAATACGCGTAACGGCTCAACATTATTTATCATTGCATATTCCAAAAAATTACTATGCAACCCTATTTCACATCCTTTTTCTTCGGCATTTTTTAACATTGAGAAAACAGGATAATCCATCACATTATAATTTGATCCAGCCACACGTGCATATATACTAGATACAACACCACACTTTATTTCGATGTCTATCATCTGTTGGAGTGTTAAAGGTTTAAGATCAACATCATGCCTTAAAATAAAATGTCCTTTGTCGGGACATCCACCTTTTATGAATTCATCAACTGTACAAAAAACATAACCATTACCCAAAGCCAGCTCGATAATACTTTGATAATAATCCATGCTAAATTTATTGTGAGAATCAATATTTTTCATTTTATTCCTTCTAGTAGGGATTTTACCATAATTTCATACGCAGGAATAGAAAGCTGAGATTGTAAATCGGTGGTGGATGACAATATTCTACTTATTTTTTTAGAATGAAATATGGGTTCAATGTCTAATTTTAAATCCATTACGGTATTTAAATTTTGTAATAATTCATATTTGGAAATAAAATCATCACAGTGAATATGATAAACACCTTCATTCCATAATTTATTATTCACTATCTTTATAATCGCATCGGCAGCAGCAGGGGCTGTTAAGCCATTCCAATAATGATTTTTATAACCCTTTATTTTCTTTCCTTTATTGGATTTTGCCCACTCCAATAAACCTAATTTTCTAGCACTATTTAATTCATTACCTATTATGCTCATACGAAGAGTCATTGCATGTTTAGGTTCACCCCATAATTTTGTTTTTCCATAAAGATCATCGGGAAAAGGCACCTCTCTTTCATCCAGTGTTTGATTATTTTCACCGAAAACGCAATCAGTACTAATGTGAATTAATTTACTTGTGGTTTTTGATATATGTTCCTGCAGTTTTTGTGGAAACACTGTATTAACAATAACACAATTTTTTTCATATTGTTCTTCACAGAGCCTTTGTTTAATAATACCAATGCAATTTATCACATAATCATATTTTTCAATTTCCAAAGAAGTTATATCATCATCAAATACATCAAAATATACTTCGTTAGGATTTAATGAGTCCTTAAGTCTAGATGTGCCATAAACATCATGATTTGAACGTTCAAATATTTTAAAAACCTGATGTCCTAACATCCCGTTTTTTCCAAGCACCAATATTTTTAAAGAATCCTTCATTATCACTTTTAAGATGTTTTTAATTTTTCTAAAAATTTTTCCACATTTTGAACCGCAATATTGTAATGATTTATAAATTTTTCATCATTATAACTAAAATTTTTATGGTCCATAAAATTAGAAGCCATCATTGCCCCAATTAGTACATAACCCCTCTTTGTATCTTGGTGTGTCTGCCACAAATTGAAAACCTTTTGTAATATTTCACCTTGATTTTTTAAGCGCCTATGTAAACCAAAATGAAAAGCCTGTACATTTGTAGAATAATGACAGTGTTTAGCAGCAGGAATTAATTGTTTTGGGACATTAAATCCATTTATAATTTTTTTATGATTTGTATCTACCCTATCACAATATAATTCGGAATTTGGCGGATTAAAAACAACCGTTGGTTTAAAACAATTGAGGCCGGCAATCAGATCACCGGTAAAATAATCATCTATTAACACCTGCATCCCTGTAACTTCATCATCACCAAACATGATATCACATATTTCACTTAATATGTTTTCCCTTATTAAAACTGTATCACCGTCTATTTTTACGATTAAATCAAATTCATTTTTTCTTTTTTCAAACGTGCCCCACAATAAATTGTGTGCCTCTAGTTCAGTTTTATCTTCTATAATAAAATGTTCTATATTCACGCCTGTTTGTGAATTAATTGCATTCAAACATTCGGTAATATCTCCTTCACCACATGTCATAGTGCCAACTAATATTTTCGGTAAATTACCCATTCTTTTGCATCTCACTATATCTGTTTTTTAAGCTTACCATCATCATATCCCTCCATTTTTAAAAAAACCTTTTTTCCTTCCAACATTATATAAGGGGCTGGCATATCATCAAAAGTAAGAGATTTTATTTTTCTTAAAAACAATTTTGAATCAACTAATATATCAATTTCATGATTTAAATCTTTTTTACGATATGAATATTGTTTGGTTTCATAACATGGATAATCAATCTCATTTTTATTGATTAATTTCATGAAATTTTTCTTAAGAAGTTTAAATCCAATGTCGTTAGATTTTAAAAATACATCTTCGGCTACATCATCATCATCAATTGCAAAAAAATCAGAATCAATTATTTTTCCTTCATCTATTTTTTCATCTATAAAATGCATTGTGCTTCCATGCACGCATTCATTGTGCATTAATGCCCATGTAGCACAATGCCTACCTTGGAATTTTAATTCATATGAATGATGAAAATTTACTATTCCCATTTTTACTGCATCAATATCATTTTTTGGAATTTTTTTCCAATAGCCCAATGAAAACACAATATCTGAATTTTCAATTACATTCTCATAAGTTCCAAGATTTATATCTAAATCTTTTACCAATTCTTCATTATTAGTGTGCACATAAGATAATTCAAAATTCTTTATTTTGCTAGTATTTACTATCCATACCAGATAATCAAGAAATAAATTCTGCCTACCGTTAAACAGAATTCCACACCGTACATTCATCATTAACAACTCTCACATAATGTTAGTAAGGTATTGGCAATATGCACAATATCATTTGATTCCAACCACCAACCACAAGGTAAGGATATCTGGTGTTTATTGAAATATTCTGTTTGCGGTAAATCTTTTTTACTGCCTTTAAAACACGTATAATTATGATTAGGAATATGAACCAAACCTGCGTTAATACCAACATTATTTAATTTTTCAAGTAATATATCCCGATCAATTGATTCATCAATAATGCATGTATAAACCCAAAATGAGGGCTCTGAATTCTCGGGGTATTGTAGGGGCATTACTAACTGTGAATTCTCAAATTGTGTTGCGTATATACCTGCATTACGACGATGTGAATTAATGATTTTATCTAAATGTGGTATTTGTGTCAAACCTAATGCAGCAGCAAGGTTATTCATATTGAATTTATAACCATTTTCTTCAATATCCCATTCCCATCTTTGGCCTTTCCATTCACCCTCTGTGGTTTTTGTTGAATCCCTGTCTAAACCAAACCATTTAAGCTTTTTTGCTTTTTGATAATCGTCATAATTTTTAACAACCAATGCGCCTCCATCACCGGTGGTGATGTGTTTAATTGCTTGAAAACTATAACACGTAAAATCTGCATAATGACTTATGTCTTGATTTTCATATGTAGTCCCCAAAGAGTGTGCGGCATCTAGTATTAACTTAATATTGTATTTTTTGCATATAACATTTAGTGATGTCATATCACAAGGTAGGCCGGCCCAATTCACGCATAATATGGCCTTTGTTTTATCATTAATTAATTTCTCCACCTCACCTGGATCTATATTTCCGGTATTGAAATTAATATCGGCCCACACCGGTTGTGCACCCAACTGCATAATTGGCATATTTGTGGCTACACATGTCATAGCCGTTGTTATCACTTCATCACCACGGGTTACACCGGCTGCGTGAAGTGCCATGGTGAGACTGCTTGTGCAACTATTAGTGAGAACAACTTGTGAAGTACCAAAATAATCCGCTAGTTTGCTTTGAAACTGCAATACTTTTTCACCTTCATTAATAAACCCACTCTCTAGCACATCCTTAAATTGTTTTAATGCTTCATCAATATCTACATGTACCTTAAACAAAGGGTAAGACATTATTTTTCCCCTTCTTTTGTTAACAAGCCCAAAGATATTAAATACTCCTCAAGCTCATCACTACCTATCACATCATCAGCACTAGTATAGCTAAAGGGTGGGCGGGTGGAATCTATTTCTTTATGAGAAGGATTAATTACATAATGTGTACCGGTATCACGCGTTCTTAATGATTCAGGTTCACAGATTAATGCTTCATGCATTTTTTCACCAGGACGAATACCAATAGTTTTAACTTCTTTTCCTGATCTACGCCCAAATATTTTGGCTAAATCATAAATTCTCATGGCTTTTAGGCGAGGAATCCATATTTCTCCTGAGATTGCATTTTTAATAGCATGTAAAATAAGATCAACAGATTCATCCAAGGTCATAATAAATCTGGTCATATCTTTATGCGTTAAAGTAATTGATTCTGCATGAGAAGCTTGGTGATTAAACAAAGGAATAATGCTGCCTCGGGACGTCAAAACATTACCATACCTAACACAGATAAAACGTGGGTGGTTACCATAAAAAAACTCACGACTCACTGTCATTTTTTCCGAAACAGCTTTACACATACCATACGTATTTAATGGTTCACAAGCCTTATCAGTGCTAACCATAAGCACTGTATCAATTGCTAAATTTTTATAATTTTTTTCCACTGCCTTGACAATATTTTGAATTCCTGTGATATTTGTCAATATGCTTTCATTGGGTGTAAGCTCACATGTATCAACCTGTTTGAGAGCAGCTGCCATAATAATGATATCCGGATCTGTTTTAAGAATTACTTCTTCCACCCTATCATAATCCCTGATATCTCCAACATGAAACATTAAACCTGGTGGGTTGGAATATTCTGTTCTAATTTTCCAGTGTTTAGCTTCGTCACGAGAAAATATATGTAATGAATTATTATCAACTAAGCGAGAAATCAAAGCCTTGCCTAGAGAACCAGAACCACCAAATATTAAACACTTTTTATCTTTCATTTCAATACCATCATTATTTTAATTTAGTTACCACAAATTCATTAGGCGGCACAATATTTAAGGAACCACGTGTGGGTAGATACCCAGCGTCACTTAATATTTGTTTTGTTTGATTACCAAATAAAGAACCGCTTAACGTATCACCATCATTACCTAGACTCGTAAAAACACCACCATCAATACAACCACATAATTGATAATATTGATAAAATTTAGCCTGAAATTGAAGCTCGGTAAAACTATCCAACATTGATAATTCATCAAAAACCAATTTCATAGTTTCCATTCTATTTAAACAACAAATTAAAGAAACAAAATTATTCAAATACACAAAGGGAATATCTGTTTTTTGAAAAAAAACTTTCTCTTTAGTAAAATAATTGGTTTGCCTTACCCATGCATGAGTCCTGGATTTTTCAGTATGTATATCTTTATCGTATAAATGGCATTCCGACACGCTAAATTCTTGACACCTTACCGAACCAACTAAATCACATACATCTAAAAATTGTTCTGCATATGATAGTTTTTCAATATCATAATAAACACAATCAGATTCAATGGGATAAATGTATTTGAATTTTTTTCCCATTATTTCTACATGATTATCAACTGCCCATTTAATAGCACTCCAATAACCTACATTAATATTAGATTTATAAACGTTTCTAAAATTATCTTTTAAAAATTTTAAAGTATTAGCGTAAGTAGAATCATTATCAAAAACAAGGATATTATCACGATAAACTTCTAGAAACTGGGTGTCTTGTAAACTCTTTACTGTTTTTTCCAAGCAAACGTGACGGGTTTCTTCCTTGCTACATGTTACCAAAACATATAACGTATCATGTGTTAATTTTTCTACATTCGTTTTCATAAAAATTAATGCATTTTCTTATATGTAGAAAGTGCAGATGCTATTACCTGATCCATATCATAATATTTGTAACTTGCCAACCTTCCACCAAAAATAAAATTAGGGAAAGCTGCTTTTTCTTTATTATATTGATGATATCGCTCATTGTTCACTTCGTCGTTCACCGGATAGTATGGAATTGAATTTTTGTTACACTTTACCGGGGTTTCGTATGTTACAACAGTTTTGGGTGAATTAGATTTCTCAAAATGTTTATGTTCAATAGTTCTTGTCCATGGCACCTCATCCCCTGTCCAATTAATCACCGGTGAACCTTGGTAGTTTTCTAAATCCATTACATTGTGTTGAAAATCTAAAGTACGATATTCTAATTCACCATGCTTGTAATCAAAAAATTCGTCTATTTTACCGGTATATACAACCTTATGGGCTTTCTTATTCCATTCATCCTTGTTTTCAAAATAATTCACGCCACACTTAACTTCCACCCCTTTTAACAATTCCTCGAATATCTTGGTATAACCACCAACCGGGATGCCACAGTACTTATCATTAAAATAACTGTTGTCATACGTTAACCTAAATGGGAGACGTTTAATAATAAATGAAGGTAAATCTCGTGGTTCTCGCATCCACTGTTTTTTAGTATATCCGTAGATTAATTTTTCATATACATCGGTGCCCAATTGGGAAATTGCATATTCCTCAATATTTGTAGGGGATTCACAGTGAATTGAGGTTTCCTCTATTTTGTTTAATGCATCCTGAGGTGTGGTTGTGTTCCACAGTTGATGGAATGTCCACATATTAAAAGGGAGCGAATATAATTCACCTTTAAAATTGGCTACCGGGGAGTATGTAAATTGTTTAAATTCTGTAAACTTATTAACAAATTCCCATATTTTATCGCTATTTGTATGAAAAATATGAGGGCCATAATAATGTACGTTAATCCCCTCCATGTTTTTAGTGTAACTATTTCCACCTATGTGTGTTCTCTTATCAATTACCAAACAGCTTTTTCCATCTTGTTTGGCTTGATAGGCAAAAACAGATCCAAAAAAACCGGCACCAACAATTAAATAATCATACATAAATCACTTCAAATTCGTAATAAACGTTTCCCAATTTTTCCAATATTCCTCATGATGAATACGTTGGGATATTTCATTCATTCCATTAACAAGATGGGAAACTAAATCTGGATTATTTTCAAGTTCATATAATGCTTGTGCCGCCTCCTTGGCATTTGTAACATGAATAGAATTCTTCCCATGAACCAAAAGACCGTTCGAATGGGTTGCATCAACGTAATCCTTCAATACCACAACCGGGGTGCATGCAAATCTGGCATATGCCTCAACCCCACCGGCCCAATCATAACCCTTGAAATGCACAACTGCCTTAAGACCTTGAAATTTTTGAGCTGCCTGGCGTGGACTCAGGGTGGTGTAATTACCGGTGGGGCCCGATCCATCATATCTTATATCTGCCCCTTGCCTCCTAATATTTCCACCATAATTCACCGCTTGGATATTATGTGGTTTTAAATATTGGTTCATTTGATTAAACAAGGCAAATTCATTGGGATGACGCACATGAAAATTATGATTAAATGAGGCAAAACCTTTTCTATTTTCTGATGCAATAATTCCTCCCACACCTAAAATATCAAACTCTACTTGATTTCTATAAAAATTTATATTATTTCTATCGTTATACTCTTTATCATAATTGGCCGGTAACATTCTGCATATATTATGGCAATCATTCGATCTTAAAGGACTAAAATGATCAAAGGTTGATGATACCCATTTTGCATTGGGAAATTTTTGTTTTGCAAAATTTTTATATATGTCAAAAGAACCTATAACGTGATCGGTCGTGTGAAACAAATCAATTTTAATATCTTCTTTATCAAAATCAACCAAACTACATGTGATATTTTCTTCAGTTAAAGGGGTTAATCTGTTTTGTTTCAATAAAAATTGATCTTCACCGTAAATCAATAAATCCTGATTTTGGGAATCAAATTTATAATATTCAAAATTTGTAATCCCGGGATTATGTGTCGATCTATGCAATAAAACTGGCCATAGAGGTGACATATCCCACGATAACCCACCGGTACCGGGGAATGGATAAAACACATTATGTCCTAAACGTGCATAATGATAAATCAATCCTGAAAGACCACCCCTGGAGCCGCGATCTAAAATACACACATTTAATTTATTCATTATCAAGAACCTTTTTTAATAGAATTTCATATTGTGGAAAATATAATGCATCAATATCAGTATTTAAAAAACAATTAATCGCATGTTGTGGTGTTTCACATATAGGTTCCCTATCATTAAAACTAGTGTTGAGTATAATAGGCACACCGGAATGTGTATGCCATTTTTTTAAAAACCCATAGTACCATGCATTGTCATTTTCCGTTACAGTTTGCAATCTAGCACTTCCATCAAAATGAACGACTGCTGGTACCTTATCCTTCATTTCATCTTTAAACATCAATACAAATTGCATGTACGCGCTTTCGATAGGATTTTTAAACCAATTTTGTGCCTCTTCATACAAGATTGACGGAGCAAAAGGTCGATACCATTGGCGATGTTTAACTTTCGCATTTACCCTATCTTTCATTTCTTTTCGGCGAGGATCTGCTAAAATGCTTCTATTCCCTAATGCCCTACGACCTGATTCTGAACCTTCATTAAAAATTGAAACAATGCCTCCTGACTTTAAAAGGTTTATCACATCTTCATCATTTGATTTATTTATTTCAATATCTGTGGGTAAATTTTGTAATGCAGCATCTACATCCTCTTTTTTCCACTCTTCACCAAGATAGGGTGAAAGATTATCATTCCATTGAACGCGCGGATTTCCTAAATGATGATGCCATACCCATTGTGCTGCACCTAATGACAAACCGCCATCGTACGGTACCGCTGGAATATAAACACCATCTATACGATCCGGAAACCAACTTTTTATTTTTCCAGCTATCACAGAGTTTAATGAAACACCGCCGGCCAAACATATGTTTTTGCAATGTGGCGACGCATTTAAGGCAAATTCAATAAATTCCTTCACCAATCTCTCTGTGGCGCTTTGTAAACCTGCCGCTAAATCAAATTTATCTTGTTCAGATCTATCGGCTATTTCAGACCATTTATTCAGATATGGGTGAACAGGATCCTTTCCTTTTACATACGCACCCTTAGGTTGATTTGGAGGTTTAAATCCCGCAGACAACACATCCGTTGTAAGCATTTTATAAAAATCATCATGATATTTTGTAGGATCACCAGGTGCTGCCATGGCCATCACAGAACCCTCTTGTCCCCCTAGGGGCCACCCATTCTGTAATTTAAATATATAACGTGTTACCCGAGTCCAAACTCCGCCTATGTTAATTTGATGAGTTGGAAATTTTCTAATACCGGTTAATTGTGTATCACTGCCATACCACAACGTTGTTGCTGTTTCACCACCATTATCATCTTCCACACCACCCCCATCCAAGGTTATAACAATTGCATCATTAAATTTACTTGAATAAAATGCATGTGCTGCATGTGCTTGATGATGGGAAATAAAAAAGAACTTACCACCATTTTTTTCCGCCAATTCTTTTGCGGTATTAAAAGATACTTGATGTTGTGAAGTCTTTGAAGTTGGATAAACGGTGGCAAAATTAACTATATCTTCAATATCATCATCATTCAACCTATCAAACATAAATTTAATAGAATCAGTTTGTGGAGATTTTTCACGATTGTATCTTTCATATTCTGCGTGAATGGTTGGTATACCATTCTCTAATATACAAAAAGAGCTATCGTGTCCTGACCATATTCCTGCTATTTTCATTTTTATTCCTCCAACCAATCCTGTATGTGTTCAGGCTGTGTGTCCTCTATGTCACTAACATCTGCAGCTGAATTATCAAAATAATGTGCAGGACCTTCACTTTTAATTAAATCCTTACTATATTTTACCTGATCTCCATCATGTGTTTTGGCATAATCCCAGCCCAATGGAAAACAAACATCAACAAAAGATAAAGGCGAAGCATCGTTTGCCTCATCAATTAAAAATGGGGCCGGATTGACTTCATAATACAAACCACCAGCCCCGTCACTGGGTGGTGTATAGTGACCCAACCTTTTATCGCCTCTCACAACTGCATGCATTCCTCGAGGATCATTCCAGATGGATGCAACAGATGGTATATGTGGATGTAATGGGATTAATTTTTCTAATCCAATTGCCTCTTTGGCTTTTTTGTCCATATAATCCTCAGCGGAAGTAAATCCATCGTGTGTTAACTCCATCCCTGAATCTACAGGGTAATTGCCTATCTCTTTAAACAATTTCGGAGAATACAAACCTGTTGTATTTAAATGAACATTAATCCTTTTCCAATATTTCCTTTTAGTGAGTGGTGATTGCAATAACCTGGTATTTAAATCTATGTCATTTTTTACAGTAACCCTTCTCACTGCATGAATAGACATATGATATAATTCCAAATTATGAAAATCTTTCACGGTTTCTAGAAAAACAGTGGAATTAATGATTTGGGTATCATCCTGAAAAAAGCATAGTACATTACAATCTTCAGGAACGTGCTTTAATATTTCATTTTTTCCTTTCCATTCATCTTGGGCCGGATCCCTTTCTGTCCTTAATATCAATTTGTCGATTTCTGCATGATTTTCTAAAATATTTAAAAGATCTGGTTCTGTGGATCCATTATCCACATAAATTACATTAATATTAATGTCATTTGCAGGATTTTCTTTTACTGCCTTAATACTTTGCAAAAGGGCCAACGAATAATATTTTCTATTGCATCCCGTGATCCCAATTGTTAAATTAACGTTTTCACTCATTTTAATCACCCTTTAAAATACGATAACTGTCACTATCGAAATGTTGTGTTGAAAATTCAAATAGCTCCGTATCTTCAAGTGCTATCATCCTATGTCTTAAACCCCGGTAGACATGAAAGTTATCTCCCGGGCCTAAAATCACTTCTGACGCTGAATCAATATCGTCTGAATCTGAATATATTACGCGTAACTTACCAGATTGAACATAGAAAACCTCGTCTTTTAATTTGTGATAATGCCACGAACACATCTTACCTTTCACAAAATATAATAGTTTTCCGCAGTATTCTTCACAATTAACAATCCATTTTTCAAATCCCCATCCCTTGGGCACAAATTTGATAATATGATTGGTATTAATATCGTTCTTCATACTCTTTCCTACTCAATTGATAAGTACCAGATTTTGTAACACTTAGGGAGGCACATTTGTTTGCGCATTTAACAGAATCTATTAAATCACCAGTTTCCAACCATCTACACACCATAGTTGATAAAAAAACATCACCGGCGCCACATACATCATGTACATCAACAGTGTCAGTTGAGTAAATTTTATCCCTATATAATGCGCCACGTGAACCTAAGGTAACAACCAAATCTGTGTCACCAGAGAGATTAATGCAATTATTAAATTCTTTTTCATTTATTTTAACAATACAATTTTCAAAAATTGACATGTCATGTTTCTTGGTGTCAACAAATACCTGGGTATTATAGTGTGACACTATATACCGAATTAATTCCTTGGTTATATAACCTTTGTCATAATCTGATATTACAATGGCATCATATGATTCATTGGGCAATGATGATGTCTGTAGTGGCACAATATGCCCTTCTATGTCATGACGCATAATTTGATAATTTGTTTTTTTATCAATAAACCTAATTTTTTTAATCTGTTGTTTATCATTGCAAAGGTAATTTATTTCACCTACCAGTATATTTTTAAAATTTTGATAAACATTTGCGGACATCCCGTGTTTATGTTCTTTGGTAATTTGAGTTAAAATAGGTACCGGTGCCTCAGGACTCAACCTATTACATTCTCCATATACATATTCATCGATGCATGCATCACCGATCAACAATATTTTGTATTGTTTTTGTTGTTGAGTATCCTTTAACATATTCAAAAATTTTTACCTCACATATATCATTACCAACTACATTTTCTACCTGATAATCTCCTCCCTTCACAATTATATCAGGTTTTATAGATTTGATTAAAAGATAGGGTGTCTCTTCTTCGAAGATTATTACTTCATCAACACATGATAATTCTAACAATAATGCCCTTCTGTCATCTTCACAATATACGGGTCTTTTATCACCTTTTAATTTCTTAACACTAGAATCACTATTTAAACCAACGATTACCTTATCACCAATCTCCTTACAATATTTTAACAATTCGAGATGACCTCTATGAAACACATCAAAACAACCATTTGTGAAAATAACTTTCATATATTGCCTTTTATTGCTTCAACTATTTCATTTAAATCATGATATTGGGCATCATTATTACATTGTTTACAGGCGATTTTTAATCCACATGGACCATGGGTAGATATTATTATGTTTTTATTTTGTGGATACTGTACCATCCTCTTATCTTGATAACCGGTAATTATTACAACAGATTGTGTATTAAATGCTGTTGCACCATGAACCAGGCCACCTTCTGAAGATACAAATAATTTTGACTTGCCAATTATTCCACACGCAATCCTAAAACTTTCTGTAAATGTAAGATCTACACAATTTTTTAGTTTTTTTGGACTGGTACCTACCTGTACAACTTGTATTTCCTTTGAAATTTCATCAACTATATTTTGCCATTTTTCAAAAGGGTATTCCCTATTTGGCGTGTAATCATGATTAGAAAATGGTTCTATTGTCACAAAATCTTTTTCCAAGTTGGTGATTGCCGCTTGTACTAGTTTTTCTTCTGATTCATCTAAGAAAATATCACACTTAAGTTCTGGGTTTTCAATCCCATAAACTTCACAAACCTGTTGTATAATATGCTTTTCAAATCTATGAAATGCCTTATTAGGTGTATCCTGTTTACAATAATTCGATGCAGGATTGTTTAATTGAAGTGGCACACAATTCTCATTTTGTGCATTTTCAGGCTGCCAAATGTGAGGATTATTATAAAATATTACAGACTGCACCGGTTTGATGGTCTGACCATGTTGTTCAAATGGGAAAGATTTAAGCCCGGATCTTTTATATATTTCTCTTGCGGCAGCTGTCCACGTCAAGTATCCACCTAAACCCATTAATGTCCTCCCTCTAAAACCCTCATATACATCTGTGCCACTTTCTTTATGTCCAGGTATGAATTATCAATTTCTAATTTTGGGAGCTCTAGGGAAGGTATTAGAATCTCGTAGGGATTATCATAATCAGTCAATTCGAAATTATATAGGTTGTTTTCTTCTATGACTATCCCATTTTTTCTTACAATTTCCTTTGTTCCCCCAGAGCTAGAACAAATAACCGGGCAACCTTGAGAAAGGGATTCTACCACAACATTTGGACAATGATCCAACCATGCCAAATGTATCATCCAATCCGCGGCTGAAAACATCTGCAAACATGCATCATGAGATATTGAACCGGTATAAAAAACATCATCATGATTGACCGGACAGTCCGGACTAGATCCCATCACCACCAAACAGGAGCTTGGGTATTTTTCTTTAAGCTTAAAAAATATTTCCATATTTTCTTTAAGTCTTTTTTGCCTATGCCAGTTTGCAGAACAAACAAACATATGTTTATATGCATTACGGATATTTAAAATCTCAGGTATATCAACATTCACCCTTCTGAGTTCTATGCCGTTATGAATAACAACACCTCTTCTTTCCCCCCAATGGTGACATGTCATTTTTTTATCAAATTCAGACTGCCAAATAACATAATCACAATTATCATATGCTAACTTTATTCCTTGGTTATGTGTTTTAAATTGGTCTGGTTTAAACCATATACCATCTAATCGCTGAACCTTCATGGCGTCCAATTTTAATGGTGTTGCCGGCTCAATAAAAATTAAAACAGAATCATAATCATGATTATAACCTACAATTTCATTTCCCATATTAACTAATTCACCAGCCAATCTATGCGCAAAAGAATTAGGTCCACTAGTGGAGGAAAAATTGACATTTGAAAAATGAATCTTCATATATACATTTTAAATTTAATTTTGATAAAGTTCATTTAGTGTAGAGAACAATTGTGTCATACATTCTTCCCAAGATATAGGAACATAAAGATTTTGAAAATGACTATCATTAAGAATTAATTCTTCAAGTTCAGTAAATCCACCAAAAACCTTACTTTGTTTTAAGCCAGCATCGGCAAATTCAATAGCACCACCGCCCTCTGCATGTACATATGTAGGCAATCCCAGCGCCAGAGATTCCAGGATATGATTAGGACCCGGATCAAATCTTGAACCACTAACATATATGTCATGCTTTAATAATTCGTGTGCCAATTCAATACCCGATAATGGCGAAATACAATGAGTGTTTTTAAAAGAATTACGATGACGGCCCACATATGTAAATTCTATATCATCCCTTTTTCCCGCCAAATAATCTAAAAAATCATATACATCAAATCCCTTGAGGATGTTATTAGACCAATGATGGGTCACTATTTTTAATTTATCAGAATTTGACTTTGTGTTTTTTCTTAGTTTCAAATATGCAGAATTCACACCATTATGCTGAACAGATGTGCTAGGGCATGCCCAGCCTTTTGCACCGAAATATTCCTCCATCCATTTTGAAACAAATATTGTGTGATCGATCATTTGGCTACACTGAAGCAGCATTATATCCATATGCTCGGTGTTTTTTCTTGCATCACATTCATTAATTCTCTGAACTAACTTGCAATTTGGATTGTGCAACTTATATTGGGAGGCGTCATTAATATTAAATCCCCCCGAATCGCTACGAGGATCCATAAGAAAAATAAGATCTATATTGGTATGTCCTAGGTTGGTGACAATCTCAATGGAATTAAGATTACAAAAATCAAAAAATCCCTTAACAAAATGATTACCTCCACCCCATGGGCCAGGACGAGGAGAACGATTGATTGCAATTTTCATGATATAAATCCCCGGCTTCTTAGATAATCACCTTCACTTTTCTGAAACTTTGCATCATCGGTTTGAAATGTTTCGGGTTTCATGTCAATTGTGTAATGGTAGGTAACTATGGGTTCATAATGCCAATTTCCTGCTGCTTGATGTAACACTGGGAGATATATTGTTTGATCACCAATTCGTTTAAAATACTCCCCATCTTCACCACGAAAATTTGCATCTTTTACGTTTTCAATAAGTGATTTTCGAAATGTTTTTAAATGTGATGATACCCATGGATGTTCATAAGGATTGGCAGTTTTAGGTAGTGGTGCTGATATATTGTGATTAGAAAATGACCATCTATGTGCAGTCCATAATGCACCAACATTTAAGGTATTATAATGATGATTAATAATAGTCAATGCATCACAATCACACAACCAATCATCGCCATCCAATCTGCAGATAATATCATTTGATTCTGTTTCCTTGAGTCCTTCAACAATATTTTTAATTTCCCAATGTTTTTCTGTGTTAACAGTTAAGCTTATTTTATCATCACCAAAACCAAATTGTCTTTTGAAATTATCTATTACTTCAGGGGTGCCATCAGTTGACATGTCATCCCTAATTATGATTTTCCAATTATTATGTGTTTGAAAACCCACTGAAAAAAGGCTTCGGGTAATTGTTGATGCAGCATTGAACGCCGGCATAATAAAAACAAAACGATTATTCACCTAAATATTCCTTAATACATGTTGGATGTGATATATCAAGTTCCAGGTGTTGTGTTGGTTTAGAGAAATCTACTCTTTCATGAAAAACCCATCCCCCCATCTTTTCTTTTAATTCTTGGGCCAGGTTATCAATTTCTTCTTCAGTAACATCTTTCCACGCTTTATCAAAAAACATGTTATTTTCAGGAATGTCTTCTTGTGTAATGTTATAAAGGCTAAGCCAGTGTTTTGACCAATAGTTTTTATACGTTCTTATTTTTCTTCCCAAATCAAACCAAGAATAATGATGAACAGAGGGTAATAATTCTATGTTTCTACCAAACCATTCCTGATATTTTTCAAATGCTTCCTTATTTCCTGCCATGGCGTGAATCCTTAGGTTATGTGCATCTGTATGATAAAAAGATGCATGTGCTATTACTTCACCGGTATCATTATCAATATAATCACAACCATCTGTACCCATTGCTGCGTACAAATTATTGTCTTCATCATATTTTCTAAAATTAGCAGGAATTCCATGAGTAATGTGATTTTTATTTCTAGAAATTCTCCACTTCCATGGAGTTACATCCATTCTCACCTTTTCTTCAGAACCCCAATATTCCACAACTGGAAGACACACTAAATCTACTTGTGTAGGAAATGATTTAATCAAATTAAATATTTTTTCATAATCATTTTCATGCACTACTTCATCGGAATCCTGTTGCCAACAAAAATCTCCGTTGCACAAAGATCTCGCGTGTGCCTTCTGTGTACCATCAAAAACTGCATGTCTGGGGTGATTCCAATCTTTTTCATTTTTGAATACTTTCAATCTCTCTTCTGTTTTTGACCATTCCTCTAGTTTTTCCCAGGTGCCATCAGTTGAACCACCGTCAACCACTATCACTTCATCACAAAAACCCAACATCGATGTAATAGAGGCTTCATAAGGATATTTTTGAGAAATACAATCTTTCGTTGTAGTATAACCAGAAAGGCTAGGTCTCCAATCCATTGAGTGTTTAATTCCTTTCCAAAACGTTTCTCGAGCGGCATACAAATAAGCCTCGGTATCGAATGCATCATCTGTATTAAACCATATTTCATCCTTATGCTGAACATTATCATTTAAGTGAAGTTTGCAACCTAACATTTTCGCTTCTATCACCATTCTTGGGCATGTATCACCCCCAGCTGGCAAATAAACAAAGCCTTCGGCTTGTGCCAATCTCTCTAGTACTTCTTCATAAGGTAAATTCCATACTACTTCATAATCTTTATTGTTTTCCTTGCACCATTGTTCTGCAGATTCTGCACCTTTAACCCAGCTCGTAGAACCCAATACAATCCAACCCTTTCTTTCATGGGATGAATATTTTTCATTTAATAATTTAACAGTAAGAAAAAAATTATGATCAAAAACAGAACTTAATACTGTATTATTTTTTTCCTCAAGAAATGGAAATACTTTAAAATATATTTCTTGCTGTTTTTCTGACATCCACCAAAGAGATTGTGCCCCATAATAAAATGCAGATATCATTTTTCCATGCATTTCATTGTGACAGTTACACATATGTGACTCGGCGGCATAATGCTTGTCTGGTGAACGGTACTTACAATACTTGTAATCATATTCTAAAATAGAATAATTTAAATTTCCAACAATGCTGGGAATTAAATTCATATCCATATTGGAAAAGTTACCAAATACCCAATATTTTTCATATCCGGATTCTAGAATTTCCAACGTTAAATCTTTACTTTTTAGTTTAAAAATATCAAAAGGACATGAGGTTATTAATGCATCAGATGTAAGTTCAGCACCCCCACAATATTCTTCAGCAAACATGTCTGAAACAAAGATTATTTCTGTGTTTTCCGGAATTTCAATAGCAGTTGAATTCGATGATGTGTTAAATGGACTACTAGAACCAAACATATACCCATACCTCCAGAGCTTAAGCAAATTTATTTCAAATTATTCTGAATGTATATTATACAAAACTAATTACTGTAGTATTTTATTTTTGCTAGATCTGGATCCCTGAATATCTGAATATCTGATTATATTCAATTAGATCTATTAATCTGATCAGTATTTAAATTAGATCTTTATAGTATTACAATATACTAGTAGCTAGAGAAGCAATTTCAGATCTGTGCCCATTTATTAAATGTACATGACCGGTTAACATAGATTCTTTGAATTTTTGTACCACAATTGTTAGGCCATTAGATCTTTTATCAATGTAAGGTGTATCCACTTGATCTGTATCACCCAATAAAACTATTTTAGAACCTTTACCGATTCTGGTAATTATTGTTTTTAGTTCATGAATGGTGGCATTTTGTGCTTCATCAACAATTACAAATGAATCATTAAATGTTCTTCCTCTAATATATGACAGAGGGGAAATTTCTATTTCACCCTTTTGACGCATACTTTCAAAATACGATATATCGTTAAATGCGTGTCTAAAATTATCTATTAATGGTGCCATCCATGGTGCCATTTTTTCATCAACATCACCAGGTAAATAACCTAAATCCCTACCTACCGGTTCAATTGATCGTGTAACTACTATTCTTTTATATTTTTTTTTAAATAAACCTGATAGTGCACTCATGAGTGTAATAAATGTTTTACCAGATCCTGCAATTCCAGTAATTGTGACTAGCTGTATATTGGGATTATTTAATAATCCGACTGCAAATGCTTGTTCTTTGTTTTTAGGTTCAATCCCTAAATCACTGTTAAAAGAAGCCAATCGATTTTTTTTAATATATCCGTTTTCATATATGCCTAATAAAGATTTGCCAAGCGGCGATTTTCCAATAATAAATTGATTTTCAAATACTTTTTCATCACCATTATATTGTATTTTTCCATGTTCGAAAAACAGATCAACATCACTATCAGAAAGTTCCAGCTGTATTTTACCTGAATATGCTGTATCTGCAGATAATTCTAGATGATCCTTCCAATAGTCTTCACCAATTAATCCTAATGCATCACATTTAACACGAAGGTTTATGTCTTTTGTAACAACTTTAACAGGGGTATTTTTAAATTCTAAGGCTAATTTAAGTGCACTACCCAATATTTGATTGTCGGCTAATTCTATGTCCAAACCATCAGGGATATTATTTCTAGAGTACTTGGTTTCAATTCTAATGGTCTGATCAGATTCCGGAATAGTTACGGCCTTATCCAATCGCCCAATGTCTCTAAGGCTATCTAGATAGCGATTGACATACCTGGCAGATTCACCTAATAAACCAGGCTTATTTTTAAATTTGTCTAATTCATCTAAAACGGGAAGTGGAAGAACCACGTCATTTCCGGGGAATGAATGAATAGCTGTCATATCATAAAGAAGAACACTAGTGTCAACCACTAATACTTTTCTAGAGCTCATGCAATTTCCTTTCGTGTACATTTAACGTATACACAATATTGTTCTTAATATAAATATGGAAACGTTTAATATGAAGCATAAAATAAATTTAATGAATTTATCAAATGGGGAAAAAGAAAAGATTGATTGTGATAGTACGTGTTATGAAATTTGCAAAAATTATGATGTAGAGTGTAATCAAACACTTTGCAATTATTGGATTAACGATAATAAAAACAATAATTGTGTATTTCTTAGTGCTAATAACGGTGCTAAAACATTACAACAGATTGGTGACATATTTGGCATTACAAGAATGCGCATATGCCAAATTGAAAAAAATGCCTTGAAAAAGCTTTGTAAAAAAAGTAAAAAATACGGGTATTAAATACCACCCAACAAAGTAATTGCAACCAATCCGGGAATTCCTTCTTTTACGTAAACACCTGAAAATAGTGTGTTTGTTCTTCCGCCAACATAAGAAAATGCCGATTCCAGTCTTTTGCTCACCATTGGATCACCTGCCATTTCACTATTTGCAATCAATAACAAAACACCGGTCTCTGTGTTGCCTGTTGGTCCGGGACAAGGGGAAGATTTAAGAGAACCTTGGAATACACTAGCACCTAAATCAGATTTTGAAACATCCCTAATAACAGTACTCCCAATTACCATTCTACCATTAACACCCAAGCATTTTTCTAAATCCTTTGAATCAAATGTTTGAATAGGTGATGGTTCATCTGCTAATTTAAAAACCTGACTCAATAATTTTGCAAAGTTTTTATTAGCAGCTGGGAACATATTTAACATCCCAACCTTTCCTCTTAGAAGTTGTAACTGTTTTTCATTATCAATTACAATATGAGGATAATCGCAGACATCTTCTAGAACAGATTTATAATTTGTTGAAATTGTGGGATTTAATAATTCTTGTGCAGTAGGTTTTGAAACAACATAAACCACTTTACCAGAAGCCTCTGACGATGAAAGGTATCTACTAATAGAGCCATGTAATTCGGCACATGCACTCCCGGTACCGCCACCACCACCGGCTAATACAAATACCCAATCCACTTTCCCTATTTTGGATCTTAATGCATCTTCAACCATGGTACTATTATTGCGTAATACCTCTTTCCCCAAAACAATATCTTTTCCGACCCCATCTGCACCAGGGATTACTAACACATGCTGATCTTCTACGCCGGTAGGTAAATCCTTGAGTGTGGTGTTAACAAGCAATGTTTTATTAAACCCTAGATCCATAAATGCTTTTGCTAATTTTCCACCACCACCACCAACTCCGATAAAAGCGCAATTAATGGCACTAGTAAATGTATTTTCCGGAAGAAGCTGATCATCCGCAATGGGTTCATCATCATATGCTTCCACAAAATCAAATTCATCCATCACATCTGGTGGATTGATATAATCGTCATCCTGTTTTTTCTTTTTGCTCACGATACGCTCCTTCTTATTTTTGAGTGGAAGATTATAATTAGTCATAGATTTTACTACTGTTGACGGCATATGTCCCTTATTCCACCTTCATATATATACGGTAATTCCTTAAATTAATTAAGTGGAGACGCCGGGAATCGAACCCGGGTCCTAAATACCTCCAACATCATGTCATTCACAAGGTTAGCCATTTTACTCTAAACCGGCAAAGTAACTCGAATTATCCCATCCCATATCGAGTATCTGGGATCCACCTGTATAAAAAGGTAATCACTTATTTCTAACTGAAAACCTTTTTTACCACCAGGGTAACCATTCAGCCCTATTTACTCGAAGGCCAATCGAGTTTTGCTGGTCTTAGTTAAAAAGGCTCCCAGCAGCCTCGGATTAAGCAGCTAGTGCGTAATCGTTGTAAGTGTCAGTGTTGGCACTTATTAAGTTCAGCGTTTTTACAGAGACCTTCGCTGCCCTCTGCCTTGCACATAATGGTTTTGATACTCAGTCGAAACCTTTACATCCCCAATATTAATTTAAATCTATTTTCTAGATTTTTCTTCACTAATTGTTAATTTTACCAGATCTTGAGCTTCCTTTTTCAATAATCTTAAACCCTTTCTAGCTCTTACACCGGCTGATGCATTTCCACTAGCATTTTTATGTACGTCTAACTCAAGACTCTCTACCAATACCTTTATTTCGTTCCACTTATCAATGATTGACATAATTTTCTCCTTAAATTATAATATTAGAATCATTTTGATTCTGCGCTTCTGTGATATCATCCATGAATTGCTGACAACATTGCGAAATTTCCGTGAGTGCATTATTATCTTCTAATTCTAATGATAACAAATAACAAATTTTTAAAATCTGTTGTTGTGTAACACCATAATCAAGTATGGTTTTTACAATTTCTCTGCTCACTATTGATTTTTCTATTGCGTCCATATTTTACGTTTTACTCCACCGCCCTTCTATCTATAAATGATTCTATCTTAAATTTATCTTCTTTTTCAAAAACCAACATTTTACCGGTGATTTCATTTTCAACGTCATCTTTTGTCAAAACTACAAAAGATCCCCATCTTTTATTATCTATAATAAATTTAACATTTTCATAAGTGGGCAAATCACATTTATACGATTCTAGAATTTCAACTACACCTTTATCCAAAGTATATTTTATATCAATAATGGAGGATTGTGATTTTAAATCATCCTTCCCAGCCATAATATGAGATTTACAAATATCAAATATTTTATGTATCACCCCACAATTATTACATGTAACATATTTTGGAATGACTGTATCACTATCATCAATAATAGAAAACACAACGAATTTATGATATGCAAAATTCTCTTTATTCCTAAACTGAGGTAATACACAATGACATTCAATTATGTGTTTAATCCCATCCATGTTTTTATTTTATTGCTTTTTAACTACAGATAACACATTATTTGATCCACGATCAAACGACATATTGACACTATTTGTCACTGTATTTAATAATGATTTTAATTCTTCTTTTGTTAATGTTGATCTGTATGTTTCTACCACTGAATTATTAATTTGAGAAACAACAAAATCCCTTAATTCATATAATTTTCTGCCAAGTTCACTTTCTAAACTCATATCCACCCTCCATGGAAAATATATGGAAAATATATTCCTCACGTAACACTAGTTAAATTGAAGTATGAAATTTGTATAAATAATTATTTCGTGTATTTATCGGCAACGGTAGCAGATGCCCATGAATCAGGTTTTAAAAGATAATTAAATCCCATTCCTAATGCATAATTCGCTAATGATTTTGCATATTTTGCACTTTTATGAATGATATTTTGATTGGCATCAATATGAATTGTGATTTTTTTTCCGGTTTCCGTTTTAATCGAATTTGCAATATGAATAGATCTTTCTACTTCTTCAAATAATCTAGCTTGTAGATTGTTGTAATGGTGCCTAGGTTTTTGAGATTTATTGACGAAATATACCCCACCATTACCAGGCCATGTCAAACAAATGGCTGTAACATATGTAATATTTTCTTTAACAACATGAGAATCTGAACCTACATGAATTTCAACAGGATTTAAATTTTTTATTTTTTTAAAAACGTCGATTATGTTGAAATTTTCCCCACTACCTGTTTTCCAATTTTCAAAATGGTGAAATATTTTCATATTTTTTATATCATGATTCAATCACAGAGACTGAAGAATTTTTTAGTTGTTTATAAATTGAAAATGCACTATCAATACCTGACATTAATGCTGTGGTGCCAAAAAGGGATAGGCCAAGTTTTTTTAAAGAATTATTGATATACACATTTAATAAGTATTCATGTTTTTTTTCTTTAGGATCAAGTAATTCTATATTTTCTAAATCTATTACCCCATAATTTCTTATATGATAAAACATGTTAAAACCGGATTCTATCCTATCTTTAATAACACCATGCATTTCACCAAATTTACTAGAGATAGAAATTTCTACTTTATTTGCGGTTAAATTTCTAATTCGTTGGGAAATTAAATTTATTTTATCTCTTTCATTAATTTGTTTTAGTTGTTCCTTTAAATTGGAAACATGAAGATTAACACTATGCATAGAATCTTCATGTTCAATAGTGATAATCCCCCTAGAATATTGGGCAGATTTAATATGATTGAAATCATCTAATTTTATAGTAGATATTAATTCCCCTTTAAGTGATGATCTCACATCCAACCCACATACAGTTGCGATATCATTTAACATATTAATCCCATTTAAATCATAGGGAACACACAAAGGCAATATATTAAGCATTCCGTTTTTCATATTAACGGCCAATGTATTACATACTTCCGGGGCAAACCCCCTAGCGATAATGATAGTGGGTGAATTATCTTTGGACAATTCTAGAAATATTTTTTCTATTTCTGATACCCTTTCAATTAATCCTTCTATCACAATAATTTTAACATCATGATATTTCCATTTATTTAATGCGTGATATTGAATAAATTCGGTTGGGGGTTTAATTGGGAAATCATAACCTACTTTAATTTCTATAATATTTTCATTTCTGGGTGTATCATTTACGAATACAGAACCAACATTTTTAGATTCCTGTATGGAATTAACTAAAATATCATAGGTAAATTTATCATGATAATAATTTTGTATGATATGTCGATAATCTTTAAAGGTTGCTTTCCTGGAATTTAGTGCAAAACTTTTTTTTATAATTGTTTTATCTAGGGGTTGAATATTCAAATCAATTGATTTATAAAGCCCTAATAAACACGAAAGAAAAACATAACCACTACCGGTATTCTTTTTTTCATTATTAAATACAGTACCAAGTATTATATCTTTCAGTAGTTTTTGTGATTTATTTTCTACACGGATATCTTTTAAAACCCGGGCAAGATCTGCTATTTCTAATTTTCCTAATCTTTTACCATACGTATGATACACACCGGTATTTTGTAATTGTGTAATTACTTCTTTTAAGGACTTAAAAAAATCATTTCTAGAAACTTTCGTTTCACTTTCAAAAAGTGCCTGGGTATACATTTTTTAATGTGGGATATTTGTTTTGTTGCCGGCAAAAGCAGCGGCCGCCTTATAAATTGCGTCTTTTACATCTTGCTGTTGGTTGTCCAATAATTTCTGTGCCTCAGAAAAACGATGAATTGCCATGGCAGCACGACAAAATGCAATCACTAGGGACGTACCAAAAAATACATGACCCAATACATTCATCCCTGCAATATAAAGGGCGGCTGCTGAAACCATGGTTATTTCTGGATATCCAAAACTAATGTGAATTGAATTCATACTATACCTCCTCATTGATTATAATCAACAAAAATTCTAAGTACAAATTAATTCTTAGCTATCGCGCCATAAATTATTGCTAGCAAAGGTAAGAATTTCTTCTGCAGAATCTTCATTGTAACCATATTCTTTAATCATAACGTCAACCATGTCAGAATACTTCTTTTGCTGTTCATCATCACGTGTTTTGGATTTAGTTACAATGCGTGCCATATCTTTCACAGAGCCAATCAGGTACCCTTCAATGGCTTCCTTAAGGGGTTCATAACTGGAATAATCCACCTTTTCACCACGCCGCATTTTTGCAAACATGTAGGCGGTTACATCACTACGGAAACCATCCTTGGAGGAACCGACAATACCGATTTGTTCTTCAATAGATCTCAGGAAATTCTCATCAGGTTCCATGTCTTCTTTTGTAATACGATTTTTTAATTTTTGCCTTGTGGTATAAGCCTCTGCATTATCAAGGTAATTGTCAAATAGCGACTGGGCTTGCTCTTCATATGCAGTAATAAAGGCCTTTGCAATTTCAGTTTCCAGGATTTTAAGATACTCTTCTCTTACAACCTTTTGAATTAATTCTAGACATGCATTTCGGAACTCTTCATCAATGAGTTGTTCTTTGACCTGTGTTGTAAGTGATTCCATTATTGATATTGGTGTAATCATACCTTTTTCGCTATCAGATAATGCATTATCAATGGCTTTCATGATAAAACGAGTTGAAATACCTGACATACCTTCTTTCCTTGATTCTTCACGAAGATCTTTAATGTCAATTTTTTTCACCCGGCCTTTCTCAATAACCTCATCACCATTATAGATTTTCAGCTTTGTCATAAGATCACATTTTTGTGATGGTTTAAGACGTGATAACACTGAGAACATACTGGCAATTTTTATTGTGTGAGGTGCAATATGGGCCGTAAAATCTGAACGACTTAATTGTTTTTCGTAGATTTTTATTTCCTGATCCAATTCCAATACATACGGGACATTAATTTTAACTATACGATCTAGGATGGCTTCATTGGTGTGTTCGCTTCTAAAACGATTCCATTCTGCTTCATTACAGTGCGCCAGAATAACACCATCAAAATAAATCATGTCATTTTTACCGGGACTTGGAACTCTTTTTTCTTGAGTTGCGGTAATCACTGTATGAAGAAATTCAATTTCATTTTTGAATATTTCCACAAATTCAACAATTCCTCGATTCCCAATATTGAATGCACCATTTAACGAAAGCACGCGTGGGTCATCTTCCGGGTAAATGTCCAACTTTGATATGTCTTCGGTACCAATCAACGCGCCAACATCCTGGCTATTTGCGTCCATTGGGGGGACGCTGGCTATTCCCCTCCTTCCTCTTTGTGAAAAAGTTGACTGCACCACCGGAAAATTTTCATACTGTCCATCAAATTCCTCGAGGAGTCTGTGCCTAGCAATTGGACTTAGATCCCCTTCAACAGAAACATTTAGCATTTTTTCAAACTTGTTCCGCAGAGCGCGTGGTAATAAATGTAAAGGTTCCCCTTTTTGAGGATCACCTTCTAAGTGATAATATTTTTCACCATCTAAAACCCTTTTAATATGTTCAGTCAATGCAGATTTACCAGCACCAACAGGTCCCATAAATAAAAGCACCTGTCGACTTTCTTCGCCTTTCATTGATGCAGATTTCAGAAAGCGCATAATTTTAGCAATAACTTTTTCCATTCCGAAAAATTCTTCTTGAAAATAATCAAAAACTTTTACATTATCATCATCAAAAAGTTTATGCGTACGTGGGTCAGTTTTATCTAGATAACTGATACCATGTTTTTCAATTGCATCACATAATCTTTTATGAGCCAACTTTATAATTTCTGGATTTTTTGAAATTTCATCAAGATAATCTAGAAATGTACCTGTAAATTTCTTTTTCTTCTTAGTATTGCGTTGTTTTTCAATAATACTTAGAAAGTCGTCCCTTTTCATCTTATACTCCCGATGTTGATTATAATTATTAGATTTCCCACGGTTCATCTTCAATTATTGTATTCAATTTTACAACATCACCCCATAAGGTACTGACATGGAGAACAACTTCATCTGCATAACTCAACTCGAGATCTCTACCGTCATGTTCATGTTCCAATGCTAGGATATTGCCGTCTTCAACTTCACCCACCAAAATTCTTGGAATGGAATTTCCTCCAATATTTTTTAATAAAGCTAATTTTACTTTTTCCCAACCTTCATCATCTGAAATTTCATCAATGGAATATGTTCCTTTTTTATTTGCAAAAGCAAAAAGATTCAATTCCTCTGCGTCTTCTTGGGTTAGGTACTGTCTTAAAAACGCTTGATCATGTGCACACTCCCGTGCTATGAAACATTCTTCCAACCCATATCTTTCCTCTATTTTATTAAATAGGTGAAATCCTAAATGATAAGGATTAATTCCACCAATATGAGGTCTTACAACCTGATTGTGACTTTTAAGAAAAGCCAAATGCATTTCAGATGGTAAATTTAATTCATGTAAAATCCTATAATGCCAAAAACATGCCCATCCTTCATTCATAATTTTTGTTTGCATTTGTGGAATAAAATATCTAGCTTCGTCTCTTACAATTTCAATAATATCAATTTGCCAATCATCAAGCCCGGCATGATTTACAATAAACCCCAATATATCCCTATCTGGCTCTAGCGGTATCCGGTTTAAATCTAGGTGCCTATATTTGTTTTCTTCATCATTTTTAATTAAATTTGTGTATTTTCCTAAAAGTTCTTGGTGTGATTGACTTTCATAAGGAAATTCGGGAATTTGAAATTGCACAGCATGAGCAGCATCCAGGATATCTTCTACAGCTTCAACACCAATACTGGGATCTTCTATGTATGATTGAATTCTTTTTTTTGCATTCCTAAATCTTGAAATAACGGTATCAGCTCGTGTGTACTTAAACATCCTATTATTTTTAAAGAAATCAGAGTGACCAACACAGTGTGCCATGATAAGCACCTGTAAATAAAGTGGGTTTTCACGCATTAAATAAGAGATGGAAGGATCTGAATTAATTATGAGCTCATACGGTAATCCCTCTACCCCTGCATTGTACATTTGATGTGTTCTTTCGAAACTTTTTCCAAAAGACCAATGAGAATAATGAGTAGGCATACCATGGTAAGACATATTACCAATCATTTCGTAATAATCACATGTTTCATAAACAATAGGGTACCAATCTAGGCCATGGCCTTTGGCTAATTCGCATATTTTATCATCCCATTTTTTGAGATCATCTAATGACCAATCACCCATCTAATTTGCCTCCAAAAAGTTTTCTAAAAGCCGGCCAGATATCTTCTTTTTGAAATATTTTTGTTATTTTAAATTTTTTGTCAACCAAAACTTTGAATTGTTTATCTAGGCTGGATTCCATAATGGTTCTCCATTCCTTCCCTTCCCTTTCAGGCTCGATTTCACAATAACAATATAATTGGCTGTAATCTTTAAGAACGATTGCCGCCTCTTCTGTTACTCTTTCATCACCAGGCCAGTTGTCACCATCGGAACATTGGAAACAATATATGTTCCAAGCATTAGGGTGAAATCTCTCCCTGATTATTTCAATTGTTTTATTAAGTGCAGAACTAGCCAATGTTCCACCACCGGTGCCTCGTGTAAAAAATTGTTTTTCATTTACTTCTTGTGCCTTAGTGTCATGAGCAATAAAAACAATTTCTACATTTTCATAACGATGTCTAAGAAATTGGTAAATTAAAAAATAAAAACTACGTGCAAGAAATTTTTTATTTGGTGTCATGGATCCAGAGACGTCCATAATAAAAAATATAACAGCATTGCTGGATTCTTTGGTTGTCTTTTTAATATGGCGATATTCTAAATCATTTTGGTGAAAAGTGAACCTTTCATCTTGTTGACAATCATTATCAATAAGGCCTTTCTTTTTCTTTTTACGTTTTATTTTATTAATAACTGTACGTTTTTTATCTAATCGAGGACGAATACCTTCTTTTCTGTAACCGTGCCTCTTAAGCTTTTCGGTACTAACAGACTTTAATTTTTTCTTTTCTAAATCAGGTAATTCAAGATCCCTAAACAAATATTCGGCCAATTCATCTAAAGTAATCTCTACTTCATAATATTCTATACCGGCTTCATTACCTGCTTCACCTGGTTTTGGTTTTTTTTGCTTTTGGGCTTGACCAACTGTTTGCCCTCTTTTAATATCCCTACCTGGCGCGGATCCAACTCGTTGATTACTTTCATTCTCACCATATATGAATCTATATTCCTTAATTCCACGAACCGGTATCTTTATCTTTTTTTTGCCATCTTCACCAATAATTGATTCTTCGGCAACAATATTGTGAATACCTTCACGGATCGCCTTTTCTATTTTTTGCTTGTGTCGTCGACGATCTGATGCGGAACGATCTGCAGATGTTTTATGTTGTTTAAAATCAGACATATCATTTATAAATATGTCTGATTTGTGGCTTCAAGTTAAATTAATTGTGATAAAATTAATTACTTTTTAAAATTTCCTTTGCTTGAATCAACGCAGGCTTAAAATAAGGGTAAACATTTTCCAAAATCTCTCCCCAATCTAACCACACTGCTTCATCGTGTTCCAGCTGACCTGTAACAGGATTAGGCAAAATATTTGGTTCTTGACTAGTTTCTGCTAGATACAGCGTGGAAGGCATATGGCTAATGGGTTGGTTACCCCATGAAAAATTTAATTGAGTGATTCCAGCCTCCTCTTGTGTTTCCCTCAAGGCAGCCGTAAAAGTATCTTCCCCCGGTTCAATCCGGCCCTTGGGTAGGTCAAAACTATTTCCTAACCTTAAACCCAATACTTTGTATTCTTTTCCATGTTTTTTCACTACCACAATACCCGCTGTCTTGTATTTGATGGAGCGAATCATTTCTTTAATATAATCTCTTAAAACACCCACTGAATAATCTTCACCCTTGTCTTTTGTCACTATTAATGTGTGTGTACATCCAATGCCTAATCTTTTACATGTTTTTTTTATTGATTCAATATTTTTAAAATTGTCTTCAAACACATGCACATGATTCTGGTTACCTTTTTTCAAAAGTTCATGCACAAATTTACCTTTGGAATCTTGATCAATTGAACCAACTGCTGCAATTGTGAGTTCTTTGGGCATCCCATGTTTAATTAAAAACTGACGGATTGGCACTGGATCCAGTCTTGCAGAAACCACTGCTACATTATCCAACCCTTCGTTATTAATTACAAATTGTAACCTTTTAAATATCGGAAGAATAACTTTACCTTGGGGTGGATAAATTTCGAAATCACTAAAATCAAATTCATCTCCCTGACGTCTTTCATAATTTGCAAATTCCATACCGTTTAAAAAGCTATGGGATCCATCTTCATGATTTACCACTACACGAGCTTCACTGGTAATTAGTGTATCATCAAAATCAAATATATAGAGCGTCTTTTCCATATCTTTAAATAGGTTTATTGTAAACAACCAATAAAATCTTTGGGGAATAATCGTTTGTTTCTTTGGTAAAAACGATCCCAGTCGGAGTCAAGAATATATGTAACTGCATGATCATCAGCACTTCTTACACTTCTTCCAGTGGCCTGTACAATTGTTTTTGCAGTTTGTAATGGATACCACCATTTCCATTTATTCATTTTTTTTCTAATAAGTTTATCACCTAGGTAAGGATAGGGAATTTTACATATTAACTGAAACCTACTACATTCATCCTTAAGATCAACACCCTCTGTCATTGATGGAGATAAAAGTACTGTCGGTTTTAAAGATGATTTATGTTTCTTTAAAATTTCTTCACGATTATCACTATTGTGGATCAACAATCGATTATTTTTAACATTGTTTTTTAAGTAATTGGCAATTTTAAAGGTGTGGCAATGAATGATCCCCTTTTCTTTGGGATGTGTTTTTAAAATTTCATGAACCGCTAAGGCAAGTTTGGGCAACGTATTTTCAATAGATTTTGCAGCCATGCTACCGATATTACATTCCAATATTGGTCGATTCTCTTGCGGGAAAGGGGACTGAATAGAGATAAATTCTACATCACTTGGTTTAATTCCCAACATTTCACAATAAGCATCCTTGTCAAGGATTGTAGCGGACATCATAATAACCTTTCTCCCATACCGTAGCAACATCTCACCGGCATATGGTGCCACATCAATTGGTTTAAATTCCAACCTTCTACCGGCCCTTCCCTCCGCAGGTACAATATTGCACACCCAATTTTCTTTATTATAAAGTTCTAAAAATCTACGTAGTTTACATGCATGTTTATCTAAGAGATCATACTGTTTGGCTAAGCCGGCAAATTCATTTAATTTATCTTTGAGCCCCACATATTTTTCCATCATTTTTTCAATGTGTTTTGTATGAGAAAATAATTTGGGTGAATATTCATCTGTAATCCATTTAATTGCCTGTGATTGTGTCTTAATGATAGGCATTGTCAATTTAAGGCCTTGTTTTGCAAATCTTTCAGTTACAGCAATTTCAATAAATTTAGATAATTCATCAGGGGCATTATGTGTTTCATCTACAACCAAAACATTGCGTGGTTTAATTTTACCTGCATATGAAGTCTCGGCAAGAAAATAAGGAAAATTAGTTACACTTTCCGGAGAATTAATAAAATCCTCCTTAGCTTGTTTATAGATACACCCAAAAATACATGCTTTGTAAAATGCAGATTGTTTATCTGTTGTTCTTAAGGCGCGCATTGATTCCCCACAATTATTTTGTTTTATGTATTTACATTGATAATTGCTGGATGATTTAATAGAGGTCATTTTTCCTTTTGTATTACCAAAATCAGTTACATATTGTTCTTGTAGGATTTTTTGAGTAGTTAAAAAATAAGTGCCAGATTGATAATCCTCGTGATTACCGAGATGATTTTGAATCACGCGCGCGACTGTTAATCCAATAGCACTTTTTCCCACACCGGTACCGGCTTCAATGATTACAAATCTTTTATCCTTGTTTATAATAGAATCAAGAATAAAATCAATAGCCTGAACCTGACTATCTCGTGGTTCACTGTGTGGAAAATATCCTTCCCAATTAATCATATATACTACCTCCACCTTAATTTTACAGTGTACATCAGTAATGTACATGATCATCAAAACTTCAAGTAATCATTCCATTATATCAAAAAACGCCTACTTAAATTATACAATCCCTTTTTTTGGAGAATTCAAATGAACACATTCTTTAGCTCACAGTGGAAGTTGATATGCTTAGTGATTGTATTGATAATTGGGGGGTATTCTTGTTGTCATGGGCCGCTTTATTTAACACAGGAACAACACGCCACCCATTTACCTCGTGAATCATTTGCTTTAGTTTTTGCAACTGCCAATTTTACAAAAACTGTTTGTGATGAAAAATCACAGCAGTGCAGTGAAGAATCAACGTCGGTAGCCTCTAAAGGTTCTAGCGTTGTTGTAAATCACGTCAACAATGAAACATACATAGCTAGTGTTGCACATATATGTATTGAGAGCCCCCCGCGGGGGTTTGTAAGAGGTGCCAATCCTCAATCTATAAAATCCAATATAACGTTGACTCTATATGATTTATATGGAAATTCACATACCGCTAGCGTAATTTACACAGACATTGCTAATGATATTTGTATTATGAAATCACCGGGTACATGGGGAAAGAAAGTCGTGATTGCAGATGAAATGCCTTCCCCGGGCGAACGCGTATTTAATGTTGCTGCACCTTTTGGGTTTTGGGCCCCCGGTATGGTACCCATATTTGAAGGCTTTTATGCAGGTCCTGATGGTAGAGGTAATGAATTTTTCACTTTCCCAACACGACCAGGAAGTTCGGGGTCACCAATATTCAATGATGATGGGGAACTTATAAGCATAATACACTCTGCAAGTATGATGTTTGAAAATTTAGGCCTAGGATGTAAAATGAAAAATTTAATAGAGGCATTAGAATCGCATGCATTCATCGGGAATAAATGGAAAAAATCAACAATCAGGCCACAACCTAATATGAAATATTAATTATCTTTTTTTCCTGTAGCGTTTTCTATGAGCGGCATTTAAAACATCTAACTGTTTTTTTGTTGGGTTTTCAATAATATCATTAATGTCAACTAGTTCATACCTTCCGGTTGCTTCACATGCCAATGATACATAAGAATTCCCATCCTTTGAATTAAGGTGTAAATCAGTAATTGCACCATGACATAAATTTTTTGAAAGATATATTTTTGCGTAAATAACATCACCAATTTTTAAATCAGCAATATCAAGCTTCTTTTTCTTCCTCATCTTCTTTTGAATCACCTGTTAATTCTTTGTCACCAAATTTAAGTTGCTCTCCATCTTGAAAGGTGATGATTGTATTGTTTGATGGGTGAGGACCAATGTGAACTTTAATAAAATCATCGATGGAATCAAAAACAGCAATACTCCCACGTGGAGGAGGGTACAACCAGTGTGCTACACACTGCCCAGTTGCCAATAAAACACCTTCAATAACTACACCATCCCCAGAAACACCGGTTTCATCACTTTCACGAAAAACTGTAAATGCTGTAATCCCCCGGGGTGCCAATTTGGGTGGAGCCTTAGGAATAAGATCCTCGGAAGATCTAGATGATTTAGAGACCTCTTCTTCCTCTCCGTCAGGTATATGCTTTTGTTGTTGTTCATTAACTTCCGTCATAGGAATCTCCTAAATTAATACAATTAGATCAGTCAATATCGAGCATGGTAGGGGTACCGGTATCAATATTGTTCGCCAACCTGATCCTGTTAATGTGCTCTGCGGTTTGTCTAGCAAAATTATTTGCATCAACCTCTGAATTAAATGTATTTAAAGCTGTGGAAAGTTTTGGGTTAAAGAAACATGTAACTTGGGCAAACCATTTAACACCATTGGCATCTGCATATACATCAATTTCCATACCTGGATAATCTTCATAAGAATATGGGTCATTATCCAAGGTATGATAGTTTCTCCCTATCTCTTCCCGGATTAACTTTCTTATGAAATTTCTTAAGATTTGCACATGTATTCTCTATTCTTTTGTGTTGTCATTTTTTTCAATGACAGCAACTTTCCACTCATCACCCTCTGATTTCTGCCATGTAAGTTTACATGGTTTGGCAGAAGAATCTTTTTGCAATTTTAAAATCGGTGAGCCGAAATGTTCATTCATTTCATCACCAATTTGTTTAAGATCCTTTTTGGAATCTTCTACGGTAGGGGTGGGTGGGAGAATATTGGGGGAATTGTGAGACGTTTTTGTCAAACTGTATGTAGCACATCCTACACTTAATCCAATTAACAATAACGTAGTAACCAAAAGTTTAATATTCATGATGCCTCCAAACTATTATTACTTATTCTCTTCTCTTACAAAATAACTAGTTTTATGACATGATAAAAGAAATCCGGCCTGCCAAAAGCAGGCCGGAAATGAATGCCTTAATGTATTAATTATTCAACTGCAACAGAAAATTTCTTTTTTCCGGTGTTTTCAACAGGAACAGAAATATTGAGAATTCCTGCGTTATAACCCGCCGTTACACCTTCAGCATTCACACCCTCAGGTAGGCTCCATGATCGTGTAAATGAAGAACATGAGAATTCACGAGAATTGTAATTAACTGTTTCTTTATCTTCGGCTCCATATGAAGTACCGGTAACAGTAAGGACATTATTTTCAACATCAATTTTAAAATCCCCACGAGAAAATCCGGGTGCTGCCACTTCAATGACATACCCTTCATTGGTGGCTGCTACATTGGCGGCCGGCGAATGGGAAGAAAGAGAGGTACCCCGTTTATTAGCGGGGGCATAAGTAAAGAAAGTACGAAAGAGATCGTCGATATCACGATCAAAACGAGTATTAAAATTAGGAATAAGATTGCTCATTATATTTTTCTCCTTTTATGAATCAATTTAAATCCGGATCCTTTTTACCGGTAAGAACAATATAGTCATAATCATCTTGAGGTACATACCCCAATCGCATTTTTTTACATTTTTCCCCCTACATCATAAGTTGGCCAACAATTAATACAAACATAAAGACTGCAATTGCTTGCATGATGGCAATCATAGCCTCGATGCTGTGTTCATTTCTTTGGTGCTTATTGTCTTTATTCATTGTTATCCTTTAAGGGTACCATCAACAGCAATCTGGTGACCCTCGAGGGTCGAGATAATATGAAGATGATTGGCTAGTTTTTCAAGTTTCTTTTCAAACCTACGGATTGTGTTAATTGCTGATTCACGTTTATATTCCATCTTTTTGCGAAGATCATCATTTCTTTTTTTAAGGGTAGTCACATCACCAATTTCTACAAATGTGGCACTTAAGTCTTCATTAATGTTTGGAAAAAATGTTTTGTACAAGATGAGTGCTTCTTCATTGTCTCTAGCAAAAATATTGGCATAATGTGTGGTACCATATTTTTGAGTGATGGCGTAAATACCTTGGGTACCTTTACGTTGTAATTGACGAACCGCACCCCTAATACGATACCAAATCCGCCTTGAACGTCGTGTGACAGTAGCCGGTGGGAGATCATGATGGGGGGTACCCCATCGATCTTTAACATATGTTCTTACACTATCAATTGTGTGAAGCTCAAGATTAAAAAGATCTTCCACACTGTAACCATAGTGTTCAATAGAGGGAATCAAGCGATACCGGTAATCACGTTGTTCATATTCATAATATCTCTCATTTTCATATGTGAGAGAAACACCGGTGGGGCCCTGAGGGCGTTTAAGCAATAGATCATCGATAATATTATCACGTGAATGATCAGGCATGCAAATCTCCATCCTCAAAGAAATGCTAATTGGGTGGTTGAGCGCTGTTAACAACCAGAAGCCAACTTCCCTCAACCAGCTGGTGTATATATTATACCACCTAGTTAGCGAATTTGCACGTATTGTAATATTAATATTTTAAATTAACGATCTATTTCAGCCCAGGTATCCATGGCATCCTTGATATCACTAGATTCCCACATATCTACTAGATCAAGAAGTGCATGATATAGTTCTCGGTTAGTTTCTTTATCAACTAATTGAATATCATTTTCAACTACGTTTTCAATGGTGTGTGAAAAAGAAGAAATTAAATATTTAATTACTGTAAATTCATCATCTGTTAATTCATGTACGTTAATAGACATTTGAACTCCTTTGCCCAAATCCTAATTAACACTTAAGTTTAGTTAATTCCTAATTCGATGAAAATAGAGGGTGTTTAAAGATCAAATAATGACGGGGATAGCCGGGTGTCATAGAATTTAGTTCAACGTTTCTAGAAACAATCCAACCGGCTAGTTTATATTCCTTGATTATCGGTTTAATGTGATCATACCAATCATCAAACACATAAATTGTTTTACCGTGTTTAACTTCATAATCAGACCACGTGGATTCTTCAAGGTATTCATTAATTTCCCGAACTATTGATTTTTGTTTGTTGGAAAAAATATCTAAAAGACTCATATGATGATATCACCTTTTACGCAACAATAAATAAACCTGAAACTGGGTTTATACCCGAAGTTTGGTGTTCTCGGTAGGATTCGAACCTACGACCTACCGCTTAGGAGGCGGTTGCTCTATCCAGGACTTAGGTATTCCTTGAGCTCATCTAAATTGATGCTTCTATTCTCTAAGAATCCAACGCTTGTATTACAATTCCCACAAAGAATCCCTCTTATTTTACCTGTCTCGTGGTTATGATCTACGCATGCTGAATATTGTTTAGCCGTACCGTCAAATTCTATTTTGTACTTACACAATTTACATCTAGAATTTTGTTTTTCTAGAAGCAACTCCCTTTCTGGGCCGGTGATGCCATATCTTTGTCGAGTGTTTCTACACACCCCACACCATCGACCTCTCTTCGGTTTTAAATTCTCACAACCTTTAGCCGCGCATTTAGCATTGTTTTCTTTCATACATATAAATATGTAACTCAGCCCCTAAAGTAACAAATAATTTAAAATATGGCACCCCGACCAGGATTCGAACCTGGGACCTACCGCTTAGGAGGCGGTCGCTCTATCCTCTGAGCTATCGGGGCTTAAGCTTCACACTTTCAGGCTCTATAAGAACGTTCCCTAGGGCTTCATTTGCCTCTCAAAGACAGTCAGCAATTTCACTGGGTATGCCATAATCATCAGCCAACCCCATTAGATCTCCTAGGGCTACGAGAACAAATTTAAAGATTGATATTATTGGGAAGGTGTTCAAAACGTTTTTCCAAAACGTGAAGTTTTTCCCACACACGAAGAAATCGAACTAGGAACATAATTTCTTCATCCGATAGTTTATCTTTAAACACGTGTTTTTCATCCCCTTCATATATAAATTTAAAGACATCATCATCGGTGATATTGGTGGTAAGCGTATCTAGATCTTTTTTACTGGTGTGGCAGCTTTTACAATTTTGCGTCCAAATGTTACCCGGTGCTACCTTGTCCACCTGAAGATCTTCGGGACTTTGGGAGTGAGCGCAATGAGGTAAAATAAAAAAGAACGAAAGCATCAATACAAAAAAACTGACATGTTTCATAATCACCTAGCAATAACCTTTTTAGTAAGAGACGGATTAATCATCCGGGCAAGTGTATCACGCACATCCTCTCCCATGGTTGGGGGACATTCATTTCCAATACAGTCCCAATTAACACGATCCCGGCGAGCAAATATTTCAAGCTTATTCCACTGTGGAAACATTAAATCTAGGGAATCCTGCAGCTGCTCAGGCTTTTGGGAGTGTGTCATGGTTGGATGCATTAGTAAGTTTCGCTGGGAGTGATTCTCTAAAAATTTGGTGTACTTCCCTTTGACACCAACCAAACATGGTTCATGACAGTTACGACCCAACCGACCCATCCCAAAGGCCAGCTTGGTGGGATCATTTTTAGATGTCTTACCCCAAATCCAGAGTTGTTTGTAATTAAAACCCCATGCTTTCATTACTTCTAAACCAGACATCAGGAATGCTGAAGGTACCCAAAGTGCCAAGATACAATTTTCATCGGCAACTGCACCGATCGGAAGACGCTTGATTGCTTCAACATTGAGGGTGGGATACATGTTATCAACACCCCTGATAATTTTTCCCCCATATTTAAGTTTATCATCAAAACTCCATGGGGGGTCTGCAACAATTACGCCATATTTTTTCTGAACCATTTAATATCACTCTTTTATTGGAGGGTTAACGTTATGTACAATTGTATACAGAGTGATGATAATTTATAAAACGCATGGCGTTTTTCACTCACATTTTTTCAAGGAATTAATTTTTTCAATGATGTATACAGTATCTGGCAGGACCATTATGCCGTTGCTGGTAATGACATGGTGAAATATGGCTTCTTCTGTATTATCGGCAACATCATCAATAAGAAGCCCTCCACGTGGAACATGGCGCATCTCCATATGATCGTACAAGGCGGCATAAACAATAAAGCCGGTATATTCACCCTTAGGGTAGACAGAAACCAGGTCCCCTGGTTTCACACACTCATTTTTTTCAAACATTGATTTCCAAAACAACATGTTGGCGTGATGATGGGTCTCCCATCATGAGACACCACATCATCGCCATACGTTTCAGAAATACTTAGTATATTGTACTTAAATCAGGCCAAATAATGTTGCGGGTTCGAGAAAGTAACCTTAATTCGCCAAATTCATACCAATCACCGTCATTGGTAACATTCTCAATAATATTGTCCCCGGCACACCAATGCACTTGGCAAAATCCCATATACAACCCGGGTTCATATGCATCCTCAAATTCTAGAACGCTAGTAACAATTCCCATACTATAATATTCACGATCGTAATGAGAAACCAAATCACCTTCTTGAATCATGTACAGCTCCAGGTTGGGGTATACCGACACAGAATAAATAGGTAACACATGAGGTACATGCACAATTCTTGGGTGGCATATAATAGGATCGAAGGAAGTTCATGAAACACCGTATACCTAGTAGTAAATAATACCATGGTACCGGTGTTTTTTCAACTAATATTCCTCAATGGCATCGCTTCTAACACGTGCAAACTTTCCAAAATCCGGAAAGCTAACCACGTGCCAATAAAGCGAGAGACCGGTGCGAGCAATCTGTGGTTTGACCACCATACCATATGCGCCGAGCATACTCTTGCACCCTTCCGGCAAAGGACCGGCAAAAACAACCAACTCAGGATCCTCACTGACCAACCTGACTATCGCCCCGTGTTCAAGCAACCAACACCTCCACGTGACCCTGGTAAAGCTCGTCCTCCTCGCCATCCGGGTACATCACTACCACCACCTGGGGTCCCTGTGGATGCTCTTTGAATACATCCACTACCGTTCCTAGGCCCCGTTTACCATGACCATTGTATACACGGACTACATCGCCAACCCGAGTCACAAACGCCTCCTCATCATCACGCAACTTGTGCACGTTCCACCTCGCCGCTAGCGCTACCAACCGAAGACACCAATTCAAATGTGGGAATTCCCCGTTCCAACCATACCGGGATCCAACCAATGCTAGAATCGGCGGGTACCCAGCAGTCTCCCTTCAACTCGGGATTGGCATACATCTGTGGGCGCTGACGATTACTCCCCGGGGGACTGGGGAACCAGTGTACCAACACCAAGTTTTGCATGCGCCGGAAACCATGGTCTGTCTCATACTCATATGCGTGATTGACGTGACGATCCACAATCATCCCCATCTCTAGGGAACCATTGACGTCATATCTCACGATATCACCAACCAACAGTGTCAAACCGACCCCTCCCCCACCGTGGCGTATCTGGGGATGGGTTGATTGCGCGCTTTGTTTTCCCCGCATTGTTTTATACCACCATCCATGCTGTCAACCCTTGAATGTCTCTTCGCATAGGGCTTCACAACCGGTCCATGAATTATCGATGTTCAACCGGTACTTTTTAGCACAGTCCCTCATGCATGACTCGTAATTGGGGGCGTGAAGCGCCAAAAGAAGACCTACCATGGTGGCTAGCACCACCATGGCCAGAAATAATATTGCTCTGAATACTCGGTCATCCATATTCTTCTTTCTCTCTGCACTGGCTCCGACAGTAGGACTCGAACCTACGACCTAGTGGTTAACAGCCACCCGCTCTACCAACTGAGCTATATCGGAATATGTTATGGAGCCACCGAGAGGACTTGAACCTCCGACATGCTGATTACAAATCAGCTGCTCTACCAGCTGAGCTACGGTGGCTAACTCGATCATAATTATAACCTACTAGTAACATGCTCCCGCGGGGCTGAGGCAATTGTTTTCAGGCTCTTGGTCAGGCCGTGAGTTGCGTTGCCATTGCTCCACAGTACTTCAACATATGTTACGTCATTACCCAATTCATCTACCCTAAATATCTTTTTACCTGATAGCACCAATCCTAACATCATATGACGGTCACTGTATACTATATCCCCAATATCCATGTCTTTTCTAAAATATGCTCGTGAATTTTTTCCGGGAAATTGTAGTTTTGGTTTCGAAACTTGCTCGAGAAATTTTTGTGAAAAAAGCCATTATGGTTTTCGATTCCTGCTCGTGAAAAAAATTCATAGCCTTAGCGGCCGCCCCTCCCGGGCGGCTCCAGTAAGTATGCAAGGGGGCCTTCTGGCCAGGCCCCAGAGGGGCCCGAAATTGGGGCCGGTTGAGGGGCCCCGTTGGGGGCCCCACCAGAGTGCCGGTTACAGCCCCCCACCACGATCCCGTCGATTGGGGAAATCAGGTCTCTGTGCCAGTGGTTCCGGCATGCCGGCTAGCCACACCAAGATGCAGTCCCTGATAGCCATGGCTACCAGCACCGCGGATACTGTCTCAAGAAACGTCATCTCTCATCTCCTTTGGCAGCTTTGGTCCCCGACTAGCCATCCACCCGAATGCTAGCCATCCTCCTACAATTGCACATACAATCAGTGCTCCTTCCATGATAAACCTCCTAACTAGTTGTTATCATTACCTTTTTTCATATTGATTACAAAATCCCGGCGCTTTGGCTCAAAGTAGAGCCGGTCTCCGGGTGTAATTACCCAGCCTCTTTTCAATTTGCTAGCGCCCGGGTCTGCTGCCTCGCCATCTGTCATGATGAGGTACCCGTCAAACCGGTGCTTGTTCTTGTTGGCGTGCTTGGTTACACAGCTGAAGCAGGTACCTCCAAAGCGAGTCCGACCCACTCCCGGGGTGCTGTTCCGCTTCCAGACCCGTTCAGACTTGACGTCGACCGCAGTATCAAAGTTGTAAATTACAAATTCAGTCTGCCGTGCCAGGTTTTTCAACTCACCAAAGAACAGTTCCAGGTCAGCGTCAGACACAGAACCGGACTGGTCAATGTATACTGCGATGCTGCTAGTGTAACCCCTTTCCACACCCGGGTGAACACCGGTGTACTTCCGGTGCAACCGACGGACATTGCTGTGACGGTTGCTACGCCGGCTCATACCACAGAACTGCTTGAGAACAGCTTGCCACGGGATTTCTTTACTGATGATATCCCGGATGGTCTTCCGACCCTCTGCACTGATGCTACCCCAACCGCGGGCTCGACCGTCTGCCTCCTTAGCGGCATCTTCAATTACCTGCTTGACCTTGCCTTTCAGAAATTCCCGGTCACCGTCGGTCAGCTCATCCCACCCACCATGGTCATCCATGGTACCAGGCGCAGCATCACCAGGCATGCCTTCCCCATCACCATCACCTTCCATGGCTTCCATAGCCTTTTGTGCTTTCTCATCCTGCATGAATTCAGAGAAATACCATTCAGCTGATTTGTACTTGGGAAGATTTGCTTGAAACTCCGAGAGCGTATTATAATTTTCCACCATCTCCGGCGTCATCTTCTCCAACTGTTCCGGAGTCAACTCAGGATACGGTGACCCGGGGTAGAGACCACACTCAGGCAGCTCTTCCCGCGGGATATTGCAGTTGATTGACCAGTCACAGGCGTAGTTCCACTGCTTGTGTGGCTCCTTGCGACGATCAAAGATGTGGCCGAGGATGATGTGCCATGCCTCGTGCTTAAGCAAACCGCGAACGTGCTTGGTTGGCAATCCGGCAACAAACCGTGGATTCCAATAAAGCTTCAACTCTCCCTTCTCGCCAGTTACTCCCGCAGTGGGCAGCATCTCAGTGCGAATCTTGGTGAGCTTACGCATCACAGCCGAGTAAAAAGGCTCGTTCCACAGCAGGTCCAGGAGATAGGGGTCAAGCTTGAATGCCCCTGCTTCCTCTGCCGTTACCTCTTCAACCGGCGCAATGTCTACGTTCGTTCCTTTGTTTGACATGCAATATCTCCTTTTCCTTCCTTCAAGCTTATTATACCCCACCGGTCGGAGATTTGCACGCGTCATTACTTTTTATTTTAATTGTACTGCTAGGGAGGGGAATGTACAAACCTGAGAGTGTTTTAACGAGGTCTTCTGCAATCAGCTGTTGGGCGGAATCGCTAGCTAGGTTAACCTGCCCTTCACCATGCTTCTTCAATACTTTCTTGATTTCCTCTAACATCTCTTCCTCCACGCAAAAATATGTGAGCAGTTTAAAGTCTTGCTCAGGACCTTTTCCGACCAAGGAAAAAACTTAATGATTACCGGCTGTTACACCTCTCGGCTAGCCTTCACTGCCTCGACCACCCGCTGCCCAAGCAACTTGTGGAGCTTCTGGATGTTAGGCACCTTTTGGGTTGCCACACACTGGTTCCAAAAGTGCACCAGCAGTTCGTCACCAAGAGTACCGGCGAACGCCGCAGCATTCTTGGCCTGCTTTGTAGTCCACTCATTATCAGCAAAGTGATTCCCAAGCTTGACAATCAGGGCACCCTGACCCTCAGCGCCAAGGTTCTTGACCTTGTCCTTGGATTCCTTCCAATCATCGAGGACGTCCTCAGCACTCAGCACCAGCTCGTACTTCTCAACAAACTCAGAAAAAGCAATGCTAGCTTCCACACCGAGCATACCGAGGCACACTGCGTAGAAACCTTCCGGACGTTCCTTGCCGGCGAATGCGGTAGGAGCCATCCCCATGTGAACCAGGGAATCATTGACTCGGTGCCAGCTGGCAGGATTGGGACATACCGTACCAGGCTCAACCTCAGAAGGGTCGACTCGCAGGTGCACCGGGTTCTGACGAATGAAGTCGATCAGGACAGAGTCCAAACCAGCATCGGTTGCCCAGGTCAGCCAATCTTCCGTGGAAGGCTCGAGGTCAGTGACCCAGAAGCGCCGCAGCAGTGCGGGGTCCATGTCATTGACGTCATACTCAGCACCGTGGTTGATGGCGCAGAAGATGCGAGTCTCAGGGTGAAGGCGATAAGGGTTACCGTCCTTGTCGTTACCAAGCTCTCGATCCAGCACCAGCTGGAACGCACCCTGCAGGACACCGGGAAGCGCGCGGTTTGCCTCGTCAAGCATGACAACACATGGCTCTTGGCAGGCTCGCACAAACCAGGAAGGCATGCAGAACGTCATGATCTGCGTTTCCTTCATGCCCTCAATGTCAGGGTAACCACCGAAGTCACCTTCCGACATGGTGCTCAGTCGCACGTCGATGAAGGGAAGCTCCAACTCATCAGCACATTGGCGCGCCAGGTGAGACTTACCTACACCGGTCGGGCCACGCATCAACACTGCGATATGTGGGGGAAGCTTTGACGCTACGTTGGTAAAAGTTTTGATGTCCATATTAGCTCCTTGGTCGTTGGACTTACCGGGTCAGGCCTACCTTGCCCTTCCTTCTGTTCTATTATAACTATTCTGTGCCCGTTTTGCACGTACTTTTGCATAATTGTTGATTTTTTTTCTTCCCCCTGGCGTAACGTGGAGTGCATTTGGGTCTCATTTTCGCGCAGCCCGAAGTGAAAAAAATGTTGTACATTTCTGAGCCGACGTGGTAGAATAGACCATGGCGGTTGCAATTACCGCTGTGCATCCTGAGGGCTATCGGCAGATCTGCGTTACCCGCGGCCGCTGCGACGGGGTGCTAAGTCCAGCTCTACCAATTCAGCAGCCCATTTCCTCCTGTAACCACCCTTACTGCAGATTCCCCCTCGCAGCTCACCGAGACTAGTGGCCCTCACGATCCCGGACCAATGGCCAATTAACCACTTGTCACGAACGAAGACGGGGATAGCCACTTGTCTGGGGTGGTAGATGTTATTTGGGCTCGTTAGCAGGGTCGGGAGCAGCATGCTGGGGGTGTGGCTAGCCCGTTCTTGGTTCCGATCTACTAGCAGTCTACCTACTCGCTTGATTAGGCGTTTGTCTCTCTGATCGTTTGGTTTCTCTTGTTGTTTTTAATATTAGTTGCGGGTGAATCGGTAGTGGAATTGATGATCTAGATATTTAAGATCATGAACCGTTCCCTATCTAAATTGCTGATCAGTGGTGTTATCATTGCAGGGGTTCTCACTTCATGTATTTCAGGACCATGGCTACCTCGTAACAGTACTAAACCCATGCAAGAAAAGAGAGAGCGTTGTGATCGATGGGTGACCCAACCCCAGATGATCCAACTGCCAGTGTTCAATCAAGCTTGGCACATTGTCAGTGATTGTGACCAATACGCAGGGGAAGCAGTATCCATAGCTATGTTAGCGTTTTACCGAGAATGGCATGTTACTTTCGGAGATGTAACAGGTAAAGTGTGGAAAGCTTTGGATACCGTGATGATTGAATGGTCTCCCAGGGATCGAAATATAACAGCACATAACATGGCAGGTACCCTACAACGTAACGCCCCACTGTCAGGTGTGGTTTTGTCTCCCGGAATGATATGGGTTCGCCCATCAGTCAATGGACCCATATGTGAAACGAGCTTAATCCATGAATTGGTGCACATAGCTATTTGGAGTCTCAAAGGTACTGACGGCGATCCGGATCATTTGGGTAGCAAATACTGGGGATGGACGGTTGATCACACTGCTTTGATTCAGCGCGTTAATGAACAGCTTTGTGAATTGGGAATATGATTCTAAATTATTATCTCTTCGCGCGCGCTTCCTATTTAAAGATATGAAACGCTTGATTGCATGGTTGATGTCCAAATTACAGAAGCCGGAGAGGTTTGTGCAATGTAATGCTATTCATCCGCACTTGGGTAAATGGAATTGCTGCACCAAAAAAGAAGGACATCCCGGTCCTCACCAAACAACTAGTTCATATATTTTTTAATGCTTCGCCTTTCCACCCTCGGATAGAAGGGGTATCAGGTGTTGTTGAATGATACGTACAGTTTCCTCTGGGCCGGATGTGGGATAACACCTGCCGGCAACTGCTTCGCAAATTGTTCGATCATTTCCACTACCTACGCACTTATCGCCCACAAAATAGACCTGAGCGCCTGGGAAGTGATTTAAGGCATATGTCTTATCCCACCCAGGAGGATACACATCAATGGACGTTTCACCACCCAGCGCCGCCACGATGTCAACAGGTACCTGTTCCAAGAATTCTGTGAGGTACCTTTGCCTGATCCTCCATTGTTTATCCATTCTTTTAAATTTTTCCCGGTCGTGAGGTTGTGCATCACGTCCTGAAGGACACCAATTTAGCATTGAACTCCTAAAATCCAGAAAATGCCCAGTCAGAGGAATAGGATACTTTGCAGCAATTTCAGCTTGCAACGCCAAAGCTGTTCTTACCACTAGTTCATAATCATCAGGTCCCAGGTGGGTACGCATATCACTTTCGGTTTTCAAGTTCATGTCTGCATCATAATATTGGGTGCCATTGCAGGGGAGTATGTGGAGGTTTTTTAATAGCGGGTGTTTCAATAAACAACTGATTTGTTCCTTGATGTAATTGAGGCCACTTCCAGTCACAATACCAATGTCCGCGTAAAATGCCAGTTCTACCATGGGTCCCAATAATTCCTCTGGGTCAACCGGCTGGCGAGAAGGGGATAGTGTACCATCCATGTCAAAAAGAACTATAGTGTTATTTAACATTATTCACTCTCTTTAATATCACTTTCAATTCTGCAAAACCTTTGGGGGAAATTTCATATTTAATATCCCAAAAATCTTTTCTAAAAAGAAACACAGGATCGGAATTTAAAATATTTAATTTCCCCCACTCCACATTTTGTTCAAGCCATTCGTCCACCGCGGGTCGTACACCTTCTATTGGTGAACATGTTTCACGGGGAGTAGCTAATTCTAGGTCCTTGGTATTATTTCGTTCGGCATAATATAAATCCTTAAATGCCCAACGACCATTATAATCATCACATAATATTATGGTCCAAGGTTCCATTAATGGTTTTATAAAATCCAACTCCTGAGAAACTGTTTCATAATTGTGATCACCGTCAATCATAATAAGGTCATATTTTGTGCCCGTACCCAACTTTGGTAAAGTGCTGAGGCTATTGCCTTCGATGTAATACACGTCTCTTTCACAAAGTTCATGAGTCCAGTTTACGTAATTCACGTGGTCCATTTGAATAAACTGTTCATGTAAATTCTTGTCAATTTTTATGTCTATGCCCACATATGCAAACTTTTCAAATCGGGATAAATTAGATATCAGCGGCAGCGCACTTTGCCCGCGGTCCACACCAATCTCCAGCACTTTGGGAAATTGAAATTGAGTTAAAAAATAACGTGAAAGTGGTTTGATGAACCCTAGATATGACATTAAATTCCCCTAACACCGAGGATTGAAGTGAATTAAATTGTCTCTTTCATTAATTACTTCAATTTGGGCTGGCAAAATTTTGCCATTTTGAGAAACGATAGAATCAAGCCGGTAAGGTGTGGAATCATAGCCTCGGGTCCACTGTACCATTGCAACAGTGGTGCCGGACACTATTTCCTTACCTACCTCGATCACTATGCCCATGCCGGTGTTATCTTCATCCTGGTATTCACCAATCAGGCGAACCAGATCACCTTCTTTCACTCGGCTGTCCTTGGCGTTTTTGATGTTCAGCTTCATAAACCCTATTACGTAGATCGCTCGTTGACCAACCATGGTCCCTAGAATTGAAGTAAATTGTAATAGGGAGCTCACATCCCGTAAACTCTTTACCTTCCCAGTCAGCACCCACAATTCGAACGTCAGGGGAAAGCATTTTAAGTAAATTCACCAAGTCTTCTTCGGTATCATAAAGAACTACTTCATCTACGTATCGGATGGCTTTCACCATGGTGATCCTTTCGTCATAAGATTGAATCGGTTTGTTTTTATGAAGACGATCCAGGTTAGGATCCGATTGAACCCCTACAATCAAATAGTCGCACTGTTCCCGAGCTTCCTTCAACATCAAAGCATGCCCAGCATGTAGAAGATCAAACGCACCACATGTGAAACCGGTTTTTATTTTTTTCATCTTACATCCTATCAAATTCAGCTAAGAATAATTTTTGTACATTTCCGCCCACTAATATGTTCCATTTTCCCTGTATAGATCCCAATTCGTAATCCCATGGGGACCAACTGGCGTTTAACACAATTCCTACACCCATGGTGGTTTTAACCAACATCCCTGTTTTGGGTTCAAATTCTAATTCTTCCATGTCAATTATTATCCTTTCATAAAGGTAATTAAACCATCTTTTTTTCCTGCTTTTTGTACATCAGCTGCACGGCACCGTAAAAGCCTACCTTCATACAACACCGTGGCTATTTTTTCCCATGGGTGATATTCCACCAATAATCCCAGCCTCCACGGTAGTGGGTTGTTCACCACATCCAGTGCAGCTGATTTAAAACGAACCATATCACCTTGCTTCATTGATGATCTCATGATTGCCATCTTCATATTCTATTAAACGCAATACATCATACATCTCACACAAATCCTTCCAATAACAAGGGGATGCAATTTGAGGTTTCATGCCTGTCAGGCGCTGAAACCAGATATGACGGCTCCATCCCCCACACCATCCGGCCGGCCTAGGCAGGAATATATTCCCAGTGCTGCATTTAACAAAAACTGTTTCTTGCTTAACCCTCTTCATTAGATTGTGGTGCCTCTCTTTGATAACCGTCAATTACTACCCTTCCTTCCCAAGAATATACCCTGATTTTAGTCATGACAACTTTGGGTGAAGCATAAAGGTGCTTAAGCACAATTTCAGACTCTGGATCCATTTTTTCTAGAGATTTCATCACATCACTAACTTTCATTAATCACTCCTTTCCCGTTCGCCGTACCAATCAACTTCATTCTTTTTTCTGTCACCATAAACGGGTGTTCTTTGCCATTAACCAAAACAACCCACGAATCGGGCAATGTTAAGGTTTCTATTAATAATGCAACATGCCCCTGATATCTTGGATAAGCTTCGTCATACAATCTTACCAGATCACCTTCCTTCATTAGCCCGCCGGAGATAGCTGTGATATTCCGTTGTTTGATCTCCATTTGCCCACAATACATGTGCCGAATATTGTTTCCCTCCCCAACCGCCTTTAAAGGTAAGGTGTACAACAATCCCAGGATTTCTCTCCTGATAAGCATCTAAAAAAGGTGCAAAACTGGAATAAAAATTTACCAAATCACCTTCCTTCACTAATTAACTCCAGGTAAGGGGGAAGAAACGACCATATTTCATTTCCTATGTTAACATCCAATATCATTGCGGGTGTTGATGAATAACCGTCTGGGGCAGGACGGATCTCAACAATCAAACCCATCTTTGTTTGATTATACGGTGCTAAAGGTCGGACCAAGTCACCGACTTTCACTGATCACAACCCTCCCGGGATTATTGATAGCATCTTTCACCTTTAAATTAAATTGTGCCGCCGTGTCTCTCACAATTCTTTTCATACGGTTTGAATTACCGGTAATAACAACAAAGGGGGTATCATACATGGCGCAGCATTCAATGATAATATCAGGCACTTCCGAATGCCGGATCCCATGGAGATCAACGCTTTGCACTAGCCACCACCCTTACATTAGACGAATGTGCCTCATTAACATTACCGGTTTTACAAAACATAACTTGGGCATAATTACTCTGGGAATATTCTTTGTGCACGACTAGTGCCAAGTCCCCGGCATTTGAGCAACATTCCCTAATTTCTACCAAGTCCCCAATTTCCATTTAAAACGCCCCCACTAGCGCCGTAACCCACTGATCAATAAAATGTATAATCGCCATACAACTAGCCATAAAAGCCGCAGAGAAACATAAGATGATGAAAGCATCAATTAATTTCTTTTTCATTATACACCTTTCTTCTTCCGTTGTTCAACTTCTACCCATTCATGAACCACGTGCTTCAACTTTTCCCATGGGAATTTCACTGTATTCCCATCGGTGTCGCTGAAGTACACTACCTTTAAAATTTCCCTGGTGCCATCATTTGATACCTGGACGCCTTGGACCCTCATTTCCATTGTTGCTTTATAACTCATTCTTTAATCCTCACACCGACTTTCATCGAGGCACCCCTAGCAGTCGCCCGATCAACGGATCACCCATACCCAGCGGTGACGTTAACGCCGCATACACAATCGTTGCTACCATGATAACCATACCAGCGAGAGCCACGTAGCCCACGCCCAACATAAACTCCAACGGTATTTTTGCCACTACATTCCAATATAATTTATCCATCAATTTATCAATGGCTTTCATTGTTTTCTCCAGTCAAGAACCCCGGTTCCATCCCAGGGTTGAGCTTGAACAGTTCTCGGCATGCGATCTCTCCCATAATTCGCCGGCGCTCCGTCTCTCCTACTGTGGCATCTAGTTTGATACGTAACGCCTTTGCTTCTTCAAAAGCCTGTGGAGTGGGAGGCAGCTGTGACCCATCGTTACTAAACCAGTCGTTAACTTTCATTAATGACCTCCATCAGTGATGCAGCAATGTCTGTAATATCACCGGTCTTTGGGTAGAATACAGTGACGCCCTTATGTTGAGGATTACCCATCACCTGAACGGATAAAACTAACCCATGACCAAGTCTCTGCCTTTGCTGTACGGCTGGCTTAAGCTTCCAGTCTGGTAGGTTTTTTACTTTTCTAATCACCAAATCACCAACTTTCACTGATCACCTCGAGGTAAAGTGAATCAACATACTCACACCCGTGTGGCCCCCATTCAACCAATACTCGATCTCGAATGCCGTCTCGAGTTGGCGCGATGATATCAACCATATTCGATCGAATACACTTACCTCGTTCTACTTTCGAAACCTTAAAGGCTTGACGAGCACCGTAATAATTCTTGTCAACCTTAATCACAAAGCCAAAAGGACCAGGATCGTGCTTGAGTTTTACCAGGTCACCGACTTTCACTGACCCCCCTTTAACCTAATTTCCAATCAGTGCCATCAAAGGTCCACCTTAGCCAACCACCACCCAGTTCCCTGACTATCGCAGGTTTCTGCGGTGGTTCTGGTTCATCAACAAACGACCAGCCCTTATAATTGCGCTCAACGAGGTCACTTCCGAAACCCAGGTGTTTCCAACCCGCTTCCGTAGGCTGCACCATATGGTCATAACCCGGGCCACGGGGGTCGACCATAAACATGTCTTTTGTCACCTGTACATAGGCGATGTCTTTCCCGTGACCCCAACCCTTAGTATCATCTTCGTAGACATATACTAGCACCCACGGCTTGAAGAGTTTGTCGACAGCAGTGGCATCTGGCCCATGATCAACGGGCTTTTTGTAGTTGGGATCTTGCGGCGAACCGAGTTCATATGATCGCGCCCTTGCTGCAGCACTTCGTTCAGCTGTCCATATGCTGCCATCTTGCATCACATACTCATCTTCCAACCCTTCTTTGACAACTGGTTTGTTGATAGTGTCCGGTTTAACTTTCATTTTATTCTCCTTGGTCGAGGAGGAAAGGACCTTTCCTTTCCTTCCTTATATAAGGATTATACCATAGAGGGGGGGGGATTTGCACGCGTAACATAAAAAATATTGCTATTTTTTGTTTTTTTCTTGATCTAGCGAGAAAGAAACTCTTTGCGCTTCTTTTCTTTTTAGCAGATAAAGCAACGCATCATTGGAAGTATCCACCTGTTTAATTTCCCAACCATCCGCAAGGTGTTCGTTAAGGCTATTCACTTGCTTCCAAAAAGATGTTGTTACACCAGAATAAACAGGGATTACCTTGTATGCTGTCTTCATGCGGTCCATTATTTCTTCCTTTGCGGTGGTGGGCAAGAGCAACAACCTTCAGAGATACCATGTTCGGTCTTGCGACCACACGGGTGACAGTAGGCGTAGTAGAAACCTTCATCATTAGCACCACCATCCGCGTGCCAAGCGGATGACCGGTACTTCGGGAGGTTGTGGCGATAATTTCGATTGTAGCGGTAAGACATCATATTCTCCTTAAGCCGAGGCCGCAGCATCACGAGCTGCCTGGCGGGCATCGGCCTTTTCCATCTGCCATGCATGCCACGCCTCATATCCGGCGGGAGTGGTAGGATACCCATCATTCTTGAGCCACTTCTTGATGTGGGGAAGAAGATACCCGGTCTTCTTGACAATTGTCAGCGGCCCGGTACCACCGGCATCCAGCTCGGCGAAGAAATCTTCAACCGTCCAGTTCTTGCGAAGATGGGTCATGAAAGATCCGGCACCAGCAACACGCTTGAAGCGAGCCACAAACTTGTGTGCTTTAGGATTCCAGCGATCGGCCGGTTCTGCGTAAAAGATGTATGGTCCGTCTTTGTGAAGATTATCTTTAGTGAAGCGTGTCATATTCTCTCCTTGGTCGAGTGAGAAGGACCATTCCTTCCCTCCTTACACTTATATTATACCATGCGAGAGCCTGCTTTGCACGCACTTATTGCATATTAGTACATCTTTTTTACTGCGATTTCCCCTGTCTGGTAATCTACAAGATACCGACAACACGTACCCATGTGATCATCTTCCCAGTTCTTCTCATCAATTACATAAGGTTCGTCATCCAACATCTCAGTCTCTCGTAACTTCCCATCAATTGCCATATTGACATTCGGGGTGTTAAAACTACGAATACCTCCCACGGCCTGAGCCTCAGTGATCAACAGCGTCAACCCCGTGGTAGTCAGTTCGTCGACGAAGAGGCGGATGCGACTCTCCATGGTGGCGCCATCCATGTGAACGTAACAGCCCACGATGGAATTGTCTGCAAACTTAACGCCGAGTGTCGCATGCATGCTCATTCTACCACCTCCAACAAGCTCATTGAACAATTATCAAATTCGCTCGAATCAATCCACATCAAATCAGCTGACATATTTCGCTTATTAATTGCCAAAACCAGAGCCAGCCAGCCTCTTCTCTTGCGGCGTACCAAATCACCGACTTTCATTCTTTTTCCTTTCCTCATAGGCATCCTTGGCCTGTCCGCCTAAGGCACCAATATCACCCAGCGCATCGAGAAGAGTTCTGTCTGCTCCCTTGCTACCGGTGATCGTACAAGGCCCTATTCCCATCACACGTGGAGCGTTAGGCATGTGACCGGTCTTCATATTCTCACGAATCTCTTCGTCGGTGTCTCCATAAGGTGACCACCATCCACCGCCGGGTTGAAGAATCTTTCCGCATGGTCCCATTACACTCATGATACTACCTCCACACACTCTTTGCCTGCCCACCAAATTTGTTGGCCCTGCAGAATTCCTACAACATCACCACCAAGCACAAGGTCACAAACAATGCCAGGAGTGTACAGCTTATCTTCGGTCGTGTCAAATGCCGTAGGCACCCGGTTAAAATATCCAAATTTTATTTTTACCAAATCACCGACTTTCATTGATCAGCTCCGATGTCCGCTTAAGCATGTCAAGGCTTATGTGTGTGGGATTCTTAAAATCCACAACAGCAGGTGGGTTCCATCCATGGACCCACAGGACGGCGTAGCCGCCGAAGTCTTTTGAAACCTCGATGACGTCTGCGAAACGACCGGTCGCAGGGAACCTCACCAAATCACCGACTTTCATTGATTACCTCCAGCGCTGTTCCTGCCAAGCGGATTGTTTCTCCATTACCGTACATTACGAGAGGATCCCCTTTGGTAGGGTTAAAGTTACCATGGAGATCAAACCCCACCAACGTGCCAGTCATACCTTTGTACCAGGCATCTGATTCACAATTGCAAACAACCAAATCACCAACGTTCATTTGACCACCTTAAGTGAACTCAAAGGCACATCATCCGAATAAGGTCCGCTCGGCATGCTCCAGATCACATTTGCCCAACCGTCATCACCTTGACGGCCATTCGGAGCCTGCAGGATCCTTGTCACAATTCCCGCCACGCAGTCAGCCGACTGCATATCAAAAGGATCGCTACTAACATATTCCACCAAATCACCGACTTTCATTATGCCACCTCCAACTCTGTTTCATCAAAAAAGAGACGCGCCCCTTTGGCATCAGTAACCCATACGTTCTCATGTGGATTGTTCGGGTCGTACTCCTCAAGGCGTTCAACGACAAAGATCTCGCCTTCGAACCAGTAGTTGATAACCTTCATTCCGACCTGAATCCATTCGTTCAATTTTTACCTTCCTTGGTTATTCCTTCCTTATGAGTATATTATACTACATAGTACATTAATTTGCACGTAAAGATGATAAATTCTAGAACTATTTGCGGGATCAGAGTATCAATTTACAATCATATTCCATCAGGGTTTTAATGTCACCATTCACTAACACTTCTATCACCTGGGTTTCATCTGGATCCGAAGCCAAAGAATTGTTAACGCCCAGTGGGGGCCGGTGGTGCGGATTGTCGGCAGGTAAAATATTTAGCACGGTGCCGATATGATTGGGATAAAACGTCCAATCATGCAAAATTACTAAATCACCGGGCTTCATCAATAACCTGCCATTGTGAATCTTGAGAACCAACGCCTGGACCTACAATCCACTCAATACCATCTGCGGTGAGCACCTGAATAAACGGGGGTGATGTAGACGAGGGTGAATAATGGATTACAATACCAGCTTGTCCTGTTTCCCTGTTTATTACTAAATCACCGATTTTCATTATTCTTTCATTTCCAACTCTTCCCATTCACCGGCGTCATTAGTAAATCGTACTTTCCTGATCTGTGATTGTCTAATAAAATTTTGGCATTCACTACATGGCTTGGCCATGGTAAGCCCATCACCGGATTTTTTAAATCGCATAACTTCCAATTCATCACCCGGTTGTGCAAAACGCAACACATCCATTTCAGCATGCATATGAGAACCCCATGTGCCATCCGGGTACTGGCGTTTGTACTTGGGATGTGTCTTGCTTGAATTCACGCCAATGCGTACCACTCGTTTGTTGCGCCGCAATATTGCCGCCAGGTGATAAAGCCTTCCGTTGTTAAGAGCCCGTTCCCGGGCTTTGTAATACACTGGACATTCTTTCCTCCAACATTTAAATCCCGTTGATCAACTCTACGTTATCTTTGAGAAATGTGTAGACCTTATTTCCCCGAGATGGAAACATTACTTTTATCGCACCACGTGCCTCTTCAATAACCAGCCCGGGTTCCCCTACAGGTTTGCCTATTTTTTTACCTCGCTCCATGCTAGCAAAGTTAATCCATTTAAGTTTTACCAAATCGCCGGCTTTCATCAATAACCTCGTATTATAATACGGATGGTGCCTTTAAGGGTTAACCACCACCGTAATATTATTATACACTTTTTGTATCATATTTACACGAAGAGATGAATTAAGAGGTAAAATGGAGAATTTTAAGTGCGCTGGAGAACGATGGTAAAGATAACATCAACGCTATTACTACTATCACCACCACCGGTGGTTGTCATCCTAAGGCATGCGCCGGCAACAACATCAGCAGAAAGTGCACCGCTGTCAATTACTGTGGCCTCAGGAGATTCAGCCGTAAAGTTCATTGTTGTAATAACCGAATACGCGCCGCCGGCGCCATCATTGGCCGATAACGCTAGGGTAGGTGTTCCATCAGCTGTAACCATTGCCTTGGCATTACATGCATACCACCTCACAATGGTGCCGGCATGAGGTGCCACGGTAAATGTACCGGTGCTATCTGCAGTAATGTCACCTAAACGTTGGGTTATAACCGTGTAATCCAAGGTGGCAGCACTAGCTTCACATTGAACGTCGTTTCTATAGAAGCCACTTCCTTTGGAAACCACAATCCCTTTATCATCTCTTATATCAACTTTTGGCATACGTCACCTTTATTTTACGTCCTTTTTGCTGTCACTATAAAAAAACCTGTAACAGCGTTAGAGGCAGGCGTGCTTAACGTTAAAACCAGTTTTGTTCCTGCAGTAAACGTCTTGGTACCGGAGGCCAAACTCAAGGCATCAGTCTCAGCATTGCCAGTACCGTCTGCTATGTTAAAAACACCGGCAGCACCTGAACCTCCAGTCACAGCAAGAGCCACAACGGTAGCACCGCCGGGATCTGCGGTGACCATTGCATATCCCCCGGTAATTTCTCCATCAAACGGAAAAGTGCAAAAACCCCCACCACCTGCCATGTTTTGAATAAATGAGCCGACAGACATTTCATTCCATTCCGCTGCGGTAGAAGCTATGGATACACCGTTTCTTTGAAGTCCCGTCCCCGGAGTAACAACAACACCTTTATTATCGTCTAAATTTGTTGGCATCTTGTTTCTCCTTTAAGCGGTGGGGGTTAATTCAGGTAAAACAGTAAGGATCACATTATTGCCAGCCGATGTAATTTTTACCCCAATCGAATCACCGGCTGCAAAGGTGGTACCACTAGTGATATTACCCGAATCATCTGTTACAGCCGACGTGGTTAAGGTATGACTAGTAGTACTACCATTTTTCAGAATTGTAATTTCCCCGGTACCGGGGGCAGTTGAGGCAGTGGTTCTGATACGGGTAAGACGACAAGCCACGGGCACTGCGGCATGGGCAGTATCATTTGTGGCGCTAAAGCTGAGAAGCATCAGGTTTGGTACCATCACGCCCCATGTATTACCTGCACCTATCACCTCGGTTCCATCTATAAAAAAACCTGAACCTGGCGTCTGTACTGGACCTTTTTTTTCAATATTCGTTTTAGGCATGCCGACATTTCCTTACAGCATTTAAAATAATACTGTTTTTAAATATGGTAAATGGTTTAAAATTTATAAATTTATTGAATTAAATGCACACTTTGTATACAAAATTTTTTTGTTTCCCCGGTAGCCAAGGCAACCACAATGTCATCCCCCAAATTGATATCTCCAATCCCTTCAAAATATAAGGGTTGAGTCTCAAGGATATCCACAACAATACCCATACCGTGTTCCCGGAAGTTCTGGGGTGGGGTATGACAACCCAGCACCTCAATTACTTTTACGAGATTTCCTATGTGCACTAACAACCTCCCAGTCTCTCTTTGATTGTACTAGTTCTTCCCAACTGGGCATTATTCTGACATGAATGCGACCATTCTTTCGAACCCTTGTCACAATTCCTAACATCCCATCACCGGTGCGCCTGACTAAATCATGAATTTTCATGGATTGCCTTTACTCGTCGCGAAAGGATCCACCCAATTTCCCCCGATTGCCACAACACTTGTATGGTTGGATCTCCGGCACGGAGGGGGGTTGTTGAGGCATTAAGCAGGGTCCTGGGATGATATACATCAAAATCAATGATAGTACCAATTTGACGAGTGTCTCCTGGCATGCCATCCTTATCACTAAATGTTATAACATCCCCAATATTCATTTTGGGACACTCATGAGCATCATTGGTGAATGATACGTTAGCCGCTCGGAACCCTCAAATTTGACAAGCACGGTACCCAAGTGTTGTTGGAAAGATATGATTTTTCCAACGCCCAAGTTAGCCTTACTTTTGTGCTTAACACTATCCCCGACTTTCATATGTCACCTCCAGATCTTTCCTTTCACTAAGGTCTATGCTACCATCCTCATAGAGAATTTCAAAATAAGTGCGGCTTGATCGATAAGGCGACTCACTGATTATGATGTCTACAACGATCCCGCTCTGTCCAACGCCATAATCGTGTACCAAATCACCGACTTTCATTAACGCTTCTCCTTTGCGCATCGCAAGTCTCTTCGTCGATGAAGACGTGCATGAACAGGATCACCCACCCAATGTACACGGATGTTCCCGGTCCGGTGAAACACATCCAAAACTAATCCCATTCGGTTGAGGACTTCGCTGCGATAATTGCTCGTCCATTTTTGCTTACGGGCGTACGCCGAATATTCTACCAGGTCACCGACTTTCATTAGACTTTCCTCGTTTCAATCCAACGCCCATCCTCGCCCACCAATGTTTCCACTGTCACGGTTTCGGTATGAATTTCAATTATCTCAAATGCGTCCCTAGGGATGAGTGTATATCCACCATGTCCCCAGCATACGTGAAGCCCTTTCTCAGTGAGCTTGTCGTGTTGCCCGACACGGATCTCGTGTCCTTTGGGATACATCAAACCGACCCCGGGAGTTTCCACTTCAACACGACGTTTGGCTCTAAGAATTGTTTTCACTCATCACCTCTTCCACCGATTCATAGATCTTGAATTCGACCTCTTGCGTTTCCCCGGGTGCTCCGCAAAAGCCCCATGGCTGTTGAGCCATATGTCGCGCAGCCTCTTCAGTGGCAACAAAACGGACCATGAATCGTCCCCCGCGCTCATCTTGATGGTGCATCACTTTCCAAACTTTCATTGTTTTCATTGTTTACCTCCACAGGGTGACGAGCATTCCAAACTCTCGATCAAAGGTATGAAGCAGTCCTTCATAATCAGTAAGCATCATTTCATCAACAATACATTCCCGCCGGCGCTTGGGATATCCCAATTGCTTGGAAAGGTTCATTGCCAACGCGATCAAATAGTGCGCATTTCCTTCCGGACCGGTGAGATCAATTTCAATGGGAGTGGCTGGTCGATTTTTCTTTGACTTAATCATGATTTAATTACCTCCAATTCACCAGAAATATGCACCTCAGGATATTCTCCATCGGGCCACAGCACCTGCACCCAGGGTATGCCGAGCTCCCCTCCCCCCGTGGACACAATCAAACCTACCATTCCCTTGAAATAGCTGGTTTGTTTATTTAAGTGCTTTACCATGTCACCGATTCTTAAGTCATAATCATTGACTCTCATTATGCCACCCCCTCGAGGTGTTGGGCCAGAATCCCAGCCAATTGGTCGGCGTGGTCCATGGCGATCTCTCGGGCTTCCTCAATTTCAGCAGGGTTCAGGGCGTTGAACCCGGCGTTGGTGCAGACGGCAATGTGAGCCAATTGATTGCCTCGCAGTTCGTGTTGTTTCTGGAATTTATCTTCGCGCCAGAGCTGGGCAATTGCTGAAATTGCCATTCCGTCATCGGCGAGAGAGTTAACAATATCTTGAGTCGTGAAAGTCATCTTGTTCTCCTTGGTCGAGGAGGAAAGGTCCTTTCCTTTCCTCCCTTATATAAGGATTATACCACAGGTGGAAGTGATTTGCACGCATTGAATGAAATATTTATGCCACAATCTGGAAAGTTGTGGCGGCATGATTACCGCAACGAACTGTATCCCCATCAACCGACAACAATACATCTACGTAATCAAACAAAGGTGGGTTATTGAGCGTATCAGGACGCACCCCCAATACAATTCCCATATGGCCAGGCCCAATTGGTTTCCAGCCGCGGCTTTCATTAACTACATCGTTGGTACGTACCCAGCTTACATTCCGCACCATATCACCGACTTTCATTTAGCACCTCAAATTCTTCTACACGTTCCCACACACCGTATCCTCCCATCACCCCGGGAGAAATTTCTTTATCGGGAAAATTCTCGTCTTCCTCTGCCAACATCAACCACTTACCTTCTTCGTCTTCGGTGATAGCTGCCACCTGATAAACAAAATGGGCCTCTCCTGGAATGGCTCGAATATATTTAACCAAGCTACCGATCTGCACTGATTACCTCCGTTTTAAGATCGTTCCTTCTTATGACTCTATTATAACACATATTTAGTAAGTTTGCATGCATCCCGTGGCAGGTTTTGTGTTATTAATTTTCACAGAAACAACAGCCTCCCCCAATAATTTGCTCACCTTATAAGGATCACAATTAGCTGCAGGTCGCCGATCTTCTAAATAACCGCACCAATTATCTTTTGGTGTTTGGCTTGGGACTCGAATTGAGGCCCCGCGATCAGCAATCCCCCAACTAAAAGTTTCGATGTGTTGTGTTTCATGAAGGCCGGTAAGCCTTTGGTGGTTGTTTTCTCCGTATTCATTAATGTGCAGGGTGTGCCGATTTTTAAGTGATTCCAATATGTCTTCATAATATTTTTTATCACCCGCATGTCTCATCATATGATTACTGAAATTGGTATGACAACCCGAACCATTCCAGTCCCCTGTAACCGGTTTAGGACTAATATCAATGTCATACCCATATACTTCTGCCAATTTATACAATACGTATCGACTTACCCATAGATCATCACAGGCCTTAAGTGTATCGGTGGAAAAACACTGGAATTCCCATTGGCCAACTGCAACTTCAGCATTAATGCCGGTAATAGAAATTCCCATCTCCAAACACTTTTTCAAGTGCGTTTCGACCAACTCTCTTCCCTTGACCTGGTTTCCTCCCACGCCACAATAATAGAGGCCTTGGGGATCTGGAAACCCTCCGCGAGGAAAGCCCAGTGGGTGGCCTTCATTTGTGATAAAATATTCTTGTTCAAACCCCCACCAAAACTGATTGCTTTTAAATTCATCAGAATATTTTCGTAAATTGGCTCGTTCATTTGTGGGGTGAGGTGTCTCATCACAATTTAAAACTTCACACAAAATGATATAATGATTGACATCATAACTATAGTGCCTTACCGGTTTGAGCAGGCATTCGGATTCATCGCCGGTAGCCTGTCCCGTCGAACTTCCATCGAAATTCCATAAGGGGGCATGGCCATCCCAATTGGAAACCACCTTTATCTTGCTTCGTAAATGCGGGGTGGCATATCCATCCAACCATACGTATTCTAGAATTGTATTTTTCATATTTAAATTTCCTTCATCCGCGTTAAGTATTAATTAATCAAAATTTGATGACTCTTTCAAAAAAGCCACAAGGGCAATGATCAATTCCTTTCTTTCTTTGTCTTCACGTTCACTAGTGCGTAGGTTAACATCGTTAGGGGATGTAATCCGGACCGGCTCAGGGCTTTTGGTTTTAAGCTTCACTAATTACCTGTCGTTTTCATTAATGTGCCAGTTGTTGGATGCACTTTTTGTTTAGCCTAGCATTTTCTCTTTCTAGGGTTACTGCATAATCATACAATTGTGGGCATTCATTCTCCAGTTCTTCCATGCATTCTTGGATGGCTTCATAATGCACTGATTCTTCCACCTCGCGCCCTTCTTGTTTCCCCTGGATATATCCAGAGGTATAGATAGATAAAGTGAGGAGACCACCCACACCGGCGAATAACACCGTAAGTGCAGTGGTTTTAATATTTTCTTTTCTCATTTTTTATTCCTTCATAGGGCGCAAAGTTTTGCCTGGCACACCGGCAAAGACCTGCCCGTCACACATTACACTAACGCATACCTTATCATGATAATCATACTCACCAGAAACAATCATCACCATTGAACCTTTTTTCAAAGAAATATTAGCCTCTTTCATTTCCCACCGAGAAATATCCCTGGAAACGATCGACAACCCACCTTCTGCCACCAAGCTAGGATCAATTTGCGTCTGTTCCTTTTGTGAAGTAGGAACATAAGAACGCCCTTCCTCAGTCCATGTAATTCCGCGCTTTCTTGTACGATGATTGCCTACATTGCCGGCGCTATAGGAGGAGTAAAGGTCTGCATCTAGAACATTTAGTACACTACCGGTATTGTTTTTCGCTAGCAAATCTGCGGGATTATCTGGATATTTAGCATGCCATTCTGCGAGGAGTCTCTCGTGTTGTTCACAATCCATACTTCCGTCAGGCCGCAATGCTTGCGACAGGTGCTTAAGCATGCTCTTTTCACGTTTGGCCGCTTGATCACGGAGTACTTTTTTGGCTTCAAACAATTGTTTTTTTCTTGACATTACCAATCCTTTCTATACCTCGTTACAGTAATATTATAACATATTTAGAAAGGTTTTGCACACGCTACATTCATATTTGAGATTTCAATTTCAAATTTGCTATCAATGCCTTGACGATCATCTTCATCTCCCATGACATATCCTTGCATGTAGTACGTATTATGCTGAGCCTGTACAGGCCGACCTACGTATCCATCTATATACCCTTCCCGATACCAGGTAAAGGGTGCCTTTTTATCTTCAGCTTCTAATTCTTGCAATTACTACCTCCGGCATATATGGAATCTGCATAATTATAATTAGAATCCTTTGTATGTACTGAAATATTGTGTTAACAACATAAATTAATGCTAACACGGATGTTGACGATAATAATCAATTAAATCGATAATGTAAGCAAGTTGCCCATCATCACAATCTTTATATGATTTGCCCATCTTTGTTTTTATTCTCTCATAAAGATGTGCATAAGGATTTCGGGTAGGCAGCCAGGGTTTAGGCCGGAGTTTGCCTTGGAGTTCATCCCCGGCAACCTTAACTGCCTCCCTAACTAGCGCAATTCCTTCGGGGCTAAGCGGCATTAATTTTTTCTCCGGCTAATTAACCATCCCACCAACAATGCTAGGCAAAGAAACAACAGGCCCATATTTCTATGATTGGAGGTAGTATTACACCCACCCGGTTCATGAACCTCTATTACGGTTTGAGATGTATCAGTAGGCTCCATGGAATTAACGGGAGGATTAACTACCGGGGTTTCTTCGCCCATGGGTTCGATGGGTGCTGGGTCTTGTTGCGTGTCGGCAACCTCCTCTTCTTCTGTTTCTGTTTTGGGTGGAAAATTTAAATTTTCCTTGGGATCTTCTTCTTCATTATCATACCAGTAATCCGGTATGGAAGGATAACACTCTTCAGAATTATCAACAAGCCCATCACAATTATTATCTATCCCATCACACACTTCCATTGTTGGCATTGGGGCATCGCATGCCACATATGTTCCCATTACGCATGTTGAAGTCCCTTTACCACATTCACTGGAACACTCTATGTGTAAATTTTCATCAATAACCCCATCGCAATCATTATCCAGGCCATCACATAAAGTTTCATCAAGCTCTAAGGTGTCTGGCATAACACATAACCAAGTGCCCTTGGCACAAACAGGGACGGCATCTGCACATACACCGGTGGTTTCACACAACTCCGTCGGTGGAACATCATTAGCATAACATTCAATATCGACTGGCGGAATCCATTCTACATCTTCTACGCTTACGCTCAGTGAATCCCACCCGTCAAACCACAATGCATTGTTATGTCTAAACTTAGCAGCGATGTTAATTTCATCCACTTTAACTGGCATGCCTTGTGTGGATTGAATCACCACAAAATATTCATGATAGGCACTGTCATTTGCAACGCTCCCATCCTTGCTTACCACCATCTGCCAATTCATGGAATCTGCCCCACCCAGTACAATCATTTCCCATTTATAAAGAGTGACAGAATAATTGCTACTTACTTGAAATTGCTTATTCATATACCCTTTGGATTGAATGTCGACTTTTGTGCTCAGGTCTTTAAGAAACCCACCTTCCTTAAAATCTCCAGAGACCAACCCAGCAGCTACCGCGGCTGGATCTGCACTGGCACTAGCACCTGCTGATGCATCAAATCCGGCGGAATAACTTTGTTCTATTTGGATGGTTTTAACAGGTTCCCATTTATAATTTTGAAAAGGTACCGACCAATCCCAGCGAATTGCTCCGGCAGAACCAGAGTCAGCCATGTTAACGCCTACCATCTGGCATGCATCAATATCATACATAAATTCGCCCAACCAATTATCTTCCTGTGAAAGCTCCCATTCATCAACTACGTTGGGCGCGCTTTTAACCTTGAGAACCATTACATAAAAATCAGAACTTTTGGGAATAGAGGACTCAAACCAGTAAAATTCAGCCACACCATCCACGGTATTGCCCGTATTGAGGTTAGTAACGCCAAAAAAGAGAGAATCACCCTGCCAAAAGGCGTAACGATCTAATTCACTAACATCAGAATCTTCATAAATACCAGCACCGACATATGCTCCGTAGACCTCTGTACCTTCTTTAAGGAGTCGTGCCCCTACATAAGATGTTTCAGTATCTGACAGCGTTGCTTCAATTTCATCCGGAGGTGAACCATCATCCGCTAGCGCCGGAACACTAACCGCGGTCAGAATCGATACTAATAAAATCTTTATAAATTTCTTAAACTGTTTCATTTCTTATCCCAATTTTACGTAATTGCTTATTTTTTATTGCGAGAGCCTTGCAAAATAACCAGCCTTAAGCAAAACATCTCCCACCACCACACTTTCACCATTGTCTCGGGTTGCAACCCCCACACTTTTAAGAAGGCTCCCTTTAATTAATTCCCTCTTTGACGTTTTGTTTAGCGATATTTTTCTAACGCCCCATTTTATTAGGGATTGTACCTCTGGCATGTCACAGATGCCATTATTGTCGCTATCAACCCAGATGTACATATCCTGATAAGCTATATCTGAAGGTGTGATCAGGCCATCTTTATTCGAATCATAGATTCGTAAATGATCAAACCCCCCTCTAAATTCGAATGAAGTACCAAATAATTCCGTTCCATCATCTACAATTCCATTATCATTTTTATCTAAAAACAAGAAGCCATCTTCATGAGTCCATGCGATGGCCACCGGCCTATCGCCATATATGTTGAAATTAACCCCTTTAGAAACTGGGAGAATATCAAATTTGCCGTTACCATTAACGTCCATAATTAGAGGATCTGAAACGTTGCATGGTACCACCTTGAATATCTTGACAGCAGCCAACGCAAATTCATTTTTAATACCGCTTTTAATGGCAGCCTGATAATCTGATTTAGCTTGAGCCCACATAAGCGCTGATTCATTATCATATGGTTCATAATCCGGACAAAGAGGATCATCGAGCATTGCTTGAGATATTGATTTCAATGCCTCTTGGTTTGCCGGTTCAAGCAAGGATATATCGGCATTGCACACCTCAATGGGTTGAGAAACGACAGGGTAATCGGGAATATAACCGTTGGTGGCTAGCCAACTGTTGATGGAATTGGTTAACATTTGCCGACCTATGTCTAAACCTTTCTGCACAGCGCTAGAAATTGGGGTGGGCACTTGATCACACAATGCCTTGGCTTTAATATCAATATCCACCAAGACGCGACTTTCTTCAACCCCGCTTATCCCACCTTGCTGGTACCAAAACTCAAATTCTTCGTATTCTTCATCTGTCATTACCTCGTTCTTATTGATGGGGTTATGCTGATCCAATCGGCTCACCAGTTTGGAATAGGCGTCTGCCTTTGCCTTATCCACCATATATTTACATAAGATGGGATCTACAGGGGGTTCATTATTATAATATTCAACAAAAGGACAGGTTTCAATTTCCGGAATCTCCCCATTGGCATCAAATATTCCTTCATAATTGTTGACAATACCCAATTCTTGTAAAACCAACGTCACCTCTTCTAGATAAAGTTCTTTACCTACATCAAGTCCCACAAAAATATATTCCCGCGTGAGCTCAATTTGTTCCAAATTTGCATTGGTGAGATCATCAATAGTTATTTGGTCATCCGGTGCTGGTACCTCTTCCTCAATTGTTTCGGCTTCTTCTTCTGTCTCAGCATTAACCAGTTCTTCTAGCTCAGGTTCTTCTGTTTCAACCGGGTTGGAGGTACGGTCTTCCTGTAATGGTACCGGCTCCTTAGATTCCTCTTGCTGTTGAACCCCTGGATCGTTATCTGTCACAGCACCTGGTGTTATATTGCTTCCTACAAATACCACTTCATCATTAGTCGCCGGGGTTTCATCACTTGGTGTGGTGGTATCACATGCAACTAACGTAATACATAACAAATAAAATATACTTCTCATCACTTCTCCTTTTTAGGCTATCCAACCCTCTTTTTAAACATGAACTGCATTTCTGTCATGTCATCCCCCTCAATGGCAAACCCAGCAGCTTTTGCATGTCCGCCTCCCCCGAATTTTCCTGCAATAACACTGACGTCAATATCGTCTCTCCGCGTGCGCAGGCTAAATTTATAAAAGTCCCTTTTATGATTATAGTACCAGATGATGGCAATTGCACATTCTTGTGCCATGCGGGATCCCATCTCACTCATCCACCATGGTGAATTAATCACCATGGCATCATACCCTTCAAATTTACAGTGATAGGCATTTTTTAATATTTTACCAATGATCGCATCATTATTGGCCAATATACTAGCACCTTCATTGATCATGGTATCAATACGGGTAGGATCTAGCATTTTATCATATTCTTCAAATTTCATGGGTACCGTATCTAATGCGGCACAAAACGCCTTAGAGTGGGGCATCTTCCATTTCCATAAATCCCGATCTTGAATATATTCAATCAATACCGGTGTTGGTTTATTAGGATGAAAAAAATCCCATGCCAATTGTGCACCTGAATAATTCATGTCAAATATTGCGTTAGGGAGATTCGCCAATTCCCTTTTGGCACTGATATGGTGATCAATTACAACCAGGGTTTCAGCACAATTAGTCATGTATTTAATGGTTTCTTTGTCGTAAGAAAAATCGAGAATGGCAACATTTTTACCGGTAACATCAGGGGAAGGTGCCCCATAAGATGCCGGTACATATTCAGCCTGATTACCAATCAACTTCCATGCTGCCCAAGCTGCACCAAAACCATCGGCACAGTTTTTGTGATATATCACATAATCTATGAGGGTAGGATCAATCACTTATTTTTACTGGCGGCAACTAAATGTGAACTGCTTTGAACTTTTCCACCGCCGACTCCCCACGCCATGTCAATCCCCAATTGTTCACATACATCAACTTCGGGAATATTATCATTTGTTCTATCACCACCATTGGCAAAAATATTTGGCTTCAACCTTTGCAATGCTTCACACACACTCCCATCGGAATCATTTACCCAGCTTACCTCAACAACACCTTTTATTGATTCAAGAATAGCTTCTCGCTCATCCCAAGGCATAAATACATAACCCTTTTTTCGTTTAAGCCAGTCATCACTATTAATCACCACTACCACGTCCCCCAATTCGGCAGCAGCTTGAATCATGTTAACATGCCCTACGTGTAGTGGATCAAATCCACCGCTTACCATCACTGTTTTTTTCATTTTTCATTTCCCTTAATTTAATTCTAAGATCATGCATTTAGCGCCGCCACCTGCTTTTAAAAACTCGGAGATGGGTACACTTATTACATTATATCCTATTTTTTTTAATTTATCACTTATAAATGCATTACCACTCGGCATTAGCACAGTTTCACCTATAACCACACTGTTACATGCAAATCCTTCACTTTCCCACGTATTTACAGCCATAATTTTTTTAAAAAGTCGATTGTACCTTATCTTAAGTCGACTTAACCACGAAAACGCACGCGGATTATAAAGTAGGTGCCCCTTTTCTTTATTGATGGGGGTAAAACATGTATCTAGGTGGTAATATTTTTCATCCACCAATTTAAGAGCCAATAATTTTAAACCCAGCAATTGAGCCACTACTTCTAATGCTTTTTTATCAGTTCGAAAACCATACCCACCCACCAAGGTATCACCCCATATAAAAGCATCACCATTTCCCTCAAAGCGTAAATAATTGGGGAGTTGATGGATTTCATATCCCGCCTCTTGAAACCATTTTCTATTATAGAATTTTTCGCGGCGGCGCTCGGGATATTTGAAATTGGATAACACAACCTTGTTGCCATGTACAAGGCCGGCATTAGCCGTAAATACTAAATCATTCAAACCTTTTTGTGGAGGCAACAACCTAATTTCTACCCCCAGTTCTCGTAAATGAAATGACAATTGATTCCATTGGTGGCATGCTAGGTCGATGTTAACCTGGGGGGATGCTTCCATCCAGGGGTTAATAGGGCGCTCCACCTTGAAATATGTAGGGGGACATAATAACATCGATTTTTGATTAGGCGACTGATTAATCATGATTTTGTATTATATGTAGTTTTTCTGTTTTGGATAGTTTTTTAAATTGATATTCCTCTTGCTGGGCATGGGAACGATTGATACACTGTCGTTTGTATACCAGATTTACGGGACGACGAGAGCGTGTATATTTCGCCCCCCGACGAGACGTATTATGCTCCTTTATTCTCCTGTTTATATCGGTAGTTACGCCCGTGTACAAGGTATCATCGCTGCACTTAACTACGTATAACCACCACTTCATTTTATTTTATTAATGGCCGGAGATCTTTGTCCCAAAATTCTATGTCAGAACCTACAGGAAAGGGTTTACCTCCTATCCATTCTACTTCCCAATCACCGGCCTCATAACCAAAAAGAATTTCAGCGTAAGTAAGCAATTCCTCCGCTTCCTCCGCTTCGTCTATTAATTTTTGTAATCTGTACATGGTGAAGTCACATACATTAGAGCGTTGCATAGTAGGTGAAGCATCATCTGGGGTATTTTTTACCATCATTAGATTATCCCGCATACACTAGCCATCGGTACAGGTAGGACACTTCATTGACATTTTACCGGTTTCAGTGATCGTAAGGTCCCAATTTTGCGCCGTTTCTAAATTGAATTTATCAAAAGGTGCGGCACATGTACTACATGTTTCAGGTAGTGAATCCAACATAGACATGGCTGCTTGCAATTTTTTCTTTGCATCTTTTTGTTTTTGACGTCGTAGGCTGCGTGCGAATCCCATTGATTATTGTTCCTTTTCAACAAAGCTTTCTTGAATCATTAGTTCTTCATCATTAACTAGTTTTATTTTAACATATTTTCCCGGAACATTTGTACCCAGTGATATATTGCTTTCCACCACAATCCCCTGTAATCCAGCAGGGTGAGATCCAAAACCATATTTCATTCTGATTTTTGTGCCCACTTCCATTTTATCCCTCCAATCTTACTTCCGGTACGGGAAATCCATCTTTCCAGCTAATCCAAATCTCTTTTTGTAAATACATTTCCAATATCTCTGACATGGCCCATTTCCCATATTCGTCATCCAATTTCATGAAATTATTTATCATATGACGCAATTTGGCTTCTGTGAAATCAATTATAATCATATTCTCCCCCTTGTTTCATATCATTCAGAACAAGCTGTTTCGTCAAGAATAGTCATCAAACTTTCGTAAACAATGGCGGGTACCGGGGGTAACGGGTACCAACTCCCGCCGCTACTCAATGCTATTGGCTCCCACGTTTCCTTGATGTTGCCCACGGTAGGGGTGAATGCATATAAGGTGACATCATCGGCAGTGGGCAACATAGTAGTCAAATCGCTTAAATTAATCTGGGGGTTTAGGTATGACAAACCAGGTTCATCTGTAAAAACAATCACCACGTGATGTGCATTATCCCTCCAATTTATAACAAACTCATCAATCTGCGGAATTGAAAATACCCCTGGTGATACATTAGTATTCCATGTTAACGTGGATTTATCGTAAGGCGGAGCACCCGCTAGATCATAAAGTGATAGGTATACCGCATCATACAGCATTTCGGCACCAGACCCACTCGCAACTATAAATGTCTCAAGAAATGCAAGATCATTGACAAATGATGTAAATGGGCCCAGGGCTGAGTGAAGCAACAGGTACTCTTCATACTTAAAGCATTGCCCATCAAGGCCTAATATGCTGCAGGTAGTACCTTGCATTGGGCCGGCCACCACCCCCCACTGAAGTACCTCTTCGTCGCTATAATAGGTTGCAAAAGATTCGAGCGCGCCCATCACTCCCTTCATTTCCAAATTCATAGAACCCGATGAATCGACAATAAAAAGAATATCGGTATCCTCCATTTCCTTTCCATCATCTATAATGCCGTCACAATCACTATCGGTACCATCACAGGAATCTTTGTCCAAAGGCAATTGTTGATCTTTACAATACCCGGGAATAAAATTGGCCAGGCCCTGGGAATTGCTATGCCCCCACTTCCCATTATAGCACATCATTTCACCAGCGTGACATATTCCAACGCCCAGGGTCTCTTCGGGTCCGGTATAACACTCTTTCACCAGGTATTCATCCACCTTGTTGTCGCAGTCATCATCCCAATTATTACACTGTTCTTCTACGGGATCACCAATGGTTTTATAACAATCGTCCTGGAGATTTAAACCCAAGGCCCAACAATAACTAGTGCATTCAGAAACCATGGATTCTACACAAATTTCTTCACCTATCCAGTTCAACTCGTATTTGGTGCATAGGCACGTTTGATAACCTGAACCGCAAATAAGGGGTGGGTCATCACAAGGTAATAGAATCCCAAACCACGTACATTGACAATCCAATTCTTCATCTATTTCACCATCACAATCATTGTCCAACATGTCGCACATCTCTGGTTCAGGCTGGGCCGCGGTGCAGTTCCAGGCACCGTCTACACAATGAGACACCCCTTCCCCACATATGGTTTCACATGTATCTATTAAATTTTCATCAATGGTGCCATCACAGTCGTCATCCTTTCCATTACATACATCTTCAGGTACCGGCCCGCATTCATCACAGGCATTACGTTGCCCTTCATCTATTTCACCATCACAATCATTGTCCAGGTAATCACATATTTCCTCAGTTGGGGTGGGAGCTGTGCATATTTCTTCACCGGCAATACAAAGCAATTCCCCTATGCCGCATTCATTTTCACATTCCCATTCACCTTCATCTATACTTCCATCACAATCATCATCTAGGTTATTGCAAATCTCTTCTTGTGGGAGTTGACCCACACATACCTGGGACCCATTAATGCACAACAAATCACCTAACCCACATTCGTTAACACACAACGAACTATCCAAATCTTCATCCACGCTTCCGTCGCAGTCGTTGTCAGCTCCGTCACAAATCTCAGGTGGCACAGGCCCACATTCATCACAGGCATTTTTTACACCTTCATCAATAATACCATCACAATCATTGTCCAGGTAATCGCAGACTTCTTCTATGGGTTCTGGGCCTTTGCAAATAAGTTCCCCGTTTATACAAACCAATTCCCCTTCACCGCATTCATTAATGCATATTTCCGGATCTAGATCTTCATCCACGTTTCCGTCGCAATCATCATCTAAGTTATTACATTTTTCCGGTAAACACGGAACACATTCAGATTCAACGTATTTCCCTTTTTCACACCATTCTTCTAGATACCCATTAACACCGTTAATGTCGGTGCATTCCTTTTTGGTGATAGTATCATCTGAAGGATCACATTCGAAATACTGTTCACACTCACCTATTTCAATTACTTCAGGAGGTTCTTTACATATATTGGTTATAATCTGGACTTTCCATATTGCGTCCAATGGGGGACAAAAGAAATATTCCGCCCTAAAACAATCAGTGCTGTAATACACATCCCCACCGGTGGTATCATTCATGATACCCATATCCTCAGGTTGGATTGTGTCAGGTGGGGCGTCAGGTTTTTTGGGAATAGAATTAGAAGAACCAGGTTGGGAACTACAACTGGCCATAAAGGCCAACAAAAATAAAAGATATGCAGAATGATTCATTATTACCTCATGGTGTATTTTTTATATGATTGCCGATAAAGTCACTCCCTTTATCGCAATTAGTTTTAATGTCATCCCCCATCTTTTCAGTTTTTATAAAATTCTCAATCTTCAAACCGGTCCAAATCCGGCCTTTATGCAAAATATCTATCGCCATATAGACCTCTGTTAAGCGGTTACATGTACCAGCAATTTCAGTTGTAGCAGAGTGTTCATAAGGACCTTTGATAATTACGGCAGGTTCGTTCCAAAATGAATTTTTTCCTGTTTCGTGAAGATGACAAATCAAATCTCCGACTTTCATTAAATTACCTCAATATTGGTATCAAGGCACCAAATTAAAAGTTCACCGGGAAACATTACTTGTACCGTAACATTGCGTTTCCCGGTAATTATACCAATACCCTCCCCAAGATCCGTTTGTAAAGGACTTCCTGAAACAATTTTCACCAGACAGCCAGGGGTTGGTTTAATTTCTTTCATTGGTTTAAAAACCCATAAAGTCCACTTCCACTATTGATTCAATCCTCCAAACACCCGTATGTGTCATACCGAATTGCAAATCCTGCAAAAAACGATAAGCCTCAGTCGCAGCCTCAGCAAATGTTGATTTACGCACTAGGTGTTCTTGCACTTTATGACTTTTTTCTTGTTTTAATCGTATGATAAATTCCCGATTATTCATTTTTATCCTGGTGCGACCACATCAATCACGTTAATTCCCGGCCGTCTTTGAATGGGGACCCAATTCAATTGCCGATCTTCCCGGAGCACCCGCATGCCCTGTTCGTTAAAGGCCTCCGGAAAGACACCACCATCATTTTCAAACCAGTGAATTAAGGCACACATCAGTGATTGGCGTTCCCGACGCGGACCGATGGGACCACATTCAATCTGCCGGCAATCCATGATCAGGCCCATTTGCCTTGATCCATTCCACCGATACATAATCACATCGCCTGCCTTCATTAGTGATTCCTTTGCCCGTCAAATACGCAGACAAAAATCAGATCTTCACTAGGGTTGTCATTAAATACCTTGTGAAACACCCCGTCTTTGATGAGCACAATATCGCCGGCCTCTACCTCAAATACATCATTATCTAATTGCATTCTCCCATACCCATAGGTAAAATGATATACTTCTTCTTGGCCCGGGTGTTTATGACCCGTGGTCTCTTTGCTTGGGTGGAGAATTGTTTTAGAAACAACCAGATTTTGCAACGACGTATTATCTATAACCACATATGTTTCGTTGTCTTTTACAGGATTCCCACCTAAGTTCCATTTATTGATTTTCATTCGAATACCTCAAAACACCCTTCGGCATAATTGTCACACCATATGCCGCCTTGGTGAAAAAATAAGACGTCCACATACCTTAAATCCTCATGCACAATTTCTGTTACTATACCCATGGTGCCAATTGGTATTATGGAACCATAATGTGGGCTGGTAAAATCTTCTGAACGTAATTCCAATTTATTTTGAACTAAGTCACCCACTTTCATTTAAAGTTATTAGTCCGGACATAACATGCGCCCCACCTGGTAAGGGCGCCGTCAAAAAAGACTGTGCATATATCTCCAGGCTCAATGAGCAATCCCATATATGATTTAGATGACATCCCGGGTTTTACTGTCACAAGATCACCGACTTTCATTGCGATATATTACTTCCATCTCCGATTCATGTGCAATTCCCAGTTCACCATCATCATATAAAATTCTCCACCCTCCCCCAATCAGGTGCTCCATATCGCCCGATCTGACTGGGTATATATTTTCAACCACTAACCCATACATGCCATAATCAGAATCAAAAATCATATCACCGATTTTCATCAAATCTCTTTCCCATCTCTAATCACTCGATATTCACTTCTCAGATTGTTGATGTTAATTCTGCTATAACCCCATCGCAAATTATAATTTTGGGGAGTACCGGACGACCATTGAATCCATGCGTCGCGACGTGATATTTCATAAACAACTCCGGCAAACTGCTCGCCGGTCCTTTGGCAGGTTTCGATAATCAAATCCCCTACAATTGGATACCTGGAATTACGCATTAATGCTTTTCCATATCCTGTATCAATCGACGAGCCTCTGCTGCCAACGATTCCATCTGATCACATACTGCGCATAGACGTGCCAGGCGCTCTTTACGGTTGGTATCCGCAGACTTACGTTGAACTGTGACAGTCTTAGGTGTCACCGGTTTGATGCTTTCCGTCATAGGATCCGAAATTGATTCTCGCATTGTCTGTGTCCAGTCGCAACCCATAGTATCCTCCTTGGTGTTGATTAAATTATACCATGTTTTAAAGCAATTTGCACTTAATATTTTTACACCTAGCAAAATATACTCGCACCATTTATCGACCCAAATTAATAACCTTTAGATGGTGAGGATGTGCCCATGCAGGGGGATCTTTCTCACGGTAATGTACCCATATCTGGCGTGAGCCAGTAAGGCACTCAGTGCTAATCTTCCACACAATCCCAACCACCGGTTCTACCGCTGACTTGAACTGTACCAAATCCCCAACTTTCATTACCCATCCGCAGATTGAAGAATCTTAAGCGCTGATTTTGCATTATAAACGGTGCGAAACGAATGTTCATGATTAGCCACCCCCAATTCTTGTACATCACAATCCACCCGATTATTTTCTTTTTCATACACCCGAAGAATAATAACTAATCGACTCATGTATTGACATAAATCACCAACCCGCAATGTTACCACCCTACCCCGTGACAAGGATATGTGCACAAGCCGTATACGGCAAGTGCGAATAAAATCAGGCATGTGCCCAAGAGGGTCTTTTCAACTAGATTCATTCAATACCTCCAAATATTTTTCGCTCATAGCACATATGTCCCCGGTGATTCCACAATACATGTTCCAGATATTTCCGCCATCGGCCCAGTAGTCATCGGTCGACGGAGACACCACCAAGTAGAGATTCCTTCCATATGGGTGAACTGTCACAAGATCGCCTGGCTTTACATTCTTAAGGTTCATATATTCCTGAAAATAAAGGGCGTTTTTTCTTTATTCGAGGAGAACGCCTTAACTCCCCAGTGCTTCCGGTGCTCGCGATCACCGATTCTCCGTGTATACCGGAAGAGCATCGCACATGCTCAAAGGGGTAAGGCTCCCAACTTCCTTACCTAGGTGCAGCCTACGCTTACGCAACCACCCCTCAATCGCAACCGGCATGCCACTCCAACGAGTGCCCGGTGATCTTGAATTGAGGTATCTGGCCTGCACCCCCCACCAATATTAAAAATACCTGCGCCCGCGAGAGGACACAAATCAAACAGCTTCCATCAGCTTCCGCGGTACCATCACCTCGCGGCCGGAGTCCGTGTCAAGCACCATCATGTAACCCGGGCGGACGTGATAACCGATATGCGCTCGCATTCGAGCGCGCAGGACTGGATAAATTTTTCCGGCTGTGAGCTCAACATATCCGTTCTGTGGGGGGAGCCGGCTCTCGCCAGCGCTGTCGAACGCAATGCTGAATGTATCTTCGCCGCGAGCCTTCGCCTCTTTGATTTCCTTATGCTTCGCTTCTCGCCACTCTCGCTGCTGCTCACCGGACAGGCGATAGGTAGCACTGACCACACGCCGCTCGTCGCAATCCCAACTGTCTCCTGGATACTCACGCTTCCCGCCGTTACGCGTGGTGAACGCTGCGTCTTCATTAATCCGCACAAGGCCACCCTTACGAATTTTCTTTTCTTCTGTCATGTTTATAAACTCCTTGGTCATGTGAAATCTCTCAGCGTCTTGGCTCGGGACCCGTTACCCGATTCTATGGGAGATACCCCGGCGGGTCTTTGTTTTTCATTTTCTCTCCTACCCCCCTTCCTTCTTTTCTATTATACCAAATTACACTAGAATTTGCACGCATGCAGGAAAAAAAATGGCTGGGGCACAAGGACTCGAACCTTGAATGTCGGTACCAAAAACCGAAGTGTTGCCAATTACACCATGCCCCAATCGCGGGGTAAGCGAGGGGATTTGAACCCCCACCCACTGGCACCACAAGCCAGTGCTCTGCCGTTGAGCTACGCTTACCATAGAATCACTAGAGTGCACATGCAAGGAATAATGTTATAATACCTAGAGGTAAGGCCAACAAGCCTAACAGAAGCTCATTTCGGGCCTCTCGTTTGGCAATTGTGGACCATCGTTCATTTTTAGGGGGCTTACGAAACATATCTACTCCTTCTGTTGAAAACAAAGAAAGTCCCGGGTCATATGACCCGGGATGAATGGCTTAAGCCGCCGAGACCCGAGCCACTTCCTTAAACCCCTTACCGTCAAGGTGGAGGAAGAAAGTATGACCGCATCCGCCGAACCGGTTCTTCGTTGTCTGAAGAACTCGGCAACCGGCCAAATCAGGGTCACGGGTTTCAACCGAAAGCTCCATCATGGCATCAACCATGTGCTTAAGCTTATTGCTTCCGGCCATTTGACCACCCTTGTTGACCTGACCAATGACAATTGCGTTACAGAAGTTCTCCTTGCAGTAGTCAGTGATCATGCTCAAAGCACGAGTCGCGGATCCACCGTTGATGTGGGTTGAACCATCCTTACGCGTGTACTTACCATCGTCCATACACTGAAGGGAGTCGACAATAAGGAAGAACGGCTTGTTCTTGTTACCGCGCTTCTTCCGCAGCTTGTCGCATTGCTCAAGCAGCGTTGGCACGTGGGTTTCCTGCCCAGCAACGAAGCCGTTGCGAAGACCGAGGCGCTCACAAACCAGCTTGACCTGAAAAAGAGACTCTTCAGCGGTGTTAAAGAAAGCAATCCCGCCTTGTTTGGTGATTGAATCCGCAAGCTTCAGCATCATCGTGGTCTTACCGGAACCCGGGGTACCCGTAAAGAAAGTAACAGCGGAAGGTGTGAAGCCCTCACCGCCCAACGCACAGTCGATGTATTCCACACCGGTCTTGAACTTGTTCCGCAATTGCTTGGGAACCTTGATATCCAAGATGTTGGTACCGAACTTGACTTCCCTATTCTTAAGATTGAGCTTCATTCTATCTCCTTGGTCGAAATTTTAAGCTCCAGGGAGGTACCTTTCCTCCCTTCCTTCTTTTCAATTATACACCAGGATCGTCGGTTTTTGCACGTACTTTACACTTTTTTTCTTCTTTTTCCCACCATTCCGGGGGATCAGGATACATTTTAGTGATGCCGTACATACCACACCCGACACAAAAGAAACACAACATCGTTACCCACAATACTTCCATTACACCACCCCTCGATAGAACATGTTGCTGCACTCCATTAACAAAATTTCTTTGGATGGGAGTGTAGTAGTTCTAATACGTGATCTTTGAATCATCTCCCCACTCTTTGGTACATCATAGGCTAGCCACGGATTTTTTCCGCGGCGGTTTTTGGGCAACCTCTTGTCTTCTCTCCTCGTAATCAAACAAATGGGGGAACCTTCAATAATGTCAAACAATACCGCACATGCCTGAAGCTTTTCTTCAAAGGTTAATTCATAAAACCTTTTATCGTATAGAGCACCACCCACCTTCAGGATCTCCAGGATGGTATCGCTCACAGGTTTGACATGTTCTACGCACGGAAAATTGTCATCTGTGGAACGATTCCAGTGATTGTGTTTTTTTCCCAAACCCCGAATTTTTCGGATAACCTTGGCCACTAGTTCGGTACCTTCATAGTCGGTCAGCAGCGCCGCCAAACCATCCACGTTAGCACGTGCCTCTAATTTGTGTAATTCCCCTACCATGTCATCAGAAATATACCATTCCACGTAATTTTCAAATAAACGCAAAATTCTATCAATTTTTCTTTTTGCCCCTAAATCATGTGGGCATCTTTTAAATTCAAACAACCACGGATGCAATGATTCCACAAAGGCTAAAAATCTAGATGAATTCATACGTATACCCTCGTCCATTCCTTCTTATTATAACTTAATAAGGAAAAATTTGCATAAATTTGAGTTAATTTTTTAAAAATTAAGATAATTAAAAGCAATAATGATAAATGAAGGGATATGTGGGGGAAAGTTGTGAATTTCCCTATTTTTCTTCCTTGGATTTGGCGCTCCATTGATCTTTGGGCAATAATTTTTCAATTTTGAACTTTAAGATAGATTTTCCATTGACTGTAGGGTGTCCATGTTCATCTTCACCAATTTCTTTTACAATTGTGCGCTTATTTTTAAATCTTCCGGTTAAAATCACATCGCCCGGCTCAAGATCTAACGTTAACGCTTCACGAATAAGATTTCTTAATTTTTTATTGGTGGTTTTCATTTTAGCCTTCATCCTTGTTCCACGGAGCATTTGAATCTTCTATCATAGAAACTATGCTCTTTTCAAACCCCCGTGCCGCAAGCCATGCCCCCACAAACATCCCGGTACTAGTGCAAAAAATAATTAGCAGCACAATCCCCCAGCTCACTTGATAGCCCCTTTTATCTCAGCATGCAAATCTTGGGCTTTTTTTAACAATTCGGGATCTGGAGGGTTGTCCCATTCCCCCCACAGAGCCGCAACAACGTCAGACATCGCATCAGAAGCGACCTGGAAAGGATCACTATTGGATTGTGATGGCTGTGCAGCAGGTTTCTTGCCCCAGAATTCTTCCAGCACAGACTCCTTAATGATTCTTCTGAGTTGTTTCTTTGAGACTTTCATCTTCTCCACCTTCCCCCACCGAACACGCTTCGAAAGAGCTCGTCAGTTTCTTCCCATGACAAGGAGTCAATATAATTAGTGAGACCGACACCATAGCCTCTTTCTGGGAGAGTCGCCAATACATCTTCTTGAATTTCTTTCCAGGTATATTTGACACCCGGCTCGCGGATTCCCTTCCACCAGCTTATAAGTTGCTGCTTGACTTTGGGATCAACTGGAGTCATTGCTTCCTTGATGATTCTTCTGAGCTGGTGCCTGGTAATTCTTATTTCTTTGAGCTCTTCCTCTTCTTCATCCTTGTCAATTATAGCTTTCTGGAGTTCATCCGGTAACTTTGTTTGGTCACCCTGGAGGGCCGGATCAGCATTGTACTTGATGGTTGCCTCGGCTTCTTCCCGGATGATTCTTCTGAGTTGTCTCTTTGTGATTTTCATCGATTCGGTCCTTCTGCCCACACCATAAAATTATGCAAGAACCACGGTGGGATAACAACATCACCCACGTTCCGACCGGTGGCGATCACATCGTCTTGCCCGGTGCCGGAGCCAATGGCCATAACAGTGAGCTTCTCATTTTCGGGTACCACAACCCATTCTGCTATGCTTTCCCCTTCGTAACGAGCTAATTCAACCGGAGCTTGAGCCATGATGACATCCCCTCGTCGCACGTAATCCCTGATCTCTTTTGGTGACATCATGATTTCTTCAGGATTTTGAATCTCTTCTCGCAATAGCGTTTCTCTAATAAGCTGTTTAAGCTTTGTTTTTGTAATTTTCACCACTCTCTCCTTGACCTGGCCTTGTTTTTCTTCGTCTTCCCATTTCTGTGCCATTTCAGGATCATTGGCCCACATCCACCGTCTCTGTTTTTCTGATTTAAAAGGCATTTAAAATTCCTCGCTATCCCTTTCCACAATGTATGCGCCTGTTCCACCCGTACCGGAATTCAAAGAATCCTCAGCGGTTTCATATGATAAAAAGATCATAGGTTGACCTGTGTGGGTGGTAACTTCCTGTCCTGCGGGTGTATAAATAACATATTCCTCAAAATTGTCACTTTCACTTATCGGTACGCCTAAGGCCGGGGCCAGATTTTCTTCAAGGGATTCACACATCTCTAAAGGGGTGTTATCTTGTCCCTTGGCCAGGCGCCGGCTTTTATCCACCTGACCTTTATACTCTTTGGGATCAACCACTTCCCCGTGTCCCCACGCTCGACCTTGATGATGTGCCAAATCTTCAGGGGTACCAGGCCAGGGCTGCCCTTCAATATGCCCCTTAGGGAGATCGGCATAGTATCCTTCTTCTTTTATAATTTTTCTCAATTGTTTGAGTGTTATTTTCATTTTGGTTTCCATAATTTTTCCATGAATGGCAAAGTGAGAATTAAGCGACCAAAAAAACCGTTTCAGTTCTCCAAAAGGAACCTTTCCATAAGCATCATTTGCTGCATCTAGGATAGCCTGTAGTTTTGGGCGTCTCTGCGATCTGCTTGGCGCTGCATTTAGCTCTTCATTAATGATCTTTCTTAATTGGCGCTTGGTTAATCTCACTTTAAACCCTACCTGTTCTGCGTTTCCACGCCATGATCATCTTATCCACGTCATGTAGATTCGAATCTTGGTGTTTTTCCCATAATTGCCGGGGGGACATCGTTAACCCATGTTTCCGCACCAAATCTGTTGCATCATCCATTGTGAATGTTCCACCTATGTCATGATGATAAGAGCGATACTGTTCCCTTAGGGCCTTCCTAATCAATGTTCTAAGATGTTTGCCCTGGATATTCACGCCTACATTTCCCCCATAGATTCCGCTAATCCCTCAGCGGCTCCTCTCAACCTACCGGCATCAAGGACGAGCTCATCGACACTTCTCCCTAACGATGCGTGATCTCCATCCTCCAACCACCCACTGTCGACATAATCCTCTGCAATACCCTCAAGCAGGTCCTCGACCTGCTTCAAACGTGTTGCAAATTCAGCGTAAGATTGGGGATCGCCACTCTCTGTTCTAGAAGCAGCAATATTATCTTCAATTGCGGCGGCGATGCCAAGATCTGCCGGGGTCATCTGTTCCCTAATAATTCTTTTGAGTTGTTTCTTTGTAATTTTCATTATAATATCACCCACCCTAAAATCAAACCTTTAAAAAACGCCAACCACAACAGCTGATAGTTGGACCAATTGGTTTTATCTTGAACACATTTTATGCATCCTTTGTGCCATTCAATAAATTTATTCATTACCTACTCGCGTGATATGCTTGTAATGCATCTTCAGCATCACCTTTTGTGTCATAAGTTTGAGGCCAGAATTTGCCTGTTTTATTAGAAATAATACGCCACTTACCTTTGGAATCTTGATCAATACAACCAGATTCAGGGCACTTCCCCTTACCTGATTTATCTTCCAAAAGCAGCGCTTGTCTGATAATATTTCTTAAATGTGTTTCGTTAATTCGCATGATTCCTCACTTATCCTGATAAGTTGTTTATAATTATCACGACAAAAGGAAAAATGCTACTTGAGGGCTTAAACAGTTTCACCTCGTAACCACCTATTTTTTTGGTGTTCTGAGATTTGTTCGTAAAGCTTTGGATTACACTCCCGGCAGACGGCTTTAAAGTGTTTGGTGTGTAAGTTTCCGACAATTGCGCAACTACGAGTGTTATCGCAAGAATGACATTCCCAAATCCGAATAGACTTTTTAGATTGCATGGCAACCTCCATACTCTGTGGTTAAAAAATGGAATGGAATTTATAAGTGAATATTGGCATCTTCTTATGAAGTGCTAAGGAGACGGGGCATATGCCCCGTCTCGGTGTTATAATTTAATTATAACCGTGAAAGTAATAGTGTGTAATTAAAAAAAGACGACAGTCATCATAACCGCCAGCGAGGCAATTGCAGTAATGATTTGCAAGAACTGAATGTCATCATCACCCATAATGTTACGCATGGTTTTTCTCCTTCGTGTTGTAAGTCCTAAGTTCAATCTTTCCCGGCATCAAAACCACCAGGTGCTCTTGTGGGTATTCTTCCCTAAATCTCCTTTCAGCCTGATCGTAATCAAAACCCGCATGCAATGTATGCTTGATAGGGTGGGTTTTGTTTCCTTCTAGACTTACAGAGGTCCAAATCCTACTCATCTTTTTATCCTTGTATAATGGTTTTTTTGATTTAAATTGAAATTATTTTCCGTAAGGAGTAGCTAAACCTTCAGATATCAACCACTTATTGACATTGACATCGTCAATAAAAATCTCTGCCAACCACCGACCGTACTTCCCGCGCTTATCTTTCTGGGTACGGATGACAACAGTTTTATTCCCTATTTTTTCACGTAATTGATCACGACTAATTAAACCGGTAGGACGTGATTCCCCTCTAATTTCAGGTGCATTGATACCCAACAATCGCAGTTTTTGTTTGCGTAACGTTACCCCAAACCCAAGATCAATGTCTGCGGTAACTGTGTCTCCATCATAGACCCTGCATATGTACGCTCGATATTCAAACATTATGTTTCTAATTTCCCCGACTCTCTTACCGGTTTCCTTTAAAGGCGAACGATTTGTGAGGTATGTGAACCTGTTTTGTCGTTCCTCTGGCTTTCAATAGTTTCTTTTCGGTTACTGGCTTAATGCGGTCACCTAATATATTCTCCCTTGCTTTATTTATTTTATTTGTTATATTAATATCAGTGTTTATATAGCATCATCTTCCTCGGGTTTTTTGCCATGCGCAAAAATTGTTGCTTTGTGAAGAACATCACGCACACGTTGTTTTTCATTATCTCCCAGCAACCACAACATTCCAATGCCCTCCTTCTTGCAAACCTCGACCTCCGGGGTATTGGCCAAAGTGCGTTTTCCCCCATTTCCAAAAAAGTCAGGCTTCAAACTCTGCAATGCCTTGCAAACATCACCGTTGGAATCATCCACTGAAACAACATCAATCACACCAGGAATGTTTTCCAAGATTTTTTTCCGGCGTTCCCACGTCATCCAACATCCCAAATGTCTGGCCTGATCACACCAATTATCGCTATTGAGAATGATAACAACATCCCCGTATTGTGCAGCATCTAGAATCATGGACACTTGACCTTCAGTCGGTGGATCAAACCCACCACTCAAGGCAATAATAGGTCTTTTATCGGGTTCCTTGCTGCTCATATCTAGATTGTATCACAAATAAAAGTTATTTACACGTATTTCAGCAATATTGTTTAAGGTACCGTCAAATGAGATAACTGCCCTCCGGCAATCCAATTCTCATCACACCTGCCCTTAACGCCGGCCACAGTTCCACTACCTGTCCATTGCCAAACATCCCAATGGCTCCAGTTAGGTACCTTGCGCTCCGCGTCCACACCTTCATTATAACTAGCCAACCAAAGAGGATAATCCTTTAACTTTTTGAGACTGCTGCTACTGGCGCGTTTCATATAAGAATCCCAATACCATTTCGCAGTATAGATTAAAGGCCTCACCCTTTCGCGACAGCTTACCTCTTCCAACCATGCTATGGCCCAATCAATGTTGAGTTGATCGTCGGTTTTCATCCCAGCTTCCAAATCTAACACCGGAAGAAGATCCCCGCACTTGATACCACCCACCTTGTTGGCTGCGTTTAAAAAATTTTCCACTTCATCATGTGCATCTTGTATGGTACCACCATTGGTATCGGGTCGACCAAAATGATAAAATCCCACAGTGATACCATGATCACGACACCCCTTAACTTTTTCTTCATAGCCGGGATTAACGTGAGTGGTACCTTCAGTGAGCTTAATCCAAGCATGTTTTACACCGCCGGCAGCCACCTTTGCAAAATCAACAGTTCCATTATGCCGACTTAAGTCAATTGCAGGTAATACCGGAATACCGAGTGAGCCAAGAGTCTGAGGACCGGCAATACCGTCCACTGTCAGGTTGTTAAAACTTTGATACTCTTTAACGGCTTTTTCTGTCTTGGATCCAAATTTGCCATCCACTGCCAAGCCTTTAAGCACAAATTGTGCCTGCAACCTGGCCACTTCCTGACCGCTGTCACCCTTTCTTAATGTGTATACCATGCTGCTCATAGCTCCTCGATTCTCTTTGCCTTATCATCAATCACTAAATCAAAGTGAGGTTTAGGATTGGGACTAGTGCCGGTGATCAATTCATGATATTTACATCCCCAAGCATTGAGCTGCGTTTTGGTATGCTCAGTATAATCCTTGCCTGATACCGATCCCCGCGCAGTCCAGTAAACCACACGCCATCCTTCATCAAACAGTTTGTTGATCTTGGAAATGTTGTCATGATTGGGTTCGGAAAGATCATAGCGACGTTTTCCGGAATAAAAGCAAATTGTTTCATCAATATCCACCAATGCTACGCGTTGGCGATCACCAGTTGAAAACCTTTTGGCTTCATGAAACTCCACCATGTCAGCACCTCCTTATCCTACACTTACCAACTCTAGCTCAAAGTTAAGGGGTTTACCTGCTAGTGGGTGATTGAAATCCAATTGCACATTTGTTTCATCAAATCCTTCAATCTTCGCCATCATCTGCTGCCCCAATTCATTCTTACCATATACTGTGGCACCGGCCTGAAATTCAAAATCAGCCGGGAAACTATCGCGTGGTACAACTTGTTTTGCCTGTGGATTGTACTCGCCATATGCTTCCCCTGCCTCGAGACGAACTGTCTTTTTATCACCTACTGTCATTTGGCTGACGGCTACATCAAATCCACTAATCACCTGACCGGCACCTAGCATAAATCCCAGGGGATCCCTGCTATAGGAGCTGTCAAACTCAGTTCCATCATCAAAGGTGCCACGATAGTGCACCGTAACCTTAGTACCATTTTCAATGTTGCTCATTATTATCCTTTGTTTTAAACGATAGGGTGCCCACCGTGCCCGCACCCCCTAGGGGCTATTGTACCGTAAAAGTCAGAGTACCTCTGCCAACTTTTACTTGGGCTTCCCAGCCACTAAAGGCAGCTGAATATTTGTTTTCGTGTTCTAGAACATCACTGGCCAATGCATCCACTTGCGTGGTAAGCGTGGTAAAGCCGCGCTTGTGATCGTACCTCTCCGTGGATTCATCAATCATTTCCAGATCATAAAAATTATCACGCAATTGTTCTTGCACATATGTTTCGAAATCCCCATCACGCGCGTAATCATTTAATAGATCGTGATCCCGTAATTGCCCCAGAGGATCCCCGACATACGGCATCTGGAGTGGCAGTTGGCGTGTAATTACGTGTGCCAATCGCTCCACCACGTCAGTTTCTTCCAAAGCGGTTTCTACATGAGTTTCATTAAAATGAAAAACATCTGTCCCTTGCTCGTACACAAAGGTAATACGTGTAGTTTCATCTAATTTTGCGTTACTAAGATTCTTCAACAAACTCATTACCGGCTCCTTTGTCCCTGGTTAAAATAAATAAGGCACCTGTTACCCCGTGCCTCCCTGCGGGTATGTCAATTACTTCTTCTGTACGAAATCATACAACTTATCAGCGACGATTAGAACATCTTCTGTTGCATAGGGATTAATAGGATTTCTCTGTCCCTCAGGCTTCAAATGCTCATTCTCGCACTGACGGCTTTGACGATCTTGTAAGATACCAATTGCCATACCTAACAGTTCACTACGGAGTTCATACCCGCTTTTCTTTGAATCACTCATTTTACTCTCCTTGTGTGTGTGTGTTCAACTGTTCCTCGGAACAATTCAAGAATATATCAATTGCGTTACATTGTATAACACAGAAAATAAAAAAGCCCGGTCAAATTTGACCGGGCTTGATATGAGTATTCAATACCCTTGAAAGACCTAGAGATTCTCGTTAAGGAAGCTCTGCAGCGCTTGCGCTTCACGGCAGGTCAGGGTCAGGCTGGACTGACCCACACTGTACTGGCCACCCTGGGGCTGGGTTGCAATGGTAACCACATTGCTACCGGCACGCTTGGCGGTGTCATTGCGGTTGATGGTGTAGTTGAAACGCTTGGTTGACTTTGTCTTTGAATAATTCATATGGAATTGTCTCCTTAAGGTTGTTGCGGGATAGTTAAATGCCCGTTAAGTTGAAACAATATTACCCTGAGTGACCGGGGTGTATAAAACGTACAAGATTAAATTATTTAATCCTTGGAGATTGTCACGTAACCGCCGTAGATTATCTGTGAGGTGGCGGTGTTTCCCACCTTGACCACCAACATGTTGGTGGTGGATGACGACACGTCAGTGATATCAATCTCAGCGCTGCAGTCGCCCGTTCCTTTTACCTGCTCAGCGGTACCGTCAATGAATGCTTCGTATACACCCACTGCCATGCTGGTGGCACTACTATAAACACGGACATGGGTGGCGGTATAACCGGTAGGGATGGGCACATACGCATACACTTCAAGGGTGGCATGCATGACCTGGATCCCCAAGGTTGCATCATCTACGGCGAGGTTGAAATAGCCGTTGTCGTCATTAGGAACAAAATCACGGGCAATCAGCTTGATCCTCGTCTGTGATCCATGCCACCCGTTGTGGCTAGCCACAGTGACAGCTCCGCCGGCACCGGCATCGGTGAGGGTGACGTTGTCTCCGGCGGTCAGCACCCGTTCACCAGAAAGAGTGCCGTCAGTAGCCAAGGTAACATACTGCGCGTCTGTGGGAGCGCCAGATCCTCCCCCGGCTGTCAGGTCAGTCTCACTGACGTCATATGAACGCCAGTATATCTTACCATCGGACTTTGCGTACAGGTAACCTTGGCCGTCAGATGGTTGGGAAGGGGTGGAAGATTCTGCGGTGATGGCGATGCTTCCTGAGACATCCAGTTCAGCAATGGGGGAGGAGGTGCCGATACCGGTTTTTTCATTTCCTGCATCAACGAAAAACATGTGGGTGTTGCTATCTGACTCCACCCTAAAATCATTCGCCGCGGCACCATCTTCATTTAAAATTACCCCGTCACTATTGATTGTTATAGCCTCGCCATTTGTGCTATGGATCTTTGTCTTAAACGCTGACTCACCGTGGTTGATGTGAAAAACCTCATTACCGGCATTTAGATAAAGAGCCAAGGATTCATTGGGAGATCTCACTATAAAATCTACGTCGCCCCGGCCTTCATTGAAGCTAATCTTGTCTTGGGAATCGTCTTCAGTTATGTTGATAAAACTTACATTGCCGGCCTTAACGGTTATGTCATCAGTTTGAAACCTAATGAAAGTGTCTGTGTCGCCGTTGTGGTAGATGTATTCATCAACGCCGATATCACCAGCTACATCTAACGCGTAATCCGGAGACGTAGTTCCAATTCCCACCTTGTTTGTACCGGCATCGGTGTGCAATATCACGTTTCCATCATCGGCCATTATTTGAACGTCGATATCGGCATTCGAGTTGTTTAACAGGATTTTAGGGCTATCATACTTGATTATTGAGTTGCCACCGGCAACGATGTTGACTGTGTCGTTTGAGGGAAAATCTAGGTATGTGTTCCCATCCCCCAGGTGTTGTAGTCTTTTGGAGATCGCAATATCCGACGTGTGAGACGAATTGTCGATTCCAACGACGAACGTTCCGGCACCCATGCTGTCAACGCCATCGGGCCCGAATCCAAAGCGCCCATCAGCTCGTGCCCTAAAGATTATGTCACCATCACCGTCTTCCATTTCTAGGACCCGGGTACCGGATCCGTTTCCGTCGGTTGTGAGTTTGAGCACGTGTCCAGCGCTAGACTCATCATTATCGATGGTGGCTACGTAGCCGCCTGAGACTGAACCGGTGACGTTCATCGTTCCGGTCACATATACCAAGCCTTGAAAATTGTGAAGATCATCGGCGGAATTGCCAAACCATGTTGAACCAGTCGATTGCAGCACGGCGGCCTGGCGTCCGTTGGTTGTATCACCTATATAAATGGGCACGTAACTCTCCTGTGAATGGCATGGCGGGTCTGACCATGATATAATAGGTATGGCGATGGGGCAACAAAACCCCCACCAATCTCAGCGCCCTTTAAAGGCAGTGAGGTAAAGCACGCATGCTGCCGTGATCATGACGCAAGTGAGGGCGGCATCGTCATGATTTTGGGCCATGAATGCTAACACACCACATGCGCCAATCAAACCGGCAATCAGGAGTTTTGCGATTACTCTAGCCATTCGGGGGGGATCGGGCGACACATGCAGACATCGGTTCGATCCGGACAAGTGAGAGTACGGAACTCGGCGGGAACGCAGTGTTCCAGGATGGTTCGGTTGGCCTCTAACAACTCGGGGGGTGGGGGAGGTTGGTGCCACTGGGACACGGTGCTGCGGGCTACTGTGTAACCCCCTATGGCGCCTAGCCCCAAGGCCAGACCGACGACAATCCAATTTCTTAACGTATCATTCATATCAAAAAAATAACGGGTTGTGTGGGATTCGTATACCGCTTTTTTCTCCGGAGGGTGGATTGGAGGAGGGGACAGCGGGCTGTCGCCCACGCCATACACCATGGAAGGTAAAGCCAACCCCCAAAATCTCACGTGAAAAAAGCCCCTTCGGGGCTAAAGCAACTTCATCGCCAAAAAAAGAAGAAGAATCAAGCCAACATTAAAAGCCAAAACCTTAACCATAAAATCAAAAGAATCAATGCGTGCCATTAACCATTTAAGCCATTTCACTAATTACCTCCTCAATAATCCCAATGAATAGTTGAGGATCCTTCGCCAACGATTCCAACCTGTGATCATCCTGTACCAACCGACACTTTCCATAAGAATCCTGTGCGGCATTCAAACTATTTGTCAAAGGAATAACATCATCATAATATCCGTGAACCCACATCAACGGCATGCCGGGTGCAACGGTAACTTTATTAATGCCAAACAGTAGTTTAGCGGCTGACGCCAAAAATATGCATGGGCCTGACCAATTTCCTTCTACAATCATACGAGCCAATATGGCGCCGCCCATTGAAGAACCAATTATAATATCCGGTTTAAATTCTAGAATTGCCTCTCTCGCCTGAGATAGCGGGAGACGAGCAGCTTTCAATATTTCCCCCTTAACCACTGAAGACCAGCTGTCGTTTTCATTCTTCTTAAGAGCCCTAAGCTCCGTGGTGTCAAGCGCGGGAACATATGCATTATAATGATGCTTAAGAAACGTAGCCTTCGCACCATTAGGGTTACCTTCCAAACCGTGAAAAAATAGAATTCGCAAGTATCTTTACCTCCTGGATGGTATTCTAAAAATATGGTACCGGAGACGGGACTCGAACCCGTAAGCCTTAAAGGCGACAGATTTTAAGTCTGTTGTGTATGCCAATTCCACCACTCCGGCATTTTAACGTTTCCTCTTTCCTCCTTACGTTACTAATAATACCACAAAGAAAAGATATTTACACGAGAATTAATTCTAAAAGGGGGAAAAGTTTATATTTATATTTGTGACAACCTCACAACCGTACTTTTAAAACACAGGACTAGTTTAAAGATGTGATGACAACACTGACCATAATAACCTACATTTTTCTCCTTCATTGGTTGGCGGATTATATTTGTCAACCATATTGGATGAAGGTGCAAAAAGTTAAAAGCCTTCCTATTTTATGTCTTCACGTTATCATATATTCCGGCACCATGTTTTTAGGATTATTGCCACTAGCCCACATTGGAACTATAGCTACTTACATCGGAATTAATGCTGGGCTTCACTTAAGTGTAGATCTTATCACTAGCCGAATCATATCAAGCAATACAACGGAAATTAAATTTGTCAATAAAGATGAAAAAAAACCTTTTTATGAACGCATCAACATATATACGCCCATTGCATTCTTGGGGTTTGATCAATTGCTGCACCAAGCATGTCTCTTGTTGACCCTATCATACCTAGGTTTTTAATTATTTCCAAAAGATCTGCACCCACATAATTACCAATGAGAGCGCAATACATATCATGGTCTTGGTGGTAAGCATAGACTCATTTAACAACCACCACGTCATAAAAGGAAAGATCAAATAGCTGGTACCAAACCCAATAAACCTTACACCCCACGCACTATCCTGTAACGCTGTATACCCAAAACGGGCAGCCCAATATCCACACATCGATATTGGCAACGCTAACGCCAATGTTATCATCAAAGAGCGATCTTGCCATGCTTTATTAATAAATTGCAAATTTGTTGCTAGCCATACAAACACATGCAAGACCACAAATAAACCGACTGAATATATGAGGTTAAGTGACAAATTGATACCTAAAATATCATACTAGTAATAACGTATAAACCAGAAACCATGGCGGCTGTAGCCATTACCAAGCCTAACACCTGGCCTAAAAAGAAAGCGGCAATGCAATTAAAAATTAATTTCAACAATCCTCCCTCCTGACTAGTGTATTATACCATATGCAACTGGCTTTTGCACGCTAGCGACTAAAGATACCTCGTAACCCCTTGAGGGCACCCACTTTACCTTCTCCTCCCTCCCATTCATACCCACCTTGGTACCCCAATACAAGATACTGTTGTTGCTTGTCGGGGTCCATGGTTCTCATTGCAGCCTCTATGGAACGTGACATTAATCCCACTTTCCCTAAAGTATGTACTAGCGGTTGAATTTCAAGTGCTGTAATGGGCCAAGAATTATCTACCGCAAAATTTTCCAAAGCCTTCATCACATCCACTATGGCCGTACGTTTCTCATCATCCATTGTGTCAGTTTCAAAAAGGCGGGGGCGCGGGGCGGGAGAATTCTCCCCTCTAGAGGTTGGGGGAATACGTTGATCTCGGCGAGCAATCATTCGATTAGCTTCCTGTTGGGGGTTTTTCTTTTTCATCTTATCTGTTCCCATTAAATACCGATCTTAATTATCCTTAATGATCTTTGGTTTACCTTCTTTCACCACAATATTGTAGCGATAATTCATGCTTCTAGAAATTTCCTCTAGAGTGCGAAAACAGCCCAAGCAATGATCTTCTTCATAATCATATACGCAATAACCGGTACAAGGGCTATTTTTTTTGTTTTGTTCCTTTGTCATCTAATACATCGTATACGCTAGTACGCCCATACAATTGTTCCACTTTTTGTTGGCGCATAAAATCAAGGTAGGCATGCATATCTTCCATAAGCTTTTTTTGCTCCCGAACATGTCTACGATGAATGTGCAAAAAGACAATGGAAATAAACCCAGCTGCAAGAAAAACATATATCATTATATCTTCCATATGTGAATTGCATCCATATGTATTCCCAATACCCACCCATATACAATTGCCACTCCAAAAGCAGCCCACTGAACCCACCTACGGTGGCGGTTAACCCACAAACCCAAGGAAGCTATGTATACCACAAAAACTTTTATAAACCAAAATAACAAAGGTGAATATGATATCAAGAAGGCCATTAAGGGATTTGCTTCATAAGCAATGCCGTTAAAAACCCAATGTAGGGTCAGCGATGCATCCAACATATTTGTAACAAAAATAAAACACAAAACATATTTTAAAAATTGTTCGCCAACTTTCATCACAACCCGATTGCTGAAATACCTTCCTATCTATAGATATTCTGCAACACCGTTTTCTAACGTATCATAATGAAGCCTCCACCGAATACAGGGATCCATATCTGACGCCATCACATAGGTATCAACATCTGTTTCCACAATAATTCCGCGGATTGTGCCTTCACGACGGTGGTTATATTTTATTTTTTTCCCAATTAATTCTGGACGACGCTCTTTTCTGGATTTGGCATATACGCTTTTTTTTATCATGAATTACTTAAGCACCTGTTTATTATCCTGAACTACAAAATGTTTTTCCAACATTGCCAACCCATCTTCGGCTTCTGCCAACTTTTTATTCCAGGCTTTCATTTCTTGCAGCACATTCGAATGATCGGCCACACCTACCGGATTTGTGAGATAAAGTTTAAGAACAGCCAAAGCTTCTGCTTTTTCACCCTCATAATGAGCAACCAAGGCCTCGTAAAAATTAAAACCTACGTTTACTGACATTTATACACTCCATATATGTGTTTATATAAAATATTATCTTGTTTATAACTGTATAACAATAATGCGACTACCGTGTGAAAGCTCTTTATTAACATCAGTGTCCGTCAAGGTAGAGAAGTGCCCATCTTCAAACATTCGATACCTATAATATTGCAAATCATTACGACACAGGGATTCACCTTCATAACACTCCTCCACCCCTATGCATAGAGCCAATGTGCCATTATTCCTTTGCAACCCATATCCATCCAACATTAAAGGCCCCTTATTTCTCATTACATCCTCCAAAAACATTGATATATTTTATTATACTAACGCCACTCAAAATTTACATTTAGTTTATATTTCCAAATACTAATCCCCTATTTATTGGCGAGGGAACAATGACAAATTTAATACGAAAATATGTACGGCACCTTTTAAATGAAATTACCCAATTACCAAAAGAGTATTTTACCACCATTGATAATGCTATAGCGGACTCCAAATTTTGGACGCTGCCTAATCACGAAGAAGATATTGATGAGCATGGTCTCCAAAACCAAACCCCCGCAGCGGCAAAACTCCAGGAAGCCTTGAGTGCTGTGCTCACCAATATTGGATTAAATATGGATGTCATGATAGATAGTTACCCTGCACTGGAGGGAGCCTATCTTACCCCAAATCATCCTGCATATCCGGATAGATGGTTAATAGATGCCCGTTGGTATGTCTCTCAAACAACAGGTAAAAATACGTTAGATTTAATGATCATGACATTAGGTGAAGATTTTGATATTAATGATTTAAATCCCAAAGCATTGGTTCGCAATATTGCACAAACCATTCGCCATGAATTAGTGCATTATTCTCAAATGAAAAAACAGAAAACCAACAAACAATTAAAAACAGATCGAGAAGCGTTTGAAGCAATGTTGGTAGATCCTAAACAAATTCCTGCCACCGATAATATTGTTGATTATCTACGTTCCCATATTGAAATCGATGCACATGCTCATGATGCAGCTGAAGAGTTGTTAGCTGTTTATGGTGAAAAAGGGGCAGAGGATTTGTTGAGAGGTAAAATCAACCTAGGCGATCCCAAATTACCCAATGCCATTGAACATTATTATACGTACTTACCTAAAAATGATCCCACCTTAAAGCTATTTAGGAAAAAAATGTATCAATACATCCAATCTTTCACTGCGTAGGTTGGGCCTCTAGTAACCTCTTTATTGATATAACACAATCCCTATAAAGAACATTAATGCTGTCTTCGCCCTGAAGCTTGTTTAAATGAGGTTTCCAGGCCATATCAATTTCATTTCCATTCACTACAATTGTTTCAATATCACCTTTTTTACGCAGCGCCAATTTATTTCCTTTAAATTGCTTGCGCAGTGCCGGCATAAAAGCCTTATATTTCACTGTTCATCTCCTTGGAAAAGATGTCCAGGTATCTTTCACCCCGATCGCAAAGAATAGTTACCACCACGCCACCCAACCTAGTTTTGTCAACCCACCTCTCCGCCGCCAAAACATTGGCGCCTGAACTAATTCCCACAAATAACCCATTCTCTTTGGCTAATCTTAAAGCCCGTTGTTTGGCATCTTGGGTAGATATTTTAATCTCTTCGTGCACAGCTGGGCGATATACTAAAAAATCGGCACCATCATTAATCCCCTGTATGCCATGTTCCTTTGCATCCTCCTCGGGGGTAACCAACACCACTTTGGTTTCCATATCATTTGCATCTAGGTAATTTGAAATACCCATGACAGTACCCCCGGTACCTGAACCTGCGATAAAGGCATCCCAATAATCAGGTATTTGCCTATCAATCTCTTGCGCTAAATAGGTTTGATGACACAAAATATTGTTTTCATTTTCAAATTGTCTAGGGGACCAATAATCATCATGTGCCAATAGCAAACCTTCCCGAATTAGAATCGCCGCTTCAAAATCACTAGCCCCCACTTCAATAATTTCCGCGCCGAAAGTACGCATCATCTGCTTGCGCTCGGCCGACATATTTTCTGGCATTATAATTTTTACCTTATAACCCAGTGCGGTGCCAATAGCCGCCAAAGCAATACCTGTATTACCGGAACTGGCCTCTATCAATGTGGCATTATCAGGAATCTCATTATTCTCAAGTGCCTTTCTTAGCATAAAACTAATAATTCTATCCTTAATAGAACCGGTAAGATTAAACGTCTCCAATTTTGCCCAGACTTTTTCATTAATCTTTACCAGTGGAGTATTACCTATCATTTTATCAATTTCATCAAGCAACAATAGTTTTAAACGATTATCTTCTAACAACATACAAAATTACCTTACAGGTAGCATATCCTACCGGTGTTGTCATACACCATTACTTTTTCATAATATAGACGCTCACCTAAATGACATATCACTGCGGGTGGAAATAAAAGGTGGGATGAGCTTTCCTCATCATCCGCAAGTTTCATGTAAAAATTCCCAGTTTGATTATCACCCGACTTTTGAATTTCGGTCATTTCATTCATCACCGGAAATGGGAGGGTAACATCTACCGAGGTTTTGCTAGGTGAATCTATTATCAAATACTTTCCTTAATGTTACTACGGGGAACATGCCGCAGTCCCCCGATTCACTTAAAACTTTAATTAAAGGCCTTTACCCATGTAACGACATAAGGCCAAATGTTACCACTCACTTAAATTAATATACCCTTTAATTCCAAAATTTTTAATAAAAATTTTCACATCAATGAAGACACATATTTCATCACTGTACTCATACCCGCCATGCACCATGTCACAAACAAAATATTCATTGCAAACACCCCGCATGCAGCAAACACAAGTAACAACAATACTTTAAAAAAAGTGGCAATTAATTTTAATAACATCATTCCTCTGTTAAAATGCCGTCCGGTATCAAAAGATCTTTTGGTACATTCGATCCATCACGCATTCTTACCCATAAATCTTCGTCATCCCATGATACAAAAATAACTTCCTCACGATACAACTGTATAATTTTCTCTACCATCAGGGTTTCTACGTCATCAGAAGGTAATCCCTTGATTTTTTGCCGTAGTTTATATTCCACCAGATCATATATTTTTGCATTTTCACCTAAGTCATTGTGTACCATATATGTCTCCCGAAGATCTGATATAAATATCAATCCCTCGAAGACCTGCGCTGTTTTCTAATCTTACGATGCCATCTTTTCAAAATCTTGTAATGTTTAACAGTTTCATAACACCGACCACCAGGTTTAGGATAACGAACACCTGTTACCCATGCGGCTAACCATATTTTTTTACGTGACTTAAATTTGCATTGACGAGTGACTTTTGGAATACGGGTTATTATGTGTTCCATCCAACCGGCAACGGCAGAGCTAATGTCCAACCTGTTTGTACCATAAGCCTTTTCATATACAGGCCATTGTTGGAGAATCCCAATGGCACGAGGCCTTTTTTTGCCGCGTCTTAAACGATAATCACCTTTGGCTGAAGGATTATAACCTGACTCCATACAAGCGGCGGCTAATACCATCCCCCTGAGTGATGGAGGAACATCATAGCCTTGTTCCAATTTTATAAGGAGATCAATGACTTCGGTGTCTACATATTGAGGCTTTCTAGAACGACAATCATTAATCGCCCAATAACGAATTTCCGAATATGTAATATCATTGTTAGAAGGTTTGGCGGTTATTGAAAGAGGGAAAAATACACCCAATATAACACAAACAAATAACCCGCGCAAATATAAATTCAAAACCCAAAGCCCTTGTGTAACTTTTATTTAAATCTAGGATTTTGTAGGCGACTCAACTGCATATGAGTAAAATGTTGGCATAAAACAAAATGTGACCTTTTACACGCCCAGTCCCAAATCAATCTCTTAATCATCAATCTTCATGAGATCACTGGTGGATTTTGATATAACCTCACCATTATCAAACCGAATCTCTGCAATCAGGCTTTTGTTGGCAACGCCGCCAACCAACCATGTTGTGTTTGTCGCTTCTCGAATAGTTAAAATCGTACCTTTTAATCCCATATTCAGAATAGGGCACACTCTATCACCAGGTCTAAACATAAACCACCATTTTAACGCATGCTAGGATCTTTGGCTGTTTCCATAAGATCATCCATAAAACTTTTCTTGAGTTTTAATAACCGTTCAAATTGTACCTTATTTCGTGATTCTGTATAAAGAGCAGTTGGTTTTTTAATTTCACCATCAATTACCTGTTCCCCAAAATCATAAAATTTGGAACGTTTTGGTTCAGTACCGTGCGCCAGCGATTCCAACGCACATATAAACATCAAGGTTAAACCCAACACAACACCCCAATAGATGATGCCAGTATTTATTCGTAACATAATCCCCCCCCGTGTCGGCATTAAGTATAACACAATGTGAAATAGTTGTTAACCGACTATTCTAAATATAGTTACATTACGTATTTTTATTATTAAAGAGAGGGACTGCCTATTAGAATTTTAGTATGTGCAGACCCATCGCCAAAGCGCTTGGTATACCATCCCTTGGCTTTCTTAAAGATATCGGGTGCATTAGGATCAGGATGATCACCATGCCAATCAAAATCATCACCAGCCAAAAGGGTACGCACAGCCGATTCACTTTCAATGGCCGGGGCACCTCGTCGAAGAAGTGCATAAGCCGGCTTACCGGAAACCTCCCCCCACCAATTACCTACCCCACCTATTTCTCCGCCGGCGCGTAATTCGGCACCCTTTTCCTTATATGCTGCAGATGCAGCCTGTGACCCATCATTTGCAGCACCACCTAATTTATTACCAGCAATGTCTGGTTTACCAAATAAGGCAACATCAATCTCAGGATCCTCATCCAGATCCTCCACCATCCAATATCGATAACGATCCAAGCTGTCGGGAGAAGTAATCTTTACATGTCCACCAATGGGTTCATAGGTAGCCTGAACGATGTCATATAATTCTTGTTTAACAAGCTCTCGTCGTTCATCCCCAGTTTGTAACATTACCCACACACCCTTAGGAAGAACACCTTCAGGTGAAACCTCGGTGCCCGTAGATGCTTGTTCCACTAGGACCTGGCGAATGAATTGTCTCAAAGTCTCTTGGGTCACGTTAATCCTCTTCTACGATGCCTGCTTCTTGTGCAATTTTTAAAACATCAGCCAGTGCCAAAGCAGCGCTGGCAGGACAATGTGTATCGGTCATTTCCATTACTGGACGAATCATCTCATAAGCTTGTGATGGCTCTAGAATAAGGGTGTCTCCGGCACGTTTATAAGAATCTGGGCATATGGCCATTTCGGCATTTTCTTCTTTTATCATCGCAAAATCTGAAAGGATTTCTGGGTTCTCACAATGCCAATTGACATGTGCAGCATAATCGTCTATTGTAACAATTCCATCCTGATCTAGATCAAAATGGTTATAAAGTTCTTCTGGTGAAAGATTGCCATCACCATTCGCGTCGGGTGGCCCATGAGAAGCACCATACGTTTCCGTAATCTCCAGGGTTTCTGGTTCCGGGGTTACTTGTGCGGATCCACCCGCCTCCGAGTGATCAATGGGTTCCACCAGATCATCTCCACCAGCCCAAGCATTTTCAACAGGTTCAACTTCTGCCGGTGAATCAACATCCCAATATTGGTCGGTTAAATCTTCAAATTCTTCCTTAATGATTCTTCTAAGTTGTCTTTTTGTAATTTTCATTGTATTTTTCTCCGACTCATATCCCAGGTGACATGATATCATCCATCCATGTATCGCGCTCCAAGCCCTGGCGTATACCTTCAATGTACACATACAAGGCGAGCGCCTTGTCATCATCGATGCCATCTTTATACGCAGCATACTTTTCGCGAACTAGTTTGTCTATGACGCCTAGGTTACGCTCGATTTCGCGCCTTTCGCCGCCATCGCTTTTGTCACCGGTAACCGCCCGGGTCTGTGCTTCCCAATCGGTACCGAGCTGTTCACTGACTCGGGCAACCTCTTCCTTGATGATTCTTCTTAATTGCCTCTTTGTGATTTTCATTGTTTCTTCCTATCGCATGGGGTCATGCATGTGTACTCGCGTAACAGCCTCACCGACACCACCTTCACTCATATCGATCAAACCAGCCGCGATGGCTTTTACTGTCTCACGCACTGTCGAGGCCTCTACATCTTTACCGCCCTTCTCCAGGAGCTGCGCCAAAAGTTGCAGATCTTTATGGGCATCGTAAAGGCTCTTGAAAGCATCTTCGTGCACTACCACGATGCTACGTGCGTACGCTTCCTTGAGAAACCTCTGCTTCTCTTCCTTGATGATTCTTCTTAACTGTCGTTTTGAAATTTTCATATTATATCACCTTGGCCCATTGACCATCGTGAAGTTTATTCTCTACTTTGTCAAAACTGCCATGAATTGCCTGCATTATTTCTTCCACTAGCACATCATAGGCTGTGTCTATCTGTAGTATCCATTCCTCCCTTGTTGACGAGCCAGCAAACATGTCCGGCTGCTGATCAAACAAAGCTTCTTGGTCCTCAGCCCAAAGGCCGGCTATATTCTCAACTGCCTCTTTAACCTTTTCCTGATAGTATGGATCGAGCTCTTCACGGAGGAGTTTGGCCCTCTCTTCTTTGATAATTCTTTTCAGTTGTCTTTTAGTTATTTTCATTGTTACCATTCCTTACACGACCAATACCGTGCTTTTGTTTTTGGTCCTGGGTTATCACAATTGTGCCGAGCATCAAAGCTCTTTTTGGCTTTTGGATTACTCTTCCTGATCCTGGAATTCGGATCTCCAAACCTGACGACTGTTACATCGTCCTCTTTGGGGCCGTCCTTCACATATACCTTTTTCTGCTTTTTACCGTATCCGGTTTGTCCTTTACGGATGGCAGTCGGGTTATTAAGCTTTACTTTTCTGCCTTGGTATTCTGCCTCCTTTAAAGGATCACCCTCTACGCCATCATCTTCTTGTGCAGCCTTCCACGATTTCTCATCGGGATAGTCCTCATCACCTGGCTTCGCCGGCTTTTCTCCGCGCTTTCTCTTGGCATGAATATTTGCCCAGAGACCCTTCTTTTTTTCTTCTAAAAAGACTTCTCGAATAATTCCCCTGAGTTGTCGCTTGGTGACTTTCATAGTTCCATTTCCTGCAAGACCTGCATGACCAGCTGCTTGAAAGATTTCATTGGACCAACCCTTTTCTCATCCTCGATGCGCCAGACGATGCGCCTAACATCATAAAGAGACGCTTGAATCGCGTCTTTAATTGCACCTTCAATTGACGCTATAGGGTAGTCCGTATTTCCGCTCTCGATATCCAATGCCAGGTGATCTAAATCATCGAGCACAGTTTCCATATCGCTAACAGACTCGCGGACAAGCTTGGCCTTTTCTTCTTTGATGATTCTTCTTAATTGGCGTTTGGTGATTTTCATGATTTTATCCCTGTGCACAGTATTCCATCATTATCCCACTCTCCCACCGGCCATATTTTCCGCCACTGACCTTCGAGCTCTTGTACACGCCAATCACCACCGGTGTTGTCTATAACAATCTCATCATCTATGACGTCGACCAGGATATCGGGCCCAAATATTGGAAGTGCCAAATCGTGCACCTCCTGAGCATCCTGTTCTTGCCATGGTTCAACGTGATGGTGTGCGATGGCTTCTCTAATAATTCTCTTTAGTTGTCGTTTTGTTATTTTCATTTGTTTTCCCTCAGTTCTTCGACGCATGCCTGAGCGTTTCACCAATTCTTCCCTGTGTTCCGGATCGGGTTGCATGGCCTTAATTTCTTTATCCCTTGCTGCACGTTCCTCTGCGGCTTTTTCGTATTCTTCCTCTGCTTCCATTGCTTCATGAGCAGCGTCATATTCTTTGTCGATTTCTTTGGCTATCTGATCAGCTGTCATAGTAGCAAACATATGTTGCATGGTGTCGCCGGATGGCCTCACACCCCACCTGTATTTGTATGCATCAGAAAACATACCAAGCAAATCATCCTTCTTTTCGGAATCCTCATCGGTAAAGGGTGCAAGAGGAGAATCAACGCCTAACGATCGCTGTGCTTCCCTAATGATTCTTTTTAGTTTCTGTTTTGTGATTTTCATTACATGTCCTCCAGGATTGATTCCGCCGTATCCAATGGGGCTCGTACTTTCTCGCCTGCCAAGCCAAGATCATAGGTGAGATCTTTCAATTTGTCTATCGCCATACGAAGAGCATTGGGATTCTGATCGTAGACTACATCTTCAAAGTCAACATCAGATTCCAGATCTTCAAATGCCTCCCACCCTTTGATCAGGGCATCCACTTGCTCCTGAACCGCAGTACCTAGACTGGCATACGCCTTGGCAAAAGCGATAAGGGGATCGGAAGGAGAGTCTCCACCAAACCCAAATTGTTCATTGAGGAGCTTGGCTTTCTCTTCCTTGATGATTCTTTTCAATTGTCGTTTTGTGATTTTCATTGTTAATTCCTATAATCAGCTCGTAACATATCTCACAGTAGGCGGTGTAGCCGGAACAGCCGTACTATTTTGGGCCGCGGCAGTTACACACCAATGACTGAAACCTGTACTAAACGCAATCCCCTCGGGAAATGCATAACTTCTTTTTACAGATGCAGGACAAAGGAACACCATAGAAGCAGCAGTTGTCCCGGCCGTAGCGCTAGTAGCGTCAGCTAGTTTAAAATAGACGGCCGTACTATATCCTGTGTTGTCAATCTCCACCATATACAGTGTACCTGCCGCGCCTGTTGTGTTTTCTACTGCGGTGGCCGCCGCCGCTGTATCCTGAACCAATTTATTAGCTAATGGATTGCTTTGATTAGTAACTGTAACTGCCATAACTTAATACCCTCCGCCGATTGTAAATAGAAACATGCTTTTTGTAATTTTCACTACCCTATGCTCCCACCCGGATTTCTGCCCACTAATTCGTCCACTGTCACAAAATAGGCCTCAAGTTGTTTAAAGAAACTATTTAATCTCTCAACTTGCATCCCAAGATCCACAGCCAGTTCATCCCCCGCTTGCACACCCGGCTCACTAGGATCTTGAAGACCATATATGCCATTTGCAATTTCCTCAATAGAAGATGCAATACCATCTAGTTCTGCCATCATTGAACCTTCAGTGGAAGCCATAGACTGTTCTTTTATCAACTTTGTTTTTTCTTCTTTTATGATTCTTCTAAGCTGTCTTTTTGTGATTTTCATTTTATAGCTCGCCATGTTTAAAGTCTTCCAGAGCCTCTAAGGCATCGGCACCAGTCATCCAATTTCCCACCAGATAATTAACCAGCTGTTCAGCTGAAACGCCCATCATTTCGAGTTCTTCTAAAATTGCAAAAGCAGCCTGGCGATTCTCGTTTAAGAGCTTCGACTTCTCTTCCTTAATGATTCTTTTCAATTGTCGTTTTGTAATTTTCATCTTAGTTTCCTTTATTAATATTCATTAATCAGCAGTGTGACGATAATAATCCACTTTTACCGACATCCCATCATCCGTCACTGTGTGAGTGTACACCCCTGAAAGTGCGGCATACGGATCCTTCTTTTGTTGTATTTCAAGATTATTGAAAACATCAACATCACCTTGAGGGATGGGCTGCCCGTCTTTGCGAACATATACCTGTGTACTCCTCACATCACCACGATTACGACCATACGGATAACTTACCGAACCACTACCAACAGTCTCATAATGTTGATCCAATAAATCCCGATGTTGAGACCATATATTTTCCTGCAAAAGTGCTTCCTTAATTATACCTCGCAACTGAGGGATTGTGATTAACATTATCAGCTCCTGCGATCCCGAGTGCCCCATCTCCCATAGGAATCATCACGCCTATCACGATAACTCTGTTTTTTGCCTGACTCAGCACCGGTACGCATACCCAATGATTCATCCTCTTTATCATCATATCCCTGGTGGCCTTCTTCCATATCGTCCTCTGCCAGGTTTTCTTCAACCAATTGGCGAATTCGTTGGCGTAAAGCGGCCTGCTTATTTAATTTCGCTTTTTCTTCTTTTACTATTTGGCGCAGCTGCCTCCTACCCAAGGCTCGGCCTCGGCGGCGACGAGACTCATGTTTTTCTCTTTCATGTTCCAGCTCTTCTTCGTGAGCGCGCTCCATCTCTTCCCGATCATCCTTAATGTCTTTCTCAAGATTATCAATATGATCCTTGTCATCATCAATGTTTTTACGAAGATTATCCAGCTCATCACTGATGCTATCCTCGGCAAGGCGCCGAACTTCTTCCTTTACGATTTTTCTCAATTGTCTCTTTGTGATTCTCATCCTCTCATTCTCCTTGCCATTCCCAGCTGTTGTCCCACATTTTGCGCATCAACAGTATCCCCTTGATCCAAATCCTGTTGGCGCTGTTGTGTTAATTTCTTAACTTGATCCGCCGAGGCTTGTTCCTCGTCGACATCATCTCCACTTAATGAAGTATCCATTCCCATGTCACCCACGGCAAGAAAACCTTCATCATCATCACTTTTCTCCTGGGGGGCTGTATAACCCACAACCTGTTCCCGCAGAATCTCCCTTATTACATTTCGCAATCTGTACTCTGTAACTCTCATGCAGTTGTCACCCTACCTATTAACATCATACTGTCACCCTCCGTATCGCCACCTATAATTACGGAGCGTATCTTTTGGCACAATCCCTTTACCCATTCTTTCAAACCCAATCGTTTTGTGGGTACCGGAATTTGCATACATTGTTTGGTATAGGCTTTCATAATAAAACGGGCGGCCAAACGAGAACCATATTTTTTAGCAATTACATGAACAATTTGTTGGGTTTTTGGGTTTAACTCAACAAACATCTCACGTAATTCTGACCTGGTTGGCAATTGCCTGTTTTTCATTTTATTCACCGTAATCACTTATCAACTCGCTGGCATTTTGTTTGCGGGCCCTATCTGCTGCGGCTTGTAAAAAATCAGCCATAGTAATACCAGCTAACGCCGGTGCTTGTTCCACCGAGATGTCATCGCGTACTAGTCGAATGGCCTCATCTAAATACATGTGGAAAATATCGGTAACATGATCCCGAGCTGCCTCAGTGTTAAATTGTTCATGAATTATTTTTTGAAGTTGTTTACGAGTAATTTTCATCATTTTAACCTCAGTTTTTCACGCTACATGTGACCGGCTAAAACGATATTCAGGTATGCCAGTCTCATTTTATTTTAACGTGGGCGCAGACTCACTATCCCACCGGTTTAATACCACCAATTTAAATATAACAAAAGGTGACATTAATGCCACCCTTTATTCAATAAAAATTATTGCCCTGTAATCTTCTTAAGCTGGGCCATACACCATTTTAGGCCAACCCATGCAAAAGGGGCCACCACGGAACCCACAAGGGCACCCCACATAAACTCTGTCATAATACACCTCCTACCTAATATTACAAATAATATTTAAAACATAAATATCAAAATTACAATTCTTTATTACGCCGGCTTACCAAACCCATCTTCACTTGCATTAACAATGTGGTGATTGAGTTCATAGGCATGATTTAATATTTCATCCGCATATCTCTCTATGCGGTTCACCAAAGATACGGGAACACCGCGTTCAAATAATCCGGTTTTCCCCAATCTCTCTACCACCGCATCTGTTACATCATTGACCCGACGTGAATGTAACATATCGGATTCTAAATTTTCCTTTAATAAACCCTTTATGACACTTCGCAATAAGGATTCATTTTGACTATCTTCTACAACCTCCAATATAGCCCTCCAGTGACTTGGGCTAATACCGGAAGGTATTCCACCACTTGCAGATTGTAAAGCCATGAGTGCATCCCCGTATTTCTTTATTTGCCGTGGACTGGGATTGCTGAGAAGGTTGTGCAACATATCTGCCAATTTTACCTTTAGCGATGCCGAATCTCCCAATAAGGACAATACATAATCCTGATACGGCACATTCTTTTCATGGGTCAATTGACGTACCACACGTAATGCCTCCCGCCCGGATTGCACATCCCCGAATGAAGCGGTGATCATTGAGCTCAGATCCTCTGAGGATTTTATATTCCCTAATTCAATTGCATCTTCGAGGGTATCATGTAAAAGAGCAATTGCGCATAGTGTTTGATCCTCTGGGTAGTATTTTTCTATTATCTTAGCAACGGCCATGGGATGCTCAATATAGGGTTCCCCACTGCGCCTAGTTTGTCCTAGGTGTGCTAGCTGTGCCGTTGCCATGGCATCATCAACATCGGCGCTAGCCATACCACAAATTTCACTAATATATTGGCGCAATAGTTTCATCCTTCAATCTCCGGTATACCTGTTATCCTGTGACCGGGTCGGACCCCATTCCTTTTAAACCAACCGCGGTTCATCTCCAATGCGCATCGGGCAGGGCCATTCGAATAAGTATGTTCCTCCGTGAAGGGTTCCATGTCCTCAATGTTTAAAATATACCCATCATCATCCGTATACGCAATAGACAAGGGGAGAGGTGTGTTCCTCATCCAGAAAGATCTTTGATTAGAATCTGGAAAAACAAACAGCATCCCGCTATCTTCCCCCATCCCGCGACGGAACATTAGGCCCTGTTGACGAGTGGCAGGGGTTGAAGCAATCTCAGTATCGACCTGTATGCCATTTACCATCACCCCCTCAGACAATGTTGTAGTTGTTTTGGTTGCGTACCTGACCTCACCCTCATAGATGAACTCATCAACCTGATTAAACCCCAACCCCTGCGCTTCTCCCAATATCTCAACTTCAGCCATGCACTCATTTCGAGCACCACCCACCAAATCAGCGCCATTCCACTTTGGTAATTCATCTTCTAAATCGGGAACCCAAAAACCATAGTCTTCAAGCTCGTCAAACAGAAGCTCGCTAACACCAATCGCTTCTACGTCTTCTTCTTCCAGCTCCTGGATATCTCGGATGTCTTTATCAATCATGTACTTAACAATCTCTACAATCGATGATCGATCAAAACACACACTTGAATCCATCACGTCTCGAAAGAAACCGTAGCCCTTATCGAAGAAAGTTGATTTTGATAGCAATTCATCGTATGTCTCTTCATCCCAATCCAACTTTTCAAAGTAAAAGTCTTTCAAGGCAGACTCTGATATCATACCGAGCGTGTCTTCACCGTTATAAAGAAATAGCACACGGGAATAATTCTCTGCTGCCTCACGAAGCATATCACCGATATCAAAAGGAGTGTTGCTTTCGTACTCAGGCTGGATATCTACTACGACAAGACTGCCTTTCGATCCCTGCTCTTGCTCTAGCAATACCCTTATGTATTCGCGGAGTAGTTTCATTTTTCTGGAACCCCCAATAGCTTTTCACATTCATCAGCCAAAATACTCAATTTTAGGGCGGTCAACCTGACATGTTCAATGAAACCCCTTTGGTGAAATGTTTTCCATGCCTGGTGATTATCTGATTTCATGCGGTCAAAAATCTTATCGATACCAAGGGCATTACACAAAGAAAAGGAAAACTGAAATGCTGCCTCGCTGTAATCTTCATCCCTAAGTGCCAACAGACCTTTCTCTGCCGATCTTTTTACTTCACCATATAAAAGTGATACACATTCTGGATTATTTTTAATTTCGCAGGTAAGATTAGGCGAACATGCCCTGTACTCTAGTTCTCCAAAATACTCGATGGTTACCTGCGTATTGCCTTCCAGGTAATTAGTTTTGGGAGTGCAGGAACAAAAAAGTAGCAACAGCGTTATTAGTAAAGCCCTTATCATCTATTAATCCTCCCTGCCAGTGGGTTTTCACCATGGCCCGTGTTGACCCGTCTTCAAACAGTTAACCACCGTTTCCTCGGCAGTATATTCCCGTCGGATTTCGGGCTGGAACATGTCATAATAAATATCACGTGGAATTCCTTCTGGCTTGGTATAACTTGACTGCCAGTCAAACACAGTGTCACCTTTCTCCACCCACGCATGATCCACAGTTTCCCCAGAGAACTTATCAGTGACCTGCCCATGCACCACCTTAAACTTGGAAAGATCGCTGAATTCTTCATCTGTGGTACCCTGGGCCATCTTTATTGCGTGTGGATAGCATTGGCCGATTGCTTTTTCCACTAGTAAGGCTCTTATGTACTCACGCAATAGATTCACTTTATCACCCCGGCCGAAGCAAAATCTACAATGTTAATCCCCAGCCCTTCGGTTTCTTCAGACACAACAGACATCAAGTTATCCGGAACCATTATCTCCTTAATTGACCAATTGTCAACCAAGGCTTCGTTAGCAGAACCAGGAATAAAATCTTTGGAATCAAGAACAAGAAAACCGGGTGACAACAACTCATCCATGTCATGATAGGTACCTTTGTTTACCCCAGAAGACTGTGCCCTATGTTCTCCTCCTACCCTAGCCGCCGTGGACCCATATCCCGTATTTAGATCCTCATTTGATAATAGGGTTATCCTTCCATCGATAACCAACCCGACCATAGAAAGCTCATAGCTTTCTGGGTTTATCTGCCCTGGCAAATAAGCTCGAACACTCAATTCATTTCTGGAACCTACGTTAATTGTTTGCATTAATTTTTGTGGCCTAACCCAATGAACTGTTACTAGCGAGTCAAGAAACTGTTGGTCAGCATTCTTTGCGTAATACTGCTTTATTTCCCGACCGGTTTTTAGAGCTAACAAATCACGCTCATCTGCTTCGGCAGTTTCGACCAACAATTCCCTTATATATTCACGTAGTAATTTCATTTCTTGCCCCTGATCTTAACCCATGTGCCCCACATTAACGGAACAGCTAACCAATGCAAGCATAATAACCATGCTGCAGGAGCACCGGCATAAAAAGATGGATGAACTGTCTTTCCCAAGAATATGAAGAGAGCGGGAAACCCAACGTCTTCAATAATTTCCCACAACAAGAATATGACAACGAATGCCAGACCGTTCTCTTTGAGAAAGCCTTTTAATTTCTCAATAGAAAAATGCTCAAATTTATGAACTAGGCGATCTTTTGTCCACTGAAATAACTTCATTAATAATATTTTGCCCCCATAACATTAACATCAGGATACTGCTTTTCCATCTTTTCTTTCAGATGGCCTATCGCGGGGGTCATCATCTTCCCAAAGTCAATAATGCTAGCAGGCTTTGCATACATGCTGAAAAACTTGTCAACAAGCCGGGTCGCTACTTTTTGGCCACCTTTATCTCCCCGGGTTTTCATATAATCAATATACCAGTAATCCGGCCCTCGTTGGTGATAATCTAAAAACCCGATGATGCAAACGTCGCTCACCCCTGGGATTATCTCATCTAGCACTGGTTTTTTAAGTTTTCTTCTGCCACCCTTTGTACGTTTTCGCCACCTTTCAATTTCTGCGAAATAGTGATCATGAGGCCTCGGGGGATCTGTGACAGAAGAATCACATAAGGCCAAACGTTTCACATTGCCAGAACTGTGATATTGGAGCGGAGAATCAACTTCACGGAACTCAATTCCCTCTGTCAAAATTCCCCTGACAACTTGACGTACAGACTCTTTCGCATGGGGTGTATCGTTAATCGTTTTAAGCTTGGCCATGTCAACACCAGAAATGCCGGTCAGATCAGCAATCAGATCATCTATGGTATAACCATCACCTCGCTCAAACCGAACCACCAGATCGGCCATCTGCTTTCCTTCAGGTGCAGGACGAAGCGAAGCATCCTGGCGCACCGTTATCACATCCGGCAGTCCCCGAATCTTTGTGAGAATGTGTTCCATGGTAGGCTTATCAGGAGAATCAATGCTGACTCGCACTGTTACGGAGAGATCATCTAACACTGGTTCAGCAGCCGTTTGTTCCAATAAGCCCCTTATGTACTCGCGTAGTAGTTTCATTACCATTCCCCCGCTTGTTTGGCCCTGGTACGCATGTGTTCCGGAGTCAATGTGTTAGGAAATGTCTTAACTACATCGACTGCACCCTTCGATAAAAAGATCGCCTGCTGTGGTTCATTTTTGTGAATCAAGCCGGTACTGCGATCATAAAAGGCGTCCATACCGATCCCTCTCAATATGGCGTTCCACTTTCCAATAGGGGCAGCTGCCTTATCACCGGCACCTGGACTCCCACCTGCTATCATCTTTGTCAATAGCCATATGAGATCAATAGGCCTCTTTCGGGCTTTCTTTTGTGCCTCTTCATATATGGCAGAATTTCTCATGATCGCCGTTATGGGATTAATTCCTTGGGCCACAGCCTCCTCTACCTTCTGCACCTCATCTTCAAATGAGGTACCTGATAAACCAAATCTCTCCACGGTTTCCTGTGTATACAATTGTTTCATCGCATCATATTGCTCTGAAAGTGTGAACTCAGGTGACGTCACCAAATTTGCTCCTGCGCTGGTTTTTAATATTGAAATGAAAGGTTGTTGTGTAGCAAAAGGCAATCGTTCAGAACCTTTAGGCGAAGTAAGTTGTTGAACTGTTTTGGGAAAGAGGGGGTAAGCATAAATTCCGGCGGGTGTGTTATAATCAGAGCCGGGGTTGACACCCACCTTATTAATGGCTGTGAAAGTAATATAATATTCCGGCTTTTCCGATGAATTCCCATCGGCATATGATTGCAATTCATTTTCAAGGGTAGGAAGTTCCACACCTTCTTTATCGGCACGACGGGCCTCAGCCAATGTCATTTGTATATACTTGCGCAAGAGCTTCTCATTCATCTTTCCTGTCATCCTCTCCAACATGTCCATGGCCTCTTCCCTGGTTACAAAGTAATCACCCTCAATGGTGTAGGGTTTCTCTGAGCCATCAGGTAGAATATAACCTGTACCCACATAAAACCCGTTGGAATTTTGCATCACCTGTAATTCTGTGGGACCAAATCCTGGCCGGTGCGGCTTGGGCGACCCTGCCTTTTGAAGTAAAGAATTTCTAAACCACTTAATTTGAAAACCCTTTGGCCACATAACCTATCCTTCCTTACGCAGAAAAAGACGTTCCACACCCACATGTGGAAGTAGCATTGGGGTTACTAAATTCAAACCCGCTTCCGTTCAGCCCACCTGACCAATCCAGAACGGTGCCAATCAAAAATAAGTAGCTCTTTTTGTCTACATATAACTTAATTCCGCTCTCAGACGTGTATACCTTATCACCTTCTTGAATCTCAGTTTCCAATTCCAAGTTATAAGACAAACCTGCACAACCCCCACCTTGTACACCCACCCTTATTCCGTTAGCAGTAGAATTTTCACGTTCCATGATCTTACGAATCTGTGTTTCTGCATCCGGTGTTATCTCAATGGTTGGTTTCATTCTTTTCTCTCCAATCTTTGATTGCAGCCTTGATGGCATCCTCCGCCAACACGGAACAATGAATCTTGATGGGTGGCAAATTCAATTCCTCGACAATCTCCACGTTTCTTATCTTTTCGGCATTGTCAACTGTCATTCCCTTTACCCACTCGGTCGCCAGTGAACTAGCGGCAATCGCACTCCCACAACCAAAAGTCTTGAATTTGGCATCTTCAACAATGCCTTCATCATTTACCTTGATTTGCAATTTCATAACATCACCACATTCAGGAGCACCGACCAAACCGGTGCCCACTGTAGTGTCTGTTTTATCCATTGATCCAACGTTCCTGGGATTTTTGTAATGTTCAAGCACTTTATCTGAGTATGCCATTTTTAGCTCTTGAGTTTTCTACCTGGTCTTGTTGCATGCTCATGTGTTTTTGATGCTGCCGCTTCAACCATTCTGGCGGGCACGTTCTTGAGCGTTTTCTTGCCGAACACAATATCATAATGGCCAATGGCACCGTTCCTGTCAAGACTATGCCACACAATTTTACCCACCCTTTTAGCCGGGATCCCATATGCCTCCTGCAAAGCTGAAGACTTCAGCTTACCATGTGTCAGTCACGTGTGCCCGATCAATTCTTCCTCTTCGGGATCCAACTCCGCTTGTTCCATACCTGACCCGAATGGTGCAGCTTTCTTCAATTCTTCTTTAATAATTTGCCTAAGTTGTCTCTTCGTAATTTTCATAACTTATATTTTCTCCATGCATATGCAGGGCGATATTTTAAATAATGTTCATCATATTGGTTGGTGTATGCCTCTCGTTCAAATCTTATGGATTTATATGCATCAATAAAATTTTTATATTTCCATAGTGATATTATAAAATCAAAAAGATATATCAAATAAAAACCAACGATGGCAGTCTCAAATTGTTGACGAATATGGATCATTTCATGTCGTAATATTGTTTTATTACCTTCCCCTCTCACAAAGATAAATGGAAAAAGTGCAATTGCTTCGACATTAAATGCCCAACTAAATAGGCGCGGAATGCGACTGTGTTTAAAAATAAATGGTATCACCATTTTTCTCCCATACCAAATCTATAGATTTAATTATGGTTGTAATGGTAATCTATATCAGAAATCACTTAGAATAATTAATGTGAGTAGAACTTTCAATTGCACCATTAGGTGTCTGGCGAATGAATTGGGCCCGGGCATGAAGATGTGAAATGGAATTAGCACCGGTATAAGAAAGACCTGAACGAATACCCACGGAAATTGTTTGTACAATATCGGCCAAAGGACCTTTCATTGGGATTATTGTGGCTACCCCTTCAATAGAATTAGCGCGTCCCCGCCAATCATATTGTGCCTCGACAGACGCCATACCCCGATAGGCTTTATATGCAGTGCGCACCGAATGACCATCCACTACCTCAGATTTCTCAATAACAGCGCCCGGAGATTCAGGGGTACCGGCCAACATAGAGCCTAACATCACACAATCAGCTCCGGCAGCCAAGGCCTTCACAATATCGCCACTATTCCTAATACCTCCGTCAGCAATAAGCAGGACATTAGCATCAGCGCTAGCACAATCCATAACTGATTGCAAAGTTGGCATGCCGTGACCGGTTTGAATACGAGTGCTACATATCGATCCTCCGCCAATGCCAATCCTGACGCTATCTGCACCCCAATCGGCCAAATCCTCTACCGCTGTGCGGCTAGCCACATTTCCTGCCATGATGTGCACCTTAGATCCTAAAACCTCCCTCAATTTAAGGAGGGCACGTTTCATGCGCACATGATGACCGTGAGCAACATCAACACAAATCACCTTAGCACCATAGCTAACGAGAGCCCCAGCACGAGAAACATAATCTCCTGTTACCCCTACCGCAGCCCCACATATTGCCCCACTAGCCACAATTTTTTTCACCATATCAAATTGTGTTTGTGGGCTATTATATCGATGTACAATACCGAGTCCCCCCAACCTACTGATTTCGACTGCCGTATCCACACCTGTTACAGTGTCCATGGGGCTTGAAATAATAGGTAATTTCAAAACGCCAACCTTGGGAATTTCTACACTAAGATCCACCTCTGTCCGGCTCTCAATAGCTGAATACTGGGGGGCTAAAAGAACATCGTCAAAACAAACTGTTTCCCTCATTATATAACCTCATGTTTGGTGGGCCCTCTGGGATTCGAACCCAGAACTGACGGTTTATGAGACCGGCGCTCTAACCTGATTGAGCTAAGGGCCCGCATTACAAATCTAAACAGCAACTGCCTCTTTTATAAAAAAAACAGAATTTTCTTCCATTATTTTTTTTGCCAATACCTTCCGCATACCCGGATTAACATGTAATGCGTGGGGCATCATATTGTGTCGAATAAAATTTCTCATGTATCGCGTATCATCATTGGACACATCTTCCACATAAGGAACCCCTTTACGATCACACCAAGCATGCAACACACTCTTCGGGGTGGTCAAAAAAGGGCGAATAACATTTTGATTAGAATAAGGGGTGAGTGCCGGTTTGCCATGAAGGGATGAAAACAACCACCATTCACACACATCATCCAGGTGATGGGCTGTTACCACAGGGGTTTTCAACCCATGCAAAAATGCATATCTTTCATCCCGCCAATATTCTTCCCAGCTTTGCGATCCCACCTTCTTCATGGAAGTAGATCCTGTAATCAGCTTGAGGTTATGCGATTCACAATAATCTTGTACAAAACTTTGGGCGTAGCCAGAATGGGGGGTATTATGATTAAAATAGGCCACTTCAATTTCACGGCCGCCGCGGCGGAGAAAATCCAGTGCCGCCATCGAATCCACCCCGCCTGAACAGGCCATTACGATCTTTTTAGGTACCTGGTTTAACAGCCTAATCATGACAAATCAATTATATTCACATTTTTGATTGAGTACAACGATTTAATAAAAATACTTATATGCATGGACCCAACGTTAATTATACTCACCTTCGGAAGCATTGTGGGATGTTTTTCCCTAGGGTTTAGTTTGGGAACCTACCTCGAAAGAAAACGCATAATTTCTCAGTATGAATGGGATTTAAATATTATGGAACGCCTAAGCAGAATTGAGGATACAGTATCCGAATTTGAAGAATACGAAGAAAACGAATTAGATGGAATCAAATTAATTCGCATTCAATTTAATCGAACCGAAGATTAAAAAATTAAGGCACCTCTAACCCCGTGCCTTCCTGCGGTTATATCACCTATTCAGAATCAACAGCGGGTGTAGTCTCACTGTTCTTGTTCTCAATAGCCTTAATAGTACTGTCATCACCAGTAACGTCACTAGTACCAGGTGTGCCTTCTTTGATGGTATTAACCTGAGGCGTGGTGGTGCCCGTTGTAGGTGTAGTCTCACCAGTAACCTGGGGTGTTGTAGTGGTGGGGGGTGTCGTTGGTGTAGTCGTTGTTGTCTCCGTTACCGTATCCGTGGTGGTTGTAGCCGCCGCAGAAGGTTCAGGGGCTTTGTTCACCAAACCGTCAAAAGCACCAAAAAAATACAAAGCAACCAAAGACGCCCCAATTAAAATAAGCGTCAATTTATTTTCTTTAATAAAGTTTTTCATTTATTCTTCCTCCTCTTCTTCATCAGATTCATCTCCATCCTCAGAAGCTTCATTTTCGTCAATATCGCCGGATTCCTGATCGTCACCTGCTGCATCAACTGCCTCTTCTTCCTCGGTTGATTCCTCGGAATCAACTTCCTCTTCAGCAGATTCCTCCGCAACGTCTCCTTCCGTTTCCATCACATCTCCGGAATCATCCGCCACGTCACCGGTGGCATCTTCATCCTCAACTTGTGGGGTGATAGATTCCTCAACAGAAACAGTCTCCTCATCACACTCACAACCAATAGTCGTGAATACAAGACCAAGCGCAAATACGCTAATTAACATGCACATTAGTGCGAATAAACGATTCATCAAAAACCTCCTTACAGATTCTATTGTATTTTTGAATCTAGAGATTATATATCACATCCCTTATTTGTTTAAATCCAATTCCATACCTTCGGAAGCCAATTGGTGTGAATGAAACGTAAGGATTGTTTCTTCCCGGGTTTTAAATTCCTCTATGCGATTAATCGCCTCTTTTGCGCGGGTTTTTTCAGCTTTTATCTTATTACGTAATTCTTCTACAAATTGTGAATTATAAGAGTGCAACAAGATTATATCACCATATGCACAAAATTTAACTTGAAGGGATGATTTATGATAAGAGGCATTGAGTGATGGGAAAAGAAAGAGTTCACCTAACTGTTTGGCTTCTGGTGTGCTGTTAGCATATACATAACCCAACCTTAAATACCCCCAACTAACCGTTATTTCATATATCCCCTCCCCTCCGTTCCGTACCAAATTGGTAACCGGTTCCTCCAACCGCCCCCACAAGCGCGTTAAGCGCCGGGTCAGTGTGGCTTTACGTCGGCCAAGAGAATACCGGGATTTCCCATCAAAAAAACGATGCAAAAGATAAGATTGAACCTGAATCTCTGAATGGAGATTTAAACCAAAGAGGGTTTTGGCATCATACTCATGACGCGGCGCCTTCCGAAGAAGATCATCAACTATTCGATCTCGCTCTTTATCCCTCAGCATTCATTTGCACGCTACCTTCTCTTGCGAATGTCCTTAACATTCACCTCTTCCACATCTCCATTTACCAACAGATCTTGCACCACTGCGCCGTTCTTTTCATTCACACGTGGTTCCGAAACCACAATGGCAGCTGGACGATTACCTGCCCAAATATTCCTGTAACGCATAGAACCGACTGGATGTTTTCCGTCTGTAAGTTCTCGCAAAGGCCCCTTGGCACCCTCCAAGACCTTGTTGCAAGACCATTCATCAATTCGCGGCTCATCAGGCAACGGATAATCAGATGGGTTTGGTGCACCCGCTTCAGCCATCACCAATTGATGTGCCTCATTACGAACACTCCATTCCAGCCATGTCGATACAGTTCGTAGAGCCTTTGCCGTTCCCCCACGGTGAGCAAAATAATAGGCCCCCTTGTGAGAAAGAATAGAAGCTGCGGCTTGAAGAAGCGGGATATCCGACGGGCGGAACTTACCATTCTGCCTGATATGTTCCGCCTCCTTCAGCATCGCATCGAGAAAGTCCTTTTGTTTCCCTGAAAGTTCATTGCCACGAACAACATTCCCTGCAAAATCTTGGAGAACTGAAACTCGATGTTGCATACCATCCAGGGCAGCTGCATCTTGAATTTCCTTAAGGAGTTTAGGATCACCTTGCGGTTGAGGGGCCCCGTCTTCGATGAGGTTATCCAGCCAGTTGCGCTGTTTCTTGCTAAGGCCTTTGCCTCTTTCAAGGCGAGAAATCATATCACGGACAAAGCGCATACGATAATCATTAGCCAATCCAACACTAGAACATGCCTCTAAAAGCTGAACTGATTGTGAAAGCCTAAGTTCTCTAGATTTCCTCATAGAATCGCCTCCTTTTCCTTCCTGACAATTCTATTATAACTATATCTCGAACTTTTTGCACGCCATCAAGCGTTTATTTTGTTTTTTGTTTGAGCTTTTTTTTATTCTTTTTTGATGGTTTTGGGTTAGTCGGGGGTTTGCGAACCTTGATATTGAAATCACCGTCGGCGGTTTTTTTCACCTTCACTTCCCACGTTGGGTTTTGCTCTATTAATGAATTACGAGCAGCATCAGCCTTGGCATAATTTGTGAATGTTTTTACAACGTCCCATGGTTTTCCATGAATCATATTTTCACTCATTACTATCTCCTCCCTTGACCACGTCGTTTTTTACGATAAGTCCCCGAAGGACGTGATCCACCAGGGCCACCACCCTTGTGACCATGTTTACTAAATTTTCCGTTACCAATACGGGTTTTTTTAGGACCATTACTATTAAGCTTGTTTTTATTGGATGATACTTTTCTTGCCACCTTATTCCTCCATGGTGGGTGTTAGTAAGGGTGATTCACTTACCAGGTTTCTCAAAAATTTGTTCTCATTCATCAATTCTTCATTACGTTGATAAAGACTCTTTATTCGTATTTTGTATTCTATTTCATCTCGCACAATTTCTGTCAATTCACGTGTACGTTCATCCATCAACGTTTTTAATCTTTCATTTTCACGAATTAATGCCTCAAGTTTTTCTTCCATCTTTTCAAAGGGCGCTGACATATAAACCTCCTACATTATACACTTTGTTGATACAACCGTAAAGCCTCAATTTGACGTTCATTTAAATTTTGAGGAATAACAATTTCCACCTTTGTTAAGTGATCGCCTCGCCTTCCTTTGTGATCCTCTATCCCTTTACCTTTCATTCTCAAAATGGAATTAGGTTGAGTGCCGGCCGGAACATTAATATCCGTCAGGCCATGTACTGTCTTCACCTTAGTCATTCCCCCTAGGGTTGCAGTAACCATATCTACATGTAATACATTAAGCACATTAAGACCATCCCTACCATAATACGGTGATTGTTGAATTCTGACGTATACGTTCAAATCACCAGGTGGCATTACGGATTGGGTGCTTTCGCCTTTTCCTTTAATTTGAACCACATCACCATCATCAATCCCCTTCGGAATTTGAATCTCAATGCCTTCCTTATTTACAACCTTCCCTTTACCGGTACAACTTTGGCACTTTTCTTTTATTGTTTTCCCATGCCCGCCACAAGATGGACATGTGGTAGTAACACTAAAAAACCCTTGCTGCCCAATCACCTGCCCTCGGCCTCCGCATGTAATGCATGTTTGCGGCAATGTACCAGGTTTACAGCCGGAACCAGAACAAGTAACACAATTAACATAACGTTCAAGTTCTAGAGTGCGTACACAACCTTTAACCGCCTCATCAAAAGACAACGGAATTTCTACGTCAATATTGCGATTGCGCTGGACGCGATGAGTTTGTCTTCCAAAGAAATCACCGAAAATACTACCAAATTGATCAAAGATATCCCCAAATCCCGCAGAGGTGGCCCCAAATCCATCAAAATTAAACGCATCATGTCCACCAGCGTCATATTGTGCACGTTTCTCCGGATCACTTAATACCGCATATGCTTCACTAATTTCCTTAAACTTTTCTTCTGCCTTAATATTATCTGGGTTTTTATCTGGATGATATGTAACGGCAAGTTTACGATAAGCTTTTTTGATTTCTGCCCCGGTGGCATTTTCACTTACCCCTAACAAGGTGTAATAATCTTTTTTTGACATGGATTATTCCGATCTTCTCTTAAACTCTTTCATTAATTTTTCCGCCTGCTCCTCATATTCTGCGAGATTTGCCCAAGATTTATCAGGGGAAAGCATACTTTCATCAATTCCATTAAATTTTACCGGAATTTTCAAACCTGTATAAGGATGAAGTTGATAATCTGCTTTTTTTAATGTTCCATCATGAATACCGGCTATTATCTTTCGAGTTACATCGATGGGCATACGATGGCCTATCCCATACCCGCCACCGGTCCACCCTGTATTAACAAGCCAACAATCTACTTTATGCTTCTCAATTTTTCCCTTTAATAAGTGTGCATATTCCTGAGGAAACCGGGGCATAAATGGTGCGCCGTAACAATAGGAAAAAGTTGCCTCCGGTTCTTTCACCCCTGCCTCGGTGCCAGCCACCTTGGCCGTATACCCCAGAAGAAAGTGTTGTACAGCTTCCTCGGGAGTAAGCTTGGAAACCGGGGGTAGAATCCCAAAGGCATCACATGTTAACATTACAACATTGGCTGGATGTCCAGCGGCACCAGTTTTACTGGAATTACTAATATATTCAATTGGGTAAGATGCACGTGTGTTCTCTGTGAGTGTTGCATCATTAAAATCTGGGGTTCTATCATCATGAAGGATAACGTTCTCTAGAATGGCACCGTGCCTTTGGCAGGCATTCCAGATTTGTGGTTCAGCTTTCGCGTCAAGCCGAATCACCTTGGCATAACAACCGCCTTCAAAATTATAAAGACCTGTGTCCGACCAAGAGTGTTCATCATCCCCAATCAATACCCGATCTTCCTCCGACGAAAGTGTTGTCTTACCTGTCCCAGACAGTCCAAAAAATATTGCCGGAGCCCCTCCATCCTCTGCGGTGTTCACAGAACAATGCATGGGCAGAATTCCTTTTGCCGGCAGAAGAAAATTCAGAACAGTGAATACGCTTTTCTTAATTTCCCCGGCATAATAAGTACCGCTAATCAATATTTCTTGTTCTTGAAATGAAATGAGAACCATAGGATCTGAGGTAAAGGTCGGTGCGGCATAAATCGTCCATTCATCTTCTTGCCCTGTTAACATGTGTTCAATCAATTCGGGCCTAACAAACATATTCCTTGCAAATATACTGTGCCACAATAATGTTGTATTGACTTTAAGCCTCAAAGTGTTTGCAGGATCACGATTGGCGTAAAGCGTTTGTGTATATATTCCGGTTTCCCCCGCTTTTGCAAGGTGCTCTTTCATCCTATCACGGGTATACAGAAATTCGTGATGGGTAATACTTTGATTGGCATCCCAATTAATTTTTCCTTGCGTAATGGAATCACACACAATAGATTTTGCCTTAGGTGAACGACCCGTGCAATCGCCGGTAGCGGTGACCAAGGCACCACCCCCAGATTCATTAGCTTCCCCCAATTGGAGGGACATCCGTGTTAATTCTTTTAATGAAAATTCATCTAATAACATTTATACTTCCTTTAAGCGGCGGCAATTAAGTGTTTAAAATCTTCAAGGTATTTAAACAACGCCTGTTCTTTGGCTTTACATTCTAACACCACATCCAAATCTAACCCCAAATCTTGAAAAGGTTCATAATAATATGTAGAATGTGTACATGCAGGAACTTTGGGATCCTCGTATTTTTTCTTGGAATTAGAATGATGACATGTAGGTGTCACATCCCCCCAAGTTGAAGCCGCCATATGAAGAGCCTCAGAATAAGACTGATCTTGTGGACCTAATTGAAAGTGGTGTGAATCAAATACAATAGGAATGCCGACTCGGCGGTATACGCCATCATATAATTGTTTAGTAGAAAACATGTTTCGTTTGTCATCATTCTCAACGGTTAACCTCCTTTGAGTTGTGGGTTGTAGCAATTCAAAATTTTTGCAAAAGCGAGCCAAAGCAGAGGCACGATCTCCATAGGCACCACCAACATGAATGTTAATCTTGGAATTATGATCAGCAGGCATGCCTAACATGTCCATAATAATAGCATGATTGTCTAATTCCCTAAGGGCATTATCTACCACGTGTTTTTTAGGGCTGGCGAGGACACAAAATTGACCGGGGTGAAAAGACAATCGCTGACCACTATGATGAGCCATGCGGCCGGTGGATGCCAACACTTTACGGATCTCCGATATATCCGGTAAATCATCGAAGCGATATTCTGACATCCACGGAAAGAGGCACGAACTAATGCGAAATACGCCTACGTTGTGTTCATTATTCCATTCCACAATTCGCTGAAGTGATTTTACATTGCTTAATGCAATTTCACTAGCGTAAGGCAAACCCTTGGCCAACCATGTCCTTTTAATCATTCCGCGGTTGGCGCTAATCTTTTCTTTTTTTTGTAGGGTCATATTAATACAGGCATATCCGAATCGGGTCATACATCACTCCTAAAGTTTTGTATAATTCTATAATAGAAATGCCAAAATTTACACGCAAATTATGAAATTAATTTTAACCCAGGCCCTGGAATCCATTGGAACCTGTGAGCATCTGCCGTATGGGATTTGACGGAACGGTTGTTAAACCCGCTATAACGTGAATCGTCGCCGCACCACCATAACCTCCGTCACGGAAAAAAACCCCGCTGGCCTTTACCTCATACGGGCCGGCATAGGTACCTCCCTCAAACACCTTTATGTAATTACGATTAGAACCGGTGAGATTGTAGCCTGGGTTGGGGGTTGTGACCCCGGCGGTGGCACTTGAACCATGTGTACCATTTGCGGTAAAACCCATCAAAATAGGCGCAGTTCCACCAACTCCATGCTGTGCCACGTAGATCCATCGCGATACAAAAGGGAAGTGAAAATGGATGAAAGGATTAGAACCATCGAGCTCACCAGTAAGCGAGGAACTCACGTATGGAATCCCGGATAACTGGTACTCTTGCACGTTGTTGTGATCATTTGCAGGCCAATTTAAACTCATTTAATCACCCAATTCCCTGGAAACCGTTTGAGCCCGTAAGCAATCGCCTCAAAGGATCGGCTGGAACATTTGTTAAGCCCGCTATTACCTGAACGGTGCTGGCGCCGCCTTCACCTTGGAAATAAAGATCTGTGCAACGTACCTCTATGGGTCCCAAGGATTTCCCGGCATCGACCACCGCGTAATTCATGTTTGAACCCGTGGGACTGTAAGCGCCTAGGTTTGCAGCCAGAATACCGTTTGCGGTAAACGACATTTTAAACCCATTACCTTGTTCAGTACATACCACTTGAATCCAGCGTGTAACAAATGGGAATCTTATATGAACCAAATCACCGGCACCGGCAGTCACCTCATTATCTAGCGATGAGGTAACAAACGGAATTCCTGACTGTTGATATGCTGGCACATAATTATGATTGTTTCCAGCCCAATTTAAACTCATCTTTATCTCTCCATGGAAGCATTATCAGGTTATAATTAGTACCCTACTTATTATTTTATCATTCCTAACTTTCGTAAATAGTCTCTTATTTTATTACGATACTTTTCTTCCATTCCGGGTTGGTCTAACATGAGATTATTTTCATCAGCCTGTTCATAAGGGGAACTTAATTCATGACGTACCGATTCCCTGACAAAACGGCGTAAATGTTTCATTTTTAATCGTATTTTTTTATTCGGCACAGGCATTCTCATCCAAAATTTCTAGAAGATTTTCATACATGGTGGCCGCAGATTGTGTTAATTCATACCACTTACCACCAAACTGTGTTAAAGGTTCCCACCCTGTCAATTCACCATTCCACTTTTGGGCATTTTTTAATGTTTCCGGAGTGAAGGTATAAATTTTAAGATCAACTGTACCCTGAATGGTTTGCAGTATCTCTGATTGAGTTAACCCATATCCCATGTTAACACCGCCCAAATCCTTGTACAAATAACTTTGTCCCTCTTCGTCTGTAAAAACAATAACTACCCTTTTTGCATCATCTCGCCAATTAATGATAAATTGATCAAGCGGAGGCTGAGAATCCACGGTTTGCATGGTGCTGTTCCATGTCAAAGACGATAAAGGCCACGGTAATGAAGCAGCGGAACACAAATTATGAATTGCTAAGTAAACAGCATCATACAACATTTCCACACCACCGTTCAAAGAATTGGGATCAAGCACCGACAATTGTGCCATAAATTGTGAAAATTCTGTAAGTGGACTGATCAACTGAAGATATTCAATTGGGCTCCACGCGCCTTGTTGCGGTGGCACCGTTGGCCCAACCACTAACCCCCATTTAATTACTTCTTCATCGCTATAATTTGTAGCAAACATGTTTAGTGCGGTCATGACAGCTTCAATCTCAATATTCATTGAACCAGACCAATCGATAATAAAAAGAATATCGGTATCCTCCATTTCCTTTCCATCATCTATAATGCCGTCACAATTATCATCAGTGCCATTACATGCATCCTGATCTGCCGGCACAACCTCATCTAAACAGAGGTTTGGTACAAAAAGTTCCTCCCCCGCCTCAGTCGTATAATTATTGCCCCACTCACCTTGATGACATATGAGATGACCCGGTTCACATATTCCCACAAACAATGTCTCAGGAGGACCGGTATAACAGGCTTCTATAAGATCTTCATCAACCAATTGATTGCAATTATCGTCGTGATTATTGCACATTTCATCTTCAACAAACCCCTTAAACGGATCACAATTTGGGGCCGGGGGTTTTTCCCAATAACATTGGGCGTAACACTGGGTCTGTATTATTTCCACACAATCTTCATCTACACATTCACATGTTTTATACCCACCCCCGCATTCTAAGGGTGATTCAAAACACGGAAAAAGAACGCCAACAAGATCAATCGTACATAAACAATCCAAGCCTTCATCAATCAATCCATCACAATTATCATCAAACCCATTGCAAATTTCTTCAAAAGGTTGTTTGGCGGAACACCCAATCCAGTTACCATTGACACAAAATTCCAGACCATCCCCACATACAGTGGAACAAGGTTGTATGAGATCTTCATCAATCAGCCCATCGCAGTCATCATCAAATCCATTACAAACATCTTCTGGCACCGGACCACATTGACCACATACGTTAAGTTGATCTTCATCCACTAAACCGTCGCAGTCGTTGTCTTTGTAATCACAAATTTCCTCTTCCGGATCAGGCCCTATGCAGATTTCCATGCCATCAACACAAATCAAGTCACCTAACCCACACGGAGTTTCACAAGGAACAATTAAAATATCTTCATCAATTTCCCCATCACAATCATTGTCTAGGTTGTCACATATTTCATCAAAACATGGATTACAATCTGAATATTTCCAAACCCCTTTTTCACACCACTTCTGCTGGCTCCCTTGTTGATCATCCACCAAACACTCAATAATTTCCACAGTATCATTTGAAGGATCACATTCTAATTTTTCCTCGCAAGGACCTAACTCAATAATTTGAGGAGGATCCTTACAAATATCTGTAACCAATTTAAATTGCCATACTGCGTCTAAAGGTGGGCAGAAATACCATTCCTCCTGATAACAATCTTGCATATATTGAAACTCTAAATTAGGTATAGTTGCAGAATTAGCCAAGGGGGGTAAATCCTTTATCTTTTCAGCAATTTCTTCAAATGTATATACAGGAGTTTCATCACCAGTATCATTCACAAATTCACCATAACCGGGGGATTTATCTGAGCAGGCGACAAAAAATAAAAGAATCAGCAATAAGCATAATGTGCTAACAAGAAAGGTTATAATTGAATTGAAGATATGTTCCATTTCCCCACATTAGATTGCTATGTTCATAAACATAACTATAGCAGTTGCTGGGGTACTTTTCAAATTTAATTTAGAACATTAAGATTAATCGGTAATTATTTCTAGCTTGGAGCACTTGGCGGGACCAAAAAAACAACACTTTCCACAATTCACACAATAATTGCCTATCTCTTCCATGGTGTTAATTTGTAATTGTTCCTCCATGGTGCGAAGGCGTTCTTTTTTAGTGTCAATAAAAATACAATCTACAAAAAGTTGATTGGCGCCATTCCACGGATATTGGCGGCATGTCTCCGGTCTTTCTTTGTAAATAGAACAAATAAATTTCATTAGCAAAGTTTGGCTAGCTCTTCACGAATCAATTTCCTCAATTCTTTAGTGTTGAGCTTTTTATTCTCCATCAAACCAGGTGAACCTGGGCGAACTCCCATGGGATCCCACTCACCTTCTCGTTGATAAAGGTACTGATCCGTAATTCTATTTCTCTCGTTTTTCATCCAATACGCGATCTTATTGGCTTGATCATAATCCAAATCATGCTCAATTACCAGATCCCCAAATGTCATTGTGTTTAAAATCTCGTATTCTTCCTTAGTTAAAGGTGCAGATGATAGTGACTTTTGGATTGCTGCAGCCAGCAATTCTTCGTCTGTCGCCTCTGTTAATATACGCTTGCTCATATTACGCTCCTGATAGTGACGTACCAATAAATATACATATGCCCCGCAATATTATATACCACGGGGCAACTCAACGTTAATTAAGCATTTATTAATTGGTCAAATCCAACATATCATAAACCAATTTAGCCCGATGTAGGTAATGAGAGTACCTCAGATCATCTTTTGATAAACCAACCCCGCACTGGCGACTCAGGTTTTCGAAAACCTCCGGGGAACTTGAGTGATAGCGCAATGCCTTTCTCCATAATTTTCGAAATTTACGACGAACTCGATTCAGGTCTTCCGGAGGTAAACTCTCAAATCCGGCGTCCAGAACATCACGGGGCCAGCCGTAAGGAACGATTCCTTTCTCAATCATTTTTATCAAAATTAGAGTTTCATTGGTTCGCAATTTTCCCTCCCTGGAGTGTATATTATATTATTCCTGTGATGGCTTTTGCACGTATGATTATTGATAAAGCAAACATTGGTACCCCCTAGAGGATTCGAACCTCTGACCCACGGCTTAGAAGGCCGTTGCTCTAATCCAACTGAGCTAAGGGGGCGGACATTATTGGGAAAATTTTAAAACACGATAACAAGTATCTAATTGATTTTTTAACTGGCGAGAATGATCCACAACATGTTCACGATTAACTGCGCGGACATCATAGAAAATCCCTTTAGTAGGGGTAATATAATTCGGCAACAAATCCTCTACCGCCTCCTTGCTCTCTGCCAACAAATACCGAATATGACTATGGTAACGACGGTTGTGAGGGTAAACAGCTGAATCTAATTTATAGATCTCATAAATGCCAACACCCTCATTTGTATCCGGATTCATGAACGAAAAAGATAACTGTTGAGCCATGACGCCCTCCTTTACTTTAATTTATCCACCAAAATCATTAATTGTATAACCTCATTCTTCATCACCTAAATATTCCGCTAGAGTTTGATCAACTATATCCTGCGTAACACCTGCAATTTTTAAGGACAAAGCATGGGTCTTCAGTGCACTAGCCATTAATTCACGATCACCTTTGGCGCGCCCCCATATCCATAACGTTGTGTGTTGTGCATTCATAATCTCCAACCGCAACTCCTCGGTGTTTTGTCTAATATAATCTATTACGCCTTGCGTCTCTGAAGCTTCAAACCTATTTAATTCAATGTCTAAATCTACCGCCATATCCAAAAGGGCGGCTGTATTTTTTTCTTTATAAAAAGATTTAGCGTCCACAAACCTTTGGGTTACCTCCTCTTCACTCAATGGGTGTTGCATTGAGCCGCTGGTGTATAACAGTTTATCCGGATGGGTTTTTACAGCGATATCGCGATAGAGTTGTTTCATCCATTTAGGGAATTCTTCCATAGAATCTGCAAGTTCTTTCTCTTCACTTTCGCTGGATTCTGTTTCTGCTTCATGGGTAGTGGGAGGACAATGTGGTTTTTCTTGTGATTCAGGTATACCTTCGTGCTCTTCGGGCGGAGATGATGATGTCGCCTCTTTACAACGGCGCAAAAGAATCTCTAGGGCACCTCGGATGTCATCATTATACATCTTTAAAAGATTGTATGAATCCTCCTTTTCATCCCTATAATATCTCCACGCCCTCAAAGAGCGGCGTAAATCTATCTGTAATTCCAACTCTTCATTACGTGACATGCATGGCTCCACCTTATGGTATATCTAAATAGGTGGTAAAGCCGAGAGTAGATCGGCCGGCCCGAAGGCCGGCCGAATAATTAAACATCAGTAATTTCTGGCTCAGGGGAACCCGGGTTTGGATCCGTGGGATTAACGTCTTCCGGACTGACGGGGGCTGATGCCGCCATTTTTTCATAAGCAATTTTTGCCACATTCTGAACACATGCATTTAACGCATTATAAGCATCATCAACCTCTTGGCGTGTTTCAGATGTTAAAGCGCTTTTGGCACTTTCAGCGGCAGTTACCAACGCCTCAATATCAGCTTCATCCAAACTTTCCGCCATGTTTTCCTTCATTTTAAAAGCCTGGTGAACTAGGGAATCTAATTTATTTCTAGATTCAATCATCTCACGTTTTTTCTGATCTTCAGCTTCGTATTTGGTGGCCTCCTTGATTTTTTCTTCAATCTCCTCGGGGTTTAGGCCCGTAGAATCTGTAATAACAATACTTTGATCCTTACCGGTGGCCTTGTCGCTGGCAGACACTGTCAAAATACCATTAGCATCAATATCAAAGGTTACTTCAATTTGTGGTACACCTCTCGGTGCAGGTGGAATTCCATCCAATGTAAATTTGCCCAGTGTACGATTATCACCCGCCATCTGCCTTTCACCCTGAAGTACATGTACCTCGACTGTTGATTGACCATCTGCTGCGGTAGAAAATATTTCCTGCTTTTTAGCCGGAATTGTAGTATTACGCTCAATGAGCCGAGTACACACACCGCCCATCGTTTCAATCCCCAAAGATAAAGGGGTAACATCCAACAACAGGATGTCTTTTACATCCCCACTCAGCACGCCTCCCTGAACCGCGGCGCCCAAAGCAACTACCTCATCCGGATTAACACCTTGTGACGGAGACTTTCCAAAAAATTCCTCCACCTTTTTAACCACCAAGGGAATCCGTGTAGAACCACCAACCAACAAAATCTGATCAATATCTGTTGATTTCTTACCGGCGTCCTTAAGTGCCTGCTTACAAGATTTAAAAGTCTTATCAATCACGCCCTCAATCAATTGTTCGAATTTAGAACGCGTCAAATTCATCACCAAGTGTTTGGGCCCATTAGCGTCAGCAGTCAAAAATGGCAAATTAATATCAGCTGTCATAGCCGAGCTTAATTCCACCTTTGCCTTTTCGGCAGTTTCACGAATACGTTGCAAAGCCATTTTATCCTCTGCAACATCTACCCCTGTTTCCTTCTTAAATTCCGCAATCATATAATCAATGAGAGCCTCATCAACGTTATCACCGCCTAGGTATGTATCCCCTGAAGTTGACAGTACTTCCACGACATCTCCGGAAACATCCAAAACTGACACATCAAAAGTACCACCACCAAAATCATAAACCACTACCACTTGTTCTGTATTGGTGCCGAGACCATAAGCCAAAGCAGCGGCAGTGGGTTCATTAATAATTCTCTTGACATCTAGGCCCGCAATCGTACCTGCATCCTTGGTCGCCTGTCGTTGGGAATCATTAAAATAGGCAGGAACTGTAATTACGGCTTCTGTAATTTTCTCCCCCAGGTAATTCTCAGCAGATCGCTTTAATTTTTGTAGCACTTTGGCTGAAATTTCTGGTGGTGTGAACGCCTTGTCTCCCACGGTGATGTTAACGCCACCCTTCTTACCTGCACTAACATTATACGCAACCTTGCCGGCAACGTCTGATACTTCATTGAATTTAGATCCAATGAATCTTTTCGCAGAATAAATCGTCTGTTCCGGTTTGACAACAGCTTGTCGGCGTGCGGTGACACCAACCAAAATATCGTCATCATTAAAAGATACCACAGAAGGTGTTGTGCGAGAACCTTCCTCGTTCACCATCACAACAGGTTGTTCTCCTTCCATAACCGCCACGCAGCTGTTAGTAGTCCCCAAATCAATACCAATAATTTTACCCATGATCTCTTCCTCCATTCATTTCCACGGTAAAGTTTTTTCTTACAATGTCAATATAGTCATCGATGTGTCGTTGAACACCCTTGCAATGCATTTTTTTCATTTTTTTCTTTTTTTTCTTTTTTTCTTACGTTTACCCGGGCCATGTGTTAGGCGGGTATCCATTGGTTCTCGTTCAATTTTTGGCCTTGCGATCTTACGCAATGGCGGCCTTAATGTCCTATAAATTTTTTTCTTTAATTCTTGTCTGGCACGTTTTCCCAACCTATCAATGAACACATAACCATCTAGATGATCACACTCATGTTGTAAGGCACCGCTAAAAGGCCAACCCACCAACATTTCGTGTGAAGTGCCTCCCATGTCGCAATACCTTAATTTTACATGACTCTTACGACGGACTGTGCCACTATACCTTGGTACTGATAGGCAGCTTTCTCGCCACATCATATCATCACCGTTCAGTTCCAATTCCGGATTAATCAACACAAAAATATTTTCATCTCTTTCATAAGGTGATGGGTTGGCAAAAGAAAACGAAGAACAATTAAGAATTATTACGCGTTCTAGAACACCAATCTGTGGTGCTGCTAACCCAGCACCATTAACTACGTTAAGGGTATCATACATGTCACCCACTAATTTCACCAAGGTTTCATCAAAACAAACCACCGGTTTGCTTTTCTCCTTAAGCCCGGGATGAGGCCATTGTAGTATTTTACGATATGCCATGAATGATTATTAAGAAATTGTGATTTTAGCAGAAACTGCTTCAAACATTTGATCCAACTGGTATTCTGAATCACCTAATTTGGATCTGATTTTAGCAATTTGAACAGCGGCCTTAAATGCCTTAATATCCAACCTCTCCTTATATTCATCAAATAAATTCTTCTTATCATCTTGAAGGGTTTTCATTTCATTCTCAAGAACAACGAGCCTCTCTATTAATTCTTTTACATTGTTATCCATCGTTTGTATTCCCTGTTTTTGCAAATTGATCCTGCCATGCGAGTAAAAGATTGTCCTTTACCAAGACCGACCAACACTCCAATTCACGCACCTGGTCCACCCCTTGCCGTTCCACCAACACCCCACGTAATTCATCACCAACATTTACATATGGTGAATCATTAATAGAACTGGTTTTGACTTTCAGATATTTACCTGGAATTAGCTTTACTAAATTCCCTGCCACTGCATCATGATTTTGATTTTTCATTTTTCTTTGCAGCACTCTTTTTACGAGAAGATTTCTTTTTAGTTGCAACAGATTTCTTGGGCTTGGAACTGTCGCCCTTTGATTCCTGAACCCCTGTGGAATTTGGAGCAACATTTTTTTTATCATCCGGAGACATGCCAAGCTTATTCAAGGCATCATTAAACTCATCTTCTGAAGGTGGGTTAACACCCTTTATTTTCAAAAATTTTACAAAATTTTCAAATTCAAACATAGAATTTTTTAAAATAACCCGAGATAATGGCATTCCTATTCTACGCAACCATGATTGTAGATCCATCACTATCCTCCTTATGTGGTCCCGCATTCATATCATTAAACATTTCAATCATACTTTCTTGAAACCTGGGATCACGTGCTGTTTTGTCTATTTGATTAATATCGGTGACGCCATATAATTCACATAATGGACTTGCCAGTTTTTTCATAGCTCGCAGAAAAACATTTCTTGCAGTTGCATGATTCATTTTATGACCGCGCTCTGTCATGATTTCTGCGATTGTACGGTAATCATTACCATCATACTCAGAAGAAACTGTGGCATAACCACCTTCACTCTTAAATCCTTTAGGCATGCTCATTGAATCATCTCCTTGGTTTGTTGATTTAATTTTAGAAAATCCTTTTCATTCACCACAAAATCCGAACGAGACTCAGGGGTTGAAATACCAAACCTTAAACGAATCACCTGTTCTTCCCTGTGACTCAAGCTTTTTAAGGCCTCCTTGAGCAATCGTGATACCTTTTCTCCGTCCAGCAAAGACTCAACGTTAGGCGTATCCAAATCTGGAATCACCTCCCGCAAAGTCCTGCTACCGGAATCACCGCTGTTTTTATAATTGATCGGTCGATCAAGGGAAACGGGGGATGTTGCACATGTAGAAATATTTTTAAGCATTTTCAATGTAACGCCAACCAAATCGGCAACTTCTTCTTGGGATGGTTGTACACCGAATTCCTTATAATATTCTTCCTGCGCTTGCTTTATTTTCCACAACAGATTACGCGTATATGAAGGTAGTTTTACAGAAGTCGATTGTGAAGTGACATGACGCCGAACAGCCTGCTTTATCCACCAACAGGCATATGTTGAAAACTTAAAACCCCTTCGCCAATCGTAACGATCAACCGCTTTCATCAATCCAATGTTAGACTCCTGAATTAAATCTTCTAAATCACAACCTTTGTCTTGATATTTTTTAGCAATACTGATGGCCAATCGAATATTAGCCCTCACCATATGATCACGCGCCCGAGTATCCCCTTTTTCAATGCGCTGAGATAATTCAATTTCTTGTTCACGGGTCAATAGGGATGTTTTTGACACATCTTTGAAAAAACTTTCCAAACTATTTTGCATTTACTATCCTTTGATTAGTTGATTGATGTACCAAAAACGTTATCTTGCTCGCGACTGCCTCAATTGCCATTCACGTTGAAGATAACAATAATCCATCTCCAGAGCCTTATTTTCATTATTTTTCCGCCCACCTTCAACAATCTGAGTTTTATAACTCATCATAAGCTGTTTTACCTCTGAATCGCTCAAGGCATTAATTACATCACGAGAAAGACAACGATTATATGACTTAGACATTTAAACTCTCCTATTAAAGTATGATAATTGCCTTACAAAAATTATACACCCACTCAAAAAAGTACAAAATTATGTTAAAATTTCTTCATCATCCACAATGGCACAACCCACAGAAAGTAACATCCTCGCAACTGATGATGCATTTTCCAAGGCTGTTCTCACAACCTTTACGGGATCAATGATTCCTGTTTCAAACATATTTACCCACTCCCCGGTGGCCGCATTATATCCACTATTATAACTTGTTTTTATTGCCTTTTGCACGACAATTTCTGAACTTCCTCCAGAATTATCTACAATTTGTTTAAGCGGGGCGCAACATGCTTTGGAAACAATGTCAATGCCTACTTTAAAATCCTCTGATTCCTTAACAGATTTGCGATTTTTTTTCAAACTGGATGATGCACGAACTAACGCCATACCACCCCCTGATACCACGCCTTCTTCGGAGGCAGCCTGGGTGGCGTGTAACGCATCTTCTACGCGATCTTTTCTCTCCAGCAATTCTACCTCGGTAGGTGCACCCACACGAAGAACAGCAACCCCACCTGCCAAGCGTTGAATTCTTCTCGCCAAAGCCTCTCTTTCACCCGGGTCAAGGGTCATATCCTCTAAAATAGATTTTACCTCACACAATGCCTGTTTCCGAGATTCTTCACTGCCCCCTACGCCCACAAACACAGTGCGATGTTTATAACACAAAACCTTCTTACATTTTCCTAAATCATTTAATTCGATTTTCTGTAATGACTCAGGATCAGCTGTCACCACTGGCTCACAATCCAACATTACCCCCATATCACGTATAGCAGCAACTCGAGATTCACCAAATTCCGGAGCTCGAATAGCACATACATTCAAAGTACCTTTCATTCGATTTAAAACCAGGCCTTGCAATGCCTCCCCATCCACATCATCTGCCACAATGAGTAGAGAACGCTGTTGGCGACTTACTTTTTCTAATATAGGCAGAATCTCCTGTAAGGATGTAAGTTTCTTATTGATAAGCAAAACGGCGGGATTTTCCAAAACTGCTGCCATTTTATCCTGATCAGTCACAAAATAAGGGGAAAGAAAACCGCGATCTAATTCTAAACCCTCCACCACATCCAAGCTAGTTTGAAACCCCTTGGCTTCCTCCACAGTAATAATACCATCTTTCCCAACCTGTTTCATGGCCGAAGCGATTAATTCACCAATGGAATCCTCTCCATTTGCTGAGATTGTACCTACCTGCGCAATTTCTTCCATGCTGGTAATGGGATTTGCCATTTCATGCAATTCACTAATAACATACTTTACCCCATATTCCATTCCCTTTTGAAGCTCTGCCGAAGAATAACCTGCAGCTAGCATCTTTAAACCTTCGGAAAACATAGTCTGGGCAAGGACGGTAGCAGTTGTGGTACCATCCCCGGCAACATCCGCAGTGCGAGAAGAAGCTTCCTTCACCATCTGCACCCCTAAATTCCTAAACTTATCACGCAAATTAATGGATTTAGCAACTGTTACCCCATCCTTGGTCAAATGCGGCATCATTCCGGGGCGTTCAATAATAACATTCTGCCCTTTTGGCCCCATGGTAACCTTAACAGCATTGGCCAAAATATTGACCCCGTCAACCAATTCTGACCGGGCTGTTTCATCAAATTTTAAAGTTTTAAATTCTGTATCGTGCATTATCCCTTCAACACCCTTTTATTTCCTTCGCTTAATAACCCACGAGTATCTAAAACCCTGCGTTCTTTTGTCACAACATTTTCAGCTACCACAAGATCACCCGATCTCAAAGCCACTTCATCCTGTTGCAACACACCCGCATTTCTCAATTTTATTAACTCATCACTAGTTAAAACATTTTCCATATTAAACTCCCGCAGACTGTTCTAATCTTAGAAATGTCTGGTAAAATTTTACCCAAGATTTATCATTTGTAATTGAATCAAATCCAAAATCCTCAAATTTGCCCTTAAGAGATTCCCACTGCACCATAGGGGTTGAAACCTCAAATCCCCCCAACTCCTCACGCAAATCTGCAAAACCAATCAACGCCTGATTTCTCTCAAATATAAGGCGATTTTCGCCTTTTGCAAGTAGTTCCTGTAACTTTTCAGGCTCTTTCATCAATGCTTGGGCACGTTTATCACCAATCCCCTTAATCCCCTTGATGTTATCGGCCCCGTCACCACGCAATGATTTCCATGTTACATAATCATACCCAGGATGATCTAATACCTTTTTTCGCACAGGATTGTAAATCTTGACATTGGCGTGAGTATTATATAGTTGTAGAAAATCTGTATCGCTAGAAACGACTATACAATTATCATTAGCATGTGTATATCTCACCAAATGACCCAAAACATCATCACATTCATAATCGGGATGGCGTATTGTGGTAATTGGAAAATATTCTTCCATAAGGTTGATAATTGTTTTTTTCTGGCGTTGAAATGAATCGTCGTAAGTCCTGTCACGAGTGCCTTTATAATCGGGTGCCATTTCATATCTGTGTTTGGGATATCCTTCCAACACAAAATATGCTTTATCGGGATTAAATTTTTCAATCAAAGGCCGAAGGGAACGAAAAAAACCAAAGACAGTAGCATTATCCCCTTTCATAAACCCATAACGAGCACGATGAATGAGATTATACCCATCCAAAAACAAGACTTGCATTGACTCTCCTAATTCGTCACTTTTTTTTTATTTATAAAAACATTTTCACCAACTGAAACACCGTCCCCAATTTTAACATTTGCAACAGTGCCATCATCCAATACAACTTTCACGGCTGTATCGTCACCTGATATTAACGGAGTTAGCTCTTCTGGGGTAGGGATGGGGTGTTCTGTTGGAAAATGTGTATGAGCCAACTCCACCGCTTGTTGGGTCATTTCGGTAATGGCGATATCGGCATTTTGGCGCAATTGTGCCTGAACTTCGTCAATAGTGGAATATATTTCGGAACCCAATCTACCCAAATCTATAGATTCATCCCTTCCTGGAACATTTACCAGATATTGAATAGACTCACCATCAACAGATCTGCGAACAATTTGCTCTACTATTTTAACCGGTATGACGCGTTGTTTTTTAGTAAAAATAACGTAAACGACTTGCCCAACTTGATACATAAATCTCACCTTCCTGGATAATATTATCTAGAAAGACGAACATTTATAAAATAATATTACATAAACCCGGGACCGGCAAAGCCTAATGTAGGTTGCCATTTTTTAGATGGGGTTTGGGTTGCCTGTGGCTGAGAGGGCCTCTGGAATCCAGGACCGGCAAAACCCATCGTGGTCGACAGATTGCCGTTAGCGAAACCGGTGTTAATTTGCTGCGCCTTTTGTTCGCGCAAATAAGCCGCTATTTCCTCCCGGATGATGCGCCGGATCTTCTCCTCAGCCAACAGGTCTTGAGTGGACTCAGTTACAACTTGCGGGGTGGATTCCACCATGACGTCATTCTGAGATTTAATTCCTGACAAGACTTGCATACGTTCAACATTATATTTCATGTCGTTTCTCCTTACAAACCATATATATCACGTTCTTTAAGAAATTGATTCCAATTCAAAACTATATTTTGTTGGAGAATGCACCCAATATTGGATACGTTCCCTGAGCTTTTGTTTTTGTTTCTCTGTTTTGGCATGTTGCAACTTAATCCTTAGCTTATTCAGGTTAATATCATTGATATTAATTGCCTCCCCCACCAAAACACTGCATTTCTGCATACCCCTGTGCTTAGCCATGGCTACTTTCCCCCGGGAACCATTGGATACCTCCCGAAAATCCTCGGTTGTGAGATCCTTAAAATGAAGCACGGCAAACTTCATGAAATCTATGTCAGCAATAATATAAAGATAATCCAGCGAACCTTTTTGATGAAGGGTTTGATAATCAGATTGAAAACTAATTGCCCCACCTTTATGACGACTAGTTAACTTACATTCCAATTCTTTATCAATAGAAGGGATTACAATATCAGGTTGTCCGGTTCTCCCATCCTCATGTGCATCCGGATAGTGTTCCTTAAGAGCCTGGGCAAAGAATGCCTCCTGAGCCTGTGACATTACAATATTACGCCTGCCAAGATTATCCAAAAGATCCATGTTGTGACGTTCATATAACGACACCGCCTCTTGGTGAAAATTTTTCATTTTAGTCAAAGCTGATAGTGCCATTTCCCGTGTAACATAACCCATCTAGACCTCCGTTGTAGACCTAAAAATTATACCACATATGGGGCATAATTACACGGGAATAACGAATTATTTTTGAGGATTATAACCTAGCTTTTCTCGAACAGATTGGGTAATTTCTTTACCTTTTGCAGCTGCTTCAGCAAAGGGACCTAGGCCTAGAACCCACCGAACATTATCGTATTCTATCGGTGTCAGCCCCTTTTTTAAGGCATCCATATCACAATATTGATGCAAGGTAATTTCGGTGACAGGAAGATCTTCGCCTTGGGGGCCGGGTTCAATCTCACCTGTTTCCCTAGATTCAAAAACATATAAAACCTTTGGCATTTTCTCAGTATCAGGTACATTAATAAAAGGGATCTTTGAAGTCAATCCCTCTTCCGACTCTTCATATAATATTTCCGGAACCCATTGTTCACTCATAGATTAAATCCTCCTTACAACCTATTATTTTAAAATTATCTTTTAATGTAAAAATTTTAATTTAGTCGTGAAAATCTTCCGTATAAATGAAGGCAACCTTATTAATGACATAATGAATATCTCCCCGTGGGCCCCACTTAAAAAATGGTATCATTCCACGTAACATCACACATATTCCGCTACCCATTAAAAACAGTCCCACCTTACAATGCAGTTTTAACTTTTTATAATATTCATTCATGGGGATGCTCATTTTTTCTTGAGATCATATGAATTTCTGAAATCATTTAAAACATCTAACAATGTTTTGCCTTGTGCTGTTTTGGCCAATGATCCCTCGTCAATCCCAAATTCTGCCTGTAAAGCCGCTAATTCTTCCTGTAACGATGATTGTAAATTCATCAGGGAATCCTGAAGTTGTTGACGCGTAGTATCTGTCGATTGTTGAAAGATTTTTTCAGCAGCGGATTTAAGTAATTCATCCTCATTAACATCGGGTAATGCCTCGTCGGGATTAAGTTTTTTACCTTCTTCTTGTGCTAGCGCCCTAATTAATTCATCTCGTTGTTCCGGATTACTTAAAAATTCCTTAGCGGATTTTTCCAGTGAAGAACGTAATGTATTTGGGTTTGCGCCCCCCAGATCCATGCCTGCCTTGGAAGCCTTTTGGAGCCCTTCTATATATTCATCCAGAGTTTTGCTATTCATCATTTCACCTATAAGTTGCCTTGAAGGCATATAAATTTCATCTAAATTTTCCAATGCATCCCTAAAACCCTCAAGGAGCTGATCAGAAGCATCCTTGAATTCGTCCAGGATACCCATTTCTTCCATCACATCGATGATGTCAGATTGCGATATTGCACCCCCTTGTTCCAGCAAGAGATCGTTGGTTGGATAATAAGATTCTGCCACCCCAAAAAAGAACACTTTTTTTAGTGCATTAAATGCAGTTCCTATTAAACCGGTTGGATCCTTTATTTTATCTCCGCTCTCCGCGGATTCTTTTTCAGAAGGTTTACCAAATCCAGCCTCACCAAAAAAATCTCTCACAGCATCTTTGGAATCCCAGCCTTGTTGAAGTGCCGACGCCGCCAAATACCCACCTGGATTCAATAAAAACGCTGCTAATTTAAGATCCTCTGTATCAGCGCCTAATTTTTGGCGCAAATCAGCATGTTCCTGTTTAAGGGTTTTCACCCTTTCCTTGTAATTGGTTCTTAATTCCTTTAATTTTTTAGGATCAATAGTAACCAAAACATCAAATAAAAATTTAGTGGAAGTTAGTACATCCTTAAACCCCAGCTTAGCTGCCTTGAATACATCGCTAAAAGGTTCAACAAAAATTTTACTAAATTCGCTGGTTGACATTGCAGCAAATTCATCTTCCCTCAACAGAACCTTGGCATCTGTTTCGTGTAAGATATTGCGAATATATTTTCTTACCAACTTTTCCTGGGTAATTGCTTTCATTCAGGTAACCTCAATTTTTTCTTGGCTTCATTTTCATAATATTGTATCACCTCTCTTTCAAACGCATTCAACACCTGCTTTTTTGTATAGGGATCGCGCGTTGAAAACAAGGTCCTCAATTTAGGTGACAATGATTTTAATAAATATTTCTTTACCATCATCCAATCATCAAAAAATAGTCGATGGGATATCATTATATCCAATTCTTTGATAACTTGTGATGGAATATCCATAATAAATCCTTTCTCTAATAATATCTATGTTATAAGAAATTGAAAAACGTTTTTCAACGTTCATTTAAATAAGACGTAAATACACTTCTTAAAGGGGGAAACATGAGTGTAGGAGCAGTAGGAGCAGTATCCAGTGGAGGCGGTGCAGCCGCAGCAGGGGCAGGACGCGTGTCTCATGGTGGTGGGGTTAGTAAAGCCGGGGCCAGTGCCGGGGTAACACCAGCAGGAAATTCTGGTGGCAATAAATCCATATCAATGGGTGATGGAAACATGGTTGGGAATTCCCAAACACAAAACATTACCACACATAATCATTTCAACATGGGTTCTCAAGACTTTTGTGCCCTGCACAATATGTCCAATGGCAGTCAGGCCGGCGGTGTACAGGCCATGCAAGGTGGAGAGCAAATGTCAATGGAAGACATGATGAAGCTTATGATGATGATGATCATGATGAAGCTTATGGAAAAAATGATGGAAGCATTGGGCGGTGGCCAAGGCGGTGGAGCTGCAATGGCGGGTGGTTAGAATTAACCCATTATGATTTGCCGTACATAAGTTCTTAACATATTTTCTTGCATTCCGGGGCAAAGGATGTCACGCACATTCTTCACATCAACTCCGGCCGGCATTCCTTTCTGAAACGTATCTAGATCACAGATCTCTAAGGCATGGCGCATGGCAGTCCCCGAAATATCTGGGGTTCCCACCCCACGGGTGACGCTATCCGGATCGTCTTCTGCGACAAATATCACCTTGCCACTCTCATATAAATCTGGAAAATACCTTAGGCGATTAGAGGTAGGGTAGTTCAAGGCAGTGTCTTCCGGATCCGAATAGACCCTATAGACATCATCACCCAGGGCCTCGTTTGCCCTCTCTAGGGCACTGTAGACCTTTCGAACAGGGGAACCACCATACTCTATGGAAACATTACTCGGCATGATTGGCTCTAGCTCTTCTTTCCACACCTGTTCCATAGCGGAGCCTAGGATAGGAAGCTGGCCTTTGCGCTTACGATCTGAAATGGAAACGTATAGGATCACCTGATCATTTTCTTCTGCGGCCTTAACAACCAGCGCATGGTGACCGGCGTGATAGGGTTTCGCAGATACAGGAACCAATCCAATTTTCATTTAATTTTTCCTTTCAATTAAAATGTATTCAATACCACATGCGCAAACAGGGTCTCAGTTTGAGGATCCCAATAAAATTGCTTAGGCCCACCGGGCATGCCGGGAGTCAATGATGAAAAGAAATGATCGGCTTGCTCTTGCGGCGGGAGACCTTTCTTAGACGACCACACCTCATGCTGATCCGGCTTATAACTTGCCCGCGGGATATTCTGGGTCATTGCCCTAACCTCTTCCACTGTCCCAATCTTAACATCCATCTCTCTTCCGGATGGAGTTACAATCACAGTGGGGGCGCCCATGAGTTCTGCACTCTGCTCTCGCAAGAGTACTTCACCAATAATTTTCCTGAGTCGATTCTTTGTAATTTTCACTTATTACACCTTGATTCTATCAATAATTTGGGGGGAGCTCATAGCGAGATCCTTGTATAATTTTTTCATGACAGCCTTGGAGATGTCTCCAATCTCTTGTTTGGTCGCCTTGTCCTTTAAGATCTTCTTCACTTCATCCTGGATTGTCTTCACAAAGTTGGTACCCACCACCTTGTCAATCTCTTTTTTTGCTTGCTTACGGGCGATTTTCTCGATCTCTTTCTTATCGGTTTTGGTGAGCTCTTCAAATAATAAGGATTCACGTACTAATGCACCTATAATATCCTTAATCTCACTTATTTCAGGTGACGAAGTTGAAGATAAAAATTGATACAAGCAAGCAAATGGATTGATCTTCCCAGCGCCCTCCATGGATTCCCCGGCCAAGGCTGAAAAAGAAGAATTAGGGGGATTAAAAGTTGTTATTTTTAATTCAGGTTGAATTTCATAAAACTGACTACGAGTCGAGACCCTGATCTTAAAATTTCCCGAACCAGCCACCATGGGAATGCTGGAATTTAAACCACAGAATTCCAAGGCACCTTTAAGGCCCAAAGGATCTTGATCGCCAATTGTATAAAAATCATCCCCGGCCTGAAGATAGTGGGCAGCGGCCGCCTTACCGATAAGATAATGCTGGGTTATAAGATTACCTACATCCACATTTTCTTCGTTAACAAAATAACGGCTCCCTCTTTCGTTAACGAAATTTCTCATCACCTCTAGAGGAACCGCCGCCGGATCCTTTAAGCCACCTTTGGTTGTGGGAATCTTGATAATGGTGTCCGGAGATACACCCATATATACCTTGAGGTCATCAATAAATTGTGATGCAGTAGATGAATTATTCGCTAAATCCACAGCGGCATCTGCCACGGGTGATGTAGCATTAGAAGCCCAGGTCGAACCGTCATAATAAATTCGAGGATTGGCTAAGTTGTCTTTGTGGCCCATTTTAACTTCTACGTAAGTGGATCCCACTCCAGGAACCTCTACCAAAACATCCGGATATCTTACATCTCCGCCAGCTGCAGAAGCCTTAAATATTTCACGACCTGCATTATTAATTGCGCCGGCGACCTCGGCCTCAAAAGCATCAGAGGCTTTAGATTCCATTAATAGCACTTGAACCCATTTACGCAATAAACGATCATTCATCCCATTCCACCCACAAATTCCCTTACATAATTACGGAGGAGCGACTCATTTTGACTCTTGGGAATGCGCATTGCAGCACCGATGATCTGGTTGAGGGGTGCAAAGGCCCCTGTGAGCTTGTAAAGTGCCTTGCTTCCAGGAGGATGTTCGAACACGATCCCCTCCATGCTGGAAGTGATGTTCTCGGATGATCCCAATTTGCCCAACTGTTTCTCCAACATCTTGCGTCTATCATCAGCCTTGGCATCCCGCGCAGATGCAATCGCTTTCTTGGCGGATTCCAGCTCATCCTTAAGCCGATTCAATTCCTCGTCATGGCCACCGGTTAACGCCGAAGCCAATCCTGCCAACACCTCAACAGACATATCATGAATAATTATCTCCACCGGAGACAAAATGGTACCCAAGGCTTTCATCGCATTGGCCTGAGTACCGAGGGCACTAATGCTTTTCTGCACGTCCTTCGGAAGATCTTTCTTGATATCAGCGATGGGAGGTAGGTCTTTGGATTCCATCCCTTGCCCAATCCCCATGATTCTCTTGATCAGCGTCTCTTGTTTGTGAACCGGAATTGGCAGGTCTCCGACCAAACCCGTTCGTAGTTTTTCCTCAGCATAATCGCCCAGCGTCATGTTATCTGTAACGCCTAACCCATCAAGTCGACTCGCAAGAGTATCATATAGCTCGGTACCGCTTAGGTCCTGCAGTTCTATCACCTGCGGACCAATCATCTTCCAGGTCTCATCATCCAGATCTACCTGGGAATCATCAATGGCCTGCACAAGCTTACCGAACTCACCACCGTTCAATTGGACGTCAGCCAGTTTACCAGCTTCATCAAACTCCTGAAGGTTGTGCATGACGATGTAGTCACCACCGTAATTGATGACATTGGGCTTACCCGTATAGATAATCTCAGCGTTGATGAAACGTTGACCGCCGGACTCAAAGATCTCTTCCAGCTCCATGGGACTCAGTCGACCCAATCCCCGTTCAATAGCTGCAAACCCATTCATAAAAGCGCCTTTTGCGGGATGACCTTCCCATTTGGCAGTGAACTCAGCGGGGTTCATCCCACCCTTGAGTAGATCACCCTTATTCCGAGCTGTTCGAATATTGCCTGTTTTGGGATCAATCTTAAACGCAAAGAAGATGTTTTGGCCATCAACCTTTTCAACCACCGGCATATCACCCCTAATCACCTTTTGGAGCACACCTTTCAATTCCCCAAAGGTAATATCCAGGTTTTCTTGTAAATGATTTAGATGACCTGCTAGCGCTCCCATGTAACCTCCTATATTACATAGATATTATACCATATCTCATGTAATTTTGCATTAAGGTTGTTCTATTTTTCTAGAAGCACGTAATTGGCGCCGAAGGATTTTTAAAAGGCCATTATAATGTTCACGGGCGTCGGTCCTACCGGGGCAACAATCACGGTGGTGTTTGGCGTCTTCAATCCGGTGTTCCAAATCCAAGGTACATGCCTTAGTGCCAAAAGACACCATTTTGCCCGACATTGTAAGGTGTTTATCGGGGACCGCTAGTTTGGTAGGGGATTCCTGAAGAATTTGACGAATCATATGTCGCAATCTGATATTATCCATTATTTCCATAACTCCCGAATTTTCATACGAACCCCGGATTTATCTGCTGCTTCGCCCACCACGATGGGCATATCTTCGTCCCCTTCTTCTTCCTTTGTTTTTACAGTGGTTACCTTAATTTCCTCTGTCTCTTCTTCCCTTGAAGGTTTCTCGGTTGGTTTCATTTCAATGCCGGCCTTCCCGGGATCAAGGGCTAGTGTCCCAGGTTCACCATCTACCATCATATCTGCCAACCCGGCCAGGAAAACATATAGCGATTGTTTCTCGGCTGTCGTCAATTGCTCGATGTAGGTAGTAAGAGCCTTTTTCACCTTGGCATCCTTAACTGATTTACCTGAGCGCATTAGATTTAACATTTTAAAAATATCGCCGGTTTGAGGATCTGCAATTTTTTCCTGGCCCGGTTTTGCGACGTCTGTAGTGGTGATTGTCTCCTCAGAGGTTTCTTCCTCCGTTTCTTCTTCAGCTTCATCGACATTTTTTTTCTGCGAATTATCATCTTGCTCGGCTGTTTGCTGTGCCAATTGTTTTTGACGAAGGCGTTCCAATGTGCCGGTATCTTCCATTGCTGCGTCCACAGCCTCACGTACAATATTACCCAAAAAATGTTCTAGATCTTTCACATTATTAAATACCCTAGACATTATTTGCCCCCTCGCAACCACTTAATCCTATTCTGCCACCGCTCTGCATAAAGGCGGCGGTACTTTCTTTGCGGGGATTCTGTTGGTTCATTGGGTTGACGTGTATTTTTATGACGTGATTCATTCTCTTTTTGAAGAATAGAATCCATAAATTTATCAAACTGAGATTTTTTACTCACTTGCTTCTCCTATTAATATTACTTATCAATTTCGTGAGGAATTATCACCGAAACTTCAGCACAATGATTTTCATCATCAAACGATATTGTATAACCTATATCTGTATCCACCTGGCGAGAATCAACAACATCATCATAAATGGTTTTGCAAACATACCCAGTTAACTTACCCGCTGATATCATTTTAATTGCCTGATCATCAGAGGCAACAATTGTAATAATTTGTTCTTTTGAATCCTTAATTAAGCCTTTAAGTGCACCAGCAATGACAACATCCCCAAACGTAAAATGACAGGTAAAATTAGAAACACCCCATACGTCGGGATCTTCCGCTAAATCAAAATCCACCATTCCTTCAAGGGAATCGCTGATTATTAAATTATCAGGATTTGATAATACCCTATCAAATTCTTGATCAATATTCTGTGTAGTGTCCTTCGAATTCAAAATTTTGCTCCGTAACAATATTTTTCTTTATAGCATCAGCAGTTTGTGCATATTCCTTATCCAGCTCAGTAATGTCATCCACCTCGTGTGTATAAACTTCAATAATTACATCGGGATAATTAATGGTTATTTTTGCATGATGATTAAACTCTTCCTGGAAATCTAGGATATCACCAACAAATAAAGCCAATTCGCGCTGTGAATCGAAAACATATGTTTTCATTAAACGCCTGGGTGATTCTACTACACGCCAAGTAGCCTTATGTGGAATAACAGGCGATTTGTGATCCATATTTTTTAACTGGGGTAAAAGATCCACTAAACATGAATCATCGGAACCTTTTTCTTCCACGTCAAAATATTCACACATTAATTTTCGCAAATTGGATTCCATTTATTCTTTCCCAAATTCATCCTGATGGGTTGCGGTTGCCTGTAATGCTTGTGCCAACACCTTCTTTCTTTTACTAGCCCCTGCTTTATTCCAGGCATCGTAAGCAGTTGAAATTAAATCACCTTCAACCTTTGCTAAATTTGAAAGTTTAGAAAAAGCCTGCAAAGCATTTTTTACAGCTTTTTCAGTTTGATTAACATCCATTTTTTCTGAAGCTGCATCTTTCATAATCTTATTTTTTAATTTTTCCGGATTTTTTGGTGTATCCCCAAAAACCTGGTGGAGTAGGGTTTGTTTGCTTCTTTTGGGCAGGCCCAATTTTTCAATTTCACTCTCCACACGTTTGCGTGTCGTTCTCAAAATATTTTGATATGCGGGTAATAAAAATCCTCCCACCAAAAAAAACCTAAATGAATCCAAAGCCTCAACCTCACCAGGCGCAGCCAAGAGGTCTGCCATATCATTTTTATCAATATACCCCTCGCCTTCTAGCATTTCAACAAACTCACTAATCGCAGTCTGCTTAATTGCATCCAACTCTGACTCATCAACATTTTCCATGGTAAAATTCAATCGACCAAGGATTCTCTCCAGGCTTTGTCTAACTCCACTAGCGGCGCTATAACCAAATTTGGTAGCAAGATCCTCTAGGCCCATCCCCTCTATTTGTTCCACCTGATCCAGTGTTAAGGATTCTTCTTCCTCCTCTTCCGGATCGAAGGTTTGATACCCTTTGCGAAATTCTTCGTATTCATTTTCATCAAAATCAATATCCATTTGTTCCAGAAGAATTTTAAGGCTTTTTCTTAATTTCTCAATCTTGTGACTTTCATTGGTTTCCAATTCAACTACCTCTGCGTCGGTGACATCATCTGCAATTTCGGGATTTTCATGTTTTTCCACCGCGGAATCCAGTAAATCCTGCAAACGATTATAAAAATATTCAACCTGATCATTAGGAACACGCTGCCCGAGAGCGTCTGCAGCCAAACCTAATTCAACCGGATTTGCCGGTATATATGTATCATCATCTACAGGTGGGAGATTAGCCGATAATTGTACCGCCATTTGTTCAGAAGGCAACACCGGGGTTTCGGGCGGTGAAGGTATATCAGCGGGCTCAAATTGTGTACCGGCACGTGAATTATCCACGTCGGTATAAGTGTTATACACGTCTTCAAATAAAACCCTTTTGAGATAATTCTCCAAAACGGCCTTCGTAATCTTAATACTCATCTCAACTCCTAATCTGCAACCTGCCCCAAGGCATAACCCGTGGCTATGGTCACTACTATCCCACCAATCAACCCAACAGAAAACCAAAATTCACCAGATTCATACCATGGTGTAGGTTGAAATTTACTCTCCAAAAAACCAATTTGATCTTCCTTGATTTCCAGGATTTGATCATGTTTAAACTTTAGGGCATCCAGCTCCGCAATTTTTAGATCTAATTGCAATTTATGCTGAATAGATAATACCTCTAAAGCCTTATCCTTTTCAATCTTGCACTGTTTGTCTTTGTTTTCTAATTCAACCGCAAGATTGGCGGCTGCCTCAGTACTGAAAAGTGTACCTGCAAATGGGGCTTTTGCACCCTTTTGAATTGTAATTATTTTTTCACCCGGGGAATCTGCAAAAGCGGAAATGGGATAAATACATACAAAACCAATGAAAAAAAGGTTAGTGAAAAATGCTATCCATTTTATCATGATTATCTTTAACATTAGTCATTTAACCCTGCCAGCCTGTGCCACCTTTCCAAAACAAGATCGTCGCGATTTTCCCGACTTTCCTTTTGGGGATTGCCCAAAGCGTTTCCAATAGACGTCAGCATCGGGATTAACTCGTCGGCATTGCCGTCCACAATATGAACATTGTCATGTGTTAATCCACCGCCGGTCCCAATATAGGCGCCTGACCATCGATGGTGACCGTCTAAAATTTCCCCAGCAGAGGTCACGAATGCACCACCCATATCACTCAAATCAGTATTACCCGTCCCCTGCAGAAATGCAAATAGCAATGACTTGCCAGCAAGAATATTACTTTGGGTAGGAATCATGGCAGAATTTGCAAGGGAACCTCCCACTTTAACATCAATATTATCGTCCCCTTGATCACCGTCATATTTTCCTTTTGTCAAAAACGCAAGAGCCTTCCCTACCGGATCTGCACCGCCGCCGGGCATTGCATTCATTCCATGCCGAGGATATTTATCTTCTCTTACTAATCCCTCTTCTTTCGGCTCGGGTTGTTTTCCTGCTTCAAATTCCTTCTTTTTTTCATCAGAAAGGGTATCCAACCAAGCATCCAAACCTTCTTTGTCGGCGGCATAACTTGCCTCAATATCCACGTTGAATTTACCCCCGGGCGTCAATGCATCCTTCACCGCAGCGGCATCCTCACCCTCCAGGGCTGGCATATCTTTTTTTGCAGGCGCAGTGTTGGGCAGGGCAGCACCAACTTTTTCTATCCTATTTGTCAATGATTCCTTGCCTACTGACTCTGCCCATTTCTTAATGGCATCAGCGCCGCCGGCTTTTGCAATCGCGCCATTAGCCCAACCTGTTGCATTCATCATCGCTTGAATCAACGGGGCATTCTCGTCTCCCGACACCAATTGTTCATATGCATCTGCACCACCAAGATCGGCAATATTTGTCTTCGTGGTAACATCAATAAATGCGGCGTCGTCGGTGGTATCCCCTTGTTCAAACAACAAGGTCGCCAGGTTTGGTGAATTGGTAGTTTTTAAATCTTTGGTTTCTTGCAAAATTAAATATCGTAATTGAGCCGGTGTTAACTTTTTCATTCTTTTCTTCTGCTCCACTTTGGGGAAATTTATCCCTCTCCTGTATATATATCAAATCCGGTCAGTTCCGACAATTTGTTTGTTATCTCATCTGGGTTGTCTAAATTTTTTTCTATTATTTTTTTGACTTCCTGCTTTTTCTTTTCGGACAATTGTTTTTCCAAATCATCGTATTTCTTTTCTATCGCTGCGATCGCTTCCTGGTATTTTCTCTCTGCTTCTTCTTTCTTTTGTATCTCCATACGGTGGGCTTCCTCTATTATCCCTATCTCTTTTTCATAATCTTTTTTAATTCTATCTGTGATTTCGGAATAGTTAAAGTCGCGTCGAGCCACCAACCAAATCATTACAGGTATGGCTATCCCTAGAAATAATTTCCAGTTTCTTTTACACCACGCCCAACATTTTTTACCTAATGAACTCAACGCTACCCAGGTCATCCTTATGCTCCATGTTTCCAGGCCATCACAGCATCGATGACACTTTGGCCACCAATATATACCACTGCAATCATACCCCATGTCTCAGAATCTAGATTGGAATAAGCCATCAAACCGGTGGCTGTCAGGAAGACCAAAAGCTTCCTGGAGATTAATTTTGCTAGCACCTTATCTAAAGCTGCCCTCATATCATTACTCCTTTAGTGAAAGCGATTACGCCTTACCGGCTAACCCTCGGCTAAAAATGCCGTGAAGAACACCCAAAGCAACCAGGCCGACAAGGCCCTCGCTACCGAGCGACTTTGTCAGCGCCACGATGCCACCGACCACGTCTACTGGGAAAAATGGAACCGCAGCCCCAAAAAGAATTTGCAAAACCACCGCGAGGGCCAAAAGGCACACGCTAAGTTCCGTAAATGCTTTAACGCCATTTGTTACTTTTTCTAATGCACTCATCACTTTTCTCCTATGTTAACCTCCCATAATGGGAAGCGCAACTTACGTTGCAAGCGATGTTTATAATTATTAGGCACAGATTAGTTTGGCAAGTTCTCATCCGGATCATCGTCACCCCTTATAAAATAGTCGTAAGGATCCGGTTCGGTAAGGCTTTTTAACACCTTATAAATTTCTGACATGTCTGTGGTAAGCTCTGCGTTAGTAATTGCAAGATATCCCAAAACTGTATTTACTTCCTCTAATTTCTTTTCCAACAGCTCTACGCGCCTACCTATTTTGGTATAATCATGACTAACTGATTGCGATAAATGTGTAATTGCCTTTTCCTTCATATTTCAAATATAACCAATAAAATATTATTTTTTAAGTTTTAATTATTCACCTGTTATCGGATTGGAATCCTCAATTACGCGAAATATAGATTCAGCGTCCGTCTGGGAAAATTTACGACCTGCTTTGGTTCTCTTGCGAAGCTGCATTTCTTCCAATGTTTTTTGCATGTGAGAATCACCCTCCACTATTTGTCGTGCCAATTCCTCAAATATCTCTTGCATCGATAGACCATGCCGAAAAGCAGTTATCTTGATTTCTGTATGTGTTTCTTTGGTTAGATTTATGTGAAGTGATTTTTTGGTCTCGAAATCACGATATGACATTTAGTGTCCTATATCCCGCCTTCAGCTGCGATTGGGCTAGCCCCTACACCCATCGGATCCACTAAATCCTGAGGGATGTCTAGACTAATATCGTACCTGAGATCTAAAATATCCAACATCGCGGCTGCCTGCTCGGGCCCGTATTTGTCGGTGATATAATCTTCTGCTTTTTTTACAATTAACGCCTTCATATCCAGAAGTGAATCATAATTCTTGGCTAACCTTGCTACGTCACCTGCAAATGTTTCCATATCAATTACCGGAATTTCCTCCTGTTCGTAAAGCACACGAACTATTGAGTATTTGTTGGCCTCATTTTGTGCCTGACCTTTGGCGGCATTGATAGCATCTGTCTCAAAATCCACAAAAAGGGCATTAAGTTCATCATCAACTGATTTACCCAAAGGTTCCACTTCATCCACCCCTGGTTCTATTTGGGCCTCTTCCGCCTCAGCTTCAACTTCCGCTTCTGGGCCTTCTTCATCACCAGGTGTTTCTTCCGCATCTTCCTCAGTGGCTTCTTCAGTATCAGCCATATCGGCTTCTTCTTCTTGTTCCACAAGGAGCCTGAACTCTTCGTTTATTAGCTTTTTTAAATACTTTTTTGTCAATTTCATTTGATTGCCTTCCCGATTTTTTCAGCCTTTTTAACCCTTTTCTCAATTACATCCCAATCTAATTCTTTCATCATAGCAAAAACATACGTCTTTCTGTCATTCAAATAATCACGATAATAAGAATTTTCCGAACAATCTAAAACAACAATTGGAAACGATGCAAAAGGAACATTAATATTATGCAGATCTACACACACATTAATATAACGTTGAAGAAAGGTATTATAGACAGTGACTGCCCACCCATTTCTAGATGACATAGCGCATGCAATAAAATCCTTTTGCCACGCATCAAAAGAACCAAAATCCCTCTCCAACCTTATAAAAGTAAGAGAATCCATTACTAATTGACTTTTGAGATCACTAATATTTTCAAAAAACAAAGCATTCAAAAATGAAGCATTAAGATTGTAGGTTTCATCAATCTTCAAAGAACGAAATTCTGAATTATTGGCATTTGCATCTTCACGATTAACAACATCCAATTCAATACTAATACGATTAAGGGTATCTATGTATCCTTCAAGCAATTCAAAATGAGCACGTTTATTTTTTTCACTTAAAAATTCTGTAGCTAAATTATATCGTTTGGCTTGGGTAACATATGCCTCCTTAATGGTGGCGTGTCCTTCTTTTTCTTCCAACCCCAACGTTTCCCTGATCGTTCTTTTTATTTCATCATCAGATATGCTCATTTTATTTAACCTCATATTCTTTTTCAAATTCTTCTTGATCCACCACAAACACCTCTTCATCAGGATCATCGGGTATTAATTCTGTTTGTATTTTATCTAAATTAATTAATTCATCTTCACCTAATATTGCCGCAATTTTTTTATCACTGATCAAAGTATCCTCTTGATCGGGTGGGGGATCAAAACGGGGTTCATCAGGCAATCTTAAAACAATGTCAATTTTACCGGTCTCCGGATCTTCCAAAACATCATCCACAGTGTATTCATATTGAGAATCTTTATGCCTCACCTTTAAATCACGCGTTATAAGAATATTACCGTCGTCATCTATCACGTCAGATTCCCAAAGGGCTTCGTTTAAACGATCCTCGTAATAATTACGCAATAAATCAATTATAACATTTTCTGATAAAATTTTATTTTTCATCCTTTAGTCCCGCCATTTTTAACCAACGACTATGCATGGTGTTATTATTGGAAATTAATGATTCTCTTAACACCCCTTTAATCTCTGTGTAAGTATAAAATACCCCTTCAGAAAATACTGGTTTTCCAATAATCTGATTTAGTGCCCCGCCTAGGGCGCGCGTTTGGCTCTTCTTTTTAGATTTAGCCTGATCCATTGCACCTTTGATATCTTTAAGGTTTTGACGAGTTAATGATATGCCGTCTCCCCCTGGGGGCGCTTCGGTAGCACCAGGTGAAGTTTCTGTGGCAATGTCTTTCATTTCATTGTCCAAACCGGCATCAGTAACAATGGCATCAATTGCTTGTACTGGATCGTCGTCGCCAGGCTGCGCGGCGTCATCTAAATCTGTGGCTGCACTTTTCAAAAATGAATCTAATTCATCAGGTGTTAAAGTAAGCATTTCCTCCACAAACTGTTGCTGTTGTAATCCAAAACCAATATCACGGGTGGAGCCCAATCCCAGGCTACCTAACATGTTGGAAAAACCTTGTCCCAACCCACCGAAGACCCCTTTCGGTGCTTTCAGTTGTGCAATAATAGCCTTTTCAAAATCAGTCCTACTAGGGATTCCTGCAATATCTGCCGAGTATAGATCCAATAAGCCACCCAATGTTTTGTCACGATCTTCTTCATTGGTTGCAATTTTGGCACCAAGATCCCCTAATGCGCCTTGCACAGTTTGAAAGGCATTCGCAATCGAACCCTGTAAAATCTGCACATTTGCAAATAACTTCGAAAGTTGCTTCATGGGATCACCCAACAGGTTGGAAAGACTTATCCCCGTCTTTAATCGGTTTGCCGCAACTTCTTTTTTGGCGTTATTAAGAGCATCACGAAGATTACCCATTTTTTGGGGGACCTTACCTAATATATCATCGAGGCTCTTCGTGGCCTTATCTGCAGCTGCATTCAAATCTGACACCACTGCATCAGCCTGATTTGTTTGTTCCCATAACAATCCGGTCAATCGATGATTCTTAAATGATTCTTCAATCAACGCCTCTTGATCTGTTTGGTATTTTTCACATTTTAGCCATGCGTTTTCAATTAATCTTAAATACATCACCATTCCCTGGGTAGATCACTATAATACATATTACGCTAAAGAGGAAGGTGATCGGTCTTTATGCCGGAATTAATTAACAACTCCACCCCCGCTGTATCGCGATATTCATTTGCATAATACACCTCATTAATGCCGGCATTTATCATTGCTTTGGCACACATACGACACGGAGACAAAGTAACATACATTTTTTTCTTTTTGTGCGTATTATAATCCATTTTTAGTAATGCATTAATTTCGGCATGAATCATTCCGGAATGACCGGGCTCAGTTGACTCTACCTCGTTTGGCCCGCCGGCATAATTCCCATTATACCCCACCGCTAAAACCTGAGTATTGTCACCGGAAACTACAATGGCACCCACTTGATTTCTAGGATCGTAAGAACGTCGACTGATGGAATTTGCAAATTCCATCCAAATTTCATCCCACGGAGGCCGGTGTTTAGTGCGCCGAGATGGCATTACTTTTTCTACCCCTTCCTTTAATTGCGCAGTTACCTCTGCCCTTAATTCCTCCGGAACGTATTGTTCTATTATTTCAAATATCTTTCCCAACATTATCTTCCTTTTGATTTATAAAGGGGTAATGTTCCCAACACCTAGGTTCATAATATTCAGCACCACCCACTGTAATCTCATCCAATCCCTTCACTTTGTGGTGAGTATAATAAGCATCGCGCCCAGTGCGAGGGCACACAGCGGGACAAATTTCAATTTTGGTAGCCCAAGGCATCATATCCCTCACCTCCTCAAAAACTTTCCCAGCAGCTGATAATTGTAAAGATGACACAACAACTGTCACCCCGGTTTGAAAAATCTTCAAAAGTGCGATAGCTGAGCCATCAATCATGAACGCTTCATCCACCCCTACCACATCAGGTTTGTATTCGGTGACCGCATCCCAGATTTCCTTCCCGTTAGAAACCAACGTGGCAGGAAACGTAGTACCTGAATGTGTGCTTATCTCTTTTTCAGTGTATCTATCGTCCATCCTTGGTTTAAATGCCATTACGCGTAAATTTTGATATGTAAATCTCTCAAGTGACGCCAACATTCGGGTGGTTTTAGAACCAAACATAGGCCCTGTAAAAATAATAAAACTAGGATCTCTCAATTAATTCTCCTCCAATCCCCACCACGCAAATGTTTTTTCCAAGCCGGCGGCCAAATTTGTCTGGGGTGTGTATCCCAATTTTTCTTGTGCCAACGATGTATCAGCCAGGGTCTTCATTACATCACCTGGGCGCCAAGGGGCATGTTTAATTTTAATATCATTGAACTTATTTTTAAAAATCTCCAGAATTTCATTATTTGAACATGATTCACCATACCCTACATTAAACACATTACCGCATACGTCATCTTTTGTAGTCGCGGCCAAAATATTTGCATTGACCACATCATCAACAAAAACCATATCCCTCACTTGAGTACCGTCACCATCACTACGAAGGGGGAGATTATTTTTTGTAGCATGACACCACGCGCCAATTGCAGTAGAATAAGGGCTGTCGCCGTATTGGTGTGGCCCATAAACATTGAAATACCTCAAAGACACAATTTTCATCCCATAAAGTTTATGAAACAACTCAGCAAAATATTCTCCGCACAACTTTTGTAACGCATAAGGTGATTGAGGATCTTTCTCCATTGTTTCCGGCGTAGGAAAAATCTGGGCATCTCCATATACCGATGATGAACTTGAAAATATTACACGCCGAGTATTGCCAACTGACACCTGAAATAAGGCTATGGTTTTAAATAAATTTGTTTCTGTGGTGGCCACTGGATCATCCACGGAATGTTCCACCCGGGGAAGGGCCGCCATATGAAAAACATAATCGTATATTCCTGATTTTACCCTATTTAACACATTATCATGCGCAAAATCGCCGGTTATAACCAAAACTTGTGTGGGGTTGATTTCGTGTTTATCTTCATGCTCTTCCTCATAAAGATGTAATAAATCTGCATGGACTGTGCGAGGTTTAACGCTGTCCAAAAAATCTAAATATCCGTTGGACATATCATCAACTACGTCCACAGACCAACCTTTTTTATGCAGCCCAAGAACTAAGTTGCTGCCAATAAAACCACACCCACCTGTCACCAAACATTTAACCATAATTTTCCCCTTATTCCAAAATATGATATCCCACAAAATTGGTGGAATTTTGAACCGCAATCGAATCTTTTTCCAAGCCTAATTTTTTAAGCCGATGAGATACCAAAATTTTCCCCCAATCTTTCCAATATGAAACATCATCAATCTCAAGGCCATCAATTTCCTCGATTAACGCATTAATTTCTTCAACGTCATTCAATAAACGTAGATGTTTTTCAAATAACATCATTTCCTTAATCGGCATATCCTTTGATAATGCCGGCATTTCACCGCGAGCCAATTGAAGCATTTTTGATTGACCTACTTCCTCGGAACGTAAAATATTCTCAACCATTTCAAAATGCCTTTCATAAATGTGAAGTGAATTACTGATATGTGTATATGTCCCTAACTCCACACCTAGTTCCAAAGCCAACATTTCTTGAAACATGGTAAATGCAGGAATATCATAGGCAATCCCAAGTATCAAATCTGATGATCTCATATTAGTAATCATATGCAATTTTTCATCCCTGATCAAAAATTGCAAGGTGAGAGTACAAGGCACATCCAGCTTTGCACTAACAGAATCCCATGGGCTCCGAATGTGAATGACGGCCCTCCTAGAATCTGGATCTTTCTTCAATTCATCAATAATGTATTCCCACTGAATCAAGGAAAAATTAGCAATCCTGCCATGTGGTTTAAATATCCTGGCACCATATGCCGAATTAGCTGTCTTACCATCATCACTAATATTATTCCAAAATGACGAATAATTTGCGATCCACTCTGTTGAGTCATCCCCGGAAAGATACCACAATAACTCCGCAATCATATAATGCATTGAAAATTTACGTGGCCGAACATAAGGAATTCTATTCCTTGGGTTTTTCAGCACAAACTTCACTGCCAATTTCTCTTTCACTTTTTGGCCACGGGGACTGGAAATATAATCAGGGGAATTGTAGACGTCATTTAACAAACTTAAATAACAATCGGTAAAATTATCAAAATTACGCATTTAATTGTCCTCCTTCACTGATTTTTCAACAGATAAAAGTCTCATTTTACGCAAAGCCGCAGTGGTTGTACGCTCATAACTACACCTTTTTTGAACGGCATTTCGCAAACCCCATTCATCATTAAATGTCACGGTACCAATTTCATCCTCTGAAGTATAACAGTTTTTTTGAGCATTGTCAATCAAATTATCCAAAACATTCACCACATCACTCAAATCCGGATTGGCAACATATGGATAGTTCACTTCATCTGCAATTAATTTATATTCATAATTGTCTACCCAAAGTGGTAAACACCCCAATTCAATGCATTCACGAGCCGCAGTGCCACCATAGCTATCGACGTTATAAAGACCCACGGCAATATGTGATTTGCGTGCTACGTATCGATATTCATTTCTGGTAAATGTATCATCAATCAAATGAAGATAAGGTTGGCAATATTGTTGTAATTCTTTATTTGAAAATTTCTGTGAAGGATTGCCTGCAATTACCACAAAATCCTGCCTTTTTTCATAAAGTTGATTACACAATTCAAATAAAAATTTACCACAATTTGTATAATCAGAGCTCCTACCCATTCCACCCACACGATTAGGTACAAAAATCACAGTTTTATCAGCAGGTATTTCAAACCTAAGTTCATTGACATCAACATTTTTTGTGATTTCTTCCTTAGAATAACCATCATCCCATGGGGAAGATTTCTCTGCGATTTGTGTAACTAATTTATCCTTATGTTCTACAGCCAATGAATCCAAGAAAATATTCAATGCAGATTCACATTGCCAAAAATTATAGTCTGCTTTGTCAGCAGCCTCAATTTGCCCGCGCCATAATGAACCCTCCAACGGAAATTTAGGTGCCGCAGGATTATCAATAAAATGAGAATGCACTGCAAAAAAGGGTTGATATCCCCCTTCCAGAAAAAACAAGGTTTTAAAATTCCTCAGCAACATGGGATCATTAATATACACATGAGAATAACGTAGTGAATTTTGGGTTTTATGCCCTTTTAAATTAAGCAAGATTGCCAGCGCTTCAAAATCAAAATCATAACGTGTGGCAAGAGCATTAGGAATGATTTTGTGCCTGAGATAATTAACCCTTGGGTTTATATTAATATCCGGATATAACTGTTCAGGCTGGGTTATGACCTGTTCACGCAACGGGCACATAATATCAATATGCAAATCTGGTACCAGATCTAACATTACCCTCACCCTTCCCATCACCATCTGCCAGCCGGAATCTGCCTCTAGAATAAATTTTCCATTAGAATCATAATTTGACAATTGGGTTTGAATCAATAGTTTTTTCATTTTTTACCTTTTAAAAATGCTGTAATTTCATCAATCTCTTGTTCTAAATCTTCACTATCAACATTCAAATAATAAATGTCGCATTGTGTCCATTTACCAAATTCAAAATAAAGCTTTGATAATTTATTTAAATTTTCCTCTGTTAATAAATCGGGGCGATCTTCATCATATAAACCAGAATAATCAGATCTGAAACATACAATGATTTTGGTACCCAATGATGCAAAATGTCGATCAGAATTTCTCACCGCTGATAAATCTGTTTCTCGATGAAAAAATTGAGAATATACCCACTCACAAGGATAGGCACGATCCAATATCAAAGAATAGCCGGTTTGGCTTAGTAAATCCAACATACGTGGATCTGCATATCTCATTTCATTAATAAAGTTTTTTTCATTTCTAAATTTTGATTTTTCATCACAAGCCTTAAAGGTTGGAATACCTAATCGGGAGGATAATTCATGCGCAATTTCTGTTTTTCCTGTTTTATCCGGACCACAAAAAATTATAAGTTGCTGTTCCATTTTAAAATCACCAATTAAAGATTAATAACCAGGTTTAAATTATTTAAATTAAGTTAACAGTTGTTTAAATTTACCAAAATTAGTAGACATTCCAAATTCATTTTGATTGATCTCAGCAACACAAATTGAATAAGCCGGAACATCTGTTTTGCCATCCCAACCCCACATAAACATTTTTGAAACTTTCCCTGATGATCCTGTAATCTCAAGCAAAAGATAGGGTCGTTTGTTTTTTGTCAATTTAGAATGTGCAGCCTTTACAACAAACCAATATAAATCTTTGCCGTGATATTCATCAATTGCTGCAATTTCTTTTTCAGCAAATTTTTGTTTAATTTGTTCCGGAATTAAAAGACTGGCGTCAAAACTACCAAGCAAAGAAGTACTCATCTCAGCCCTTTCCTTGGCACCCCATTCATCACACCTTTCTTCTTCCAGTATGGCCTGACGATAATTGTTAATCCCACGTTCAGGATCACTTTTTGTTCGCTTTCTTAAATCATTATAGTGATCAATCAAAACATGATGCATATGCTTATAACTGGAAAATTCTTTGTTATCTCCTACCACATCCATGGATTCAAAAGCGCCAATTTTAATTAAATTTTCCAATGCGCGTTTATTAAATTTTGAATGCCTCCAAATTCCTTCTTCATCCCACAACATTTCCCTTATGTTTCGATAAGGTCTTTTTTCAACAATTTCATCAATTGCAGAAGATCCCACGCCTTTACAAGAAAGAAATGAAGGCATAAACTTCTTGCCGTCAAGGATAGTCCAACTATCTGTGGCATAATTAACGTCAATAGGGATAATATCATATCCCAACGCCCTAACCTCTGAAAATGCTTTGGCACGCTTATCAGCATTTGATGACATGGATTCCAGGTATGCACAAAGCCATTCCTCTTCATAATACGTCATCAGCCATGCACAAAAATATGAATCCATTGCATAAGAAACAGCGTGACTCATATTAAAACCATACCCGGCAAAATAAAGAATCTTTTCGTAAAGATCACTAGCAACTGAATTTGGTACCCCGTTTTTAACGGCGCCTTCAACAAAACTGCTTTTTAATTCATTAGCCTTTTTAATTGCCGCTGCACCACCGGAGATGCTGCGTTTCATGATAGCCTTTCTGACTTTATCGCATTCATCCTTGGGAAAACCTGCGACTACATTAGCTAATTTCATTACCTGTTCTTGAAAAATAATCATCCCATACGTAGGCTCTAAAACCTCCTTAATCAACGGATGTTGGTAATCAATATTCTCAGGTTCCAGCTTGTTTTTAATGTATAATTTATGAACATTGGCCGCCAGAGGCCCTGGGCGATAAATAGAGGTAAGAGTAGCAATATCAATTAAATTACGAGGCTTTGCCTTCATAAATAGTCGCTGGGCACCCCTATTTGTTAATTGAAAGATTCCGCCCCACCTACCGGAATGATATACATACTCATACACCTGTGGGTCATCAAAATCTATCACACTTGGTGCCATGTTTTCTTCGTACCATTTTCTTACATCTGCAAATGCCGGTTTATCTACACCGCAGTGCCTCTGCAAAATCAATTCAATGGCACGTTCTACAATGCGAAGTGTTTCCAAACCCAGGAGATCAAATTTAATCCAACCAAATTCTTCCAGGTGTTTAAAATTTGTACCTTCCACCCACGGCGTTTGGGTTTCACCTTTGGCCAAAATAAGAGGCATTCTTTGGGGAACATTCTCTGAAACAATAACCCCGCCTGCATGACGACCTAGCGCCTTGTTTTGCTTAAACAATACTCCCATGGGATTAGCCACTTCCGGGTATTTATCAATGAATTTTTTAAATGATTCACTGTGTTTAATTGCATCTTCGTATTTTAACACAAAAAGATTCTTGTCTTCACCGTGTTTGGTAACAGCTTTACGAACATCCTGTTCCACCGTCCGGGTGGCTGCATTGGCTTCATCAAAAGGAATCCCATAAAATCTCGATATATCTTTCACCAACGTCTTTAATTTAAATGTGTTATAATTGGAAATTGGAACAATGTTCTCACCCCCAAAATTATCTTTAAGCAAATCAATAAGCAAATCCCGATTGGAAATATCTGTGTCAATATCAGGATATTCTAAACGATACTTGCTCAAAAAACGTTCAAAAAGAAGGTTGTATTTAATAGGATCGACGTCGGTGATATAAAGAACATAATTAACCAGTGAACCCGCACCGGAACCGCGGCCTGGACCGATTAACATCCGATCTCGAGCAACATCCAAAATTGCTTTCATCGTTAAAAAGTAGGCACTAAATTTGCGTTCTTTAATAACCGCCAGTTCCATTTTTAACCGATCGATATATTCTGGCTCATCAGCTAACCCACGTTTTATGAGTCCCTCTTTACACGCCTCCAATAATGCTTTATCGGCAGTCAAACCCTCGGGAATAACATAAGAAGGCAATTTAGGACTTTGATCGGGGTGAATGTCCCCAATTTCTTCATACACAATATCATGAGTACGTTCAATTGCCCCATGAATTATGTTATCATCATAAAAATCATACTGTTTAGTTGTGTCTTGATAGGATTCCCAAACCTGATTGGCGTTTTTGGGATAAAGTTCACACTTTAAATCCTCTTTGGACTGAGGGAGTTTGGAAGGATCAAAATCACGATAATTAAGCCAGCCCAATTTTTTATAAAGTTCCCGCTCCTTCCAATGTTCAGGACGGGCATAATGAGAATCTGTGGTTACAACGAGCTGTTCCTGCAAACCGGCATTGTCTGCAAATTTCATAATGGCCCTATTGACCAGGTGCTGTGCCGGTAATTGGTTGAATTGAAGCTCTAGTTTAACATTCCCACGACCCACTGAATGTTCCAGTTGTTCATAAGCATTCCCTACCCCCAATAATACCTTTTCAAACAAATTCTTATCATCCAACAAACTGGCATGTAAATTATCAAATTCTACTTCCTGTAGGTGTTTAAAAACCTCATAACATAAGGGACCGCCCAAACATGCGGTAGAGATCATCAGGTGACCTCCCTTCGCCGCTTCTTTTAGCATCTTATAATCAACTCGAGGAAACCGATAAAACCCCTCCATGTACCCACGAGACACCAGGTGAAACAAGCGTTGAAGACCTTCCGACGTTTTTGGAAGCACCACCAGGTGGTGGCGGCGCTTAATTGGATCATAAAACTTACCTGATTTAGTTTCCTCCTCGTTTTCAATTGTTAGGCTAGCTGCATCTGTAGAAATATCAAGGGTTTCATCATCACCATCTAATTTAGCAGTGAGGGGGGTAACTAATTTTTCCCGTTGGGCACGCAATACAGCTAGTGCATCAGTGTCACCTTTCTTTGCCGCTTTTTGAATTTCGTAATCAAGCTTCCATGCCTCAAGATCCGGATGAACATACATTTCACAACCAGGTACAAACTTAAAATTAGCACCGGCTTTATTCAATTTTTCCGCATGCAAATAAGCATGTGCAAAACTATTCATATGGCCATGGTTCGTCAAACACCACGCATCCATTCCATTTCCCCTCACAAAATCAATGTGTTCCTGAGGGTAATCCAACCCATCAAAAGTGGAAAATCCATCATGGGCATGCAGGCTTACAAAACGATTCGGTTCTCTACTCATTCAAACTTACCTCTTCCGGAAAATAAAAAAGCACTCAATTGTATTGTAACAATTGAGTGCCAAATTTACACGAATATTGATAAATTAATCTATTTTTTTGTAGAAGTCCCAACAATATATTGCGCAATCTCTTCTTTGATTATTTGACTCATGCGTTCTGGACTAATGCCTTCGCCAATTTTCACGCCGGTTCCTTCGGAAGATGCTTTATCAAGCGCCTTAGTGCCCAATGTTTCAGCATAATTAAGCATTTTTTGAAAAGCAGGCACATCGTGTTGTGCCATGGCGATCAGTACCTGAAGGATTATGGCCATTTCATCATTAAATTTTACAGGAATATTGGCCACTAAGTCAGCGGCATCTGTTTTAAGGGCCTTTGTAAATTCTGCGTTTGTCAAACGAGCCTGATCATCTTGTTCCAATAAAAAACGTAATGCCAACTCTTCTTTTATGATTTTTCGCAATAATCTATTGTTTAGGTGCATCTATAATCTCCTGCTTGGTAATTTTAATTATCCAATTCATTAATTAATAACCATTATCAAGCCGAGAATGAATAATATTATCCTTGGTTTTATAGGCATTAAAAAGCTCCGAGGCATCCACACCCACCAATACTAACACAGATAGAAAATAATTGAAAGCATCCACCATTTCCTCAACAAACTCGTCCCTATTGAATTCACCGTTTTGTGTATCACGGTGGGGTTTCCAGTTCTTCAGGTGTTGCAATGCCTCAAACATCTCCTCCACCCCTCTTAATGCCATATCTCGCACATGTTGCTGTGACTTTTTATCACCAACATTAATAGGCCATTCGGGATACTCACCAGGCTTGATTTGTTGTAATCTCTTCATAAATGCCTGGCGTAGTTCAAACATTTCATGAAGTGAATCAGTTTGGTTCATCTTCACCTATACCCTCCAACATTGCCTCAATATTGTTTTCAAATTGAGATTTATATTCCTCGGCCAGATAAATGGTGTCATCAGCCACCGTTAACCTCGCCTGCCTAAAATGATCTACCACATCTGTTCCAGAAATGATTGCCATTTGCACCAATTTCGCAATTTGACCAATCACCTCATCGGAAAGTTTTAAATTTGTATTATCACTCATTTTTTCTCCTATATTTGAATGGCAGGACACCAGTGGGTAGTCCTACCGTCTGCAGTTTGCTCCCTAATTACTTCATTTCCATCAGGATCTGTTTTTTGATTATATACCAAAAATTTCCTAGCGTATTCACCTTCTGATCCATCAAAATTTTTATAAGTTTTAATGGTAGCCCCACCACTCTCAAAACTTTCTCGCATCACTAATTGAATAGAACGATTAAGTGAAATTAATTCCTGGTCTGACATATCAATTACTCGACGATAGGGGCTGATTTTTGACAACCAAAGAGAATCTGCCTTTATGTAATTTCCCACCCCTGCAACCACAGATTGATCCATCAATGCCTTTGTAATTTCCCACTTATTCTTTTTCCGCAATCTACCAATGAACATTTCATTATCTACATCAGTGGCTAACATATCTGGGCCTAGTGAGGTTAATTTTTCAATCAAGTTAAATTTCCCTCTGACAAATTTAATTGTGCCAAAATTACGTTGATCATTAAAATATACCATACCATCATTTAAATGAAAACGCAAACGAGGGTGTTTAGTGACGACTTCGCTCCATCCCCCAGTCATCCCAAGCGTACACCATATAGAATATTCGTCATCCAATAACCAATACATAAATTTTCCATGGCATCCCGCACCGACGACCCTGATTGGAAATCTAGGGGCAATTATTTCAATGCCACTTGGTGGTTTTTTTTGATAACGCCCATCTAAAATTTCAACAGCTTTTAGCGTACGCCCAGATACACGTTCCGCCAGTTGTTGTGCAATCCTTCTAACCTCTGGACCTTCAGGCACGACCAGCCTCCATCAACCAATTATGGTAATCATTTAAAGCATGATCAGTAGGTTGTACATGTTCCCAATCACCTTTGCAAAATATTCGCCATGCATCATCGGCATACTTGCCACACCCATAAAGATCGGAGGCTGTCTCCCAATCGCCTGTTAAAAAACCTTTTGAGAATTTTTTCAAAGTATTAATCCGACGATTGTACATACCTAAAGGCTTAAGAATTTCTCGCAATCCCAATTCATCAGCATCTAAAATTGCTTGTGCATTTGGGTATTTTTTAAAAAACTCATCAATCATAGGATCTACTTGTTTACGTGAAGTTTGATTCAACAATAAACAACATACCAGGATCTTCCACTGATCAGGCCAGTAATCCTCTTGTAATAATGCATGCGGTGATCTCGGTGGTTGCCAGTGCATCACTACCTCCTTCACAATAATAAAAAGAATAAAAATGGTGTATAAATTATCGGTCCTGAATTCCTACAATTTTAACCGGGGTGGCAATATATTCATTCCACAAGCTGGTCCTTACGCTTCCATCGCAACTATCCAGTTCATAACATATATTGTTGAGATCTTTACCGGGATATTCTAGCCGATACATATTGCATGCACGCCGACCATTATCTAGTGCCATTGATTTAATGTCACTGCGAAAACCTGCACGGACATTACCGATAAATGTCACTAACACCGTGGATTCAGGACGAAAAAATTCTCGTTCCATAACTGTAAAAGCAGAAATATCAAATTCAGGACCTGATTCCAGGGATTTCATTAATCTATCCAATCCTTCAGGGGAAGTATAGTGGGATAGGAACTTAAGGTTATACGTGGAACCGTAAAGCTGTGTTGTATATACATCATCAAGCATCACATAAGGTTCCATATCTCCGCGTGAATAAAAAAATGCAAATCTTAATTCTCTAATATCTGGGAAATAGTGGCCGTATTCATTTTCAAATGCCCACAACCTATGATTCACAAAATCTTCAATGAAATCCAAAACATTCTTTTTTGTTAATAATTCCCACCTATCGACTTCATCGCTAAGTTGGTATCCAAAAAACTGAGATATAAGACCTAGAAAATTCTCAAAATCTTCTGCACTGCAGGAAACAGGATGTTTACAACTTAATTTTCCACCCCGGGAATCAAAGCCTAATCCTTGAAGTTCCAGGAGATACAGCGCCATTTCTTCCCATTCACCCAATGTATGAAAAGACGAAGCTGGTTTCATGTATCCCCTAACTTTTGTTGATTCTTTCATAGTACCAATAACTATCATTCATCAGTTAAAGATGACCTAAGTTCCCTATATGCACCTACCGTAATGGGGAATAAATTTTCCGCAATACCCAACACGGCAATTGCCACCTGTTGAATTTCCCACTGCGCGCCTTCATGAATGCGAAGATCAACGAATTTAAGAATATTGTTCAGGTTTGCCGTCCCGTAGTATTCGGTATACATATTTTGTGGAAGGACACCGCGGGCTTGTTCACGACAAACACCGGACTCCAAAAGTCGATCCAGGAGTTTAAGTGAGTTAACATGGTGTTTTCGAACTAATTCACTAGCCTCCGTTTCAACCAAACTCGCCATCAACGGATGATCGATCTTGATGCTGGGATTAATCAATTTGTTAACAGATGCCTGCCTGTTGGATTCGCTCTGTTTCCTAAAAGCTTTAGGCTCATAGAATTCTATGTTAAAATCTGTGTACCTTCTGCTAATTTCATTATAGGACCATGTCCTATGGCGCATATGCTGTTTGGAAATAAACAGAGGCACCTTAAAACGAAAAGTAATAGAACAATGTTCTAAAGTGCTGGTATGTTTGTGTTTAATAAGGTAATTGATCAATCTTTTGTCTTTTTCGTCAATATCTTCTTTATGTTTACCAAAAGAAACACGAGCGCTATTGACCACGGAAAGATCGCTACCAAGGTGATCAACCAATTCCACAAATCCGATTCCATCATCGTATAATTCTGTCCGTTCTTTGGGAAGTGTCATTTTAACATCCTATTATAAATACATCGCTAAGATCTAAAGCATTATCGCCAATTTTACCATGAGGCCAAGATTTTCTATCTAACACCTCTAAATAAAGGTGACAAGGTATTTTTTTCTTAAATCTGTTGCGAAAAGTTTCCTTAATTTTTATATAAGGTTTATCCCATTTTCTCACCAAGATGTGCTGATCAATGATTGTCTTCCCTAAACATCCTTTCCATGCTAAATCAAACCAACTCCCATAACTAGCATCTGACCAAACCACTAGTTCGGGTTTTAATTTGCATATATCCCCGGCACGACTTGCACTGGTGAGTGCAGAACCGCCGGCAGAATGGCCAACAAAAATCCAACGAATTTTTTCTATTTTTTTATTATGAACCTGAATAGACCATTTTTCCAATCGTGCATGCACCGCATTTATATAATGTTGAAGAGAACCTGGTTTTTTCCACACCTGTTTTTGACGACCCCTGGGGGTTTGTGTATTAACTGACCAAGGCATTTCCGGAATTGCAATTGCAAAAGACCCGTTTTCTGACGCGGCTTTATTTAATTGGGGGATTATTCTTTTTTGAAACGTTTTATCACTAAAACCCCCCAAACCATGAAACCAAACGATTACTGTAATATCTTCCGGTATTGATTCATTAGAAACCAATAAAACTGAATCCCTCCACCCATTACGATGCTTAAAATCACGAGCGTCTTCAGAGGGATTTTGAAATAGCCATGTAGTAAAAGAAAACTCGGCTGACGGTAGTGCATTCAACCAACGCGTGACTGTTTGCGAATAAACGTTAGGTTCAATGAACACATCATCCGCAAATGTTTGAAGTGGCATAAACACAACCAGCACACATATGAGCCACTTAATCATTACGATAAACACATTCCCAAATCGTCTTCTGTAATGAGGGTATAAGTAAATTTATTTCCATATACATCAGCAGAAAAATGACATGTTTCCATGAATTCATAGAAATCTTTGCTACTCTGAAAAACTTGGCATCCGGCGCTTACCCCACCGGTGTATTCTCTTTCGTCGGATCCCCAATGTCGATGAATGTTGATGCCATACATTCCTTCATGAATCTTACCGGTATAATCGGGTTTACGATCACGGTTATCATCCCGCCAAATCTTCACCTTGCCCAAACGTTGACATAATGCCGTGTACTTTCTTTTGCCACCATGGGTATCTATCTTGTATACACCGCGATATTGGTTTGGTACCAAAATGGCTGTACCACCTTTCACAATGGGCCGGCGAAGGATGCGAGTCCCAGGCTCGGTGGTAATAATATAACTATCCACCACCCATTCCCCACTCACCCGATAAATAACGTTCATGAAATCATCAAATTTATCAGCATTACCTGAATGATTGCGAATACCAATAATATTGATATTGTAATCACCGTTCTCAAAAAACGCATACCCCTTTTTGTTCAAGGTATCCTTAAATTGACCAGCAATATTTCTTGCCTGTAAACCTGTAAAACGTGCCATTACATTCCTTTAAAATTGTTCCGCTTCCGTAGAATCTTCCAATGCCAATGTAGAACTCTCACCGGAAGATATCACCTGAGAAACTGCATCAAAATAACCGGTTCCAACCTCTCGTTGATGGCGATGTGCCGTGTACCCCAATTCCTCCGCAGCGAATTCAGCGTCCTGCAAATCAGCATACGCAGACATATCCCTATCATTATAATCGAGTGCAAGCTGAAACATGTGATGATTAAGATTATGAAAACCGGCCAGCGTAATAAATTGAAATTTATAACCCATTTTTCCCAATTCACTTTGAAACTTAGCGATTGTTTTGTTATCTAGATTTTTCCTCCAGTTGAAACTCGGGGAACAGTTATAGGCCAATAATTTACCTGGGAATTTTTTATGAATTGCATCAGCAAACCTCTGGGCTTCTTCCAGATCGGGGGTACTAGTTTCACACCATAAAAGATCTGCATAAGGTGCATATTGCAGCCCCCTAGAAATTGCCATGTCAATCCCACCGGTAATTCTATGAAAACCCTCAGGTGTTCGTTTAGAATCTGTGATAAATTCCTTATCTGTTTCATCAATATCTGATGTTAATAATTTGGCACTATTGGCATCGGTTCTTGCAATTATAACGGTGTCTGTACCCATCACATCACTAGCTAGGCGTGCCGCAATAAGCTTTTTTACAAACTCAGATGCCGGTACCAAAACCTTTCCCCCTAAATGCCCGCATTTTTTGGCGGAAGAAAGTTGATCTTCAAAGTGTACACCGGCGGCACCAGCGCGGATCATTGATTTCATTAATTCAAACACATTTAATGAACCCCCAAATCCTGCCTCTGCATCTGCAACAATTGGGGCATACCAATCACGTGATGCCGTCCCTTTGTTTTCATTCCACTCAATCTGATCAGCCCGACGAAGAGAATTATTAATTTTTTGCACCAACATTGGAACGCTGTGTACTGCATACAGGCTTTGATCGGGATACATTTCATGAGAATCATTTGCATCGGCAGCCACCTGCCAACCCGAACAATAGATGGCAGGGGTACCGGCTTTTACCATTTGCATCGCCTGATTACCGGTGACTGCACCCATCGCATGCACATAATCCATTTCATTCATTAGCCGTCGCAACGTCGCCGCCGTTCTTTTAGCCAATGTGTGTTCCTCTGCAAGTGAACCCCTCAGGAGTTCAACATCACGTTCAGTGTAAGGTCTTTTAATATCATCAGTCAATTTACAGTTCCTCATAAAGTCTTGTTGTCAAGAAATCTTCCATTTTATCCTGAAAACAAAAGGACGATAGCAATTCCACTTCCTCTGGTTCCATATCGCTTAATAGTTCATCAATTATATCTTGAACTAGTTTTTTAGAAACAACTGTCCCATTAGATAATGTAACGTTGTATGTTAACCATTGCCAAATTTGTGCCCGTGATATCTCAGCCGTAGCTGCATCTTCCATTAGGTTGTTAATGGGAACACAACCATTGCCTTCCAGCCAGGCGTTAAGATATTCAAACATTACTGCCAAATTTTTCTTCAATCCGCTCAAAGTGCATGTACCCTTTGGCAGGCACAACAAATCACGACCACCAATTGATGCATTGGTAATATGAGGGATATCAATTTGATTAGCATCCGGCATGTGTTCATCAAATATCTCTTTCGCAAGAGGTATCAACCCGGGATGGGCTACCCACGTACCATCATGACCACTCAAAACCTCGCGCAATTTATCGTTTTTAACCTTTTCCATGGCTTTGTGATTTGCCTGAGGTGCATTTTTAATGGGAATCTGTGCCGCCATCCCTCCCATTGCATGCACTCGACGACGATGGCATGTTTGAATCAACAATTGCGAATAACAACTCATAAAATGTTGATTCATTCCCACCTGATCCCGATCAGGCATTATCATCTTAGGATTATTCCGAAATGTTTTAATAAAACTAAAAATATAATCCCATCTCCCACAGTTCAGCCCAGCAGTATGGTTTCTGAGCTCATATATAATTTCATTCATTTGAAATACAGCGGGAAGTGTTTCAATTAAACATGTTACCTTTGTGGTTCCCACCTCGATACCTACGTATTCTTCAGAATATGTAATAATCTCGTTCCACAAACGAGCCTCTAAATAATGTTCCATTTTCGGAAGATAAAAATAAGGTGCGCTTGATCTATTTGCAAGTTCTTGTGCGTTATGAAAGAAATAAAGACCAAAATCAAACAACATGGCTGGAATGGGTTTTTTATTATATGTTACATTATTTTCTTTTAGGTGAAAACCCCGCGGGCGAACAAATAATATAGCTGGGTTCTCCCCTAGCTTGTAAAATTTACCTGTTTTGGGATTGGTATATGTAATTGTACGCCTAACTGCATCATACAAATTCCTTTGACCATTCACACAATTCTTCCACGTTGGAGAATTAGAATCTTCAAAATCAGCCATAAATACATTGGCCCCAGAATTAAGGGCATTAATAATCATTTTTCTATCAACAGGTCCTGTGATTTCAACCCTGCGATCCTGAAGCTCTTGAGGAATAGGATCTGCAACCCAATCCCCTTCACGAACATCCAACGTAGTAGAAACAAAATCAGGCATATCACCTAAATCATATTTTCTTTGTGCCGTTTCTCTTTTCTTCAGTGCTGCCTCTATGCGAGGACCAAATTTCTCCACTAAGGATGATAAAAATTCCAATGCATCATATGAGAATATTAACGTATCACTTTTTACATCTTTTACTTCTAGCAATTTTATAC